TAGAAGATCCTAAAGCAAGTGAAACATCTAGGAAATTTAACTTAGATATTACAAGTGGTATGAAGAATAACTTTAAGTGGTTTGGTGGAAAAGCTTTCAGTAAACTCAAAGGTTATGGAGCTAGAGCACTCAATAAACTTAAAGGTATTGGTAAATCAATGCTTAGTGGTGCAAAACGCGCAGGTAAAGCATACTTACGTACACTTGCAAAGGTTTATGACCCATTTGGTATTGGTAGAAAATCTTTAAAGACTATGGGTAATGCTTTGAAGAAAGGTGTAAGCTTTGTGAAAGGTTTATTCAAGAAGAAAGCTGCAGAATCAGCATCTTCTACTGAACCTGTTTCAGATGAATACATTAATAGTGAAGCAGCTAGACTTGGTCTTGCTCCAGGATTATGTACCTGGCCAATGGTTGTCGATTGTATTGATGAATATAAGCTCATTGTTAATGGTGTTATGCTTCCTGAAGGTACTTATGATCTTCCTGATATACGTCACGAGATGGAAACAGGAGAAAAGAGAACTAAGAAAGAAAAAGCAGGAAGTTGGTACACAATTAACGGAAAAGAATATCCTGCATCTGAAGCTAAAAAATCTCCTTATGTTAAACTTGCTATGCTTAAAGCACAGTGCTTAAGAGAGATTAATAAAGATGATACACCTGGTAAGAAGAAGACTGCTTATCAGAAAGTTATTGATGAAATTGATCAGATTGCTAGAAATTCTCCTACATTTGAAAATGCAGCAGACATTGAAACTAAGATCAAAGATGTTGATAACATTGATACAAGAAGCGGTGTTACTAAATTAATGGATAAAGTCAAAAATTCCTTAAGCAAAGTTAAAGATAAACTCAAAAACGGAGTAAAAGGACTTTTAGACAAATTCAAAAATCCAGGTAAAGTTGGTATTCTTGCAATGGGTGCTACAGGTATGCTTCCTGGCTATTTAGCTGGTAAAGCTATTGGTAAAGGAATCAATGCTGTAAAATCAGTATTTAGTAAATTGTTTGGAAAGAAGAAGGAAGAAGAACAAAATAATTCTCAATCTTCTGAATCCAGTGCACCTGCTACTACTGCAGCGTCAATGCAAGTAATAGGACAACACTATAGCTGGTTTATTGTAGCAACACAACGTTGGATTAATACACGTGGACTTCGTCAAGCATCAACATTTGAACAATTATGCATGTTAAAATGGTTCGTTGAATGGTACCTAAACATGAATAGAGATAAGAATGGGATGGATGACGGAGAAATCAAACAAGCACTTGGCGATTGCTATAAGAAAGAAGATAATAATCCTGAAGAGTATGATCGTGTTTGGGATTATGAAAATGAATATGAAACTTTAGAACAAGATAAAGCTGACTTATTCAAAACTCTATTAGCTGATATTGAAAAATTTGGTAAGGTTGTAGGTACTTCTGAAAAACTGAAATCTCAAGATCCTGCTGATCTTAGCGAATTAGCCAAGTTAGAATTTCGTGCATACTTATTAAAAGTTGTTCCATATTGCTTTATTTATGATGGCAAATTTGCTAGCAGAATGTATACTCGTATAGATCCTCTTCCAATTACCCTTGGAGAAATGCAACAAGCAACAGAAGACCTATATAAGAAACAAGAAGAAGCAAAAGAAAAAGAAATGGCGAAAATAGCACCTAAAAAGAGTTTAGTTGGTAAACTAAAAGATAAAGCGAAAGCTGCTTTTAGTAAGCTTAAAAATGGTATCAAAAGTACTATAGTTGCTCTGAAAGATCGTGCTAAAGCTGTCGCTAATAAAGCAAAAGATAAATTAAAGAGTGGTCTAAGTAAGATAAAAGGATTCTTCTCCGGAGCCAAAGATACAGTAGTCAGTGCTGCTGAAAAAATGGGTAATGGAGTTAAGGATTTTGCTGCACCAATCACTAATGCTGGTATGGATCTCTTACGTCCTTATACAGGTAAATTATCTGACAAGTATCATGATGTCATGAATTACGTGAAAGATAAAGCAGGAGATATTCAAGACAGTTTCGGCGGTGGTGGTGCATCACTTCACTGGAACGCTATAACTGATAAAATTTCAACCAATGTTTCTAATACCAAAGATTTTGCTAAAAATGCACTTTCTAAGGTTCAGGTTGAAACAAATGATTTAATGAAGAATCTGATTGCTAGTGATCAACAAGGTACTGGAGAGATTTGTAATTCTCTCAGCGTCAATGCTAATATGCTGAATGCTATCTTCAATCGCTTAGGTGATGTTGTGGATGCTGTAAGTGAACACAATACGAAGATTAACAAAAATATAAATTCATCAGTACAACAATCTTATGAGTTTATGAAAACCTATACGAATAGTAAGTTAGATTCGTTAAAGGTTAAGCAAGTAGCACCAATATTTAAACCCCCTGTGATTTCTATCGCGAAAGCATAAAGGTGAAATATGGCTGACGAAAATGTACATGTATTAGATCAGCTACCTGATCAGAATCGAGGAGTTGATGATAATTTTACTTGGATACGATATCCGTTTGGTGTTCGTCTAAATTCGGAACCTGCTAATGTCCTCCATTCCATTATTGAAATGGAGGAGTTTATTATGGAAGATGATTTAGATCCTACAACATTAGCGAAGTATCTTGAAGTATTAAAAGGGAGTATGTCTTCAGAAATAGGTGGTCTTGATAGTGAGTATAATAAGAATAATATCACTTCTGATCAAGAGGTGAATTATTACTTTAATCAACCTAATTTTGAAGATACCAGAGTTGGATGTAATGAAGCGATTAATCCTTATTGGCAATTTAATCGTGATGATGATATATGTCCACCATCATTAATTCCTGTTCAAACAATCACTGGACAAAATTTATCTACACAAGGTGGTCGTTATTCCCAATCTATAGCACATGCTTCAGGTATGGGAAGAGTCTATGCTGAAACTTACAATTCTCAACAACAGATTGTATGGTTTGAAGCTGGAGTTCCTAAATTTCATAACTTAATTGACTATTATCGTGATGCTGCTGATTCAACAGTTGCAGAAGCTATCAACAGTGGTACATTCTCTAATATTGGGAGAACAGTAACTTCATGGTTCCTCAATCTTACTGCATTTGTATTTACTGGTGGTTTAATCAGTGTTGTGTGGTTATCACGATGGACAAGTCAAGCTGTAGATGATCGTGTAACGAAGTATTATTCCTTTAAGTCTACGATGACAATGTATTATTCAATTGTGAACTCTTTACTACAGTACACAGCTGTTAGTATGGGATTGCATCCACTTACATTGAAATCAAAAGACGGACCTAGTTTAGGTTCTGGAATGATTAACAATATGGATCGTGATCATCCCAATACAGAAAGACAAACTTATGATGTTTGGGAAAAAGTTACGACTACTGATCAAAGTGGTAAGTCTGAAACAAAATACGAACATAGAACTATTGAACGACAAGTACCTCCTAAAAAGGGTTATAGTGATTATGCTGGTATTCCTGAACTTTTAAAGGATGGTCCAGATATTTTTAAGATCATGAATCGTCGTTCAAGAATGATTGATATGGCGAATGCTAAATATTCTGTAAGTGATCTGATTGTAGCAGAAAACGATCATAATCGTGAACTTATGTTAGAGCCAGATCAAGAAGCAGAATATAAAGAAGGCGAAGGATGGAGTCTTGTAGACAGCGTTGAGAACGGAGTTTCTGAATGGTGGTCTACGTTAAAAGGTTCTGTCATGGGTTCTGGTAATCATGTTGGTTTTAAACTTGAAAAAGGAATTAGCTTCTCCGAAACTATTACCAATGATTCAGAAGAAACTAGCTTAGCACGCTCGTTGAATGAAAACTCTAATAAAGAAAGACAAGAAAAAAATATATTTGGTCATGGTTTTGCTGCAAGTATGGCAAAAATAGCAACCAATATTGGTGAAGGTGGTAAAATACTTGATGTTGCTAAAAACACCTTTATTGATAAAGTCAAAAAAGAAGGTGCTAAAGCATTAGCAGAGATGACAGGATTTGATATTGGTAAAGTTCTACTCACAGGTAATGGGTTCCTAGAGATTCCTAAAGTTTGGAGTGGATCGAATACTGAGATGGGTACTATATCGATGAGTTTTAAACTTCGTTCTAGATATGGTGATCCTGTTTCTATTTTTCAAAGTATTTATATTCCTTTATTCTTATTATTAGCATTAGCAGCTCCACGAGCTATTGGTTCACATGCATATGCTAGTCCATTTTTAGTTCGTGTGTTCTGTAAAGGCATGTTCCATATTCCTCTTGGATTAATTAGTAATCTCAGTATTACGCGAGGTGGAGATGAACACGGATGGTCAGATCAATTCTTACCACTTAGTGTTGATGTCCAAGTCCAAGTTGAGAACTTATGTCCTCAATTATATTTAAGTATGAATAATGGCATTTTTGATACGTTTACACGTAATACACAAATGCAAGCTTATCTTGATGTCTTATCTTCTTTAGGATTAAAAGATATGATTTACTGGTGGCCAAAGGTATGTCGTAAAACTGCTACAGCTTTAGCAATCGCTAGATCTACAGTATTCAATCCGACTTATCATGGAACTCTCTTAGGTAAATCGAAACTCGGTAAACTTGCATCTTGCTTTATTCCGTACAAGAACGATCGTGCTTCTACACATTAAAAATACTTACCAGTGTGGCATAGTGCCACACTGGTAAGAACTGTTGTTCGTATTTTTTCATTTATATATATCTGTAGTAGATAAATCATATTAACTATTTACATCTCACACTTATAAAGGAGAAGAAAAATGATTCTCGCCATGCACTATCACGCTCCATCCAATTCGGTTGATGGAGACCCGCCCGAACAACCAACAGACGTAAAACTTTTCGTCGTCGGTGCACTTTGCTTCATCGCAGGTGTACTCGTAAAAGCTGCACTTTCAAAATAAGGAGAACTTAAATGAGTGAAGAAAGAACTGACAAAGAAATCACCGCGCAGAAGCTTGGTTTCTACCAAGGTATCGTCGTTGCAGCCCTCATTCCGTTGGTCGTTGCAGGGTTTGTTTCGATCTTCGTCAGCAAGAACTAAACAAGGAGAACATCATGAACAAAGAATTCACCCATGTCCAGGTCGATGAGAACAACAAAATTCCGGTCGACATGTACTTCAAAGGAATCAACAGTGCCGTCGACACAGCCTTGAAAAAGGCGAAACGCACTGCAGTCATTTGTGGTGCAGTCATTGGCGCCGTCGGCGTAATCGTTGGTTATGCCGTCGGAGTTTACGTCTCGAACAACTAAGTCAACAATCCAATCAACTACAAACAATATCAACCAAAGGAGTCTCACTATGAGCCAGATCATCAACAACATCACCAACGAAGAATCCCCTCGTCCGCTGGAACGCAAGCTCACTGTCACCCAGTATCAGCGCATCTGCGCCGCCAACGTCCCTCTGACCCGCGTTGCCTCTACTCTCCAGTATGTGGATGGCAATGAGTCCGAACGTGACATCATCATCAACAATACGATCACGGCGTATCAGAACGAACGCACGCAGGAAAAGAAAGAAGCCAAACGATTCGCAATCGGCATGGGCATCTTCCTGACTGTCATCATGGTCGTTCCGCCGGTTCTTTGCGCCGTGTTTGGCGGTGGCGAAGCTGCTGAAGCAGCTGCTTCCTAATCGGAGCCATCTTAGGACCTCACACCAAATGGTGTGAGGTTCCTTTTTTCTTTTTCCTTGCATTTTATGAATTTAGTAGACAAAGGAGCAATTATGCCGAAACCTTTAAATCTTAATTTATTAGATGTGGAAGAATATATCCAAGGACATGGATGTAAACAAGTCACATCTCCTTTTATATATGAACCAAGTAGTCATGTGTTGAAATCTGATGGTCTGTTCAGCGAAGATATCTTTGGACAATTGAACACTCCACAACGTCTTACTACGTTTGGTTATATTGAGTTAAATACTACTATCTTTCATCCTGTTGTCTATTCAACACTTGTTTCATTACGTGATTTATATGGTCAGATTCTTGCTCGTAAAACTTATGCAAGATTTGATGAAGAAATCAAAGACTTTGTTCCTTGTGATGAAGAAGATGAAGATGCAGATACTGGCTATGCATTCTTTATGAGTATGTGGCCTAAAGTAGTATTAAAGAAAAATGATTCTGTATCTCAGAATGAGAAAGTTCAATTATTATCTACTGCTGGTAAATTAGCATATATGTCCAAGTGCTTAGTATTACCTGCACAGATTCGTGATATTAATCCTGATTCATCTAGACTTGAATCTGATTCTATTAACAAGTTATACATTTCCTTATTAAATTACACGAATGCTATTCCTGCAGGAGAAATGTCTCCTATTTATGATGGTATTCGTTTTTCTATTCAAAAGAAAGTTGTAGATATCTATCAATATATTTTTGATATGATTGAAGGTAAATTTGGTTTCTTCCAAAGACGTTATGGTAGTCGTGCATTAGCATTAGGTACTCGTAATGTTATCTCTCCTGCAACACTTAGTTCTAAGTCACCAGAAGATCCTACACAATTAAAAGTAAACGAAGTTGGAGTTCCATTATTCCAATGCTTAAAGATGGCTATGCCTTTGATTGTGTATCATGCTAAAGAGCACTTCTTAAATGCTATTTTTAGTTCTTCTTCTGACCAAGTTGCATTAATCGATCCTGCTACATATAACTTAACTTATCAACCTATTTCAGAAGATGAAAAAGCTAAGTTCGTTTCATCTGATGGTATTGAAAAGATAGTGAATCTGTTCAGAGATCGTGATTTTAGATTTAGACCTGTTACTTGTTTAAGTAATGATAAAAAGTATTATCTGTATCTAGTTTATGATGAGGGAACTAGAATTACATTTGCAAGAAGTCTTCCTTCTTTGCGTTCTATTTTAGAAACGAAGAAAGAAGTCTTTAATCCTCGTCTTGTTCGTCCGATGACATATGCTGAATTTTTCTATGTAGTTGCATTTAACGCAGTTAGTGGAAAACATGCAGAATTATGTCGTTATCCTGTGGAGAAATTAGGTAACTCTATTCCTTGTATTGTTCATTTACTCAGCACGAATCCAAGTCGTTCGGTTCATGCTTTCATTGGTGATGACGACATGTCGTTAGAGTTCCCTGAATATCCAATTATTAATAATGTATTTATTGATAGTATTCAAGCTCATGCTAGCATGGAACCTGGTTTAGGTGCTGACCATGATGGTGATACAGCTTCTCTTAACTTGATATTTAGTAAAGAAGCAAATGAAGAAATCGATAGATACGATGATAGTATAGGTAGATGGATTAATACAGCAGGTACAGGTGCTGCTGGATTCTTATACATGGAACCTATGGCTATTTGGAATTTAACTAGAGATCCTGAATGATGAGGTAGATTATGTTGTATTTAAATAGAATTAATAACAAATACGATATATCATTTGAGAAATTGAGTATAGAATCATCGTTTAACTCACTTTCTCATACATCAATCTTTAGTGCCCATATACAAGATATTTTTAAAGATCTTTATCCTAACATTTGTACATTTATTAAAAATAATAAATCAAATGATAGTTTCTTTTTTTCTAAAAAATTATCTAGATATAAAGTAGATACAGTTAATGAAATTTTTAGAAATGCGATAAAAATTGATAAACTTCTTTTAAGTTATAAACCAAAATCAAAAACAAAAGATGATATTATTGATGAATTTGTTAAATATATAAATACACTATCTATTCGATGTAATGTATTGAAAACAGAATATTTAACAATCGATGAAGCAGGATATTTGAATTCGCAAAACATTATCCAAATGATTCACTTATATAAAGACTTGACAATTACACCTGAGGAATTTACAGATTATTGTTATGAACTTGAAAAGAAAAATCATTTGGGGTCATATGCACATTACGAAATGCGTGCTAGAATACTAGAATCAGTTTCGTCTGTTGTTGGTCAAGGTTATGTTGATGTTTTTGATTATGCATATGACATATCAAACGATATAAGCGATATCATTGAGCATGCTCGTAAAGATTTTTTAAATTATATGAAATCAAAAAAAGCACAAGGTAATTTAACAAGGGATCCTGAATATGCTACAACTAAATAATGTCAATAGCAAATATAGTAACGAAAATATTTTAGAATTAGCACTACCTGTTATTCTTGCAGGAATTGGTTTTCTTCTCAGTTATCTTGGTGATAAACTTATTAATTCAATTGCAAATAAATCAGGAGCTTCATTTTCAAGTACAGATGAGACAACGGCCATACTTGAAGATTATACAAAATTTGAAGCATATATGAAGCTATATTATCCTAAAATTTGTGAATTTATTAAGCAGCATAAACAAGATGATGCTTTTTATTTCAAAGATATACATGGATTACACCCAATTAATACAATAATTCATGCACAGACTATGATATCAACTGATCTTGATAAGTTTGTGCAATATACCCCTTCATCTAATCTAAATCCGCCAAATTCTAAAGATGAGTTTGATGGTGATTTTTCTAATAACTTTGCTGATGATTTTCGAAATTATATGAATAAATTTCCTAGTGCTAATTACAATCCTCCTGAAGATATCGAAACGACATATGAAAAAGCAGGTTATTTAAATGCTAATTCAGTTTTAAGAAGTATAAATCTTGAACATAAATGTTACGATAAATTAAGTAAATTAACTAAATGTTTTAAAACTATCTTAAAAAAATATGATATTTCAGAAGATCTCCAAGAAGCTTATATTGAAGATCTTTATGAAACAGCATTTGGTACGCAATCTCATATTGATAGTATGTTTGATTATCCTTATTATCTATTAAGAGCAATTTTAAAACATGTTAAAAATGATTTTGAAAATTATAATAAATAATTTGATCTCTACGAGGGTATTCCCTCGTAGAGATTTTATTTATTTTTCTGGTAGGAGCACTATGGTATACGACGTACATATTTTAAAGAACCATGAAAGCTTTGTCTATATATTTCTATTATATATGTCGTTTCAATTACATTAAATAGGAGCTTCTATGGAATCCGAATTTAAAGATCAATTGACTGCTGCAGAGGCAATTGTTCCAAATCATACTGTATATGCAAGATATACGATGCGTGAATTCTTACCGTCTTATATTGATGGTTTGAAATTACTTTATCGTCGTATCTTGTGGACATTAGGTGTTAAAACAGATAAGATAAAAGCAGCAAAATTGATTGCTGATACTTTGGCATCTATTCACCCTCATGGTACTGCTAGTATTTATGATGGTGTGATTCATCTCTGTCAATCATTCACACAAGCTTATCCACTCATTACTGCTTATGGTAATGTTGGCGCTATCGGTAATGCAGCTACTGCAGCATCTGAGCGATACTTGGATATTAGTCGAAGTGATTTTGCTTATGATGTATTCTTTGCTCGTGTGAATACAAAAACCTTTTCTTATATTCCAGATGAAATGAATGTTGGTGTTGAACCTACATTCTTTATTCCGATTATTCCGTTTGCATTAATGTCTGGTATCAAAGCAATTGGTACTGGATATAAATGTGAAATTCCAATGTATTATTTTAACGATATTTGTGAACTTACTTTAAAGTATATTCAGTATCGTAAAACAAGCATGAAGTTTCATCCGGAACAATATTATCTGGAATTTGCAAAATTACTTGTCCCGTCCTATGCTCAATATTCATTGATTCGTAATGGAGCAGAATTATACGATCATTACAGTAAAGGTGATTTTGATTGTCCTATTGTGATAGATGGTTGTATGGATGTGTATCCGAATAAAGTACATCTTAGATCTGTTCCTTATGGTCAGTCTTATCCTAAGATCTTTGAACATCTCAAAGAAGAGAAATCAAAACCAAGCTTCGTATCAGCTAATGTCAACGAAGTTGCTGACTTAACTGCTGCAACTGAAGTTGGTGATTTCAAGATTACATTAAAACGTGATAGTAACGTTTTTGAAGTTCTCGATCGTTTGAAGAAAGAACTAAACTTTACTGTTCGTATCACACCTATCATGAACTTCTCAGATCATGAAGGAAAAGTGTATCACCTTTCTCCTTACATGATTGTTGAAAAATGGTATGTAGAAAGATTCCGTTCTGTCTTAGGTGATCTGAAGATCACTCAAGGCGAACTGAATAAAAAGAAACGTGAGATTGAAGCAAAGGTGATTATCGTTGACCATACTGATCAAGTCACTGAGATCATCAAAACTTCTTCTGGTAATGAAGAAGCTATTGCTCGTCTTATGGATGCATTTGCTCAATACCGTTTATCCGCACTTCAAGCAGAATATATTCTGTCTTTGTCGTTATCACAATTAACTCGTTATGGAAGAGATAATCTTCTGAAAGACTTGGAAGTTGTGAATCAGAAAATCAAAGATCACACAGAAAAGTTTAAAGATATCGATCAGATTATCATAGACGATATTGTGTGGTTGAAAGAGAAGTGGGGTAATGTTGTTCCGAGAAAATGTAATGTTCCAGATTATATTGGATGTTTGCATATCGAGAACAATGGTATTGAACAAGTTCGTACAATCCCTGAGCTCGCACATCATCTTGGGCGTTGGACAAATTGTAATCCAAGGATTGAATTGTATCCAGCTGGCAAGAGCTATCATTTCAAATATGTTGATGGGAAAGGATACGAAGAATATCCACTGTGCTTCCCAAAAGCATTTAAAGCACATGAGTTCCTTACAACAAAGTATAAGCCGAAACAAACGCTTATTTTGAATGATGGCTTGATCTATCGTACTGATGGAATTGTCTGTCCGAATAAAGGCAAGAGTTCTGCTCAGTATGTTCCAATTGGTGACGAGTTCACTGCAATTACAAATCGTAACATTGTGGAACTTCATAAAGCTACAGATGTTCCGAAACGTTTACTGTCAAATGCAATGGGTGTAAAAACTGACATTGCTTATATCTCATCTACAACTGGATCTTCACTTGTTGTACTTTATTACGATAAGAAAGAAGTCAATACAGTTCATATGGGATTGTTCAATGTTGGTGAGAGACTTGTGATATCAATGATTTCTACATCTGACATTATCGGTATCTATCGTCCTCAGGATCCGATTGCATTTACAGTTAAAGATGAGTATCTGAATCGTTGTACATTAAAGCATATCTATTTTAAGGATGCTGAATCAGTACTCGATGGACAGAAACACATTACTATCTTGTTGAATACCAAACGTACTTCCAATGGTAAATCACTTGTTGAGATTATCAAAGGAAGAAATTTGTATGGTACACAACGTATGACAAAAGTCAAAGATAGTTACGACTTTATTTAATGAACGATTGAACCTGGGAGAGTTATCTCCCAGGTTTTTTCTTTTGAACAATGCTACATATTAGGAGAATAAAAATGTATTCCACAGTTACTTATAAAGATGGTGTTCCGATGAATCCTCAAGATAATATGAATGAGATAGGAAATAATCCCTGCTTATGTGAAATCTGCGGTAGAACTGCTTTAGCTGGAAATATTTCAGGTGATGGTTATTCTTGCAGATTTTGTGGCAAAACATATTGTGCCGAACATCAGCATAATCTTGCTTTAGCACATATAGCAGGTGGTGAATGTTCCTATGTTTGTAAAGAATGTATTGACAAAATGAAACTTCGTGTGATTGATCCAAATCATCCTTACTACATGAAATATAAAGGAGTTTAATCATGATTATAACAGATAAAATTCGCAACATGTCCGATCCTGAGAAGATGAAATATTTTCTCAATAAACTGATCACGCTTGATCCTCATACAAGAGCTGCTAAAGAAGTTATTACTATTATTTCAGATCTTGCTAAAGGTGTTCCAATTGATCAATTCCTTACTAAGTTTGAACTGACTGGTAAGATTGACCTGAAGACTACTCCAGCCACTATTTCAATCAATATTGATGGTCGCCCTGATCCGTTAGTGATTAGTGTTGTTGATCCTTCTAAGACTGATCTGAAAGATGCAAAACCTGAAGAAAAGAAACCGATCAAATCATTCTTAACGGATGATGAAATCAAGAGTTTAACTGGCAATGAATAATGTTCTGGATGATGCATTTCTAACATCTCATATTGCATTCTTCTGGGGCTATTTGGCTGAGTCTACTACATCAAAAAATCAACGTGCTTTACGTGTGTACATTCCTGTACTAACACCTTTACGTAATGGTGACATTTCAGATAAAGGTTCTATTAGTACAGTAGAATTATTTAATGTAGTGACTCAGTCTATTGAAAAGAACGATGTTCATATGTCTCGTACTATCTATGCTGAATATCTTGGATTCCAATCAGGACGAGATGTTCCGGATATGTACAAAGGTCAACAAGTTCTAGTTATGAATTATGCTAGAAGTGATCAATGGTTCTGGATACCAATTGATCGTGATGACTATATTAAGACATTTGAACATACACGTTTACATTGTGCTGATATTGCACTTGTTCATAAAGCGGATGTTGGGGATGAACAAATCGAGCGTGAACAGGGCTTAACAGATGATAATACCTATTTCATAGAGATTGATACAAAATACGATAAGAAGATTTTGATGTCAACATCAGCAAGTGATGGTGAAAAATATCGTTACTTCTTCAAGATCGATCCTACTGATCATACTGTTACAATTTGGGATAATTTATCCGCAAAGCCCGAGACACCTCATAATACAATTAAGATTGAATCAGATCCTACTTATAGTACTGGTGAAATAGTGAAAGGTAGGATTACACTTCAAAATGAAGCTGGTTCAACTTTGATCTTAGAAGGACCGGATATTAAACTTATTGCTCCAAGAGATATCACGGTTCTTGCTGGTAGAAACGTTGTTGCAAATATCGCTGGTGAAACTAGTGTTGTGATTAAAGAAAATACTCATATCAAAATTCTTGGTAACTTGTTCCGACAAGTATTTGGTATGATCCATGCAGAAGTAAAAGGTTTGTTTACTTATCTGTTTGGTAGTAATCGCGTTGAAGATGTAGTAGGAAACTATACATTCAATTGTACCAATCATGTTGAGACAGCAGCTTTGCGTACTGTAACAATACAAGGTGCAGACACATTATCTGCTAATGCTATTGCTGTAAAAGGCAATACCACAATTTCAATTATGAGTGGTGTGAATACTACATTAGGTTCAACTAAAGTTATCACCTTTACTGCTAAAAATATCGGAACATCGACACATATATTCGGATGTTGTGGTTGCATAGCTCACTAAAAGAAATTGAGAAGAATAGAGAACTTTATAATTCTGTTCTACAAGACATTAGTGCTTGGTATATGGCAGAAATTAGATTAAGACCTCTAGCTTCTCAAATTATTAATAATGTACAGACAAATGCATTATTAAATTTCATTACATTTGATCTTCATACATTAGTTACTCGGCAAGGACAAGCTCATATGTTGAGATTACTCCAAGCGAATGAAACTACTCAAACTGTAATGATTCGATTAAAAGATCTCGTTAGTACCTTATATATTAAATATGGTACGAAAGAGATTGATACTTTACGAAAACGAGTGTATAAAACAATCAATGATGTTTATGGTCTGACTTTTAACTGTGAAAAAATTGATGTTAATTTAACACTCTGGTTACATCCATTTTTTAAACATATTTACAATTCAATTCCGTTAGTTCAAGAATAAAAAATAATTTTCTACTGGGATGGTTTCCCATCCCAGTAGTTTGATTAAGCGTACCTACACGATTTTACATGCGATTTTGCTTGTTGATAACTTTGATACAATCCATCTAAGATAGATAACTCGGGTAACAGTAATGTATCAATTTCTTTGAATTCTACATCACTTGGTAACTGATTGATATAAAGAACAATCCATGCTATATTTGGATCAATATGAAGTTCTTCATACAGATAATCTTCCAAACGATAGTATTTCCAAAAATGTTCTTCTTTAGCTAAGGTTTTACATGTACATGATTGAAAAATAGTTTTATAATGATCATGGACATATTTTACCCAATCAAGATCACTAGGAGAATATTTTGTAACAAGAGTCATCATACGTTTTGAAATTGGTTTTGCATTCATGATGTCATTCCAATCTGATTTTGTCTATATATTACTTATTAAACCTCATAAAATAAAACATAACCCAAATAACAAACCTAAAAGGACTTGCTAATGGAGCAACAAGAAGCAATTAGTGACGCAACAATGCGTCAAGAACTTGTAGGCACATGCCTTTTACTGTCGCCACTCTGCCAACATATCTCGAGTCAGCGTGGCGCAATGTTTGGTCGTAACCTACCACAGGCTATGATCGTAGACGGTTGTGAAACTGCTAGAATCCAATCCGGCTATGAAACCAAGTATGGTCGCTATTGTATCGACCCTGCAGCTCGAGATCACGATGCACAGATACTTGACATTATTCCAAAGTTTGCCAGTATCAGTAATGAAGTCGGTGGTATGATTCATAACCCACTGTCTTATGTCCTATATTTGGATGTTGAGACACCTGAACCTACCATCGATTATTTCGAAGTTCCTGATTATGTGTTTCTTCATAATAAATTTGGTTATCATACCAAAAAGCACAATACGAACCATCTTGTGGCTAATAACTTCATACCAAAAGATATGAAGTTTGTAGAAGCACCAAATCATGATGACGAACTTTATAATCTTGGTGTAAATGCAAATGTGATTTACATGCCCTTATGGGGTACTACTAATGATGCATTTATCATCAGTGAATCTTTCAAAGAAAAATTAAAGTATACTGAAGTCAATCAAAAAATTATTCCGATTGGCCTGAACTATATTCCGTTAAATCTTTACGGTGATGAAAATAACTATAAGGCATTTCCGGATATTGGTGAAACAGTAAATGATTCTGGTTGCATCTTTGCAATGCGTGAGCATAATGCAGATAGTCTCATTGCTGACATTACACCTGAGAGTCTCAGAAAAACCAGTACACACGACGAACGCTATCCTGCACCTGTTGGTGCTAAGGTTCTTGACGTTACAATCTTTATCAACAAGAATCGTTATAACGATCTTAGACAAGCTGATAAGAAGGAAGTTGGGTATTCTAGTACATATGCTCAGTTCCTTAGATATCAGAATAGTCTGAATACTTGCTATACCGCTATTATTGATTGCTATTTCAAATATAAAGATCAATATAGAATTTCACCGAAGTTCCGTTCTCTGGTGAAAGAAGCAATGTCCTGGTGCTATAACGATAAGTATAAAGATCTTTCTCTGTATTGCAAGAAAGATCCTATCGATTTCATGTATCTTGTCCTTACCTATAGTAGCAAACAAAATGTTACACTTGGTAACAAGATCACTTCACGAGATGGTGCAAAAGGTGTTATCTCTCAGATACGTCCTACTGAAGATATGCCTTATTATCAGAATGGTTCTCGTCGCGTTTATGCTGACTTGGTCATTACTGGCGAATCTCCGTTCAATAGATTAAATACTTCTCAGAACTATGAGCAATACATCAATTATGCATCTGATGTAATTGTTCAGAGATGCAGAGATGGTTTGATTCCTAGAGAGCAGATGTATGATTACATCATGCATTTCATCGGATTAATCCGTCCTATCTATGAAAAGTTCCTGAGAGAAGAAACTGCAAATAATCCCGATGAATTTATCGATACTGTACTGAATGAAGGTATTTATTATATCATCATTCCGTTCTGTAACAACATTACACCTGAAATGGTTCTTAGAGTCAGTCAGGAGTATGATGTTCATCAGGCTCCGATTTATTATAATGAGATTGACGAACATGGTAACAAATATCAAGTTGCTGTGAAAGATAAAACTATCATCGGAAGCAAGTATGTCATGCTACTTGGTAAACTTCCGATTGATACTCTGTCAGCAATTGAATTTGGATATACCTCTCAGTTCAATCTTCCGATCAAACCTACTTCTAATGATATTAAACAACAGAACAGATTTAACTGTACTCCGAATAGATGGGGTGAAGATGAAACTGCTATCACAACTGCATCTGCAGGCGCAAGAACTGTAGTACGTACACTTGGTATGTATAGCAATTGTACAGCAGCTCAGGATCTGTTAAAGAAACACCTCCTTTTAGATCCTTATCCGACTAGACTTCAGAATATTGAAATGTCTGATGAGGAAGTTATTCTTCAAGCAGGTAATGTTAAGTTGTTTGCACATATGTTTGCCGCAGCTGGGTATCAGCTTAGTCCTGTACCTAACAACGCCAAACCGAAAGAACGTCCTCAGATTCCGTTACTCAATGTTGATACAGCTAACAAACCAGAGATTCCGATTTATCCAATGAATCGTAATGCATCTGGTGTTTTAAGATTAACATATGAAGATTATGCTCAACCATATTTTGTTGAATCCATGTTCAAGCAGAAACAAGATTATGGTACTTGTGAGCTCGTTATGTCTGATAGCCGTATTCTTATCAATACAAGATTAGCTATGCTGAATATTGTGTTATGGGAATGCTTGATGAAGTTTGGTATCAGACCTTCTAGTAAGGAACTCTGTAACGTTAAGTCCTTTACTTGCTCCTTAATCTCTACCATTCAATCTAAGTTCTATTTCAAGATCTTGACAAAACTTAGTGCTGATGGTTGTGATATGGAGCATGTCGAACATATGGAAATTGTACAAGCATTTGGTTGCAACATCAATCGTTTGTACAATATCATCTGTCGCTATCTGAATGCATATATGCCACCTATGGATGCATTAGGATTAGCTGAGACTTGCAACAATCCTGAGATTAAGAAACTGATTGATGAAAAGATTGATCCGTCTGTTGGTACGCAACTTGCTGAAAAGAAAATCAAGATGCAGACCAAGGAACTGATTGATCTGATTTCTAAGCCTGGACTGAAACACAATATCTTGCTTCCATATATGAATGCAAGTACGTTGAAGTCCAATCAGATTCCTCATGAAATTCTGAAATATGGTCCTCGTTCTGATGTTGATGATCGTATGTGTCATCATGTCATTAACGAATCTTCGTTCAGTGGAATTAAATCTGCTGCTGACTTTGCAATTGAATCTTTGTCTGCAAAGAAATGTTCCTTCCTGAATAAGACCGTATTAAAGAAAGCTCAGTATACAAATCGTAAGACTAGATTAGCAGGTACTCTGTTGACTACTCTGTATCCTGGTTGGTGTGGTAGTACAAGAACAATTCCATTCTTCATTGAACCTGAGTTTGCATCTAACATGTATCTTAAGTCTATTGTGGTGGATGATAAAATTGTTCAGCTCACAAAAGAAAATATTGGTCAGTATGTTAATACAACTGTTAACATGTTGTCTGTATTTGGTTGTAACCACACTGATGGATTCTGTGAACGTTGTGCTGGGTTCCGTTATTGGCCTGAATATGATATCGGACTGCATCTGTTCTTGCCAAAAGGTATCCATATCGGTCTGATGGCTACATCTCAGTTAATGTCTAGAGTCACTCAGAAGATCTTGTCAAATAAGCATCTGATTGCCACTAATACGAAAACGTATAAACTTCCTGTTGAAACCGAAAAGTATCTTTCAGCTGAAGCTGATAGTGGTATTTATTGGAGACATGAGAAGGGTAGTGGTATTCCTAAAGCTATGAAGTCTTGGGCTATTCGTATTCCTGATGATTGCATGTGTCAGCTTAGTGACTTAGACCTTGATCAACTTCCTGAACCAGAAATCTTTAGTAAGATCTCGTATTTCGATCTGTTAGATATGAGTAACGATTATCAAGTTATTGATAGTATTCATATGGAAGCAGATGGTTGTATTCCGCATCTTAGTAAAGATATGCTGGAATATATGCGTGATTGCTATGAATCTATTCTGAACCAGGACAATAGTTATATCGTTCCTATGAATAACTTCCCTGTAAAGAAACCGTTCATGGAATATACTGTTATGAATGACGACTTAGTTGGCTATGTTGGTAGCTTTGCATCATTCATTGGTACAGAAATCAGCATGTATACATCTGTAAACAAATGCTTACACGACTTTGCAAAGTTAGTGTATCGCAAGTCTGAAATCAATATGTTCTATCTTGAGGTTATCTTAAGAGCACTAAACTGTGTGAGTAAGACTGATTATCGCATTCCTATCATAGAAGATCCTGATCATACTCACTTCATGAGATTGGATGATAAAGTAACAGCTGCATCTATATCTTTAAAGTTAGCACAAGAACAGATTCTGCGTTATTTGAGAGATAGTAACGCATTCTTACAGCCAAACTTCACTGGACTGTTTGGACCGTTCTTCGGATTAGTATAATCTTATGATGGATACTTTTGGTTTATCCTTAGTGATTTCCTCCAAAGAACTGGGGCACGATTGCTCCTGTGCCCCAGTTCTGACTTTGTTTGTTGACTCATTTAGTTTATGTTTGTTCTCAAAAGAACCTTAACTTTTAGTTAAGGTTCTGACTTTTTAATTATAAAGGATTTACTTATGCGTAAAGCGAAATACATTTGCAAATTTAGTGTTGTTGTAGAACCACAATATTCAGCTTATGGTTACACAGGCTACGTTGTTGGTGAAAAAGAATATAGACGCTTTGAGAGTTTATCAAATGAACTCCAATATGCATTTGAACAAGACCTCGGAGAAGGTAGATCTCTTCGAGTCGTTATCGATTATCAGACTCCTACTGGTACTCGTCAAGCTATTCTTTCAAAAGAAAATTATGCTGAAGGTCTTTCAGCTATTGAAGGAATGGATGATGATAAAATCTTCACACTTGGCGAATTACTTGGGACTGATAATCCTTCTGGTGAATCTCCCGATATGGTGGATGAAGAAGACGGTGATTAATTTGCTTTTTGCTGTGAGAGGGGTTCATTCCCCTCTCACAGATCTACATATTTTTCTGAACAATAACCAATTATATAAGGAGAACTACAAATATGATTACTTTTAAGACTGGGGATATTTTTGAGTCCCATTGCGAAGCTCTTGTAAATCCTGTTAACTGTGTTGGTGTCATGGGAGCAGGATTAGCATTAGCATTCAGCTACAAATATTACAATAGTGCTCTCACCTACAAACGTATGTGTACATTAGAACGTATAAAAATTGGTACGTGCTTAGTTACACAAGTTGAAGGTGATGATGTCAAATATGTAATTCATTTCCCGACTAAGAATCATTGGAGAAATGATAGTACACTTGAATATATTGATGCTGGATTGAAAAATCTGAAACTTCAGATCGAGAAATACAAAATTAAATCCATTGCTATTCCACATCTTGGATGTGGTTGTGGAAAATTAAAATGGGATGATGTACGAGAATTGATTCGTAAGCATCTTAGTGATCTTGAAGATGTCGATATTCAAGTTATTCAACCGCCACATGCTTATCACAATATTTGAGGAGAAATAATCATGGCAAAACAAACTGAAAAAGAAGAAAAACCGAAAGCGATTAAACAGCCTGTTATCACTGATACACCACTTGTAAATGAGCCACCTGAGGGAACGTGCAGTAAAGAAGATTTTGATCATCTTCGTAGCAAAGGATTTATTCCTGATATGGTAACTCACAATTATGTTAACTTCTTTAAACGTACTACTGAGGCTAACACATGTGTCAATATACGTTGGGAAGATAACAAATGGAAATGCGCTGTATTCCGTGCTTGGGATACTAAAAATCACGATTATGATGCATCATTCTCTCCAGCGTATAATACGCTAGATGAATTACTTGAAAAAGTAAGTGATGATTTTGAAGCCAGAGCAAAAATTGTACAATCTCTAAAGAGATAAAAATGGCTGGTGATACAATCAATTTCTTTACTGGTTCAACTAGAACCAGAATTCAGATTGATATGAATCACCCTCACATGATGTATCTTAGGCAGTTGTTTAAAGAAATCCTTTCAGATTATGAATGGGATAAACGATTGCATAAACTTCAACTCATGAACCGATATTACTGCTATAATAGACGTACTGGTGAATTCTTAATTCCTGCAGTATACACAGATTATATTGTTAGAAATATGGAAGCCATTGGTGCGCCTATTAATGTAGTAGAAGAAGATCTAGTAAAAGGTAGACCCATCCATCTTAAAATGAAGCCTAGTTTCACACCTAGACCAAATCAAGTTGAAGCTATTGATTATTTAGCTTCTGATGATCCTTCATGCAAACGAAAAGGGTTAAGCTTGATGACAGGTGGTGGTAAAACCGCTGTAACTATAGCAGCAATTGTAAAACGTAAAAAAGCTGCAATGATTATAGCACAAGGTCTTATGGAACAATGGTATCAAGAGATCATGAAGTTTACTACAGCAAAGCCTGATGACGTTGTGATTGTACAAGGAATTCAGTCTTTACTGAAACTAATTGAAGAAGATAAGAAACCAAGTATTATTATCTTCTCAACTAGTACTCTAAGACGTTATGTGAATCGAGAAGAAAATTATCAAGATCTTCCTTCCTATGAAAAATTCATTAAGTATTTTGGTATTGATACTAAAGTAATTGATGAATGTCATTTATGCTTTCATACAGGAACTTTTGTTGACTTACATAGTAACATTCAAAACAATGTTTACTTAACTGCTACTTTTACTTCTACTAACCAACAGACAAGAAAGATATTCAATCGTATCTATCCTGTTAACATGCGCTTTGGAGCAAATGTAAGAGATCGATATATCGACATCTACTCTTACAGTTATTCCTATAGTGTTCCACCAAAATGTTATACAAGATTACGTGGATATTTTCATGTTGGATATGAGAAGTATTTTCTTAAGAGACCATCAAAATTGATGTGGTTCTTTGAATCAGTTCTGGTTCCGTTGATTAATAGTCATTATGACAATCGATGTGCACCAGGTCAACGTATGATGATTTTGTTCTCCACAATCAATCTGATTATGGAAGCTAAGAGATATCTTACTCTCAAATATCCGAATCGTAAAGTCGGAGTCTATATCGGAGAAAGTGACGATATGGAATACGACAAATATGAGATCATTTTGTCTAATGTAAAGAAAGCTGGAACTGGAACAGATATCAAACAACTTTATGTTGTATTGAATACTATTTCATTCAGTTCACCTACTTTGACAGAACAAGTTCTCGGACGATTAAGAAAATTACCAGATGGGACAACTCCACATTATTTGGAACTTGTTAATATTCAGTGTGAAGCTCATATGAAACACAGAATTTATCGACAAGAAATTCAAAAGAGATTGTCTCGTTCCTATAAAGAAATCTTTCTACCAACGTAAAGAGGTAAACATGGATACAAGTCTAGCTGGGTGGACGAAACATGTGTTACAATGGTTGTTAGCATTACTTATTTGCATCATCTGCTCTCCTGTGCTGCTACTATGTTATGCACTTGGATGCATTCATTCATATGTAGCATACAGGAGGTATTGCCATGAAGTCAAATCAAGACAATGATAAAATGGAACGGATTATGGAATGGTCTGTGATAATAATTGGATTTATTGCAATTTGCTACCTATTCTATCTGTTTCTTAAGCTACTTACGAGTAGAGATGTTCAATCATTACTATCATGATATACGGAAATCCATCTTAAACAATACGTTCATCTCCGTGCAAGATGAAGGCGGGACATAGCTGGGTAATGTTCTGCTATCTGGTCAGGATCCAATCTGGCAAGGTTGCTATTGAACTTATAGTGTATTAATCACAACGGGACGCTGGGTATTTGATGTGTTGTGATTAATGCATTCTAATCTAAAATAGTAACTGAAGAGTACCTATGTTGCAATACGGTTAGAATCTGTGATGGGTTACACAATTCTAATTATACTGAAGCATATGCGGTGTAGTATCTTTGCTTGTGAATTACGGAAGTCACAATGCGAGGTATACTTGTACTCATCTCTTTCTGCTACCGTACAGAAAGTTTTGTTTGAAACATCATACTAGGCCTGAGATATCTCAGGTCTAGTTAATTTTTTCTTTTTAATTGAAAGGAATTTATCATGCAACTCATTGAGCCGTCTGTTACTAGATTTATGGAACCTGATCTTGTGAAGAAAATAGAAAGATGCTATCGCATTTGCTATAAATCTGAACACCACATTAAAGAAGGTTCTGAACAGTTCTTAACAGGTATTATTCATCATACCACAGGAAATCCACATTGGTCTCCACTTGAACATGCTAGAATCAGATTAAAAACTGATATTCTTACTCATGAGATTATTCGTGATTGGCAGAATGATCGTGGAACTAGTTTCATGAAATTTGAAATTTATCCTCAGCCTATTATCATTGCTAACTTTAGATCATTACAAGAATTTATTAAATTCAAAACCAATGATCGTAGTTTCATTATGGTACAGCATAAGGTAGCTGAAGCATTAGCAAAAGCTTATCCTATTATTTTTTCTGAAAAAGATGTTGAACAATTAAAAGAAACAGCTAATAGTTTAAAAGCTTATGTTTCATTTAGATATTGTGAAACAACTTGTGAAGTACTTGGTGAAGCATGGGATTATTTAACATTCCATATTGTTACAACGCGTGATGTGCTTCAGGAATTTGCTAGACATCGTTCTTTGAGTTTCTCTGTTGAATCTACTCGTTATTGTAACTATCAGAAAAAAGGTATGGTGTTTACTGTACCTCGTCCTTATGAATGGTCTGACGAAGTTATTAAAGAACTTAATAAACCTGAAAATGATGAGACAACTTATCTGAAAACTCCAGAAGCTATGATGTTCTTCTCTGCTTGTTTTCAAGCTGAACTTAATTATAACTATTTGATAGGTAATAAAGTTCAACCACAAGTTGCACGTATGGTTCTTCTTGGTGCACTTAAAACTGAAATGATTGTATCAGGTACAGAAGAAGCATGGTATCACTTTATAAAACTCAGATGCGATAGTGCTGCTCATCCTCAGATTAAGTTCCTCGCTGATAAAATTGAATCGGAAGTAACTAACTATTTCAACACAAGTTGCCAGGCGTAATCTTATGATAAAGTTAAACTTTAACATAAGGTAAAAGATTATGCCAACTCTTGATACTGAGTTTTATAATGATAAAATTGCTATGTTGCAATTAGAATCTGACCTTATCTCAGGATTAGAAGATTTTCAAGAGATCTTAGATAATCCTGAAATGATAGAATCTTCAAATGAAGATGTCAGAGATTATATTAAAGAAGGTGCTGGTTCTACAGTTCGAGCAACAGTATATTTTGCTAAGATGATTGGTAGAATGGCTATGTGGTGCCTCAAGATGATAGGACAGATGACAAAGTTTGCGATCGTTGGATTTAAAGGAACAATTGGTCGTTGCCATAAAAGAATCGATGCGATTGCAGATCGTCTTCCTTATATCCAAGGTTCTATTATTACTCGTGGTCTTCCTATTGATGCTGTAAAACAGATTGCTAGAATTTTAGAACAACATGCTAATACAAACATTGGTGTAAGAGATCTTCCAGCTGGAAATATTAACGCAGCAAAGCAATACTTTATTGCTGCGTTCAATAGAGCTAATCCTGGTGTAGGTGAGATCAATGCAAATTTCGATTTAAAGCATAAACCGAAATGTGTATTAGCTCATACTGTAAAACAGTTGGGTTATACTGATGGAAAGATAGCACACATGGCAGCTACAACTTTCCAAGTAGCTGAAAAGAAAATTAAAGAACGTTTAGAGGCCTTACGTAAGCAAGAAGGTGTGGTTAAAAGTGTTGTAAAACAGATGGGTACAAATGGATACAGTAAAGGAGTAGCCAAAGACGCCAGAACAACTGAAACACTGTTAGCATCCTTTCACGCTGCTATTCTTGCAAGAGATATGAAACTTCTTTTAAGTCTGGAAGAAGAATTTAAAGGAACAATTAAAGAGCTTGAAAAGAGAGCTAGTAAAGTTGTTGCTCATGGTCGTAAGGCAGAAGCGGAAGAAGAGACGCCAAAAAGAAAACAATTACCAGAAGGTCAACGTCGATTACCTGAAGGTCAGCGACAGTTACCGGAAGGACAAAGACAATTACCTGAAGGGCAAAGGCAGTTGCCAGAATAATGTTATTCACTCACTCTACTCCATATGGAGTAGAGTGGGTTTCAATTATTTATACGTATATATAACTTAAGTAGACAATATAGACAAGTCGCATTAATGTGACTGAAGGAGGTATCTATGGATATTGATGTTGATGAACAAAGAACAGCCGAAATTACTATCGGAGTCGCTGGTGGAATATTTATCGCTTGGATCGTTATAGGGCTTATCAAAGCTCTGTTCAACGGTCTGACGTGCTAAATTCCACACATCATCAGACTGGAACCGGGGCATATGCCCCGGTTCTTTTTTGTTTGGAACATCCTATGCTGTCCTTAGAAATCCTCTTAAATTAAGGAGAAATCTATGCTTTACTGTTATTTTTCTGACACGAGTTTATTGCCTTATACTGGTGAAACTCAGTCATACAACACGACATTTGACTCCTTTTCTAAACAAGGGAAAGGTGTAGGTCAAATTACAGAACGTGTTTTATCTGTATTCAATTCTGAACCATCTCCCGGCTTATTAATAGATCCTAGAACGATCAAAGGAAATACCAGATGCACAAAACTGTTTAAAAACAGTGATGCTGCCACAGTAGGTGATCTTGTTCGTTGCAATGGTAAAATGAGTCTGTACTATGATTCTTTTTATTCAAAAGACGATGCAGAGAAGTACGATGCTCCAGAGAATGATATTACAGATATATCATTCGACATGGATGAGTTAACTGATTTATTTAACGTTATTGAGACTTGTATCTATTCACATACGTTTGACACAAGCAATAATAGATGGATCTATCAGACAAAAGAAACACTTACGCAAGCATTAGCGGCTTACAGTATCTCGAGTCATAGTTCTTATGGTTTTGTGCCTGGTTCCTTAGAAATTCCTGCTATGGAAGAAAATGGTAATCAGATTGCAAAAGTTCAGTTTATTGATGCTTCATTATCTTCTAATAATGTATCAACTTTAGTTGGTTCTAATTCTCATTCCAATACTTCTGATATCGTCTTTCCAGATTATATCTATTTTGGCTATCAATTTAGAGCATTTGATAAAACTACTTATTTCAAGATTTATTTAAATCCTGAAGCATTATTGACCAAATATGATCGTTGCAGAATTACTCATATTGTATTCCCAACTGATCCCTATCAACTATTAGATCCTTCTTATGAAACGGCACCACAAGCTCTCAATATTGCATCTGAATATGTTGGTAATACATTAACAAAAGAAGTTACAAAAACAAATACTAATGTTTTAGATACAACAAACTTCACGGGTGCTTTACAATTCCAAACTCAGTATGCTTTCACTGATGGTACATTAGAAAATCTTACCTTTACTTGTATTTATAAGGGCAGAAAGCCGACTGAGACAGAGATGAGAACTGCTATCTTAGATTTCTTAAGAAGTATTTCTGATGATACTTCTCCAGATTTAGAAGATATTTTCCCGAATCTTCAGGTTGCTGGTTCTTACACCATTATTCCGTTCTACAATACAAGAACGAATACAAACTTTGTAACAAACTACATTATCACTGAAAACATTTTCAGTTACGGATACATGAGTGCAATTATTAATCATCTAACCACAGATGTAAATTGCACAACCATTCTCAATATTCCTGGTTACAATATGCACGCAATCGCATATCCTTCCGAAACACCAGATGCAACTGAAATGGTTTGTAAACCAAGTTTACATGGTTTAGATGCTACACCTGATTTTGAAACTTATCAGCCAATCTCCACAGAAAGTCCATATTGGATTACTATGACAGATAATGCTCAGTTACTGAACACTTATCTTGCTAAGATTGTAGCCTCTGAAGCAAATCATCAAGGAATATCTGGATTCTCTTATCAACTGATCTCAAAGGAAATCGGAGGAAAGAGCTATAGCTTCTACTCCTTCTCAGTTGGTGGATATCGTTTCGAAGTCATGACCGCTAACTCTTACAACGAATTAATTGGAAAGCTTTTCATATGAGCGTTATTCTTAATGTATCCGGTGCACCTGTTGCAACCAATTTAAATGGGGTATATTACCTTTGTGACGAATCAATGGAAGGAAACGCTAGAGTCTGGCGTAATAAAGGATCAGGTCGTATTTGTTTTGAAGAAGAATATCAAGGTTGGGTTCTACGTGATGTTTACTTGAAGCAACCGTTTTTTGTAGATCATTCTACTCCTCCGGTTGATCCTGAAACAGGAGAAGCTACACCAGTTGTTCCTAATGTAAACCCATGGGCAACTGTTGAATCAAATGATACAAATATCATTCAATCGCTTGATACATGGACTGCTATAGCAGAAAGCTGTACAGGATATTTAGTTCAAGTTATTGTAAACACAGTTGAATCTCCTATTGTAGAAGAAGCAGTAGGTCCTGTCGTAGTAGATCGATATGCTCTTACCAATGACTTAACATTTCAAGCAACAAATACGTATTATGTAAATACAGGAACAGAAGAAATTCCGGTTTATCATCAAGTGATTCAGATTGTTGCTGCTACCAAGATTGAACCTAAAAAGTTCTTTGAAAGAAAAGTAGCAACCGATGGATCAGTTGTTTATGAATTTACATCTGATTTATTTTTTGATTCTAATAAAACGTATTATACAAATCCCGATCAGATTCCTGGCTTATACATTCAAGCAGTGTATACGGAATCTAAAATACCAACACCAAATAGTACGTATTATGTGATTGTTGGTGCCACTACTTACAAGAAAACAACAATCAAAAATACTTATACGAAAGATGAACAAGTCATTGAAAATACACATACTGTAACTTCTCAAGATGCTATTGTTCAACATAATCGCTATTATGTTCCGGATATTGAAGTCGGACATATTTATCGATTTGCTTTTGTAAAAGATTTTAGATATCTTGGTTACATGGATCCAACTGATGATGATTGGACTGATGTAGCAAGTGGTGAAAAAGATAGTGACATTACTCGTGGTGTTTTCCGTATTGAAAACATCACTACATATTACGATGTAGTATTATCTGGTATTGATGTTTATCAGAACTTATACTTACCTCTTGGCTTATCTAGAGACCTGTATGAGTTAGATCGTAAAACATGGAACAATGGAGATGTGTGGTATAAATTGGTAGATCCAGTTTATGCACCTCGTGTGTTCTATGTTCCTTTATCTATTATTAAAGGTACTCCAGATGCCAATGTAAATGCATACGAACGTTATCATTTAATCATCGATATTGGCATCTTCAAAGAACCTAAATTCTTGACAGATCTTGTTAATTCGATTAACATGCTGATGAAAGCTAAGTTTGGTATTCCAACAACAGCCCAGCTAGCATCGTATGATAAGCTGTATATCCCCGACATGTATTACAATTGGTTAGAGAACCAACGTGTTGAGGCACAGGAAAATTTCATGAATGAGTATGGCACACAATACTACAGAACTTTGTTTGCTGATAAGTACAATACATTGTATCAGGAAAATATTAAGTTGCGTCAGCAAGTGCTTGCTTATGAAAACATAATGACAGGAGACAAGCAATGAGTGAAACAATTGCCAACTGGCTTCCTGAGGATTTGACTGGTGCTGCTGTTACCAACTATGTTCAAGATGAAGAGCATGCTCTTAGTTCTGCATCCTCAGCCAATAATAAAATTATTATCACTCCGAATTATGGTGCATTTTACAATAGTAGTGATCTGAAAGTTACATTAGTCAATGGTGAAGTTGAAACAGAATTAACTCGTGATTCTGAGTTCCGAGTAATCGGATTAGATCATGGTCGTACAAAAGCTTCATCATCACCGGCTGGTGTATATCACTTTATCCTCTTAACAACAAGTGGATCAAATGCAGCATTTGCTGGATGCAAGATTAAACTTTCTTATCAAGCATTCGGTGGTGTGATGACAAGTGCAGCATACATGGATCTTTTAAACCGTGTACGTGCACTTGAAGCAAATGAATTACCAACTGGTGCGAGTGTTAATGTTGAAGCGTTAGCAGATATCGTTCAGATTTTATGCAGACGTTTAAACTACAATCCAACAGCACCTTATCGTATTCAACTAAGTGCTGATACCACGAAGTGGCATACGATCGCATGGAGTTCACCTGATCTGGATTCCTACATCAATTTAAACAATGCTGCTACTTTAACAGGAACAGGTAAGTTCTCAATCTATTCTCCGAACTTCCATATGACATTTGAACTGTCCTATGATATTCCTGCTCTGAAAGCAGGTACTACTCCTACTACAGTTGTACCATGTGATCTCAAAATCAATGTGAGTAATCAGCAAGTTAGTAATCTAGATGTAGATGAAGAATTAGAACATAATAACTACTTTAGTGGAAAGAGAATTATCATTCCTAAATTTAGATTATTAGTGTTCAATAACAATTCTAGAAAACTTTATTTACAGATTGCATTAATGTCAAATGTGTCTTCTAACACACCTGACTATACAATTTATGTTGATAATGAAAGCAACTATCTGTCAGTTCCGTCACCTGATTCCAGTGATCTTACTGATAGTTGGGAACTTTGCCCTGATGCAAATACTGATAATCTTACTCCTTATGCTCAATCCAAGGAAGTATTAGGATTACAAGATTACTTTAAAGTATGGGAAGGTAATGTGAGTATGGCAGCGATCGAAGATCTTGCATGGACTCCAGTTACTTTACATATGAAGTATAATGTTCAGAATGATCTTACACCGAAGCATACTGAAACCGGTTATGTGCTTACTCCTTATGGAATTAAAGCCTTAGCTTCAGAAAGTGTGAAATCATTTAAGGTTGACATCTATGATAGATTAGATCAGATCATTATCACTAAAACGTTTAATGCATCTATTTCACAACCTTATGGTGGTCGTACAAACACCACTTATGGTATTGTGAATTTCTATCCATTTGACAATGGTATTTTAGAACTAATGCTTGAAACTGGAAGTACTCCTTCTATTCATGCTTATGGTTGCAGCGGTAAAAACACTTATGTCAATAAGCGTTTTGACTTAAGAGCTATTTACATTAAGTAAGGGAGGTTTACTATGAAAGTTTATGCTTTAGTTAAAAAAGATGATTACGAAACAGCGACAGTAACAGTCTGTCCTCTCTATGGTATCGAAGTCATTGACTCTACAACTTCCCCTGCCACTCGTACTGTAACTTGGAGTAACATGACATTCTTATTAATTCCTGTTGAAGTTAATCAAACTAAAATTGGAACAATGAGTGCCTTATTAAACAATTACGACAATTACGCTTACAGTAAGGAAGGATTAACATTAGTCAAGATTACAGGTCGTTCGAATGTCAATCGTAAAATCAACCCAGCTGATTATGATGGTAGATTCCCGTTTGTATGTACGAACATGATGATTAATGTTGGTGGTATTGGAAATGGAGTCGCAGGTCACTCTTCCTTCACACCTATTAATATCGATGATAATCCAAGTGGTGGTGGTTCTGGTGATACACCTGATAATCCACCGGATAATCCAGATAATCCTCCTGATGATCCCAACCAAGGTGGTAGTGGATCTGGTTCAGGTTCTGGCAGTGGCTCAGGATCTGGATCTGGTCAATCCCAAGGTGGGGTCGTATTAGGTGATGATGGTGTCATGAGTGATGATGATTTCTACTATTTAGATTAAACTTCACAAGGGACGCTTGACTCTGAAGATCAATTCTTTTATTGATCTGGGTGAAAATCTCCTTACTACACTCTAAAGAATTACAGTAAATCTGATAATGGGTTGTTTGTTTCCTTTCTGGCCTATTGTTAGCAACGGTTTATTGTAATTCTGTTTTAGATTACATAAGTACCTGGTGCTATATGCACCAGGTACTATTTATTTTTGTAACACACAACATTCTTTGCGTAAAAGGAAACGCATACTTATCATTTAATTCGGAGAAATACAATGAGTACAAAAGTACAAGATTTAACAAACAACATTAAAACACTTGAATCGATTATTGCTTCTAACACAGTTCCTGAAAATGAAAAGAAGTCAGTAGAGGAAATGCTGAAAAAATTTAAAGATGAATTACAGCAAGAAGAACAGAAATTAAGTCCATTGCAATCAGTTCAAAAGCATCATCCTTTTGATAAGGTTCATGCAAAAGAAGTTATTAGTGAATTATATCAATTCATTGTTGGCGACATTATGCATGCTGATCATGTAGATATAGACGAGTTTAAACGTCTTGTATCACAGGGATTAGAATTCAATGCTTCATGTGCTGCACTTCTTTTATTTTACTTAGCAGATTATCGTGGATTAAATAAACCTGAATTTATTGCTAGCATTATTCCGTTAATCGCAACTTCTGATTTTATTGGAACTTCTTTCCGAGTCAAGTTTATTCATGGTTTAATTAAAATGAATCGGTGGAAACTTGCTCTAATGTTTTTTGATCAGCCTAATAATTCTGTTATGCGTCAAGAAATCCTCTCACAAGTACGTAGAGGAATCATATCTCAAGATGTTTCTTGCATGAGAGAAATGCCAAGACAAGGTACAATCGCTAATCGTTTAAGAGGATACATTCATTTGTCTCCAAAAGAATGGAGAAAAACATTAGCTAAGAATTGTAGATTTACATTACCTTCCATGATGAGTGGTCATCGTTGGTTCAAGATAGATTATGCAAAACTTCCTATTGGGTCATTAGCTAAATTTTTCAATGCATTTAAGAGAAATGATGAAGAAAGATTTAGCAGATATCTGGAAGATAATAAAGAACGTAATGATGCAATTCATCAGTTTATGGCATGTGGTGGAGAATTATCTCCTACACAGGACATTAAAGAGATTGTAACTACTTACCGTCGTTTATTACCGAAACCTGCCAAAAAGGAAAAACGTCCTCATGGATTTACAAATAAAAGATCTCCCAGATACAATAATAGAACTGGAAGAACTTCAAAACCTTATTACAAAAAAGATAGCTTCCATCAAAGAAAGTTCTAATCAACCGTATAAAGAAGGACTTTATATTCTTTGTAATACAAATCGATATTCAGTTCCACCTCAATATGTTGAATTACTCAACAACATGAAAGATAAAGGCCCATCTGAAATTATTCAATCAATTATCGAAAACGATCGTATTCTTCGTTTTCCTATTTTGATGACGTTACTTCAAGTATGGCCTTGTTCTCGTGTTAATTTAATGGAACGATTAATACAACTTTTTGATAATTTTATTTTTCATCGTGGACCAGGTGAAACATTAGCACGTGTTACTGGTGTATCGATCGATGATATGCTACAAAAATGTACAGATAAAGAAAATAGTTCTCTGGATATGTTAGTTGCTATTAATATGCAAATACAAAAATTGCATCAATTAGTAATGCCAAAACAAAATATGAAAAAAGCTGTCGCAGAATGGTTAAACTTATCTTTGCGTAGTTTACAATTTCTGGCATGTCTGGTAGATACTACATCTTACGAATATCTTTCACAAATTTTTGCATTATCTGTTAACTTTCTCACAGGACAACTTATTCCATATGACAATTATTCGATATTAACAATTCCGAATGAAACTGTTAATTCGACTACATCAAAAGTAGGCAAATATGGAATCTTTAATAATCTTGTAGAAATTGCTAACAGCAATGGTTCAGATTATGCATTCTCAAAAGCTATCTTACCTGCATTTCGTGGGGTATCATTTGAAAAAGGTTTAGCTGTTTAATTATACATCTCTGCTGGATTAACCAGCAGAGATGTATTTTATGAGTATATCAATTGATGAATTAATCGATTTTGATTATTCAATGTTAAAACAAAATAATGTAGGAGAAAAAATGAGTAACGAATTATCTCTTGTATCTATTAAAGATACATTAACTAAATGTGTAATACTTGAGAACAAGTTAAATGATCTCGCATTACAAGAAGAACATCTTGATAATGCTCGAATCATTATTGATACAGTAGAAAAATATAAATCTCAAGAATGTATTCAGATGGCTGAAGAATTACTTGGTACAAGTATTGAAGGCTTAAAGAAAGTTTTAAATAATCCAAATGCTAGTCAAGACTATAATTTTGAAAATGTATACAAAATGATTCGGGAATTAAGTCATAAATGTCGTCAAATGCATGGCAATTTTAGATTATACTTGGATCAAAGACATATAGATGAAGATACAAAAATTAAAGCACCAAACATAAAAGATAATAATACAGGTGAATATTGGACGTTTCGTGATCTTATGAAAACACTTGACTATGTTGCTCGTTATACTCCATTTGAAGACGCGAAGCAAAGACCTGTTGATGTTATAGATAAATTTGGTGTTTTTACTGCTTTTAATAAAATACTTGCAAAATATAAAACCAAAAGGGAAAAACAAGGATTCTATGCTTGCTGTAAAGTATATTTAGAATCAATGCGCAAATTATTAGCATATTCTGTTATACTCTTTAAAAAACTCGATAAAACTGCTCTTAATAAAAAATATGAAGGAACAGTTTTTTACAAATAAGCTCTATCAAATAGATCTTTAATGAACTAAAGAATAAAATAATTATCGTCACTACGAGGGATGTCCCTCGTAGTGACTTTCAAATATTTATACATATATATTGCTCCAATGATAAACCTCAAACCTTAATAAGGAGAACACATCATGAACAAGACTCTTGAACTCACCGTCTTCGCCGTTCCGAATTCCATCAACTCTTTCAACGACTGGCATTGCAAATCCTACATCCCGTATCAGAAAGATTATCTTCACAATCTCGGCATCGAAGTGAAGGATGACGATCCTTTGCTTCAGGTCTGGATGATCAGCAATGATCCCGAACGAAACCACAACGATCATGGTTTCAACCGTGAACAGCTGAAGAAGCTTGGTCTTCCGGAAGATGCGGAAGGAACGAATCACTATCACGACGCGATCGGTCGGATTCGTGCTCCCGAAATGCTTCCGCTCCATGTCTGGAAAGATGCGAAGGAAGGCGAAGTTCGTACCTTCACCGCTCCGAATGGATGCGTGGTGAAACTGACGTTCGCGCAGAAAGCTGGTCGCTATGCGAGCTTCGGAAATTTCGAAGACATCACTAGTGATCTGCTGTCCGACTACAAAATCCGCAAAGCGGGTTAACTAACAACAAATGAAAAGGAACCCTGGAGTAATCTGGGGTTCTTTTTCAAGGAGTTTTCTATGAAAAAGAAATGTGAACATTGTGGGAAAGAAATCGATCGTTCTGCCACATGGGATAAGCGAATTCTTTGTCGTGAATGCTACGATAAGGAAATCGACCAGTTCGTGAAATACAGCGATTTCAAGCTTGCGCTTGTGATTGGTGTATACGAATTTTGCATGCTCTTTGGTATCACTGCAAAAATCACTGAAGCAATCTTAAACTAAGGAGAACTAAAATGAGGCAATACATAATGGGTTTTTATGTAGATATGAATCCGAAAACATCTAAATATGTTTTAAGTAGTAAATGTAAGAAAAAAAGAATATTACTACAATGCAAAGAAAATCATAAAGAAAATATGAATGATAATCTTGACAGAGTTTCTGATAGACTTGCGGCTGCTATTCTTGGCAGAAAGCTTTCTCACCCTATTTATACTCATGACGAGTCTGGCGAATTGAAGCAAATCATGTCACCTACTCGGAGAATTAGAAAAGCTGGTCTTAATCGGATTTTAAATGCTTTTGTAAAAGCAGATTGGGTAATGGAAGATTGTAAAGATTATGAAATAATAAAATCCATTTATGAAGATTTTGATATAGTAAAACGAATATATGATAAGGAATATGAAGATGCGATTAATGCTGTAAATAATTTTAGTCAAGAAGAAAAAGGTTTAGATTATGATGGCATTCGCTCATTACTGAAATATATGTATTCTTATGATTACTGAATGATTGACCTGGGAGAATTATCTCCCAGGTTTTTCTTTTGCTCAAACATCCTATGAATTTTGCTATACATTAATATATAAAGGAGAGCAACATGCCTTACGAACCTCCTTACAATGAAGAAGACATGCGAAAGCATGGCTATTCAGAAGAAATCATAGAAAAATTAAAACATGATCCTGTTCATGGTTGGAGAATGAAAACCGGTATAGAGTTAATTCATAGAGAACCAACCAAAACAGAACTCATGCGCATCTGGCAAAACTGGCAGTTAATGACAGATGAAATGAAACAAAAGTCAGATGCTAAATGTAAAGAATTATTTGGATATACCAATAAAAAACTTTATGATTATTTACTTCCTCAGTATAAAGTGGATAAACCTGGCAAAGATGAAATAAACTATCCTCTAAGAAAATCTGAAGAAGCATTAAATCAAACCAAATCATGGACTGTTAGTGATTTTAAATCTATTAATGATTTAAAAGCTTTTTACAAAATAGTTGAATATGGATTTGTTATCGATAAAAGAGATGTTCGTCCTGATAAAGATGAAGATGAATGTTGGCGTTCAGGAACTTATAAGAGTTTGATTCTTCATAAAAAAGGTGTGTGCTACGACACTGCTATTATGAGTGATCATTTCTTAACCCAATGGAAAATACCGCATAAAGTTGTTTTCTTCTGGGATGGTGGAAACAAATGTAATGATCATCCAACCCATTTAACTTGTATCTATCAAGAGAACAATGAATGGAAATGGCTTGAAGGTTCTTGGGGATCATTTAAAAATAACAATTGGCATGCTAAAACAGATAAAGAATTAATCGAATGGATCACAAAAGCTTGTGCCAATAGTTGGAAGAGATCAGCTTTTTCTGGAATCATAGAGAAGTTACCTGTAGATGGTACATGTATGATTGAATTTTGGAACATGATGGTAGCACAAGCTGAACGACATCGTGTTGCTCAAGTCAATCCAGATGTTTCAAAAGAATCTTTTATGAATGAGTATAGTACCATTACCTTTCCGAAAGAAGAAATTGAAACAATTAGTAAACAGGATCGTATCATCACAACTAGAGTAAGTTCTGATTATAATAAATTTCATGAAGGAGATATTGTTCAAACTCCATGGAATAAATTATACAAAGTAATAAATCGTCTTGAAATTACAAACATTAAAGATCATCCTTACTACAATGAACTCACTAAAGATCAAATTGCGCTTTTATCTAAATATGATAAAATTGCTGTTCTTACATTAATGATACAAAAAGATTCTAATGAAGAAATGATTCATAAGTGGGTGGCTGATGATATCTTCATCTATAAAGCAACTGATATTACGGATGAACAATGGGATCTCATTACAGAATCTGTAAACTTGGCTGCTAAAGCATCTAAAGATGAAACATGGACGAAAGAAGAAGTTAAGAAAAAAATATTAAGTAGTAAACTTGATGTTTATTTCTTCCTTCAGAAGCAATACAAAGCTAGTGATACAGAACGTAGTTTTGCTGAAACTTACCATCCTGTTGGTGTATTACAATTTAATCCACAGAATCTGTTTATTACTAACTTTGCTATTTTTAAACAAGCTCAAGGACAAGGTGTTGGATTTGTAGCATTGAAGAAGTTTATGGTGTCTATGCAAACCAAATACCAAGATAAAAACATTTACATCAATGTTGCAGAAAACAATACTGCTGCAAAGAATTTATATAAGAAGGTAGGCTTTGTCGAAGAATCTACATCAGATGGAGCTTGTCGTATGCGTTATAATAGAAGATATCGTGGAACAGTTGAATCAACTGAAGCAATTAATGCGGCTGTTTCTAAAAATATTAAGAATAACTTAGTTTATCATTCTGGTCCTGAAAAGTATGATAAACTATTAGGAAGTAAAACAGGTTCTTGGTCAGGAGAACAAGGTAATGTATTTGTTACTCCTTGTAAAGGAATTGTAGCTTGCTTCTTAATTAATAAAAAAGATATCTTAGCTGGAATAGAAAAACAACTTGGTAAGAAAGTTACAAGTTGTAATTTTGGTTATGATGTTTGGAACAAGCCTATTTCTGAACTTTATTCAATACCAAATGAAATTGGTGTAGAGATGAATATCAGAGGATTTAAACCATTCAAAGGTCAATCTACTGGATATCTTTACACAATTGATTTTTCCAAATACAAAGACAAATGTCACATGTTCAATAAGAATACAAATAGTGATGTTGAATTCGTTATTGAAGGTGATGTTGACTATATGAAATGTGAACCAGTTACAGTTAACTGGGTATGTAAATCTTCTGAAGAAGAAATTAAACGAAAAGGAGAAGGATCAGTGGAAGAACTGAATGACATGGAATCCCTCTCTGATGTAACTTGGTCAGAAGAAGATCTTGCAGCAGCAGCTGAAGCTCTTTCAAAAGGTATCACGAATTATCTTAATATTGGTGATCACCACGAAATTAAATTAGCTTATCCCGAATGGGAAAAAGATGCTTCTTTCAAAGTTACTGAATTCTTCCAGAATGCTAAAGTAGAAAAGAGTACTGTTTTACAACAAATACTTAATCGTATTAAACTTCCATCTGAGAAACTCACAGATGAGTTATCTACAGTAGAAGTAAATCAATACGATAGATCTCAGCTTGGAGCTATTGCTCGCTCCATTTATGAGTTCTATATTAAGTATATGGTTCGTTGTAATGTCTTTATTCAAAAGTTAGCTCAAACTTATTTTGAAGCACATTCAAATGAAGATTGGGCTCATGATGTTAGAATTAAACAGGCATTAGAACAGTATGATAAGAATCTTCTCAGTATAGAACAAATCGTTGCTTATTCTCCATTTATTGTAAAACAATATGCTCCTGTTGAACTGAAAAGTTCATTTGATCTCTTTGTTGATAATTATGTTCAAACACAATTAGCATCGTTAGAAGCAAAGAGAAGAGAAAGCATGTATTCGTATCCTGATTTCTGGGATCCGACCAACATGCCTACCTGGGCTCTTGTGTTTTACATGGCTGAGTTAGCAGCAACACACCATACTGACGAACTTAGTAAAAGTGCTTTAATTTCATTTAGTGTAAATGAAGAGCAAGAAGAATTAGCTTCTACCATCTACGGTGAAATACGATCTTTCTATATGGATAAGGTTCATGTTGAACCAGATGGAACAGAATATTCAACTGAAGGTTTTAAGAAAGAAATGATTCCTGCAGATATCCGCAAGAAATTCGGTAAGTATCTGTATCATGGAACTCATAGAGACTTAGACATCAATCAGCTTGCTGTTCATTTCTGTAAGAATAGAGCAAACAGAGACATTAAAGCTCCTGTAGTATATATGGAGCGTACGTTAGGCTTGGCAAGTCTACACTGTGCACAATTCATGAAAGGTCATGCTTCTAAGAAGCCAGATTATCGTGAACACTTTGTAGAGTTTGACAAAGCAAAAGATAGTAATACAGTTTTTAAACATGTAGAGATTGTTCACAATGATCCAGATCTGAAAGAAGCATCTGGTGAAAATGACGGATTCATTTATTGCACTAAAACTGAAAACTGTGTTGATAAATTATATTTCTCTACACCAAAGGATAAGAATGACTATTTGTTTGTTTCTTATAGTCCTCTTCCAGTTGATAAGAAAATAAAAATTCATATTACCTGGCATAGGAAATATGATGAGAACTTTGCTAAGGAAGCAAAAGGAAATAAATATGCAGGTATTGAAAGTCTAGAATACATACCTGATGTTACAGATGAAGTCTCTACTGAGGATTATCAGCTCGTTATGGATGCTGGTAAATATTACATCATAAGAAGCTTCCCTGTATATCCTTTCTTTCATAGACTCAAAAAGCATTACAATTCTACTAAGTTAGAAAATCTTCTTCAGATCATTCGATCGATTGGTATTACAACTTGGTTCACAAATACTCGTACTATTAAAATCCATAAGTTCTTTGTTCCTGAATTAATCTACTTATTAGAGAAATTCAAAATGGTTCCATTCATTGTGGATCATTTAAGAAAAGATACATGGATTGGTGAAAAACCAAAAACTCATACAGATTGTGATATCAATCGTGTTTATCGAAATCTGAATTGTAATCTTTATCCTCATCAGGAAAAATTTATTAAAGATTACGCTGACTTAAAAGATTCTCATAAACTTCGTGGTTATCTGTTATCATTCTCTCAGGGATTAGGTAAAACAATTACATCAGTTGCTTTGATGGAAGCATTGAACAAAGATCGTGTTGTAGTAATCTGTCCTAAGAATACAATGGTAGAAACATGGAAGAATCACTTCCAAAAATTCTATAAAGCAGAACAATCGATTTATGTGTCTGGTGTAGATAAAGAATTCAAAGGTCAAAGATTCTGTATCTTCAATTACGATGCTATTGACAAGATGAATTCCATGGCTGGTGTGAAAACAGCAAACATGGGTGTAATTGTAGATGAAAGCCATAACTTCTTACGCATTCAATCTGGTCGTACTAGAAAGTTAATTGACTTAGCAAAAGCTTCAGATAAAACAGATATCTTACTGATGTCAGGAACTCCGATTAAAGCTTGTGGTGTAGAAATGATTCCACTGCTTTATATTTTGGACCCAATGTTTGATGAAGAAGCTGCTACCATCTTCAAGAATACATTTGGTTACAATGTGAAAATTGCAACAGATGTACTCAATGCACGTTTGCACGGTGTTATGGCACGTGTTACAAAAGAAGTCTTGAATCTTCCACCTAAGACTCGTACGACTATTAAAATAAAACTTCCAAATGGTGATAAGTATACCACGCAAGAAGTAAGAAAAGGAATGGAATTATACATTAAAGAACGTTTAAAATACCATCGTGAGCATATGGAAGAATATCGAAAAGAATTTATAGAGTGCATGGAATTCTTAGAGAAATCTAAAATAGCAGACGATCCTGATTTTAAACGTTATAAGCAGATTATAAAGAAACTGATTCACAATCATGGTCAGTTTGAGCATGGTGATCCTGATATAGCGTGGGCAAATAATTATGAGAAGACAGTTGTTGAAAAACAATTTACTTCCGAATTACTTCATAAATTTAGACATTGTAAAGCAGCAATTAAATATTTGCATTTAAAGATACGTGGTGAAGTACTAGGTCAATTCCTTGGTAAACTTCGTATTGAAATGACATCAGCTATGCTGAAAGCAGCGGATATTCAAAAGCTGATAGAAGAAGCTCAAAAGAAAACAATTATCTTTACTTCTTTTGTTGATACAATTGAAACATGTGAAGCCTATGTCAAATCATTAGGTTATAAACCTATTGTGATTTATGGTAAGAATTCTAGTGAAATCGCACCACTCGCTAAACTCTTCCAAACAGATCCTAGTTATAATCCATTAATCGCCTCTCTACAAACCCTCTCAACCGGTGCTACTTTAACAGCAGCAAATCGTGTTATTTTCTTAAACAAACCGTGGAGAAGTGTAGATTATGAACAAGCTTCCGACCGAGTTCATCGTATTGGTCAAGACTGTCCTGTGGACATTATTTCTCTTGTCCTTGATACTGGTGATCGCGGAAATCTTTCAACACGAATGGAAGACATAATGAATGAATCTGCAATGGCATTCGATGCTATTGTAGAAGAACATGAAAAATCTGATAAGAAAAAGAATTCAAATGAAGAATATTCAATTGCATCTTCATTTGAAGGAATGGTGTTACTGAATGATACACATGAACAACGTGTTCTAAACAGTATGGCTCAACCACACTATCGTCCTGAAGGAGCTAATTCCTGGGCTCATGTTCAACATGACATAGCTAATGGAATTCTTCTGACGAAAGCGATTAAGCATCGTGATCTTACACTACAAGAATATGCTACCATTCTTTATCACGATAGTGGATGTAAATCTATATATCCTAAGAAAGATGGTCATGGACTTAAGGGTGTTGAAATTGCTAAACCAGATCTTAAGAAATGTGGTTTCTTCTCTGAGAAAGAAATTGAAGATATTTGTGTTGCTATTCTTGAACACGATGAAACAACCAATCCAAAGAATCTTCATTCATCTGAACTATCAGATTTGTTAGCATCTGCTGATACAAATCCTCCAGACATTCCATGGATTTTAAACAAATCCTATGTTTGGGGATTAAGACATGGATGCACTGACCATGATAAAAACATGGAAAATGTTGTTAAATACATGTCTAAAATCTATGGAAGCAATGGTGAAATGATTTATCCTAAACTCTATAGAGAGTATTATAAAGATGAAATCAAAAAGATGAACAAATTCTTTGACAAACTCACAGTGGAAGAATGTGTTAAGATTGTAGACAAATACCGTGAAGAACATGAACTAAAACATAACGAACTTACACTTCCTGAACCTAATACAGATCAGAAGATCACAATCAGTACAGAAGGTATGCCTGCTAGTTATGCTAATGCGCAGTTCGCTAATAATCAGAATAAGAGACGCATCTGGGATGTATGCAAGAAGTATTACGATCTTGTTGGATCTCATGGTGTAAACCATATTCAAGAAGTGTTAGCAACTGCTTATGTATTAAAAGGTAAACAAGATTTAACTGATGTTGAATATGCAGCTATAGTCTGTCATGATATCGGTCATAAACAAGAAACACCAGAAACTCATCACAATCTTATTTCAGTGAAGTTAGCAAAAGAAGAACTTCCAAAGTTGAACATTTTTACAGAAGAGCAACTGGAAGCTATTTATAAAGCTGTTCTCCAACATAGTCATTCTTGGAGAAAATCACAGAATATTAAGATTGGTACATTAGAAGGATTAAGTGCTCTTGTTGCATATGCCGATCGTGGATTCCCACAAACGTCTTATTATGAAATCTGTCTTCGTCCTACACTTTGGATCTTAGAAGGTCATGATAAAACGGATCAACCTGAAAAGTGGGAAAGATTACATCATTACAAAACGGTTGATGATATTTCTATAGGTGTTCTTGAAACATTAGAGAAATACAAAAATAAACGTCATGATGAAAATGAAGATTCTATTTATACTAGAGCATTTGCAAAAGAACGTGCTATTCAGAATAAATTAAGAAGCGAAATATCATTAGACGTTATCAAACCGGTTGTAATCAAGATCATGAAAGATTATAAATATACGAAAGCTGTTGGTGCTGAAATGTATGCTACAGAATCTCTTGAAGTTTCAACAGAAGCGACATCTTCTGAAATGAAAATTAAGCGTAAGAAGATTCAGGATTACATTCTGAAGGCAATGAAGCTTTTGGATCCAAATACTGATATCAATACTTCTTACTGGAAGAAGAAATTTGATACCATGTCTGATAAAGACTTTGATAATTTCATGCACAATATAAGAGAGCATAAGGAAAATGTCCACATGTATGTACCACCATTCAAAGTTACATTACGTAGCAAAGATATGGTTAATGCAGCACATGCCTTAGGCGTTAAACTTATGCACAGACTTTGGATGCGTGATCAACACACTGGTATTAAGTATCTAACTCCTGAAGAATATTTAGTTGTTCAGTTACCTGTTCGTAGACAGCAACAGTTCTTAGATGAAAAGTTATCTGTACCTGATAATGATAAAACTATTGACGGATTATCTGGTCAGGTTTCAGGTGATTCAAAATGTTGCTCACTTACAAGTCCTCAGATCCAGATCTTCCACGCAAGAAATCTGAATGCGTCATTATTTGAGTTAGCAAATGTACGTGGCGGTAATATTCATAACTACGCTGAGTTCAAACGCTCACTAGAAGAAACTGGTGAAGTTAGTCTGAACCAGTTAGATCCTATGAATAGAACACGTGTTGCTGTTGTTGGTCAAGTATGGCTGACAGCGATGCATTTAGATATTAATTTAGTTGATATATGAGGTGATGAATTATGGCGTTATTATTAACACCCATTGATTCTGAGCTCTTCGATGATAATTCTTATGTGATGAAAGTATGGGACTCTGTTGCAAGTGAGTTAACAAGTCGTACATCTAAACAAGCAGAATTGGCAGCAAAAAGACAAGAGGTAAAACGTAAAGCAACTCTTAATGCTGAATTAAAGCAGAATAATTATATTCAGCAGATTCGTGCATCTTGGGGTGACTTAATTAGTTTAGCTTCTACTGTTCCTGCCGTCGTAGAGCAAGATCCTACTACAGTTAAGAATGATGATAATTTACAGAGAACAACTGCAACTGAATTAGCAAGAACAGCTACTGATACTCCTGTGAATCTTACAGAAGAACAAAAAGCAATTGCTGCTGAAAAGAAACGTATGTGTGATACTTGTAGTAATGAAGGTAGTGATCCTACATTTGTTGCTGGTGTTATGCAGAAGAATGCGGCAAGTATGAAAGTTGGAGTAGCAGAATCTTTCATATCCAAGTCAAATCGTATTTCAGGAAATGATGCAACTGATTTGGCTTCTATGGATTGTACAAAGAGTGTTGCTCTTGCAGAGATTAAGCAAGCAGGAAAAGACTTTGGTGAATCTCTAATTGGTATGGTAGCCACAGGAACTTTAACTCCGAATAACATTCGTGATTATTTTGATGAGTTATCTGCATCTGTTGGTACATCACTTGCCCAATTATTAGGTGGTGCTATCAGTGGTATTCCTAACTTTAACCCTTGTGCATCTCAGTTATTCTCTAAAGTTAGTATTGGTTTTGGTTTAATGGCTAGTGCTGCTGAAACATTAGCATTGACTGGTGAATTTGCTGCTGTCACAATCAATAGTGTCAGTAACATTGTACAGCATAGTCCTGAGCTGTTAATTGGTATGGCAGAAACATTAGCTCAAACTGCAGTGAATACAGGTCTTATGGCAATTCGTATTGCAATGGGATCATGCCTTGATAAGCAGAGTGCATTCATGGGCATGATTGGTAATGCTGAAAGACTTGTTAAAGGCGGCATTAGTGTTTACAACGGAGCATGTAAAGCTAAAAGTGCAATTGAAGGTCTTATTGAAACAACAGAGAAATTGAACTTCTCATCTAGAATCAAAAGTCTAGTGAAAGATCATCCTTGTGTTCGTTCAATGGATATGTTAATCAAAGGTACAAATGTTGATATTCGTACCTATATGCATTTAACAGCTACCGGTATCAAGTATGCACGTATTAGTTTAGGTACTGATCGTCAGGCTAGATTATCATCTTACATGCTTCATAACCAACCAGCTATACGTGATACATGGACAAGAAACGCTTATGATCGTCGTAACCATACGACAGATCGTATTTGTAACAGATATACTCTTTATGGGTATGGAAGTTTCAGTTATCTTTAATACTCACCAGGTAGGGATTACTCCCTACCTGGTAATTTTTTTGTATTATATATTCATATTAATACGGATAGGCCATTTTCGGTTAAAATATATATTACTATAATGTGATATCTTTTTAACCTTAACCTCAAAGGAGGTCGTAATGTCTGTCCGCTATACTCTAACAGAGCAGGAGCGGGGTTCCTTGGCAGAAAATAGAGTAGCTTGGTATCAAGAAATCTCAATCTTTAATGGTTGTATGGATACCATAGTTATTCTAGATTCTTCCGGTACTCAGCACCAAATTCCACCATCTCCAAATGGTGCATATCTACAGCGAAATGCTGTAGTATTATCACGACGAGGACATGTAGGAATTTCAAAGCAACCCAATTGTGCTGACGTCATGATGCCAGGTATAACAGCAACTGTATCTGGTCCCATGATAAAGCAAGAACCAGTCTACGTCAAAGAATTTGACGTCGTAATCTGTACACCTGAAGATGCAGCACTATGTTGTCATCCATTTCAGAAAACAGATTATGCTAGTTGTCTAGAAGAAGGCATAGCTAAAATATCTAGTGCCTTCGATGATGCTCCAATGTTGAAGATCATGGCAAATGATCCAACAAACTCATTCGATTACTTGTATACCTTAATAGATACACAAGTAACGAAGATTCCTGTTACACATATGTCTGGAGATGATTTTGTACTTACATTAATTTTCTCAGTTAATGGGTCATATAGTACAGAAGAAATTATCTTAAATGATTTTCTCACAGGCAAACAAAACACAATGGAATTTCAAAATCGTGTAATTCCATTTGTGACTACAACTGAATTGTGTGCGAAAGAATACGGACGTTCTTTCCGCTGGATTACAATGTCAATGTTTAATGAATCTATTGATAAACTGAAGATCGAACATAAAGCTGAATTAGAAACTCAGAAGAAAGGGTTCGAAGTTAAGTTATCTGATAGTGCAATTAAAGCGACATCCTTGCAAACACAAATTTCTAAATTAGAAAGCGAACGAGATGATTATAAGTTAAAATATGATAGTATAAGAAATGATCTTGCAGCGTCCACTGCATTCATGAAAGAACATACTGATCGACAAAAACTTTATGCATCATCTCATATTTCAGATAATGATGTTAAAATTAGTGATGTTAAGACACAAGCTACTGAAACGGAACAGAAATATAAGTTATGGCACATCGTACTAGCTGCATCGGTCCCTGCGTTAGCAACTTTAACTCTTGAAGTTATCAAAGCTTTTGTCGCTAAAAAATAAAACCCCCTAAACACACAGAGAGGAGCAAAATGTGTGGAAACGTGTTCTAACAAAGTATAGTAATCTCTTACCGGATTTCAACAACTATTTGCTGAAAGACTATCGTAAAGAGAAAATTAGACAGATCACACCTTATCTTGATGGTCTGTTTAAAGAATCTGACAAAAAGCTTCCTCAACAAGTCCAATATATTGGATTTAAAGTATTGACACCTGAGGAAGTGATTCAATGTACTCGTACTAACAAAATTCTTAGAAAACGCGTCTCAATTCTGAAAAGCACATTTGAAACTGTTCGTTATGAATTCAGTTTCATGAACAATCCTTATTATGTGTTTGTTGATGTTCCGTATATGGTTGATAATCATATTCTAATGAGCAATACTCACTATTGGCCAATTCTATATGAAATTGAACCTGGTGGACTCAATCATGCACATAACGAAATCATCTTGAAAGTTATGTGTGCACCTATCATGTTGTATCGTAATGCAACATTTACGTTTACAACAGATAAAGGTAAAACATATAAAGAAATTGTAAATCAATGTAAGATACATCAAGGACGTAGAGGCAGAGGTAAGAACGCCTGTGTAGTCCCGATTATCTTGTATCATTTAGTGAAGATGCCATTCTATCATTGCATGGCTTATTACAAGTTCACACCTGATGAAATTCAGATTGTGAATAAGTATGTGAAAGAAGAAAATTATTCTTATATTACAATCAAGCCAGATAGTATCTATCTGCGTGTTCTTGACACAGTGTTTGATGACAAATATAAGCGTAGAGTAATAGCAAGTTATCTCATGTGCTTGCATGAGTGGTCACAGTTTAATCTCAGAGATTTAATCAGCTCCTCACCTGGTTATTATAGAGTCGTTTTAGGACGATATACGTATAGTCAAATTAAAGGTGCTGATAGTGATAAAGCAGTTATGTATGCGGAAAATGCTGGTAAGCATCTTGCAACTACAGATACTGTTTTAGATGAACCTGCAAAAGCACAATTACGTGGAATTGGTATTGAAGTAAATAACATCTATGATTTCCTTTATACCGCATTCTACGAAATGGATCAATGGCTAGTTAGTTATTCTCCTTGTGATCTTTATAACAAGAAGATTGGCTCTCTTGAAAAGACATTGAGTCCGTTAGTTTCCCGTATCAATCGTACGTTGTTTGATCTGGTGAATACAAAGAAACCAGAATTAAAACCAGATAACGTAAAGAAAGCAATTAGTCGTTGTAGCCAAATGGAAAATTGGGTTACAGCTGCTAAGTTCACACCTAATCCCAGCTTCTTCAATGATAATGAAATGATCACGATTCTTACGAAACGTGAAAGAAGTTTCGAAAACACTGAAATTGCTGGTGGCAAGAATCAAAAGAAAGCTAAGATGAAGCCTGCACAATTAAAGGCACATCCTAGTCACTTAGTCGTGGAATCTATTGTCTCGCTGACAGAAAGTAAACCTGTCATAGCTGGAGATATTAATCCATATTTACAGATCGACACAAACGGGTTAATTATCAAGCCTGAATGGGCCGATGAGATCAAAGATATTTTCGTATAAAACGTTACTATGATAGAGAGAGGAGATCCCTCTCTCTATCTCATTTTTTGTATAGATATATATTACGTTAAGAAATCAATCTGTAGTTAAGATTGATAAAACCATAAACCAAAGGAGATAGAGATGTTTAGAACACCTCCCATCACCGAACTATGTCAAGGTGAAATGAATGACTTCATCTTGGAAATAGTTCAGAAAGAATTGAGGAACATTCCTCAAGACACTCATTGCCGAAGGAGAGAGTTATGTGAAGCGATCCTGGCATGTAACTCTGAAGTCGGAAACAGAAGTCGTATGAGAGAAGGATTGACTACAATCCTGAAATCATGGGATGCAAAACAGGATCAGATCAACAAACTCGAACGTCTCGGTTTTACCGTAAGTAAAGGTAAGACTCACTACAAACTCAGAATCAACAATTCTGCCTACTTTGCTGTACTAGGCGGCACACCTGGTGACAGACGAAGTGGCAATAACTCAACCATGAATGCATTATCCGCATTCTTTTAATTAAGGAGAATTAAATGGATCCTCAAACCTTCAATGCGTGGATGTCCGTTATCCATCAGTATTGGACTATGTTCTGCAATTCGTTGCAGCCGCATGTGCAGCATCTTGCTCCTCAAATGATGCAGGCAATCGGAAACACCCAGCTTCAGCAGCAGATAGTGAATACTATTGCGACAAATCCGCAGATAGCCGGGAATCAGCAAGCTATTCAGGCTTATGTGCAGAATGTCTTCAATCAGTGCTTAAATCAGTTTGCGTCTAATGGAGTTGGAACCTATTATGCTCCGCCTGCTGCTCCGATGTATACTCCGTATAACCAGTTCCAGCAACAGACGAATCAGTTCTTTGGGCAACGCCAAATGATGCCTACTCAGCTCCAGGCAAGTCCGTATGCAAGAACCAATCAAGCACTTCAGCCCATGCCGAACCTGAGTATTGGAAAACCGACTGTGCAAGATGAGTTCATCAAAATGCAGCCAAGTCCGGCCAAGCCTGCTATTACGATTAATCCGATGCAGCAGACTGTTGTAACTGCAGCACCTCCTCCTGCTCCGACTACCAAAGTTCCTGTGATTCAGCAGAAAGCCAAATTCGTCTCTCCGAAAGATGAACTTGACAAACCGAAGTTTAAGGAACACATTTCTGTCAGTACCAAATTCCCGGTGAAATGTCACGGAGACATTGCTGTGTATGAACACAGTGATGGATCAATGATTAATACTCTCATGGTTCAGCTCGAAGGATTGACTACTGATCCTGAAGCAGAACTCAAGAAGCTCAGAACTAAGTATGATTATGAAAAGATCGTACTGATGTATCGTGACTTCAGAATTGAGAAGGCGAATCTTAAGGAAATGCAGGATGTTTCCATTAAGATTAAGAACATTTATGAAACTGGTAAAACAGTCAATATCATCGATGTTCTTAAGAAGATCATTGATATCCTGGATACTTGCACGCAAGGCGTGTATAAACAGGTTTCCACGATCATTCTTGATGAGTTCAATAGCATCGCTACTGGACGTAATCCGGATGATGAAATCGCCAATGTGTCTAAGCTTGAGGATATTCTCAAGATCAAAGACAAGATTGCTCAAGAATATCTGAATACGGCAATTGGTGTGTTCTGCAAGGTGAATATCTTTGATCCTGCAAGTGAGGATATGAGTCCTTATCTGCAGAATTATGAAGTTATGCCTGAGAAGTCCTATAAGGATCTTCGCAGAAACAAAGATCAGTTCACGGAATGGGCTTCTACCCATATCGTAATTGTGTCTAACGATAAGCTCCTTCGTTATACCACGATTCAGGATCCGGCTCTGATTGATCTTGAACCTGGATATTCTGTCAAGTATGAGAACAGTGATATCGAAAGCGATTTCGATTATTTCCTGTTCGATGCCATGAAGATCGATAGTCAGGTTGAAGATCTGATTGTTGTAACCGGAAATATTGCAAGAAAGTATATTATCGTTCGTACCGAATATGGTGACGATAAGAGCATTCTCTGCAATGTCTTCGTCAGACCTGCATAATAAAATAGCTAGACAGAGAGGGATATCCCTCTCTGTCTAGTTTTTCTTTTTAGATAATAATAGAGTTAGATGCCTCAAACGAGACAGTAGTTTCTAACGTACTATTCGCACTGTCTAATGTAACAGGAAGCTGAGTTTTATGCTTAGCTAACTGTACATAGGTCGCTTCGATACCTTCTGCTCCACCAGGAAGTTCACCTTCCAATTCAACGTCGCTATCTGTCAGTAAGACTTCACCTGCTCCGTTAATATAACGGTCGCATCCAGTATAGAAGCCAAATTCAGAGATCATGCAATATGATTGATCTAACAGACTCATGGCTTCTTCAAGCTCAGTCATGCTAACGCGACAAATACCAGTCGCTCTTACAATGATTCGATCTGAGGTGATTAATGAACCACCTGTTGTCGGAGTTGTAGGAGCTGACGGATTTAAGAAACTGCTTGGATTTAATGCATAGTCTTTTTCTTCACCGTCAGAAGAATACTTAATGATTTCAACCCTACCAGGATCCCAATCAATAAGTTTTAAATAGTAATATGCATATCCATTCTTTACAACTCTCATACGGTACTGAGAACGCTCAGACCATGGGAGTTCTACTTCTTCTTCCAGAGGAATAACACGAATCGGAATAGGATTGTACAGATCCATGTTTCTGCAATCTGGCTGGTGTTTAATATGCATTGGTGAATTAGCTGTAGAAGTTGTACAGCTATATCCATTTGACCCGATACCAAAGTAAAGTAACTTTGGAACAGATAATGGAGAAACATCAGCTAAGACTCTATACTTTGTGTTCAGTGTTGTATCAACACGTTCAACATAGCTCAAAGGTAAGAAACCGTTCAGCTGATTAAGAGAACCCAGGATTGTGTTAACGCATCCTGAGTTTTGGAAAATTGTGTCACTCATGGAGTGTTCCTTTATTTAAGATATTGTTTAAAAGTAACGTATGTTGTATCTGCTGGGTATTCTGTAAAGTTAAAATTCATATCATCTGGAACATTAATATTTGTAGTATCAATAGAATCTACAATCGATACTTTTACATTAACATTGTTTCGATAAATACGACGTGCTGTATAGCGAAGTGACTTAATTGTTTCAACAGGAAGTTGCATTATTGCATCGACTAAAGTATCGCTAAATCCTAACTGACTTAACCTTGCTTTTTTCTTTGCTTTTGTCACTTTCTTTTGTGTAATAATCTTAGCGACACTTTCAATCTTATCAAGTAGCATCTGCTTATAATTTAAATCTTCATCCTTTTGATCTGATAAAGTAAATGTACAATCAAGTACATCACCTTGGTCAAGATAAGTCGGTTTAACAACTTGATGAAGTTTATCTGTTAACCTTGTACCAATATTCTGGTAGTCATAAGCCGTGTTTCTAATGTAAGTGGATAAAGGACTACTTACATGATAAGAAAGCATAGTGTCTTGAATCTCGTTACAAGTTGGATTAAGATAAGCAAGATTATACGCAGTTAAAGATTTAAACAGAGTCATTAATCGTTTAATGCGTTCTTGCCTACTTAATATACCTACTGCTAAGAACATATCATCTTCAGGGAACATACTTTCTATAATCGTATCAATCATACGACTATATAACGTATCGACATCATTACTTTCATCATAACTCTCTAAGACTAATTGTAATGCTCTGATATCTTCATTTCCTTGTGTGATACCACGTGATAAGAAAGCATCAAAAGATTCACCATCAAAGATGTTACTTATGTCATACAACTCAGGATTACCTTGCTTATCTTCTTTTCTTCCAATACAATAAATTTCAAGTAACTTATCATACAGACAACGATGTACAGCAGATTCATCATGTGTTGCAGCTAAATACAATGTAAGATAATTTAGACCTTGACGATCTAATTCTTCCACTAAAGTATTTAAACTAAAGAATGTAGTATATTGCGGCGTTAGTAACACCTCAACATCATACTTAGAATTTGATTTTGCAAATCTCATTCCGTAGATTTTTTGTTCTTTATAACCTGATGTTGTAGCTGTTCTTTTGAACCAGGTAAACTTGGGTAAATCATTGTTAAATGAAGCCATTTTCGCTGTACGGAAAATGATATTCTGATCTTTGTCTAAGATATTCCACCATGAGAAATGATCGTTATAACAAAGTGTATATGCATCTCCAGTTGACAGCATACAAATCCAAACACGATTTTCTGGCTTTACTAAAGAAGTACTTCTCAGAATGAAGTTAAGACCTTTTGCTGCTATATCTTTTTCTTCCAATGCTTTACTATCTAATATTGCAAAATCTTCATCAATATTCAGATAATACGTACCAACTTCTTTTGTTAAATAAGTATTGGTACGATACATTTGATAATGCCATTTAAATGTGTCAAACATTTTAACTTTGTCTAGCTTTAATGGCATCTGCAGCTGAGCGTATTTTGGAGGATGTGTATAGTAATACAGTTCTTCTGTATCACTTGCTTTCTCTTGACGAACATGATCAATTCGATAAAGAGCATAAAACAGCATACCAATCCAGTCAGCAGCTGGTAGTGTAATAATACGAGAACTGTTAACTAATTGAATTGGAATTGTAAATTTCAATCTATCTTGACTGATTAGATACAGAATAGTTTCTGCACAGAATTGTGTATAAATTGTAATTAAGTCAGAAATAGTTGAAGTATCTTTTAATTCTAAGAACTTTGTATTCATGTGAGAAGTAGGAGCATACGAAATTAGTTTTGTATGACGATCCGTAGACTTCTCAAATAAATAATCATCTTGATATTCTAAAAAAGATTCACGCTCTTTTTCATAAAGCTCATCGATTTTTTCAATCTTACCAGCTTCATATTCTTGTTTATCATTGATCTTAGTTAAACCAGCATTTTCACCAAGATGATGTAAGATTTTTTCAAATCCATTTTTTGGATTTTCTTTTATTTCGCTTATTTCTTGATGAACAACATCAGCAACCTTAATAGAACGAACTGAAGGATATTTCTTTGCTGTATCTTCTGTATAGATTTCTTCATCTTCCTCAGATAAATCATCCACAGTAGATTGCATTAAGTTTTTACCCTGTAAGGATACATGTTTCATAGTTAACAAAACATAATCCAGTAGTTCTAATGCATGTTGCGTACCTTTATGCTTATTTAAATAAGGTAAGTTTTTGTATAAGAACTTTTGTTGAATAATAGATAAAATATCACGGTAATCTTCAAAACCATGAGACTTTAAATATCTCCAGATATGATACGTATGAGCATATCCTGTACGGATGTTCGTAATTCTTTGAACAAAAACAGAAAGATAAAGAATCTGCCATACGAGATAGTAATGCGCTGCACCGTAAAGATTCTCATAGCAGAATCCTTCTACAGCATAACGCCTACGAATCATATCTAATGTGTTAGAAACACAGTCTACAATACTTTGTCTTTCTGATTTTTCTAATAAAGAATCATCATAAGTCAAAAGTGCAAAGTTTTCGCTATTTTGTAATTTGGTATATGCCAATCTAATATTGCTTCTCATACTACCTGTTTCAAACTGGGCAGGATAAGAGTAAGCAACTGCATGGATTACACCTGTTTCATACGGATATTTACTTAATAAAGTATTATATCTGGTCTGCGGTATCCTATAGATCGTCCTAGTATTATCATGCGTTTTGAACGTTAAACCAAAATATGGTTCTCTGTCATCAGGTGAGATAATACTACCGGACAAGAAATCTTGATACGCAAGAATCACTTCATGAGAGAATTTTGTTTCATCAAGAGTTGTCGGAAATTTAACTTCAGAAAATTCGCGATAAAGAAATTCTTTTATGAATAGAATTTTGGTTTTTGTATCATAGCTATAGACAGACGGAACTGTATTGTGTTTATAATACAGAAGTTTGTTTGGAACCGTACGAGTTAATGTATAGGAAATGCTATCATCAAACCACGAAAGATTTGTGGATAAAGGAAAGATGTAGTGAAGAGTTTGACTCACAATTATATTTATAACTTGTGAACCAATTTCTTCTCCATATTTTCTTTTAATATTTGATGAAGATATAACAGTATTATCTGATTCAATGATATCGAATAAGCAACCGTTATCTAGCATGTCTTTTACGATAGGAATTACTTCCTTATGATCAAACAATATGTACTCACCCATTATATTTCTATAATAAGGATGAGCAGTGATTGTTTTAGAAACTAATTCCTTAAATTCATCTTGTACCCAAACACTTAGCATCTGTTCAGCAATGAGCGTATCTTTAATCGTAATTGTTCTTAAAAAGTTTGTTAACTCATTAAGATACATGTTAAGCTGAATCATATTTCACCTCTGTAAAGGGTAGTTTTAGGGGCTATAAAATGGCTAAAGCAAAAAACAAATATTCAGCTGAAGCTGATGGCTTCGGTTTACCACCTGCTGATCCTACTGCAGGAATGGGTGGTATGGGAGACATGGGCGGTGGTGGCATGGGAATGGGTGGAGATATGGGCCTTGGTGGAATGGGCGGAATGGGTGGTGGAACACCAGATGTTTCACATGCATCCAATGGTCTTTTCCCACAAGACATCATTCCTGTTCGTGGAGCAAGAAGATTATTTAAGCTCCTTGGTATTTCGTTCCAGCCGAATCGTCCAAAAACCCAAAAAGAAAAGAAAATTAATCTTTTCGCATATAATCCTGACGAGTTAAAGTATCAACCAGGATTCATGCGTGGGTTCTTAGAGCACAACACAAGTCCTAGTAGTTTGTATGATTATCTATCATCTACTTCACTTCGTGCTGCTGCTTGGGAACGTGAATCAAAATCAACTAATATTTTATCACCAGAAATTGAAGCAGCTAAAGATATCATGGTTGCTTCTATTTTATCTCCAGTTGATTTACAAACTAATGCAATTAATATAGAAGTTTGTGATAAGAGTCTTCCTGATGAAACTCAATCTGAATTAACTCAAATCCTATCAGACTATATTAATAATGAATTAAAGCTTCCAAAACGTTTGAGTAAATGGATTGGTAACGCCCTTTATCAGACTGGTGCCACGCCTATCTTAATTCTCCCACAGTCTAATATCGAAACATTACGTAAATTAAATGATTTGGAATATGCTGGTTACATCAATGGTCCTGGTTCTGAAATTAAACCAACAAAGAGACCAGAAAAGGCGAAACTTGTATCCGGTGAAACTCTTGAAGTTAAAGATGCTAAAAAATATCAAGCATCATTTGAATCAATAAAACTTGAAGCTGAGACAGAAGACTATAAAGCTATGGTTGAACAAACCGTCAATGATTGTCTTGCTGGTCTTGAATCTTTAGATTTTATTGATGACAAATATGTAAAGAACATTGGTGATAATAGAAAGAAATTCCAAGCTGAAATCTCTGAGCTCATTAAGAAGAGTAAAAATTACATTATGTTCTCGAGAGATCCAGGATCTATTTCAAAACATGGAAAAGATATCCGTTCGAGACTAATGGAAATGCAGAGAGATATTGATAAAGAATTTGTTATCAATAGTCCTACACCTCTTTACACTATTAATAGTGATAAATCAGATAAGAAAGTGGAAGCTGCAGCTCTTGTAGAACTTCCTTATCAGTGTGTTATTCCTGTTATTGTTCCTGGAGCACCAGATCAACATATCGGATATTTCGTATTAGTCGATCAATGGGGTGAACCTATTAATCCAGACTATCGCGATATGAACGATATGAATGCAAATAGTAGATTAGTAGAATCGAACATGCATGCAATGTTTGGTGTACCTAGCACAATCTTAACAAGTGAAAGATCTCCAATTCAACACTTCAAAGCTACTTCTATGATCTTTGGTAATATCCTTAGACACTTCATGGAACATAAGCTTGAAGAATATGGATTAGGCGGAACACAGATTCAACAGCATGAAGCAGTTACAACTTGCCTCATGAGAAACATGCTGGATAGTCGCAGAATTGGTTTAATCTTTGTACCAGAACCAATGATGGTGTATTACAGATTTAATGTTCACCAGGATGGTACAGGTAAATCATTAATCGAAGATATCAGAACATTAACCGGACTTAGAACAACATTAGTTACATCTCAGATCATGGCTGCTACTGAAAACAGCATTGATAACAAGATTGTAGAAATGAATGTTGGCGATATGAATGTAAATGCACAGCAATTGATGGAACAAATCAAAAACGCATTTACAGAAAAACGTATCATGAGATACGATAATAATCCTCTTAATGTTCAAAGAGATTTAATTCAAAAATCTTTAACCATTGTTCCAAAAGGAATTAAAGGTTTACAAGATGGATTAAATATCACAACAGAACATAGATCAACTGGTTCTATTGCTCCTGATGATAATCTCTTAAATCAATTAGGCGATTGGATTATCCAAGCATTAAAAGTTCCGAAATCTGCTGTCACACAAATCGGTGAAGAAAACTTTGCTCGTAGTGTTGTTACAACAAACTTATTCTTTAATAATCGTGTTAAAATTATACAGCAAGATGTTAACGAACAAACGACAAAGCTGATTCGTACTTATGTAAAATATAATACGATTCTTCGTGATAAGATTCTCGGTGTACTATCTACCTCAAATAAAGATTATCGTGATTCAAATCAGGAATCAGAATCAATTGATGCTCCTGAAACTCCAGATGAATTAGATAATCTGAAATTAAAAGATTCTTCTAGTGAAGCTCAGTCTTTCTCTGAAAAACAAGTAGATGAAGCTGAGAAGAAAGCTAAGAAGATTCGTGAGAAAGATACAAACCCACCAAAATCAGATACTGTTATTGAAGCAAATAAGAACGATATCAATGAGCAGTTACAATCTGTTATTGATAATATCTTTGTTAAACTTCCTGAGCCACGTATCGTAGTTGATAAAGCCCAGACAGAAGAAATCAATGCATTTACACAATGTATTAGCTCTGTTGTGGATACAGTGTATAGTGATGCACTTCTTCCTGACGATTACTCAGCTTATCACGGAGTACTTGGTATGTTCCGTGCTAGAGTAAAAGCTCAACTTGTTCGTGAGTTTATCAAGAAGGTCGGATATAATAGTACCTTTGATCTTCCGACACTTGATCAACTTGATACTGTCGATCTCTACGATGTTCCTGCATTTGTTATCAACCAGAAGAAAGGTATGGATAACTATAAGGAACAGGTTGCCAACAAGATTAATCTTGGTAATCGTGTCGAGAACGAAGGTATGGTTGATACCACTGGCGGTGATATGTCAGGTGGTATGGGTGGAGACTTTGGTATGGGTGGTGCACCTGGTGGAGACATGGGTGGAATGCCTGGAGGTAGTGAAGCAGGCGGTGGTTTCAACAATGAAGGTGGTGATCTTGGCGGATTACCAGATGTTGGAGCTGATATGAATATGGAAGGTGGAAATGCATCTTCTGGCACATCGACACCTGCAGAACAAACAGGTCAAAACCAAGAAGTTTCTCATCCTGAGAACGGTGGAATGCCGAACATTCCTATGTAAAATTTCAGTACACTGCACATATGTGCAGTGTACTGTTTTTCTTTGTTTTTGGAAAAATATCACGTATATATTACGAAGGCAATAAACCCAAATCAATTTAAGGAGAATCACTATGAACATCGATCTTCACAAAATCACGCACGAACTCGACCGCAATCAGCTTGGAGTGATCACCAAAATGTGTGTCAACGGATACGAGAACATCATTCAGTTCGATCATCCGACTGAGCCTGATTATTATCAGACAAAGTGGAATCAGTTCAACGAGAAAGATCAGTGGGAGCTCATCAATTATCTTCGTCAGAACGAAGGAACATGGCGCAGAGAGAAACAGAATCTCGAAAAGTACTATGCTGCGCTTTTCGAAACATGTCGGGATACTGAACGCAAACTGGAAGAAACGGAACAATCACTGGAAACTGTGAAAGCAGCACACGCAAAACTTGACAAGAAATTCAAAATCACCAAAATCATCACTGGTGTTTTGGCTCTTGGTGTAGTTGCGGCTGGTGCTACTATCACCTATCTCGTGACCAATAATTAAGGAGAACAACAATGAGTACAATCAATATCACATCTGACGGAACCTACATCACGGATTATCCCAATGCTGTTCCTATTTTGAATCGCAGGATCAATTTCTTTGATAAAAAAGATCCCTACTATTACAAAACCACATGGGATACCATGAGCAAAGACGAACAACTCGAAATTGTTGATTGGCTCAATGCTGCACAAGCTGCTGAATATGCCAATCGTGAGTTGACTGAAAAACAGATTCTGGGACTTCAGCAGGAAAACAAAATTCTGAAACACAACAATGAAATGCATGAGAAATCCATTGCAAATCTTCATTTCACTGCTGAAAAACTTATCAAAGAAAAGACCACTGTCAAGGTCGTTTCTGCTATTCTGATTCTCAGCGCTTTTGCCGCTGGTGCCGTTATCACTCACTTCGTTAACAACTAACTAGTGACTTTCGAATATTTACGCATATATATTGCTCCAATGATAAACCTCAAACCTTAACAAGGAGAACACTTATGGCCAAAGTATCACTCGATATCATTCCTGCTACTCACTTTTTCAAGGAACAGCCGGATCTTCTCGGTGCAGCATCTGCTTCTGTGAGATTTCAGCTTACGCTGATCAATGAGCTGATTCATCAACTTGAAAATCTGGAAAGTCAGCTCCGAATCAAAATCAATCGTGCTATGGAAGAAAAATCGTTCGCTCTGAATGACAATATCAGATTGAAATTTTCGGAAGCGTATCTTGGACTCGAAAAATTTCAGAAGCAATTGCATCTCATCGTCCAGGCAAAACATGATCTTTACAGCAACCTGCCCCACTACTGGGGAAAAATCGAAGATTTCGAATTCGACAATTCGGACACTGATACAGAAGTTATCAATGTTCTTCACTCTGTGAACGATGCACTGAACAAAATCTTCGAGGCGAAAGCTGAATGCAAGATCATCTACAGAAACGTCAACTACACCCTGAAAGAAATAGGTGTAGAAGAACCTAAAAACCCAACGAAGAAAGCCTAAACGACAGAAAGAGAACACCATGGGAGCTTTAAAGCTCCCATGGTGTTTTTATTTTTTTGGTTTAAAACAGAATTACTGCTTATTACCAGCTTTACCGGCACTTTCCTTATATGCTGCATAGCCAGCATTAGGATCAACGTTACGGTTCGCATCTTCTTCACCACGTGGGTAAATGTCATGACGATCCGAAACATCGAGTTCAAGACCAGCGAAGGACAGAGAATCTGTCCAGATATCTCTCTGAGGCGGAGCCCAGTCGAAGTCGAGCTGGTGCATCGACAGTTTTTCCATAATGAGTTTACCAATCTGCTTGGTATAGGCATTATGCTGTTGAATACCTGTGAAGGTGAAGTTGCGTTCCATAGGCTTCATAGTAGAAACCGTACGTTCGACACCAAGACCTTCAGTGCCTTGCGGGAACATATTGCAGATGATAGATGCATCGATAATACGTTCTGGACGCTGTGTCACATCGGGCTGAATAACAGCAATCGTCATGGAGTAAGCAGACATAGTCCAGCCACCATTGACATAGGTGTTTGCACCAATGGCATAGGTATCAGGATGGTTCATGTCTGTGATCCATTTCTTGATGATGTTCCAGTACAGGTTACCAGTAATTTCAGTAAACGTAAATGCAGGGTTCACTGCAGCACGTTTCGTCTTACCAGGAGCCTGGAAGTTCTGACCATCAGCAAGAGTAAGATCGCCCATAGGATCGATTGTGTATGTCGTGTCGATACCAGTCACGTTCTTGGCATGAGATTCAAACATGTCTTTGATTGCAAATGCCATAGCGGATGGACGAGCAGGATCTGCTGTATACATAGCAGGAACCTGGAGCACAACGATAATCGCAGGCGGGAGCACAAGAGGTGTAGCAACGTCAAGAGCCGGAGCTTTAACGCCAAGGCCGAGTTGACCATTACCAATAGCCTCTGTGATAATAGTAGTTTTACCGTCAGTCGGTTGAACACCAACACCCCATGCATCTTCTGGCGTAGCCATGTAACGAGCGATGTTGTTGTTATCGTCAATATTCGGTTTTCCAAGATCACGTAACATAATTCATTACTCCTCTGGTACGAAGTTTTCACGGTTCACTTCAATATCCACATCGAGTACACGCATGGTAGCAGGAGCAGTGATACTGAGTTTTACGTGCTGGATATAACCTAACTGCTGTTCTTCTGCAGTCTGATAAACAGTGACATCGAATGTGTATTTACCATTGTACAGAGCCTTCAGTTCTTTATCAAGATAGGTCTTGATAGCGCCCTGAAGTACAGCAGCAGAATCGTTACGTCCTGAGAACGTAGCCCAAGCACGACGGCAGACATACTTCGTATAGACAACAGCTGCCACAAACCATTCATCAACGAGAACAGATGTAGCTGCACGATAGACCGTACGAAGCGACGGATAGAAGAGTCTCGTCATGTCAGCATACTGGACGTAGTTTGCACCAGCATCCCAAACACGGCTCTGACTATCTGCACGATAGTTATTCCAAGACCATTTCTTGAAGAGCAGGTTATAGGAATTCGGCAGACCACGTGGCTCTTGCTGATTCATGTAGGTCAGATTACCATACTGAGCATACTGAACTGCAACCCAGTACGTAAACGGCATGATACCATTGAAGGAACCATTTGCCAGAGTACCAGCATGGTTGTAGATAGAGCAGCGCATGCAATCGGTACCATACAGAACGGATTCACGCATGAGCAGTGCATACGAACGAAGTGTTTCAGTATTTGCTTCATCTTTAGCCTGAGCATCACCGGGGGTATCAAGTTCATTAAAGAACGATAAGCTGGAGCCAGAGCCATCAGAATACAGCACAACTGAAGACAGAATTACAACGACATCATCTCTGATATCGAGGAAGTCACACATAGCTTTCTTCGTCTTGATACTAAAACCAAGGTCGAAGATATGAGTGAATGGATAACGAAGAGATTCAACAATTCTATCACCAGCACCGGAAAGTTTCAGCTTGCAGAACTGATACATAGCTTTGTCATCTGAAGACCATCCGTTATCAGTACCAGGTTCACTCTTGACAGGACCTTCCGGATCAACAAATTCACCATCATAGCCACCAGTGAGAGGCATGCGATAGCTCTGTCCAGGAATGACATAGGTGACACCATTACTTGAAGCAGAAACATCCACATCTTCCATCTCAACTCTGTCATACTTTTCTCCACCCATGTTGGTAAGAGAAAGGATATTGACACGATAGCCATAAGTAGCAGGACTATAAGTGACACCATTGATCTCATCTTTTTCTTCTGCATCTTCAAGATCTTTCCAATTTTGAGCAGAAAGAATACCAGAAGATTCAAACGCAGTCTTAATGAGACCTTTTTCAGTCTGTTTCAGATATCCGATTTCACTGCTGGTATCATCAAAGCTATTTAAGCTACCAGCATACATATCGTCTTCACTGTTCTTATAGTCAGTTTCATAAGCAGCAATAACCAGACCTGCTTCATTGATATTCTTTTCAAAGATATCAAAGTTAACAGGAAGCTGATGTGTTGCATCAGAGAAACCTTTGTCAAGAACAAAGTCAAGACTGAGCGGATTTCCAGAATCGACATTAATAGCATCCGGATTGGCCGAGAATGCCATGTTGTCGCGTCCATAAACGTCAGTGATAGCATTCCAAGTCGTGCTATTGTATTCACGATCTTCGAAACCAATCTGATAGAACACTGTGTCATAGACTTCAGTGTCACCAGCGTTATTGGACTTACTTGTATAGAACAGTTTGATGGCGATATCGTTACCGTAGTTACCAGGATATGCAGCGCGGAAGACAGCGATAGGATAAACAACGCCAAGGCCTTTCTTCTGAGGCTTTAACGTTTCACCAGCTTTCAGCTGTTCAAGTTCGTCAGCAGTAGCTTCACGTGTCTGATATCTTACTTTGATACCATCAACGGTACCATTTTCTTTCTTCTGCCATTCCTGTGTATCATCATTAAATTCTAATTCATAGGAATTCAGAGGATTACCCTGCTCATCGGTGAGATGCTTGTACTGCTTGACTTGACCAGGAGTTAATACAACTTCGTAAACAAGTGTTGCAGCTTTATAACCACCAGGATTCTTAACAGCATCATACGCTTCACCAGGAAGATAGCGGGTAATGAAAGCGCCATTGCGTGTCATGGTTTCTTTGAGGAAAGCAGATGCACGCGTGTAGTATTCTTTGTTTGCTGGATTGAAGGTTTCAGCACCAAACAATGCAGCAGCCTCAGAATACGTATTGCACCAAGTCGGTTCGCCAAGCGGACCTTTCTGAGTGCGCATCACATACAGAGCGCGATGGACAGGAAGTGTCTCTACAAAATTGATTGTAGCGATACTATTGTCTTTCACGTTAATCTGTACATGAGGATAAGGTTTAACTGTTGTTGCAGCCATAATAAATCCTCAAAATTTGAGTTATTTTTCAGTTATCCTATGCCAAAATTGACATACGAATACCTTCGGTAGAGTCTCTACCAACAGGTCTTTGTGAACACATTCATAGAAAGGTGCACAATGAGACTAACGTTATTAGAAACCCCTTATGTGAGAGCTCGTGATATTACACCTCATATAAAAGAGGCTCTCAAATTCATGATTCAAAATCCTCAAGTTATTCTCCAGTCGGAGAAAGTGAAGGAAGTTGAATCCCAGCGTCTGTTTTCAAGCACACCCACAAGTAGAATTTATCATTCCATTGCCGCATCCGGCAAAATGAATAATTTCTTGTTTTTAGACTATTCAGAAATGTCTAATTACGGTGTCTCGATCCCAGATATATTGACCTCTGACGACTTATGCATTGATGGTTCTACTATTGACAACATAATTGTACCGGCACTGGTTAAAAAATGCTGGATTAATATAACACCAATTATAGGTAGTAAAAAGTCAAGAGATGCATACAATGATTCAATTTTATTTACGGATCTTGGGCAATTAGCAAATCTTGTTACACGTGCTGCCTTATGTCAAGCTTACAAAGATACTGAGAACTGGATTACAATCCGTCAGCAACTTCTGTTGCTTGAATTATTCTCTGTTATCATGGCACAAGTTATGACAAACACATATCGTCTTGATCCAATCGAAAGACGTAACATCATGACAATCTTTGCCATTTACTATGCGCAAATGATTGGTCCACAAAATGTAAAAGCGGATATTCCGCCTCTTCTGTTACGTTGCCCGTTCCTTGGATCAGGAACAGACATTATGCAAATCGTAGAAGCAATTAAACCCTTCTATGATAAAGATGGTAATTTAACATTAGACGGATTAATTAAAGCTGTATGCAAAGTTGGTCCATCTAGAATGAAAGCTTACAATCTACAGATTCTTCTTCGTAGTATTGCCGGCTCTTCAATCGATAGTAGTACAATGATTATTTCGATGTACTATCCACCTTATTTCTTATATCAACTTTTACGTGTCGCATCTGGTTATAAAAATCCAATTCTATCTGGTATCATTAAAGTACTTGGACTGAAAAAGAAACTGGATGGACTTTGTGACGATATAGCCGATAGTCCAAATCTAATCGGAGCACTGAATCGATGAACAATAATTCTGTTCTAGAGAAGTTTGATGTCGAAGACGGAATTCAATCTTCCGTCTTCGATTATATTTCTCATTATATCAGTTGCAGACCATATACAGAATACAGACACAATATCAATCTTAAACCAGTTTTCTCTTCATTAAAGACAAACATCACACTTGTTCGTGGACAAGAACTTCGTTTACCTATGAGTGGTAGATGGTATCTTTACTATGTAGATAATAAGGTATTAATGGATGTAAAACTCCCAGATCAAAAGAAATGGGTTTGTCTTGCAGATCGTGATGGAAAAGAAGGATTCTGTACACAACACAAAATGGATATTCGTGTTGTAGTTGGATCAACTAGTAAATGTATCCCTCGTGGATATGTTTACGTAATCAAGAATCCAGGTGAAGATAATTTTATTTTTGCTATCTCCAGAGAAGTCATGTACAAGATGTGCGATAAGCCACTTAATACAGTTATGAAAGCTCCGGAAGATATTTGGCTGAATATTTATTATCATCATTTAGAATCTAATTTCCGTGTTACTCATTATTCAACTGATTTAACTGTAGATAGAAACAGATTTTTAAGAAACACCAACATTGATCAATCACTTATTTTCATCAACGGTGAAATTGCAACAAGTTCTATCGACACAATTAATCCACATGATTATGCAGAAGTTGTTGTAGACGATAGTATTGTTGGAATCTATAATCTTAATATTTCTGATCCTTCTAAGGTTGAATACCGTAATAAAAATAATGATAGACGAATTTTGATCCATATACCAAAAGACATTAATCCTGATAATGATATCTTGAATCATAGAGTTTGCGACGTTATTATGGCTACAGATAATACGACTGTAGGACGTTATGTCAATCGAGCAAATACAGATGATCAGTTCCACACATTGACTCATAATGACTTTAGTATTAACGAATCTTTAGTCACTGTTTATAGTCAAAAATGTGAAGAAGATATCAAAACAATTCAAGTTATTATTCGTAATCACAAAAAAGCAGGATTAATCTTAGATCGAGATAGTAAATTTATTGCTTGTCTTTACAGATTAAGTGATGAAAAAATCACTTCTAATTTATTTGGACATGGTTTAAATCTTTGGTCTGCAAATGAACTAGAAGAAACTTCTCCTTATCGAAATATTGTAGATGATTGTTTGGATGCTGAAAAGAAAAACAACGTGAAAGATTGGTTAGCTTGCTTAGGTTATGCCACTGTAGCTGATGTTTCAAGTAGACGTGTTCTTCATGTTTTAGCAACTCCTGATCTTCTACATTCGTTCTTTGTACCACTCTCTCCTCTCTATATAGGAAAGAATGTTACAGCACATGTTTATTTAAACGGGATTCTTTTGGATCCTGATTATGTTGGTTGTTTTGTTCAAGAACAATTCTTACATATTAAATTAGATCCTACTTTGATTATCAGTGATGATTTCACCAATAATCAACCAGTATCATTAGAGAATTATCTCATTGCTCAGCACTATGACAAAAAGCCTTACTTCACTGTAGAGCTTTTTGATGCTACTGAATATCGTGCAGGTCTTTATGATTTAGAGATCTATAATTCAATCACATTCTGTGTTGATCAAGATATTCGTATCTTCAGAACTACTGAGTTCAATGATAGAAATAAACTTCCTGATCATTACATCTTTAATAGGTTTAGACTGAATACAGCCTGGTGTGAGTTACATGCTGGAGAATATATGAAGATGGTATCTTCGGAAGATATTGAAGGTACAAATCTGAAAAAAATTACTTTGACTAATCTGATTAAAAATACAGATATGCATTGTAAATTCTTAGTTGTTTCAGCTCATGCTTATAATAAACTGTATGGAGTCGAATTACAATTAAAAGAAATGAACTATGATATTTTCTGTTCACATCTTTTAACAGTAAATGCAAAACAATGGACAACTTACAGAGAAGTAAATGGTCAGATTATTTTAACAGAACCATCGGAACGTATTCGTGTTCCATATTTAAATACAGATAATCAACTTCTTGTTTATCTTAATCATAGAGAATTAACAGAAGGATTAGATTATCGTGTCTATCAAGCCAAGACAAAAACAGGTTGCATTTGTGGTCAGTTTGTGATTTCACAAAACTATGATTACTTAAATGTTGCTGGTAATACTTTCGAAGTTTATTCTGTTGTAGAACAGCCAACACTTGGAACTTACGGATTTATTACAGAAGGTCGTCCTACGTTTGAGAGCTATTATTCTCTCTTTCCAAATAGTGGAATGTTATTCACTGATGGTAAAGCGTACGATCATGAAGCAGCACAAGTAATTGGTGCTTACAGCACAGACCTACACAATACAATTCGAAAAGGTGCATCTGTTAAACTTCGTGCACTTGCTCCTAGAGAATTATCTAGAATTATCCAGAAGTATTATGTAATGCAGAAAGAAGAAAAAGAAGAATTAGAATCAGTTGTTCACTACATGGAAGAAAATGAATATGATTTAGAAGCTCCTGCAATCATAGAAAAGTCTCATCACATCTATTCTACTTTCTTACAAACTATCATTGAACTTGTCTTACGTAAAAAGATTGCGTACAATACAAAGTGGTCTGATGAAGAAATCAAATTAGCTTTGCAAAAGTACGAATCAATGAAGTTATACGACATTGGTCTTGATGATAAGAATATTGAAGTAACTGATCCTGATACTTTTATCAAACCTCCTGTTTCTGGACTTGATTATCGTTTTGTAGATGTATTACCAACTTATCGATTAATTAACAATGAACCAGATTTAGTAGTTAAAGATGAATGTCCTATCATCCGTGTTTCTAAATCTGATATTGAATCGATTAATGGTGTTTACATTTGCATGAATCCTGATCTATCATTCATTCGGCCTGGAGAAAGATATCAGCATTTACCTTACACAGAAGGTCAATACAACGATATTATGAGACGTATCTGGCAAAATTCAACTGGTGCTGTTATAAAACATTATAATAGATATCCAGGTGAAAACCACGATATGATGTGGGTCATGTATGATAGTGACGATGTACCAAGATATCAAGCTTATGATCCTGTTGGTGTAGAATCAATCTGGGATCTTAAGTGGGAAAAAATTGATGGATCTGATCTAGATATCAAAATGAAAATATTTGATATCGAAACGTATACTGCTGGAGAGTTTCCGGCTAGACGTCTTTCTTACACGACAGATGTAAATGATATAAACTTCTTAGAAAAAGTAGCTAAACTTTATCTTAAGAAGGATTTAGTACAAGATGGGGTTAACATTACATGAACAATAAAGTAGCTGTCTTCGGACAAAGACGTGCAGGCGTCTATCTCTTATCTGAGATTTACAATCCTGATGATGTTAAATCGTCTGTGCAGAATATTAACAAAGTAATCCCTGCTATTGGTAGTCTTGTCGTAGATGACACAGTCGGGAATCACAACACGATTTATGTTGTGTATAGTGTTGATGCAGTAACTCACCGTTCAACACTTGTCAATGCTAGTATTCTTGATACCACAGATGGTGTTAGTTCAACAGTAGCGTATGGTAACGAAGGTTACATGCTGTTTTATAAGGACGAGCCTACTCCGTTCTACTATAAAACAAAAGATCATTCCTTAGACAAAACCAAACGCTATTACATTAAAGATTCTTCTGATAATTATATCCTCTATACTGGTGAATCATTTGCGAATGGTATTGAGTACTATGAACTCCGTCTTCTTTATGAAGTAGCAGTCGATAGTCGTATCAGTATTTTCAGCAGTGATGCTACTTCCTTTGCTGTTTATAAAACAGCTGCTCTGAATACCATTGAAGCAGCAACACCTGTGGTTAGTCAATTCTACAAAGATGATGATAATAATTATGTAGAATCTATTCTTATTCCTTTGGAACATTTACAAGTTCCTATGACAGATGAGATTGGTGAAACGAATATAAAAACTGCGTATTATCCGAAAGTGTTCTATACAGCAGATTGTCCTACACAAGGTGATCGATATGTATTTGTTGCGTTCAATAACAACAAAGCAATCGCTCAAGTTGTACTTGAAGGACAACCAATGATGGAACTTGCGGAACTTAACGCAACACATCGTTCTATTACCAAATTTGATATTACAGCAAATCAGTATGATACAACAACCGGAACTTGCTATCTGGTTCGTGGTCAGAATCCAGAAGAACTTATCTTCTATGCTTGGATCACTTATGCAGATGGTGAAATCAATAGACTTCAACTTGATCATGAACAGTTCTTTGCTTATGGTTTGGATGAAGTTGATACCAATATTGTTGGATCTGTTTATCCTATCACTTTCAAATACTTTATTCCTGCATTTGAACAAGTGAATAATTCATCTGGTCGTAATTATGACATTGGTCCTACCAAACGTTATATTACTAAAACGATTGATATCAAGATCTATGATTCCTCTCTTACCGGTATTGCTAAGATTTCTCCGATCTTTACATTTAAGAGTGCGGATTATGGTTATCAGATTATTCCGCTTGTTTACTTTGCTAATATGGAAGAACCTCAGATTTCATATTACGATTACAATGTATCGCAATTTAACGTCAATAATCTGAATTCTGAACAAGCAATTTCTCTTCAGTGTTGGAATGAACAAGCTGATGGTGTATTTGAAAATAGATACAAAATCAGATTCTATTCTGGTCCAGACAACAACGGTGTCTGGTATACTTACAGGGACTATGATTCTTCACAAACGATACGATTTGGAGACATCCCTAGACCCAAGCTAATTCAACTATCCTTTATACAAACAACCGACGATGTCCTTGATGCTTCTAAGACGTATTATACGTATGATTCAGAAAACGACGTTTACAATATTTATACTGGAAGTATTCCACCAAGTAATGAACCTCTATATGAAAATGTAGAGAGTAAGAATTACTATAAACTGTACACTATGGTTGATAGTACAGAGACGGATGAAAAAGCTTGGTTCTTAAAGACTTATTATTACAACGCATGTCCACCTGTTCCTTATGGACAGACAACACAAGTTGTACCAACACACTTCCAGATTCGTGCTGTAGATCCTGCTAAGTTCATGGAACAGCAGAATGAAATCAGTACAATTCCTGTTGTGACATATGGTCCTATTTCTATTGATGAATATTTCAATTCATCTAGAAGAGCATTTAACACAACTATTAATCTGGATCTTCGTTCTGAAAATGCATTACAGCCACCCACGGCTATTGTAGAATTCTTACTAAAAGAATCTCCATATGCAACAGAATTCAAAACCATCTATGGTGTTGGGGTCGATGTTATTGTAAATCGTCTTCTTGATAATATCTGGAGAACTGTTTATGTTTCACTGAACGGTGATGATCAATCAGCTGTTCCTAACAGTCCTTACTTTGCAACTGTTCCTGCAGCATTAGCAGTCAATCCTGAACGTATCATAATTCAAGATGGTGATTATTCCAGTGATGTAGTTTTTGAAAATGTTCCTTCTGTAATTCAAGATGGTAATTTCCGTCGTATTACAGCTGCTGGTACAATTCATACAGGACAAGGACAAGCTATTCCTGATAGAGGATCAAGTAGTAGTCCTTCCAATATTAATTTAACCGTATATGGAGGTACATTCAATGATCATTTATGCGGTTCCGATTATTCTACCGTCTCTGCCATTATACGTTATGGCAATATCTTTGTAACAATCAAAGATGGTCGTTATCATCAAGAAACAATTATTGGTCCAGCTTATGAAGGTAGTACAAGTAGTATCAATCATCAGTTAAACGGTAATATTGAGTTAACGATTACTGGTGGTATATTTGATAAACCAATTATTTGTGCAGGTTATGCTGCAGCTAATACTGCAACTAATAGAACACATTTGATTGGTAATGTTAAAGCTACCTTAGACGTATCGAATAATGGTACAATTAAACTAGCTGGTCTTGTACTTGGTGCAAATGGACATGGTGATGTTACAGGTAATACTGTATTAATTATTACAGGTAATGGATTAATCCAACAGACTGCTTATACAGATCAAGGTAAAGGCTTTATGGGTGGATCTGCTGGAGACCAATATCAGGTTACTGGTATGGGTCCAGATGAAACATCTTCTGGTGTTTCTGGAACTCGTAGTTTACAGATCAGTGCATTTACCGGTACATTAGAAGTAAGAAATATTCAGTTCTTCCAGAATATCGAAATTACGAGTAATTCTAAATTCAATCTGCCTGCTACAGAAGATCTGACTCATGTTTATTCATGGAAGATCTCGTATGGTTCTGAAATTAGAAACGGTAATTTTGCTTGTGACTGGACTTATCATAGTCTTGTCTTAGAATATGTACCAACCAATCTTTCAACTGATTGGGTGATTATTAGCAATAGTAATTTGGAAGCATTTGAAAACTTTGATAAGACTACTGTTAAAATCAATGGTATTTCTACTGAGTATAAAGAAGATGGTTATTTCGTTACAACAAACACATCTGGAACTAAATATAAACTTGCTATTGTAGGTGTTACTATGGTATTAAGTAAATATGTTGAACCAGTTGAGCCTGATGATCCAAATCCAGGCGGTGGTGACGATCCTAATCCGGGTGGTGGCGATGATCCGAATCCTGGTGGAGGAGATGATCCAAATCCAGGCGGCGGTGATGACGACTTAATGGATTATGATTATGATTCCATGGGTGAAACCAGTTGGGATTATTTAGATTGATGAAATATAAATACTATGGTGAGGGTTCTCGCCCTCACCATAGTTCTCAAAAGTGTTTTTCAAACCCATTGAAAGTATATATGTCTTTAATGCAAAAACTATAAGGAGATTGTAAAATGGGTAAAATATGGGCATGGATTTATTTTCATCTTCCTATTCCGATTCGATTTCGATTAACTCTCGTGACACGTTTCGATACAAAGCTCTGTCTTTATATTCGAGATTTAGTAAAACAATTTCATGACAGTAAAAGAATTCTTGAGGCCTTGATTGATAAAAGTGATTCTGAAACATACACAAAAGGATTACTTAGTGTTTATCGAGACCATCAGGAAAAATTCAAAGATATTGATCTTGAATATTGCTTCCCGAGAGTTAACCATTACGGTGACAAAGAAATTGATCCTGCGTTCTTTAACAAAATGGTTGAGACGATAAAACCTCAAATCATTCAACTTACTTCTGAAAGAAAATTTGAATGTATGAAAAAGAGTAAATGGTGCAAACTGTTTATTACTTATAAATACAATGCAGATGGTCTTGTAACAGAAGTTGAAGATTGGATTAATGTTCTCGACAACATATCAATCGAATGGATTGGAAAATTGATTCCTGTTTGGGAAAATGAACACACCTACAAAGGTGCTGATTACATGGCAAAGTCCATACAGGAATTAATTCAAGTTCGTGAAGATCTGATTAAGATGCTCCATCAAGAGAGAAAAGATCTCAAAGAGCAAATAAAATCAGAAATTCAATTCCTTTCATACAAACAACGAAAAGACATAAAACAACTTTTAACAACAATATAAGGAGAATATCATGAAGAAACTTACACTCATCCTCACTCTCGCAATCTGCGCCACTTTCGCTCATGCGCAGACAACCGTTGTTGTCCAGCGTCCTGGACTTCTCACTGACCTCGCTGGTGTTGCAGGTGCACTTGTTGCTGCTCCTGTTATCGCTGCAGAGGGAATCGTTACCGGTGCTGCTGAAGCCACCGGAGCCTTGTTGCATGGAACGACAAATGTATACGTTGTACCGCAGACCCAGACTGTGGTCACGACACCTGTTGTGATGACTGCTCCTATCGTTACAGAAGTGGTGCCTGCCCCTGTGGTCGTTCCTCCGCCTCGTCTTCCGGTTTCTACTACGACTATCACTACAACAACTGTCGGGTACGGAGGGACGGTTACTACGACCGTCACGCGTCCTACCTCCGGCTATGAAAGAGTCATCCCGCAGTATCCTCCCAGAACCAATATCGTAGTTCCGGTCGACCCGGCTCATCGTGTTGGGCCAAGCCCTCACGTCAATCCGTATGTCTATCGTTATCGTCCGTAATACGATAGGCATCATCCCTCTCCTGAGCTGAAAAGCTCAGGAGAGGGATCTCTTCTTTTTTGCTTCAGATCTCATTTTATGCGAATGTTCTATACATTAATATTAAGGAGGCACATATTTATGGCTATAAGTACCTCGTTTAAGATTGTGGGTATCATTCAGCGTGAGAAGCAAGAAACGATTTGTTTCGATACTTCTTATAAAACATATTCTGAAGCGATGCGCCGTAGTACTCCCAATCTTAATCTCATTGTTGTATGTGAACGCAAAACAACTAAGACAAGCTATATCTTTATCGACTTAGCCAAATTCTTAACAGTATTCCAATTATGTGTTGTATCCTGGATTAATCTGTTAGACGAGATTAAGCTACGCTTAACTGATCCTCGTATTAGACAAGTCTATACTTATTCTCCTGTTCCTAGCGTTCAGTACTTTAAGCGTTCTGTAGTCAAAGATGGTGTAGTTAAATCATACGTGTATACGAAACCTACTCCATTTGATTCTAATATTACAGATCGTCCTTTTATTTTTAGTTACAATTATAATAACTACGTTTCAGCTGGTTACGTTAATATCAATGCTCCAAGAATACGTAACAAAAAGAATCGTAAAACAACTCTTCCTGATTTAGTCTTTAAAAATCTTCCTGGAAGTTTAACAGATCTAAAGAATACTTTAGTATCTGTAAACGGAGTTGTAGGATATCCAATCTATGACAAAAAGTCAAATGAACTTTTTGTTAAGAATGGTGCTCATATGCTTCGTGATGTTAGAGACGATGATCAGAATATTGTTTTTTTAGATTTTAGTAAAATTCTTCCTGAAGAATCTTCTACTGAAATTAAACATTGGAAATTATCAGATTGTCATCCTGATGTTGTAATCAGAAAAGATGATAAAGTTATTTTAACAAATGGTGGACTTGTAAGAACTAATTCTGACGGAACAACCAAATCCTACTTATGGGCTAAAAATACATTAGAAACATTCTTAAATCATGATGTAGAGTTTTGGAGACAATTCAGTTTTACTTTAACATTTGCAGTTAAAGTAGAAGAAACTGAATATAGTCAGTTCCCTGTTCTTTGCTTTGGTGGTCGTATGTTCATCCCTGGTATTGATAATTTGAATTATTACTTTATCAAGGAAGAAGACGTCAAATACATGGTAGTTGAATTATCAGCAACCATTCCACAGATTGTTAATATCCTTGCATCTAATTTACAACATGCAGGTATTTTCTACGGATTAAGTACACTTTATCGTGCTGCTGTAGGATACATTATTTCTAATGTTTACACTGATAAGAGTTTTAACTGGAAGCATAGTTCTTCTGAATGGAGAGCAATTGAATATGCAACACAATTTGATATTCCGTTTGTAACCGTTGTTCAGACTGATAAATACGTTTCCTTTAATAAAGTATCTCCAATCTCAATTATAAAACCAAATGTTTTAAGATTCCCAAGAAATACTCAAGGTATTTTATTCAATCGTAAAACAAAAGAGATTATTGATTATACAAGACTTGTAAGAAGAAATGATACTATCGTTTCTATTACACCAAGAGATCCTCTTTATATCTCAAAGAAAGAAGGAGCTGTAGCACATATCAATATCGATGGTAGTACTACAACAAATCTTGGTGCATTAAGTACACAAGCAAGATTGAATGTTTTCCCATCTGAATCAGTATTTGAATTTTCATTTATGTTAAAGAACTGCTATATAGCACGTTCTAATGTTACAGGAAAGATCTATGGTAAAACTGTTTCAAGTCCTGTCCAAAAGGATGGTTTAGGAAACAATGTTGCTTATACATGGAGTTCATTAAACGCTAATGTAGAAGATTGTCAATTCTTTGTTGGTGCTAACACAATGTATCTTGGTGAAAAAGAACATCCAACTTATATTGCAATCAATGCGTCAGAAAATGCAGATCCAACTACATTAACTTGGTGGAAAGTTTTAGATATTGATAGTTCCTCACTTCAATGGGAAGTTTATACAACTCCTCTTGAGATTCCAGATTCATTACGATATGAACAATATATCTGGAAGCAAGATCCAATTGTGTTTATTGATCAATTCAATCAGTATCATCCTGGTGAATTGCTAAAAGATATTCAAGCTTTTGATATTGTAGATATTCTCTATGCTCCTCTCACTCCTGCTACGATAGAAGATGATCCTTCTATTATTAAACCAGATGATGAAGAGCCTGAAGAACCTGTCTATACAATCGAATATGAAAAGGTTACAAATAAACCTAAGAAGTTTATTAAACCAATTCTTGTTACAACCACCATTGTAATGGGAGATAATGGACCTACTGTATCAACTGATTATCTTAGAGTAATCGGATTAACTGGTAATTTGGAAGGATGTAACGGATATTACACAAAATCCGGTACAACTTGGTCAAAACTAATTAACAATACAGTTGCTAGTATTCAGTACAACACAACAAAAGGTAGATGGGAACTTGTTCTTTTAAGTGATCCAGCTATTGAAGTTGTTTGGTCCAATAATACTACCATAACAGAACCTTATGATCCTACTTTAACATGGGTTGCAAATAATAGTACTGATGTTATCATAGACAATAATACTAATGTTGTTGATCATGATGGTAACTTAGTTATTGGCGATGACGGTTATCTTGATCCTAATTTCTATTATGAAATTGATGATGAAGGTGGCGGTAATACACAACCCAGTGGCGATGGTAGTCTTGTAATCGGTGATGATGGATATCTGGATCCTGGATTCTATTACGAGATCGATGATAATCCTACTCCAACTCCACCAGATCCTAGCTCAGGTGGTGGTGTTGTAATTGGAGATGATGGTGTATTAGGTGATGATCAATTTGATTACATCGATGATGATGAACCAACACCTGAACCTACTCCAATACCAACTCCTTCTGGTGGTGGCGTAGTACTTGGTGATGACGGCGTCATGGGTGAAGATCAGTATGATTATATTGACGATGAACCCGATGATTCTGGTAGTGGTACAAATGAACCAGGTAATTCAGGTCAATCAGGCTCCGATGATTCCGTTGATGATCTCATAGCAGATAACGGTTCTACACTCGGTGATACAACAATTGATGATATTCCATAAAGGATAACTTATGACGAAACGACTCTCAATTGATCCTAATTTAAAATTTGAAGATGATAAAAGTATCCGTTATGTCGGAGATCAAGAACTTCATGTTTTAATTCCTAGGTTTTATGAGAAGTATCAGATGGTTAAAGTTGAATCGGATGTAACAACATTAGGTATTTTTACTTTTTGGTATAATGAGGAAGAAAAGGGTCAATTCTTCTTACCTGCTATCCTCAAGATGCAGCCGAGTACAATTGTATTTAAAGTAATCGAAGGGCAAGAGTACATATACTGTATTTTCCACAAAGGTGATATCTTCATGAAGAGTTCACATATTGTTAAAACGCAGAATATTGCTTTTGCCGTCTTCGATGCTTATCTCGCAGGTAACCATCTGCCTTCTACAATCAAATACGATGATTACGCATTTTTATTTCATACAGTAGCAAAAATTACTGGAAGTGCTATTGGTAACTTCAATAATGTTGCATTCGAATTGCTATTTGCTCATACTTCTCGTTGTAGAAAGAATGTGCAGATTCCATATCGTTTAACAGACTTGAAGGATCCACCATTCCATATTAAATTAAGTGATATGCCGAATATCACTTCTTCTCTTACTTCGAAATTAATCTCGGGTTATCTGAAATCTAGTATCGTAACAGCAATTAATACTGATATCGAAAACGATTCACCACTCGAAGATATTTTACGTCAATGAAAACCTACAAGGAATTGTCTATGAAAAATATTAGTTTTGAAATAAGCGGGATCATGCTGGAAGGCAAGGCAAAAGCCATGCATCCAAATGATCAAGGTTTTTATGAAGATGTACCTTTACTTGTATTAGGTAAGCCATCTCGTAATGGCAAAATTTATACAGTAGAAAGTATGATGAAGGCACTTACTGATCCTTCTAGTTACTTTGTAAAACATCTTCGTGCTTCTGCTCTCTATGGTTGCTATGGTCATCCAGTTGTAAAGAGTGAAGCTGATTTAGCAGATATTGCTCAAATCGATATGAAATCCATTTCTCACCAAGTTGGTAAAGTTTATACCAAAGGATCAACAGAACAAGAAAACACTGTTGTCTATGGCTGGATTAAACCAACTGGTGTCTATGGCAAATACTTAAAAGAATCGTTTGAAGATGCTACGCAGAATACTTGCTTCTCTCTTCGCTCTTTAGTAGAACGAATTGGTGAAGATGGAAAAGGTAATGTGATTCAAAAAGTATCTTGCTTAGTAACTATTGATGCAGTACCTCTTGGAGGTTATGCACAAGCAGCAAAAGTATACGATCCTTCTATTGAATCAATCAATATTCCAATTAAGAAAACTGATACGATTCAAGAGTTAGTTTCGCAGGAGATTTTAAACGATCACCAATTAGAAGATATTCTTGGTGTAGATCAGGTTAAAGTATTCAATCGTACTTATCGTTTATCTGATAAAGGTACTATCACTGATAGCGGAAAACCTGTTGATCCTTTCCATGAAATCTTCAAATAAGGAATTTTATCATGGCAGAAATTGTAAATGAAGAGGCAAAACCAATGCCTACTCCACCTCCTGCTACGCCGCCTTCTCCACCACCTACAACTGTCATGCCACCTATCTTAGGAGATTCTGGAACTGTTGTATCTACAACAGACGAAAGTGGACACAAGAATTATGTTGCAATTATTTCAGGTGAAGTTTTATTCCCTGGAAAATATATTCAACTTCTTGATACTCTTTATCATGCTAAGAAAGGTGATCATGTTACAATTAAAATAGCTTCTCCTGGTGGTATGGTAGAAACAGGTGTAGCCATCCTTACTGCAATAGAAAATACTCAAGCTGAAGTTACGACAGAAGCATTGGGATTAGTTGCTAGTATTGCTGCTATTATTTGGTTAGCAGGTCATCAGAGAATCATGCAACCTGGATCTACTCTTATGGTGCATGGTCCATCCGGATTACAAGCAGGTAAAGTATCTGATATTGTGGAAGAATGTGAGCAGATTAATAGTTATTTTAAAGAAATGGTTACAAAACTTACACAAGGTGTTTTAACACCAGAAGAATTAACACGTGTTCTTGAAAACCGTGAAGACTTCTTCTTACCTGCTACAGTAATTAATAGTAGAATCGTAAATCAATTGCAAGGAAAGGAGGTAACTGATGGGCAAGTTCACACTGTTTGATGAAGCTATCTTAACTGATATTTCAGATTTAAAAGATGTAGAAATTTCTACTGAAGATCTGAAAGAAACAGAAGCTAGTTTAGAAGCCTTTGCTATACCTTCTTCTACGTTAATTGATACTGATGTACAGCCACCTGTTCCGCCTTCTGCTAAAGCTCCGCCGATTGTACAATATACAATCAGTCCTTTACCAAGTGGTACAGGAAAAATGGTAACATTCTATCTTAATGTTCCTGAATTAACAAGTAGACTTGTAAATCAGTTCATTATGTTCTTAGAGTTATTAGTGAAACCTACTGATGTTGTATTTGTGCATTTGAATAGTATTTTAGAAGTTGACGATAGTTATATTCTTCATAATGCTATTCGTGGATGTCATGCAAAAACAAAAATAGCTTGTATTCCATATGCGTTAAATACTGCTGCATTCTATCCTGCATTAGCATGTGATTTTATTATGCCATGTAAATTTGGTTTAGTAAGATTTGATGCTTGCTCAGTTAGAGCTGGTGGTGTTGGTCATATCGATGCTAAGAATGCTTATGAATTTGATCTTGGTAGAAAACAGCATTTGCTTAATGTAGCAAATGAAGCTGGATTCTTACCAGAAGAAAATTTAAAGCATATCTTTGAAAAGCAAGGTAGTTATACTTTATACGGTGAGGCTTATCGTAATGCGGTTATGAATTATAATCGTTTGAAGAAATCTCCTCAGGAACAAGTTGCATCTACCAATCCTTCTCAATATCCAACTGCACAAACTTCTCAACCAACACAACCTACACAAGTAGCTCCTATACAAAATTAAAAGATACTACACGTCGGGATATCCCGACGTGTAGTACTATATGTTTTTGGAAACATTTAGAATATATATTACATTAATGATAAAGTTTAAACTTCAATCACGGGAGGTTCTTATGAATCAGAATCGTAATCAGAACGAAGAAGAAACCACGGAAAACAAACCCCTGACGAAGTGGACCTTTGAGAAAGAAGACCCGACCGATGAACAAGTCGATCGGATCTTATCCATTCTCGCGGTCTAATCAAACGGAAAAGAGCTTACGCAAGTAAGCTTTTTTCTTAGAATGAATTCAACATACTTCCCCAATCTCCAGAAGGCTGAGAAGTCTGTAAATTCTCCATACTAAATGATTCAACAGATTTAGCACCAAGCTTATTTGTTTCTTTAAGACGTCCACGATCTTCAACAACATCTTTATTTTTACTGCTCTTATACTTCTCATATTTCTTATAATCTTCATTAATGAAATTATCAAGAAGTTTTGATTCCGATTTAAAAGCAGGTTCAGCATCATGCTGATAAATGTGGACTCTATCATTGGTATCTACACTGAGATAATTTCCAAAACCATCTCTTGCAACAAAAAGCTTATCAATCGTTTTTCCTTTTAAGCGATCATCAGCTTCATATGTTGCATGTGTATTTCCATCAGCTTCTTCAAGATCCATAAATTCCCATGTGCCATAATAGATACCATTGAAATGAAGAAATAAGTTTTTCGTTTGTTTTCCAAATGTAAAACCTATTTTCTTTTCAGCTGCAGCAATAGATTCTGGTGTTTCCATTTTCTTATACAGGTTGTATTTTTCTTTTGGAACAGAAATATCTTCAACTGAATAAGCTTCTTGGCTAGAATCACCTGATTTTGTGACATCTTCTTTCTTCACATTTTCTGCAATAACTTTCAGAACATGTTCATTGAAATTATCAGTCCATTGTTCTTTGTACATTGCATGTAAGAAAGGCATGACATTCATATCACTTAATACATTGATATAACGAATACTATCTCCACCAGGGATATGACGAATTTTATCAATCTTCTGATCAACTTCATCTTGTAAATCAAAAGCTTTCGATAAAGATCTGACATATTCTTTTGTAGTACTCGCATCTAAATAACCAGCTTCATCAATTGTTAAATATGCAGGATTCTTTGGCATGATACGGTTTTCCATCTTATCTCCAAAATGAGATTTTAAACGATCTTTATAGAGATTCGGTGGTTCACCTGCATGAGGTTCAGGCATACTCTTAATTTTATTTAACTGATCTATTCTAGATTCACTTGCATCAATTGCATCTTGTACTCTCCAAAGAGTCTCACGCTTTTTATAAAACGCATCACATCCTTGCATTTTGCTTTTGATATAAGAACATACTTCTGAATAATGTTCATTTACCCAAGCACAAAGATCTGCCATTTTCTTTTCTTTATATAACTTGATGCCAGATGCAATAATACCAGCTAAAGCAACTCCACCGATAATCACATCAGCGATTTCTTGACTCGGTGTTTCTGTAGATTCTTCTTTGTCTGTTGTTTCAGTACTTACTTCTGTTCCTTCTGGAACTTTTTCTTCTGTAGGATTACTTGGTTCTGAAGATTTAACAATTTCAGGATCAACTTCTAAATTTTCTTTTGGTCCATTTGGATCTTCTGTTATCCCATCTTCATCAACATCAAGAGTAGAAGAATCTATTAAGAAAATTGAATCAGCTGCTGTCGCTACATGAGCCTTAATAAACTGAACCATGTCTTTTACAGAACGTAAGGAAGCTGATTCTAATGACACCTGATAATAATCACTCAAGCTTTCACAAATAGAATTCATTGCTTTATCAGATATATTAAATTCTTTTCTTAAATCAGATTCAGGTTTAATCCAAGAAGTAATGTTCCCTCTAGAACGTACAGTTTTTAAAACCTTAAGAAGAACACGATCAACTTTCTTCTTCTTTTTAATATCAACTAATTGCTCAACACTATGTGTATTGCTAAATAACATATCACCAAACATAACTCATATTCTCCGTTCATGTTATTAATTGTCTAACGGCATAAAATGAAAGATTTTTACACATCAAAATTTATTTGTCTATATATCACTATATAGATGGTAGATTTTCTATCATTTCACGTAAAATTGAGAACGTCTAGCAAGGAATTTTGATTTCTAGCTTGATGTGCATTTGAACATTCAAATCTTTTCGCTATTATTGTTTATCAGATTCTGGGTAGTTAACCTCACAGTGATATCACATAACACAAACCCAACTGACTCAGTAAAGTATAAATAATGATGGCAGAGTTCTACGCGGTTTAACGAACTTTAAAGATAAGAATGAACAAATGTTATATTAAGTTATAATGATAAAGGACTTGTTAAGCATCTGTGTGAAATGTTTAAGTAGGACGCACGATGGAGTGAGTGTCGTGAGTTTTGCTTATCATCTCTGGATTGATGGTCTCGCAAATCGTAACTCACAAACATTATAAGGACGCATTAACACATGCTCGCAAAATTACAAAACGCATGGAACGAAGCCTGTAGCCAGCAGAAGATTCTGGAGAAAACGAGACTTCCTGATGGAAGTATCACATTCCAGAAATCCGTGCTGAAGTTTATGGGTAAACACCTTGAACTGACGATTAAATCCGTCAACAATTCGATCGGTATCGACGTCGACCGACCGGAGACGTACTTCAAGCGTATCACCGTATTAGACGTACAGCGTAATGTGGCATTTCCTGAGAAGCTTTCTAGGTTCCCTGCCACGGCTGAATACATCGCTATGATCCGTGCGATGGATCCAAATTACGCGTCTCATGAGGCTGCTGTCACTGCCAGAAACGTAGATCATCTCAATGCAATTTGGAGTATCTGCGCTGATGTATGGAGACAGTCATTAACTGCAACAGGATTTTATAATGAAGGCGAAATTGATAAGTTTATCAAGTATGCCGAAAATACGAAATCTCGGAACAGTAAGATGATGCCAAGAATTGAGGCATTCTTCAAAGTACTGGAATCGTTTGCTCGAGACATCACCAGCAAAGAGTATTGCGATTTCAACAACACTGTAACGGAACAGAGTGCTCTTTATAACGAAGTTTGCGAACTTCTGAATATCAAGATTACCAATGTTCATGGGGATAATAAAATTCCTACCATGAGCGTGGAGAAGAGAACTGTTCTCCCTGAAACTATAAGACTTCCGAAATTTGTTCGTCACGCCAAAGATATTATTAGAAATATCTATAATACCTGCGGTAATAGTGATGTAACAATGTGTTATGTTCTGGAAGGCTTAGCAAGGTATTTCGAGAGTGTCACTGGCGAATCTGTAAATTACAGAATTGCTGAGTTGAAAGCTGCTCGTGATGCCCGTAGAGCGAAACGTGAAAAATTTAACCAGATGAAAGCTGCTGAAGAAAGTGATGCTATTCCGGCAACAACTATCATCACAGCTCCTGTCGAGAAACCGATGGAAAAAACAAACGAATTTAAGAAGAAACCGTTCAAGAAGTTTAAGAAGAAAGTTCGTAAAGATCAGACTTCTTCAACTACAGAAAAAGAACAGGTCTCTTATAATCCTATGGGTGGGAACGAATTTGAACAGGCACTTGCTAATGCAAAGCCCCTGAAATAATTTGTTACCATAATTGACATCTCCTTTTAAACATGATTCGTCTTCCCGAATTGTGTTTTGGGCTCAAACTGAAGATCCTCTGTGCACGTAATGTGCACAGAGGATCTGTTTTATTTTTATTCTTTCACTGTAACATACTTGGAATTGATATACCAATATTTTGCTCTAAAGGGAGAACCTGCAAACATAACAGATTGATAGAAAATAGGATAAGCTTCTGTATCAGAAGTATGATAATTAATTCGATCTGTGTCATCTTCTGTATTTTCTTCATACATGATAGAATAAAGTGATTGATGAATATGAGACCGGACTAATCTATTATACTCTATTTCAATATACGATTCTTTACCATCGTACACAACTGAATGATATCCATTAGCTAAGAGTAAACCTGTTCCAGTATACACTGGAATATTTTCTCCAGTCTCAGACCAATCATACTTTTCTGTTTCTTTATATTCTGGTTTAATTTCTTCTACTTCTCCTTTTAATGATTTCAAAATATCATGGAGAGTAGTTGTATGATAAGTTAAAATCCAATTCAGATTATCAACAATCTGCTGTTCAATCTGGTTATTTGTGATATAAATCTTATCTTTGTTTTGCAGAACCAAATCTAATAAATATGGATTTGCTAACATAATTGCTAAGAATTTGTAGCAAGATAAATGATCCATACCTTTTAATTGTTCCATGTATTCTTTATAAATTTCTGAGAATACAACTGACTCATTTGATTTAGTTTTTGTAGGAACAATAATATCTTCAGGAAATACATCAATGATTCTAAATTCTTTATTCTGTAAAGTAAAAGCATAGAGTAAATCATGATACTCATCTGCCTTGTTTGGGTCTCTAAAGATTAATGCAAAATTAGTTTCCTGTGCTATCTTCTTAAACAGTATATTTTTATCAGTATGCTGCAATACTTTGTCCATATCACAGCTTAAATGAAATAGGTTATGACCTGATGCAAAAACTTCTGTCATATGGTGGATATTAGAAGGTTTAGCAGAATACAACACCGAAGAATCACTAATGTAACTGCTAAGATAATAGGAGAAAAGAAAATAATTATTAAATGTCTTATCTCCATCAACATAAATTCGATAAGGGAACATAAGTACCTCCAGTTAAGTTCATTAGATAATGTATATGAATTTTTTTAATTTATATATAACTATTATAATCTAACTTAACTCTAACTATTATAGGAGACGTTCTTATGAAAAACGAAATCAAAATGATCAAATTCCTGAAAGACCTTCGTAAGATCATGCACGACAACGATATCACTCTCGGCTTCGTGAGTGACGATTACGCTTTTCTTGGTATCAAACCGAAAGAAGGCAAAGAATTCACAATCATGAGTTCTCCTATGAAAGAATGCATCATCGGAGAAAAAGAAATCGATCAGATGATTTCCAAACTCAAAAACTAATCAGGAGGTTACTATGAAGAAATTCTCTGATGCAAAATTTGCAGTCACGACGTTCCCGGCCGGAATCGACGGAAAAATCCAACTCGAAAATGGGTTAGAAATCTCCATTATCATGAAACAAGGTTCATATGGAGGAGAGCTTGGACTGTGGGAAGTTGGTGTTTTTAGCGGAAACAAAACAGTCGATCTCGATTGCTTATCCGGTGGTGGTGTCGAAGGATATCTCACTTTTGACCAACTCGAAGCAAAGCTTATCGAAATCCAAGAAGAACTGAGCAAAAGGAGCATCTCATGAACTTTATTCAATGTGGAAGAGATCGTTTCATCTTAAACAAGATGGACGTTTATTTCGATCTGGATCTTAATTCATTAAGATACAAAACCAGATTCGAGGAACTTGACAGTGAACCTATCCAGTGTGTCATCGATAACATTGATGAACTCGAAAACTATTTCTTCGGTCTTCCGATTGATGAACTTATTATCGTCGGAAATCAAGCCGGAAAACAACTGGAATTTTCGGGAGAAATTCGTAAAATCCGTTTCGTCAATTCACTTGACGAAGTTCAACTTCCTGAGGTCTTTTCAGAACACAAAATGAAGGACTGGAAATAACATTAAGGAGTTTTCTATGGAAGAAAAAACCCTAAGTGACAAACTGTACGACCGGGTACTTCGTGTAATAACGTCAAATATTCCGGTGGAAGAAAAATACGCATACCTTGTTGCGGAACTCGCAGCAATAGAAGGATTTGAGGAAAAATATACTGTAGAAGCGCCGGAATTTCTCAAAGTACTCTCTGACAAATATTTCGATCTCTGGAGACATCCCATTGAGATTGAACCAACAAAATATAAAGCTCAATAAGGAGAAAAATGAAAACCGTAAAAGAAAGCGTCACGAATTTTCTGAACGATCTCAGAAAGATCATGCAGGAAAACAATATCGATTCTATCAGCTTCGAAAACAACGAAAATCATCACACAATCGAACTTAACTTCAATACTGAGAAAGCATCAGTCGTTGTCGGTGAGTATGACGGTGATGGCGGGCTGATCGATGATTTCGAAATCGAAGGTCTTCTGGACAGCAACTTGACCTGTACCCAAATTGGAGAGTTTGATCCGAAACAGGCTCCAATCAAATCTGTTCGCTTTACCGAAGAACAGTGACACTTAACAACCCGTCGTAAGACGGGTTGTTTTTTTGTTAAAAACTACAAAGGATGGTAGACGGGAATTCCCGTCTACCATCACACTATTATGATACTGTTGCCTTACGGCCATAGTACTTTAAGCTAACCAGCTATTCCAAGTTTGAATAAACTCGTCTTTGTATTTTTCACACTCATCCATGAGTTGCGGTACGTCTGTCGGATCGTCAAGATCACCGGAAATTTTAATAGGATTAAAGTACGTAAAGGAATTGAATTCCATATGTCTTCCCCAATAAAGGGTTGCAAGTTTATTGCCAAAAGTCAGGTAAGGTCTAATTACCTTTAATAAGACTTCAACAACTGTATACTTGTTGTACTTTTCAGGTGTAATAGGATCGCAATGAGCGGCATTACTATCATCACCAATACCCACTAAGAGTACATCCATGTCTTCAAAGTGAATACCACCTTTTCCACGTACAGATGTAGAACATGTGATTAATGAAGGAACATCGATCACACCTGCATCTACTATACAATGACCTCGGAAGTTAACTCCGGGGAAATATGTCTGAGCAGCAGATGTCATTTGTGCAACGTCAACCAAAGGAACATCCCAATTATCATTCTTCTTAATTGTCTGGAAAACCAGATAATCGTCAGCAGTAAGATCCAATGCAGGAATTACTGTAGAAAGATGTGGATAAACTTCTTTGGTTTGACCTAAAGTAAGATCACCAATAATGTCGTGAATTACTTCACGTAAGGCTTCACCTTTATAAGTAGGACAAGCAAGTGGTGAAATTTTTGCTTGCCATCTTTTCACAAAGCAATCTTTTGCTCTCTTGTTGAACATTTCAGATACTTCTTTGAAGGTATGACCAGCAGAATAACCTGCTGCTAAAATACCACCAATTGAAGTTCCTGATAAGAAGTCAACTTCAGACAGAGCACCTTCTTTCCCATCATCCGTTGGCTTAGAAACGTAGGATAAGAATTTAGCAGGGATTGCTCCGAACTTTCCTCCACCAACCAGGCAGAGAACCTTGTACTTTCCGTTTTTAGGCATAATGTTATCTCCTTATATTAAATAGGATAAGACTATAGAATGTAGATCAAAATCCGTCACGTATATATTGCTACAGTGAACTATGAATAAAAACTTCTAATAAGGAGAATCATCATGGCTAATCCTCACAGACGTAAACGCCAGTTAGAGCTCATCAATCGGATGTATCCTAATGGGACAACTGATCTTATGAATGAGCTGATTCAAGAAGCCGAAGCTGCTCGTCAGGACGCTGAAGCTGCTAAGCAGAAAGCTGAAAAGGAATTGAAAGAACATTCCAAGCACGTCATTTCTGCTCTCACAGTTTTAGCAATTGTTGGAGCCATCGGTGCTATTGCTTTAGGAATTACTTACAACACTTAAGTAAGGAGAACACTTATGGAATTCTTCAAAGATCAGTTCTTTCGTGAAGACAATGAGATCTTCTTCGCTCCTAACAAAGTCGAAAAAATCAAAGAATGCATTCGGGATTGTGAACGTTTCCGTGATCAAGAATTTGCTCTTGGTTACATGGAAAATGTTGCAATATATAAAAGAAGGCTCAAAACTTTGAAAGCTCGTCTTCGTAAAGAAGATCCTTTTCACTACGTCGTTCTTCCAGCCCTCGGTGTTACTGCAGTCATCGGCGCAGTCGCAGCAATAGCTGGTGGAATTTTCATCGCCAAAAACTAACTCAATAAGGAGTATCGATTATGAACAACACTTTCGCAAATGCTTTCCTCACCGCAGTCGGTCAGCAGCTTGACAATTATGCTGAAACTATGAAAGAACGTCGCAAGCAGGAAGAGTTTGCAAATATGCTTCAGCAGCTCGTTCATGAAGAAGTTGAACGTATTCTTGCGGAAAAAGGAATCACGGCCAACAGCAAAACCAACTCTACTGCTGATAATTACTACAGCGAAGAAGCGATCAGAAACCGTGTAACGGAAATTACTCACAACAACAACCTTTCTCGTACAGAGAAATGTCAACAGCTGAAGTACGAAGAACAACTTGCCAAAGACCATAAGTACTGGAATCTCGCAAGTCTCATACATCAGTGTTTCTACTCGGTTTAACAAACAACATAAGGAGATTCGAATATGAAGTACCTCAACAACGTTTTCAGTTCCGGCATGGTCCATAACGACATGCACTTCGACGTCAAGATCGTTGATCTTGAAACCTTCAAAGCTCAGGCGAAAGATGCCACTTCTGTGGTCGGCCACGAAGACACCGCCAAGATCCTTTCTGATCTTCTCGGAAAGCAGGTGGATTTCAATCGTGTCTCTACGGCAGTCAAGCCCGGCGATGTGGTTTGTGTGGCCCAGTACGATGGGCCCAGACTTCCTCTCGGTGCTGACAAGCTTCCCGACGGTGCCAAATTCCGTTGGGAAATATGGACTGCTGTCGAAGCCCAGCCGAAGAAAACATCGTTCTGGACCAAAGTCGGTTTCGTCTCGATCGGTATTCTGATTGCATCGGCTGCTGTCGGAATTGATCTCGCCATTCACAAATCCTAAGGCAAATGCCTTTAACAACCAACTCAACATAAGGAGTTCAACTATGAAAGTCATCGCCATTCTCGCCGCCGGAGTCGTCCTCGGAGTCATCGGTACCTTTGGTACCTGCTACGCCATCGGCAAAAAGTGGGAACATGATGCCAACAAAGCAGCTGACGCAGAGAAAAATGCTGAAGCTGACGAGTCGGCTGAAGCCACTGCCTAACTGAAACGACTGCCTAACGGCGAAAAACCCAGGAGCAATCCTGGGTTCTTTTTTCTTTCATTTTTATTTAATACATATATTACTATTATGTTATGGGTCATGTAACATCTCTCTACCTCGTGTAGTTTATATATTCGCAGTTGAAGATTAACTAACCATAGGGAAAATTTATGACTGCAGACTTTAACGAGATATATTGGTTACTTGAACACGACTTTAGACCTGCATGTATTAATAATCATAATTTTTACGGAAACATGTATGGTAAAAAGTGCATTTATGTCAGGAAATTAGACCCTACTGACAATAGACTTCATTTCAACGATCAATATGTCTGCTACATCAATAAGTCCGCTGGGCATGGTGAAATTATCTTTGCCAGGACTATTGAGTTTAATTCTTCTAAAGATTGGATTATAGCTACTGGGCTTACTCCCAAAAAAGCTATACAAAATGCAATTGATAATGCATTAGTAAATCCAACCGTACAAGATACAGAAGAACTTCGTGCATACAGATTTTTGCTTAATCCATTTATTTGGTTTATGCAAAACTGTATCAACTACTTTAAAAATAAGTAACAAACGGATGCAGGTTTTATCCTGCATCCACAATATATTTTTGTGTATATTTGATATTGTATACGAAAGTATAAATAGTCCTGTGGTGTAATGGCAGCACAACTGGTTTTGGTCCAGTTAGTTTGGGTTCAAATCCCGACGGGACTACCATTTTAAGGAAAATCAAAATGTCAAACTTACAACCTATATGGCCACTTACTATAAATGGGAAAGAAATTCAATGGCAAGAGTTTAGAACTTCATATTTTGCTAAACTTAATGATATTCTAAACATGCCTGGTTCTATAGTTCCTGTCTCTATCTGTGGTAAAGCACCTGATTGGTATTCTGGGATTCAGTATAAAAAACTAGCACCTTCCTGGAGTATTTACAGTGATTGGAAATTCAACCACCACGATAATGAAATTTACACAAAACGCTTCAATGAAGAAATTTTAGGTAAACTAGATCCAAAACAAGTTATGTCAGAATTGCTTGAAAAAACTGACGGAAAACAACCATGTTTAATTTGCTATGAAAAACCTATGGAATTTTGTCATAGACATTTAGTAGCAGATTGGTTAAACGCAAATGGTATAATAGGTTTTGAAGTATTGTTTTTCACTAAACTTGAACAAACCGTAAGGTCTCCATTAGAATCAGATAATGTGCACCAGTAGCTCAGTAGGATAGAGCATCTGCCTTCTAAGCAGAGGGTCATGGGTTCGAACCCCGTCTGGTGTACCATTTTAACTCAAATAAATTACGATTATATATATCTCTACTGTACCTTTTGGAGAGGTAGCTCAATTAGAGCAAGAAGTATTTATGTGGTGTCATGTTGCAGTGTGACACTCGCCGCAAATTTATTTTTAATTAAATAGATCAATGGACTTCTATGTGTAGGTGAAAATCCTACCCTCTCCACCATTTTCTGGGACGCTCACAGCAATTTATCATCAATAAATGATCAATGCGTCCTGTTTCACTTTACGAGCAGATAGTTCAACAGGAGAGAACACGTAAAAATATGTCCTTCTCAGGTCATTAACTGCAAGATACTTAGATTAGTAATCTCGGAATGTAGGTTCGAGTCCTACTCTGCTCATCTTTTCGTATTTTAGAAAGATAGTTCAATAAGTTGATTTATAGAGATGTAAATCAACTAGAACAAAGTTTGGAAGAATGTCATGTATGTGGCATTTACAGCAAACAAAACTTTATCTATTATTAAATTCTAGTGTAACTGCATGCTTACGCGAAAGTAAGTATTGCGCCATCGCCAAGAAGATTAACTAGGTGAAGTAAGATTGCAACTTCGAACAAAAAGCAATCCTCAAGCTGAAATGTAGGTATCCAATCCTACTCTTTCTATTTCTTTAGATCCTTTATCACCATTGGGGCACATCCAGCAAATCAATCAAATAATTACTTTTTAGTTATTATTCCGTGTCCTGTTTAGTGAATGTGACGCTAACAGCAAACCCAATTTCATAAACTGCAAATTTATGCATTTAACGTGTCATGAAAGGAGCTTTATTATGACAACATTTGCAAACGCTTTCGCAAAGGAAGCAACCCACTCTCGCACCGAAAATGGAGCTACCTGTCTTAACACGACAGGTAGTAAAGTTCTGGACTTTTTCAGTGTCTGCGGTGCTCTTCGTAACACGGAGCAGACCCGCATCGAACGTCTGTTCTCTGACGCCTATGCAGAGGACAAACTTCTCGCCACGAGATGCCTCTTTTACAGTCGTGATGTAAGAGAAGGCCTCGGTGAGAGGAAATCATTCCGTCAGATTCTGAAGTATGCTGCCCAGCACTACCCGGAATGTATCAGACCCAATATCGATCTGATTGGTGAGTATGGTCGTTATGACGACTTATACACACTGATCGGAACTCCTTTAGAGGACGATATGTGGGTTTCGATGAAGAAGCAGTTCGTGGCTGATCTTGAAGCCATGGGACAGAACAAGCCGGTAAGTCTTCTTGCCAAGTGGATTAAAACTCCAGACGGATCTTCCAAAGAGACCCGTAAACTTGGCATCATGACTGCCCTGAAGTTCGGAATGGAAGTACGCATGTTCAAGCGTCTTCTTCGTGGCTTGAGGAAGTACATCAACATTGTGGAAACACACATGTCGAATGGTACTTGGAACGAAATCAACTACGAAGCTGTTCCGAGTCATGCCATGCTTCGCTACAAGATGGCATTTCCGAAACACGATGGAGATCGTTTCTTCGATTATCTCAAGAATCTCACAGCCGGTACTGCCAAGATCAATGCTGGTACTCTGTATCCGTACAATCTTGTGGAAAAGTACATAGGAAGAAGATGGGATTGGAATGGGGTCACTTTCGAAGAAGATCCTATCGTCGAAGGTCAGTGGAAGTCCCTTCCGAACTACGTTGTAGGCAATTCGTCTGCAATCGTAATCGCCGATACTTCGGGAAGTATGGCTGGTCGTCCTATGGCATCTGCAGTTGGTTTGGCAATTTACTTTGCCGAACGTAACGTAGGTCCTTATAAGGACCTGTGGATGTCGTTCTCTTCGAACTGTACTCTTCATCACCTGAAGGGTCAGACGCTCGCTCAGAAACTCCAAAGTATCAATACTAATGATTGGGGTGGTTCGACAAATCTGGAAGCTGCGTTTGAGAAGATTCTCAAGATCGCAACAGAGCATCATGTTGCTCCAGAAGATATGCCGAAGGCTATCATCATCATTTCCGATATGGAAATCGATGAAGGTACTCGCTACACTGACTGGGTGTTCTATGATTCTCTCAAGAAACGTTTCGAAGAAGAAGGATACCAGATTCCTGGTATCGTATTCTGGAACGTAGAGTCAAGGCACGATACCTTCCACGTCGATAAAGACAGGAAGGGTGCTATCTGCTGCTCGGGCCAAGCCGTTTCATCCTTCAAGAATGTGATGAGAGCCATCACCGATACGCCAATCGAGATGATGCTTAACGTTCTGAACGCAGAACGTTATGCAAAGATCACGGTTGGTTAACCGTTATTCTATACACTGCATGGTAAAACCCATGCAGTGTATTCTTTTATTTCAAGGTCTATTATGTCAGATAATATTCTAGATCATTACATTAAAGGTGCAATTACTGATCTTGATGGAGCAATCATTGAACGAGAATGTCTTCATTTTGACAATATTCCAGTTGTTCTAACAAATGGATGTTTTGACATTCTCCATCGTGGACATCTAGAATTTCTCAACAATGCTGCTAAGTTCGGAAAATTATTTGTCTTACTCAATAGTGATAAATCGGTTAAAGCTTTAAAAGGTGATCACCGACCTATCAATAATGAGCAAGATAGAGCTTATGCTCTTGCAAGTCTCACATGTGTGTATCACGTTGTTATTTTTGATTCCCCTACATGTGAAAATGAAATTCTTCAACTTCATCCAGATTTTTATGTAAAAGGTGGAGATTATATAGCTGGATTAAATCAAGAAGAAAAGAACGCACTGGACACCGTTAAGTGTGAAATTAAAATTCTTGATTTTAAAGAAGGTTATAGTACCACCAGCATCATAGAAAAAATCATTAAGTTAAATAAATCATGATGATGTTCCGGTCGTCTAACGGTTAGGACAGTAGATTTTCAGTCTATTAATCAGGGTTCGATTCCCTGTCGGAATGCCATTTTTTGATAAGAGAATGGTAAAGTATTACCATTTTCTTTTTGAACATATATTACTATTATAGTTTATACACTCAAACAAAGGAGTAGTATTATGATGAATCGTGATTATCATCGAAACTATAGTAGAAAATATTATCACAAACGAAGAAATGAATTACTTTCAAAACTTGGTGGAAAATGTGTCAAATGCGGATCAACAGAACATTTAGAATTTGATCACATCAATTCTGTAGAAAAAAGATTTAATATTAGTGATCTGCTAAATAGATCAAAACAAGAAACTGAAACAGAATTGCAAAAATGTCAATTACTCTGCCATAGTTGTCATACTAAAAAATCAAATAAAGAATTAAAAGAAACTCGAAAAGGTGAGAAAAATCCTTTTTACGGAAAACACGGAAAGGAAAATCATTTTTCTAAACCTGTTATTGATCTTGATACAGGAAAAGAATTTGAAAGTGCTACTGACTTTGCAAGTTATTACGGATTAATTCCTGTATGTGTTGAACGAGTAGCACGTGGTGAACGAAAATCTATACATGGTCATCATGTAAAATATAAATAATTTTGGTGAAGTGGTCGAGAGGTCTATGGCTCTGTTCTTGAAAAGCAGCGACGGTTGAGAGACTGTCCGTGGGTTCGAATCCCACCTTCACCGCCATTGTTGACTGAAGGACTGTTGGCTTAGAAGTAGCCATCAGCTAAGGAGTAGTTGGATGACTCGAGTAGATTTGTGCGAATCGAGTAAGCATGGTAGTCCATGCCTGAAAACTTTTGGTGTAGAAACACACCTTTGGTCTTTTAATAAGGAGAAGTAATATGGATTTAATATATCCACAACGTGAAGCAGGTATGAGTCATCTACAAGATTTTGTAGATGAATATCTAAAAGGAAAGAAAGATCTCATTGGTATAGAAATAGGTTCTTATGCTGGTGAGAGTACAAGCATGTTTGTTAAGAGTGGCGCTTTTAAAACACTTTATTGCATTGATCCTTGGCAAATGGGTTATGATCCAAAAGATTGCTGTGCTTATAGCAGTATCGTATATGCTGAAATCTTTTTTGATTATAAGCACTTTATGAACCCCATTATTAAAAAAGTAAAAGCACACTCTGAAGAAGTTGTAGACAGATTTGAAGATAACTCTATTGATTTTATTTATATCGATGGAGATCATAGATACGAAGCAGCAAAGCGTGATCTTAACAATTATGTTCCTAAAGTAAAACCTGGTGGAATTATCTCAGGACATGATTACGTTGATCCAAATGATCCACACATAAACGCCAAATGTTTTGAACGTGTCTTTGGTGTTAAAAAAGCTGTTGACGAATATTTCAAAAAACCACCAATTAAAACATATCTAGATTTTAGTTGGGTTCAAATTAAAAAATAAAATTCTATAACCGTTTTTGAAATAAGGAAATCACTTTATGTCTACCAAACCGAATAAGAAACCAGCGAATGCTTTTAATGGGAAACGTGCCAATAAGCATGTTCCGAAAGAAGCACTTGCCACAGGTGCTTATGTAAAAGGGCGAGACAATACATTTCGCGTGGATGGTAACGATTGGAATCGTGACGCAAGCAATTTGGTAATTTTACCAAAAGGCGATTGTAGTGCAGTGAATCTCGCTATCCAAACACAAATGGCAAAGAATCCAAATTTGCTAAGAGAAAGAATCGCTTGGGACACAATACGTTCACGTAATTGTGGTTTTTTCATATGTTCAGAAAAAGCTGAAATATGTGAACATGATCAAAAGAAAAAAGAATCTATAGAACAGGGTTATGAAGAATTCATTAAAAATAATCCTGATTTTCTAGATGATTAATTTATGTTGGATGTAGCTCAATGGTAGAGCGGCTGACTGTGGCTCAGCATGTTGTGGGTTCGAGCCCCATCATCCAACCCAATTTAAACCTCATCGAGTTAAAAGCTCATGTGTTGATGCGACTTGCCCTAAGAAGGACAACACTAGTATGAGGTTAACTTGCTACTGAAGTTGCTTGATGCTAAAATTATCAAGATTAGAAGGTAGACGTTTCTACGAATAATCCCGCGTAGTCGTAATCCTGGAGGAAGGTGAGTCCTCCTTGGCACAGAATGGTAGCTAGCTTACTATCCTCTTCTGTGCTTTTTAAGAATTTTATCGGGGTATAACTCAGTCTGGCTAGAGTGCTTGCTTTGGGAGCAAGATGTCGCAGGTTCGAATCCTGTTGCCCCGACCAATTGTCATGCAGGACACATTGGGCGTTATAGAGGAGACTCTTTAGCGATGCATACGCTGCCTGGTAGGTCCTGCTCCATTTTCAACCAGATAGTAAAAAATTTCACAAAAACAATTGTTTATGTGTTAAAGGGTTAAGTTGTATGGCTATCTGGTTGATTTTATTTTATCTAGTTTATATTATTAGACCGCCATATAGATGGTACAAAGAAGTCGAAGTTATGAACTAGATTTCATTTTGTACTTGATGAGTAGAGTGTGATTAGAAAAAACATTAACCATTTTTAACAAAGATGGGGTTGAATAAAAGGTCCACACACCTAATCATGTTTTACTCATCAGGTATTTCCTATTTTGGAAGTTAGTTAGTAAAAAGAAAGGTAACTACAAGGTGGTAACTTGTAGACGGGGTTTCAAGAGTTCACGTACTGGCGAAACTCTTACTAGTATGTACTGCGAGACGTATAGAGCTCGGAAAGGTTAGAAAGTGATCAAGGTATGCGTGATAAATGTTCACTTTTGAATTGGACTGACGTATTACCACCCTCCTAAGGCTTCAGTCCTTCCCGTACAGTCGAAATCATGCTAGCTAATTAATTTCCATTTTACTTTCTCATTAGGCAATTTCAAAATTCACTTAAACTTATTAATTATTAATTGGTTTGTTAGTTTTGATGCAGGCATCATTTGCCTAATGAGATTTTTGATATTATCGCGGGGTACAGCCACGGAAGGCTGGTTGGGTTCATAACCCAAATGTAGGAGTTCAATTCTCCTCCCCGCTATCATTTTTGGATACAAGTAGTAAAAAGACGGATGTAGTGTCTCATTGAGACAGGGTAATGTGTTCTTGCTATTACTGAATACGCTACACAAGAAGGTTAGGGTTCGTACCAGAACAGCCGCCATTATCACCAAGTACCTGCTGAAGAAGAAAGTGTCAAGGTAAGGTACTAAACGTCACAAGTATGCGAGGCTCGAGAGCTCCTAAGACTCGTCCCTCTCATGTTCAGGGGTCGCAATCTTGGTGACTATTTGTATCCATTTTATTTTGTTAAGCGCGTGTAGCTCAACGGCTAGAGTTTCTGACTTCCACTCAGATGATAAGGGTTCGATTCCCTTTACGCGCTCCATTTTCAGGCCTTAACGATCATGTAGAAACGAACGTAAAGTTGGTCAGCACATGATAGGTTCTGTTAGCTGATTAGTGCACAGCTACTACGTGTCTCAGTGCCGTATGGGGATTTCCTATCAAGTAATACGGATCTTACAGGTGCGTCAGACCCCAACTGTCGTGCCGGACATTGGTCGCAACGCTGCGCCAAACATGCGCATGCTAAGTCAGGGTTATAGACTTAGATGTTGGTCTTTAAGACCTGAAACCCTTATGGGCCGTTAGCTCAGTTGGCTAGAGCACCTGCTTTGCAAGCAGGATGTCACCAGTTCGAGTCTGGTACGGTCCACCATTCCCCCTCCCTCAGCTTACTCCGACTCCTAGTGGGTCGGAGTAAGTACTTATTTTATTTTTGTGCATGTAGTATAATACTATACCTAATGGGTACTTCACTACGCCTCTACTTCTCTAATATGAGGGAAATATATTGAGAAGATTAAGCGCAACTTTGTGAAGATTTTTCATAATAGAGTATGTATGGATTTCCCCACCGACTCGGTTTCTCACCCTATACATATTCTATTGTGATTTTTATTTTTCTTAAATTTCTATAATAGCAGAGAGAAACGTCATGCGAACCATACAAAAAAATAGATTTATGGATCCTACAGAATATAATAGGATCATTGTTGAGAGAATGTCACAGGCCAAGTATGATCATTATGAAGATAAAATTGCTATCTGTAAAGATAGAATTGATACCTGGAAAGAGACAGATCAATTACTCAGAAATCTTATTCACGAATTAGAAGGTACTTATGTAGATGAACTTGTTAAAGTTAATATAAATGATAACAATATTCTTCACATCGAATACACAGCTGGTTATGATTCAGAAAATGGTGTATCAAGATATCTTATATGTCCTGCTTCCTATCTATTTCTATCATTAGCAGAAGCTAAAAGTGATTGGGATGATATGTGGAAGAAAATATCAGATGCTCAGGATGAAAGAGAACGTGAAGCAAAAAGAAATGAAAGATATCAACTGTTTCTTAAATTAAAAGAAGAGTTTGAATAATATAAAACGAAGAGATGCCCGAGCGGTTTAAGGGAGCTGTCTACTAAACAGCCGAGGAGTAAAATCCTCCGTGGGTTCGAATCCCACTCTCTTCGCCATTTGTTATCATTGCAGGATCACCCTTTATCGGGTGATCCTGTATTTTATTTTATTAATTCATACAATCGTTAAGTATATATTACTCAAACAGATCTAACCTATAATTAATTAAAGGAGAATAATTATGACTGAACCTGAAATCATTATGTATGATCCGCGTATCAAATGCATTGATGTTTCTGCTCATGCTATCAGTAAATGGTGTCAAAAGTATATCAATGAAGATGGGTTTTTAGGCATGATAATTGATATTCCATTTGTAGCTGGAGTACAAGTCACAATAGATAAACAGAGATATGACATTTATCTCCTTAATCCACCTCAATTCTGTATCGATCCACGCCGTTCAGAAGAAATACAAATAGGAAACTTTGATTTCTTCATTCCGAAAAATCTTATTACTAATAAAAGTAATTTCATCTTTCACGGATTAATATATAACAAAGGATGTAATGTTGTACCAAGGAAATTCAAAATAGATTTAATCGATATTTCAGTATATATCAGTAATAACAAATATATATCAGGAGAATTAGATTTATTTCCTGATAGAGCACTTCAAAAGATTGCTGCTTAATCATAGTAAGGTGCTTTCAAAGCACCTTATTTTTTTTATTAAGGCTTTATATACTATTGGAATTGTAGCTTAAATATACTCGACCACCACCATAAGAGTATGTAGAGTGTCAAGTCGAACACTGCAGTGGCTTGAAGATCTAGGTATTTAATCCTAGCAATTCCGCCATTTCTTTTTTCTGTATATATTACTTTAATATATGGTGTGATGCCGGAGTCTGGTCCAACGGAACGGTTTGCAAAACCGTAAAGCCAGGGGTTCAAATCCCTTTCACACCTCCATGGATCTGTAGCTCAGAGGTTAGAGCGAGGGTCTCATAAACCCTGGGTCGTAGGTTCGATCCCTACCAGATCCACCATTTTAAAATATTGGGACAGTAGCTCAGAAGGTAGAGCAAGTAAAATGTATCCGTCTCGGATACTAACAGCAACTATTTTGCGCTGATAACGCCTATGTCGTTGGTTCAAGTCCAACCTGTCCCACCATTTTGGACGATTAGCTCAGCTGGTTAGAGCGTCATGTTTACACCGTGAATGTCGGCGGTTCGAATCCGTCATCGTCCACCAAATTTGACCCCTTCCTGATAATAAAGCTTATTGTCTTTATTGTCTTATTAGCCTAGTCCACTCTCCTTAATTGGAGAGTGGACTTTTATTTTATTCACTTTACTTTAATAAGGAGAAACATGAAACTTGGAGCAATGAATAGGGTCATTAATACGGATCTTAGATTATTGAGAAATGAACTTAATAATCTGAAAAAAATTCGTAAATCGATACCAGATGAATCATGTGAATTTTTTGTTCAAGTGAATAATATACTTGGAGAACTTGAGGAAGATCTGAATACAACTATGCAGAATTACAAAGTTCTAAAAGAAGCAACAGAATTTTCATCTATATCGATAAAACCAGATTTATCAATCATAAACATAAACATGATTCTGATGGATCTACCACAACAAAAACATTTATTTTGGATACATTATCGTGATAGAGCATCGTTCAAAGATTACATAATAGAATTAGATCTATATATGAGAAATTTCTTTGAGCATATATCAGATGCTAGTGTATTTGGTAAATTATACAATCTACAAAAATTGTGTTCTAATTGCTCAAAATATGCTAACAGGATGCAACTATCATTTGATAACTGTATACTCGCGTTTCTTCTTCGGAAATCACACCCACAGAGAAAAAGGAAAAAATCCAAATGAACATTACTTCCCTTTTCAACATAGCTGATTGCGATCTCAAATATATCGCTAGTGAAATTAACTTTGTCGATGGTATGTGTGAATTAGCAAAAGATTCTAAATCTGAATTCACAAATACTATTTGCGAAATACTTCAAGATTATAAACAAAATATCAGCAAAATCATAGAGAGATATCTTCATACAAAAGAAGATATAAGAAAAAGAACTTTTGAAAATATCTGCAATATTAACACAGATCAATTACCCATAGATGATGAGTTTCTAAATAAAATCAGAAACTATGATAGACAAATATTCAACCTTACTAGAATGCAACTTCACGTTCATGTGAATTGGTATTTGGAACATTATGATCCAGATCATAATAACTATCCTGCTATACAGAAGGTAGAGCAACTTTGTGCTCAAGCTATCGATCATGCTAACACAATGAAAATATCATTCAACACTTATGTTGTACGCAAACACGAACAAGGAAAAATAAAATGAAAGATCTCATTATCAACATTCTTCACAACCCAATCTACATGTTTGCAGCATGTCTTATCCTTCACATTTATTCAGATTTTAATATTCAAGGAATTTTATCAAGTTACAAATGTAAGGATTATTGGAACATTCCTGACAACCCAACGCCAAACAAATATTGGAAAGACTGGATATCTGCTCTTATTATTCATTCAATTGAATGGAGTATTATCACATTCCTTCCTATGGCTTTTACACTTTGTCCTATTGTTTGGAGTATTCTTGTACTCGGCAATGCTTTTATCCATGCGATCGTAGATCACATGAAAGCAAATCTCGGTATTTTCAACTTGAATCAGGATCAGATGGCTCACTTTCTTCAAATTGTAGCTACTATGATCTTCTGGTTCATTACAACTCGTTATATCATGTGAAAGGAGAATATATATGCCTGGAATGCACGGAGATGGGTTCTATTCGCCTATTATTCTTGAACTTGTGAGAACTCTTACAAGACAGGAATTTTCTGGTGCCAAATTCATGGCAACAGGTTGGTTGTATCAGGGCATGAATACTGAAGAGTTCGAAACAATGCAGCAACAAATAGATGCACTTAATGGTGCATTAGCTGCTATTTCAGAACATGACAAAGTTCCTGACAACGTGAAAGATTTGGCAAAATCTTCTCTTAAAGTATTAGGTCAGATGAAAAAAGGTCTTACCAATATCCAAGAGATTGATAAGTATCATGCAGAATTCTTGCGAGATGTCATTCGTTATTCAGCAAAAGCACAAAACGATACAAAAGTCGCTAAGAGTTTACAAGCTCTTCATGATATCGGTCAAGATTACTTTACTCGTATTGACAAACTTCATTCAACCCTTCAGTATAATCTTGCTAAGAATTTTCCTAGTTGCTTTGGTGATTCTAATGAAATAGTAAACAAGCACAATAAAAGGAAAGAAGATGAAACGTAAACGGAAGCAAGAATATCTTGATGAAATGGTAAAACAAGACGCTAAAGATACTCTCAACAATTTAACTAAAGAAGAATTGGAGGAATTAGATAGACTCTTAAGTAAAATAGATGGAAATCATAAAGTTATTTCCATTACACGAGCAACAACTTGTATCCACTGTCCTTGCTGTGGGCACGAGATCCGAATCAAGGAGGAGTAACAAATGGTAACCTTTGATGGTAAAGAGTATAGGCCGGGTTTCTTTACCCGGCTCAAAAATCTGTTTACAAAAGAAGAAAACTTCAGTTGTAAAAAAGTAGATCCAGCAATGTCAGATTTTGCTAAACAAAAATTAGCAACTATCGACACTTCTAACGTCGTAGATCCAGAACCATTTGAACCACTTACTGATTTAACTAAGATGGCTCTGGATAGGGAAGAATTTCTGAAAAAGAAATATCATCTCATCGGAAGTCATAATGCAATGATTTCCGCACTTAACGACAACGTCACATTTATCAGATCTCAACTTGAATTAATTCGGACAAGAAAATCTCAGCTCAAGGTTCTCAGTAACTATATCAGTACTACTGCCAACCATGATGCAAAGAAAGCACTTGAGGTGCTCATTGCATCAGTAGAAAAAGAAGAAAAATCTTGCCGAAACTTCATTACTCGTAATCAGTCAAAAATTCAAAATCGATCTATCCTTATTGGCGATTTAACTCGTGCAAAAAATACGAGTGAATTAGTCGCTGCAGAAAAGGAATACAAATCCAGATCGAAACAAAAACCGAATAAGGAAAAGTAATTATGGGAGAACGTGCACTTATTGGCCTCAGGCTGAAAGACGGAACTATTGCAGCCAGGTATTGTCAATGGGCTCATCCCATGCATGGTACAGGCGACTATCTTCTAATGTATTATAAATCAGAAGATAGTGTTCAAAAATTACTTGAAAGAGCAAATTTTGATCGTATCGGATGTACTCCGGAACAATGCGCTATCAGTGATGATGACGATAGTCCGATAATGATATTTCCTAACAAAGAAGCAATGATTCACATGTCTCCATGGGATATGCTCGAATGGTGGTATCTCTTTGAAGCAGGTCACTGGCACATTTGCCTCAATCACTGCTGGGTTGATCTTCAGAACATTATGGAGCATTATTACACGGATCAAAATGAGCTTGCAAGAGAAAAAGCCAAGCATGAGGAAGAACTCAAGAAAGCTATCCTGTCTCAAAACGCTGCAGATAAAGCGTTATATGGGAATAAAAATCCCATATCTACAATGCGTGGTATGTTTAGCAGTTTAGTTGGGAAGGAAGATAATCCTCCTGATGAAGATCCTCGCTATCCTCATACTCGTAAACCTGATCCTGTATATGAAACTCCTTCAAAAGGAGATAGACCATGAAAGAAGCCAGATTTACTGAAGAAGAATTGGTGAAATTACTCAAACCTTTCTATCTTCGCGATAGAGATATTGTTCGTCAATTTCTTACCGGAGATATGGGATTTACTAACACCACAATTCAAGCAAGAAATATGGTAGTTAGTATTCTTCAAACTCAGATTACTGAACTCAAAGAAATTCAAAAACTTTCTGAAGGTACAGCAAATCTGAAATGTCAATCTGTTATCGAAACTTTCGAAGCATTGATTCAGTCCCTTAATAAAGTGACTGAAGCAAATCAAAGAGATTTTGATAAATGCTGTTCTTTTGAACGTCTTAACAATATCTCTACTGATGAGCTAAAAGAAGCTAACAGTGTCGAATCTCTCCAGACTTTGGATGATAAATTCTGGGAAAAATGGAATAAAGTCCATAAGTACTGGGAGAGTAAAGACAAAGAATTTTTAAAAGAAGCTGGAGTAAATGTTAATCCATCTTCCAACAACAAACCAGAATAAGGAATACACATTTATGCCTAAGAAAACCGTTGATGAAACAAAACGTACTCGTAAAGAACCGAGTGAACTGTTAGACTCAACAAAGAAATGTTGTTGTCATTCTGAAAAATCTTCCACTATCGAAGTTGATCGGAAAATGTTTGAAGAACTTATTGTGTCGTTGAAATGCATCGCACGAGATCTTCGTACACTCATTTCCGTACTTAAACCCACAACATCTCCATTTGGTACACCTCCTGGTGGATGGACTTTTCCAGGAAACATTGGAATGCCATTCTTCGGAACGCCGATGTCTCCGCCAACTGTTGGATTTCCACCTCATAGAGCGTCTGCACCATCTCTTTCTGAACTGCTCGGAACAGATATTACTCTAAAAGTAGAATACAATATGCCTAACGGAACTAGATTCTCCAGAAAGATTACTTCTGCTGATGTATCTACCATTCGCATGCCTCTTACAAGTATGCGAATAGATGTTGGGCTTTTGAATTTGTTACTTAACAACAATATTCACTTCTTAGGGCAGTTAGCATCCATTCAATTCAAAGATCCTTTAACACAGAAATATGTTAATCGTATTTTGAATAATTATGGTTTAGGTGGCAAGTTGCGTCTCTCATCTATAGTTCCGGAAGGTGTAGATCCTAATCTTTCGTTCATAGAAAGCATATCCAATTATTTAGCACTTCCTACTGAGATGCCCAAGGATATTTCTGAGTATTCAATTGGAGAAGAAAATAATGTCGATTCTGACGAAACTATTTTCTAAATTCGGTCCTCGTAAGGACATCAATGATAAGGATCCTGCTATACCGCAGGATCCTTATGTTGAAAATCTCATTGAAAATATTCATACTGCTCCTGATTGGAAATTGGTGCAAGCTATGCTTGCCTGCAAGAATTGTGGAACAACCAATAACGTTTTTGCAGAAGAACTGAGCAGGCGTCGTATGAAACAGAAAGGAGTTACAGCATGAGTAGAGCTGTTCTTTGCCCTTCATGTTCATCATGGGATACAAAACATGTAAAAACTGAAGACAGTGGAGAAGGAACAAAAGCTCCTATTTCTCGTATCTACACTTGTAAACAATGCAAGTGTAAGTTTCAAGAGCGATATGATCTTAAATTTGTGAGAGTTGAAAAAATCGACTAACACACTGGGGCTATTTAAATAGCCCCATTTCTTTTTTTGTATTCATATATTAATAGTATGTGACAGTACGATTATCTTATACATACTCCCCAATAGTTCAGTTGGTAGAACGGCAGACTGTTAATCTGTATGTCCTAGGTTCGAGTCCTAGTTGGGGAGCCATTTGCGAAGGCGTCGCTCAATCGGTTAGGGCACTACCCTGTCACGGTAGGTGTTGGGAGTTCGAGTCTCCTCGCCTTCGCCATTTTTAATTTTAAATTAAAGGAATGTATATGAAAAAGTTACTTGCAATATTGCTCGGAGCATTAACTCTGAGCTTATCTGCCGCTGAAGTTTATGATTCTTATGATCTTGAACAAAAGTGGTACACAAATGACCAGAATCAAGGAATGGGCCAAGGAAGTTACTATAAATTTGTGTTAAGTTCTAATAGTAAAATTTACCTTACTGATTACTTAAACACCATTTATTCTGGTGACCAAAATGAAACATTATCTCATCATGGTATTACTCAATATGGATATTATCTCAACGGTGATATGACTAATAATCACGTCACTGATTTAGGTGATAATGTAACTTCATTTGATAGTTATACTTACTATGATGATGAAGGTAAACATACTTACAATCGTAATGCTTATTACCTTGGTGATTTCAGTAAAGGTTCTGAAATTGAAATTTGGATGAGTGATGGTACTACGACTGTTGGTACATGGACACCTGTGGAAGGTGAATATACAAGTAGATGGTTAGGCAGAGAAGATAAGTTGAATCCTAATATTGGTGTTGCTCAGCTAACTATGTATGCTTCAACAGGTTATCAAGTTAACTTTGGTCTTCTCACTGCTGCATCCGATCTCCCAATCATTCAAGAAGGTGGTGGTGGAACAATGGGTTCACCTCTTCCAGCTCCTATTACAACTCTTCTCATTGCTTGCGGATTAGGTGGATTATTCATGACCTGGAAAAAGAAACAACTTATCAGAGAAAGATAATACATGTTTCTTCTTGTATATGGATGGATCGTTACACTCATTTGTTTAGTCGGTACGATCCTGAATGTAAAAAAGATCCAATTTTGTTTTATTTTATGGACTATCGGAAATTTTCTGTGGCTTATATTAGATCTGTATAATAAAGTATATAGTAGAAGTCTACTAGATATCATACAACTCTTATTAGCCATATGGGGTTACATAGCCTGGAAAAAAGAAAATAATAAATCCTAAATCTTCTAACCTAACTTATGAAAGGAATACGTTATGAAGAAATTACTCATGGCTGCAGTCGCAGCTACACTCATTTTCACCGCATGTGAAAAGGAAAAGAAAGAAGCAGCACCAGCTGCTACTGAAACCACAACTGAAAACGCTGCTCTTGGTCATAAGCCAGATCCGCTTTGGCCGCTTGGCGCTCCCAAGGGTACACTCAACGTCGAGCATGTCGTTGCTACTGATAAGCAGGCCATGTTTACTCAGTTCAACAAAGACTATCGCTACTTTGAATCGCAGATCACCCTCAAGAATTTCATGGATGGTGAGAATGCTTCAGCTGAAGTAGCCGAAATCAACAATGTCTTCCAGGTTGTTGATATTGCAGAAGACCAGAAATCTGCAGACGTGCATGTGGTTATGTTTAACCATGTTGGCGAAAAGACTGAAACAACTGTAATTCATAGTTTCTGGATGGAAGATTATCCTCTTAACGATGAAGCTATTAAGGTTACATTTGAGCAAGCATTTGACAAGATGATGAAGGCCAATATTGTTAAGCCGCATTCTCGCAAGTGCACTCTTCGTAAGGAAGTTGGTCCTAAGGACGCTAATCCGCAGTGGATTTTTGGTAACAGTCGTGCTCAGGTTTATGTTGATGCTGTAACTGGTGATGTTTCTGCTATCAATCCAGCTTTCGGTCAAGCAATTAAGCTCGGTGCTCCACTTGGCGAATGGCCATAATTCTTCAAGGAATTAAGCAATGAAGAAATTATTATTGCTTGCTTCATTACTCATGCTTCTCACTTCAGCATGCACTTCAATGCAAGATACAACTCGTATCTTAAATGTTGAAGACATCAATAAGGAAGACCTCCAGTACATGAATGATGTTTACAAGAATTATCGCTGGTATGAATGCGGTATTCTTCTTGCAAATTACATCGATATTGGTGGTGGAAGTGATGTAGCTGAAATTACGAATGTATTTCAAGTCCTCTCTGATGGTAATACGAGTCATGATGTAAATATTGTAATGATACGTCATACTTTAGAGAAGGATGAAGTTCTTGTGATCCCATCTTTAATTGTTGAAGAAGATGTTCCGATCATCAAGGAAAAGGTCACGATTACATTTAAAGAGTCTTATCTGAAAGTGTTGACTCAGAATCCTAAGCCACATACGAAACGAGTTATCTTAAGAAAACAACTCGGTCCGAATGATACAAATCCTCAGTACATTTACGGAAATAATCAAGGATTGATTTTCGTTGATGCATCGACTGGCGTATTGGTTCATGACAGTCCTGCATTTGAACGTACTGGATTTATCACATGGCTTGGCGAGTGGCCATATTCATTCTAATTTCAAGTATATATTCCTATAATGTCAAAAACGGATATGATGTCGTCTAAAGCGAGGACACCTTAGCAGGAAATCGGGACTAGCAGCCCCGCCATATTCGTAGACATTGCTGAAATGGATATCTCATCGTCTAATGCCAGGACGCCGAGCACGGAAACCAGGGTTGGAATCCCTGTGAATATTCATCAGCAACAAAAAATGGTTGCATATCGTCTAAGTAACCGACGGGCGAAGACATGAAGCGAACGCACTTCAGATGTGGGTTAAACTAAGAATCCTACTATGCGACCGAACTAGAGGAGTACAGTTAGTTTAAATGGCCTGTAAAACTTGCTCCATGCAAATGATCAATATCGATTTGATCACTGTACTCATTATTTCTACGCTTAGAGATTGCAACTCAGAAAGTGTAGACCTGGGTCTGGCTTATACCTAGGATTAGCTGCAAATAAGCAAAGCTGTGTATCGTTTGGCCACTAGCAAGGCTACGGTACGGGATCATACAGCATCCATCATGTCACCCTAACATGGTGAACTTCTAGATGGCATAGATCATTATCAGGATCTGTGCAAAGGCAGATGGGTTTCGAGATATATTGGCTAAGCTGTTAGCTGCAGCTCAGATTGAAATTGCCAACGAATTATCCTGCTTGAAGCTGAAGTCCTATAAGTTGCCATTGATCGATTCAGGGCTTGAACGGTCAGTTTTCTAGAGCTTAGGTACAGGACTAAGATCCCTGTGCAAAGATAGTCGCGATTGTGTGTTCAGTAAATCCGTGGTCCGGATCGAAGTAACATACCTGCGGGTTAAAATAACTATTGATTACAGTGCCTACGTGTAATCACCAATATTAATGGCTAAGGAATTCTCCATTCGTTTATGTTCTGGTAACACCTTGATAAACGAGCATGAATTCAAAAGTTGACGAGAAAGCTGTTAAAGCAGCTGCCACAGGGAAGGAGTCAACCAATACCACATTGTCGTCCCTTTGTGTGGTAGATAACGGTAATCAAACCTGAAAGCTCATGGAATGATTACAAAGGTGTGGTAAGAGCGTCATGAACTCTTATTGGTGAATACACACTAGTCAAGCCTCACCTAGCTTGATTTTTTTTATTTTAATAAGAGGGGCTATTATGAAAAAAGTATTATTTCTCTTTTTGTTTTTATTTATTTCTTTTTCTTCTTTTGGAATTGATTTAACAGAAGCTTTATCGAAATATAATAAGATTGATTTAACTCAAGGAATAGTAATTCCTAATGTAGCAAAATTAAACGACTTCTCTAAATCATTTGCACTTAATAAAGAGTTTTCATTAAAGACTTTCAAGGTTAATTCGGAAAACGAAGTCTACGCTGGATATGCTACTGAAAGTTTTTACAATGTAGATTTTGCAGAAGATCCATTTGATGGATTAATCGAAGTATGGGTAGTTGGTGAACCATCTACTTCTACAACTATGACTCTGCTAATTTCATGTTTTCTTGGTCTCTGCTTATGGAAATACAAGAAAACATATTCAATACAACTTTAACTATATATTACGTTTATAGTTAAGATATGCCAGCTTAGCTCAGTGGTAGAGCAATGGTTTTGTAAACCATCGGTCCTCGGTTCGAATCCGAGAGCTGGCTCCATTTGATCTTTTGTTCCAGTCCGAGTTTGGTTGGTACTGGTAGCATAAGTAGACATGCGTAGAGTATGTTCCAATCATGACCGCTTTGTATTTTGTGGTTTTTGACCATTCCACCGTATTCAATATGTTCCTCACACTTATTGAATATTGATATGAAGCTAGACTATACTCCTATGTGACGTTATGATGCATCCTCTACAAAAAGGCTTTCATGCGGTTCAAAGTTCTTTCCCGTATGAGAAACTCATCTTCACCGATCTCCTTGGGTAGCAATACCCAAGGAGATCACCTTTGTTTTTCTTTTTGTTTGAAATATATATAACATTAATAGAAACCCAAAACCAATATAAGGAGATTTATTATGCATAATCATGAACGAATTGAAAACGGATTTCTTACTCCTAATGAACTTATAATCTGCATCATTTGCCGTGCATGTAGAAAACCTTGGGCAAGCTTTTTAAAAGTTTGCCGCAACATCGTACGTAACGATTAAGGAGGTCATTATGACATTTGTTCAAGTAAGAAAGGCCATTCTTAACCACGAACATATGTACGCTTATTTGAAATTTAAACGCACAACTGTTCGTGTATCGAAAACTCCCCATCCGGTAATTCGAAAATGCAAATATGCTCTGGAAGGAGGACTCCTTTGGGAGATTAACCAGAAAAAGAATAACACCCCAATAAGTTGGGACGGTTGGGAAGAAATCAGAGAATCTGCAGAATATAAGTGCAGATCTGATTGGGAATTCATCATGTAATCTAGGAGAACAACAATGAAAAACCAAATCTCTTATAAACTCGCCATCGCAAAAATGTACATGCATGGCTATGAAATAAGTAGTCGTGTTTACAACAATATGTGTGTACATCATTTCAACGCCAAGACTCCAGACGAACAAGACAGACTGGGTAAGATCGTAAAAGAACAAGCTGACATCTGCCACAAGTATGAGAAAAAACTCAAACCCATTATGTTCGCCTTAGCTCATGCTGGTAGGCATATGTCTCGTCCTCAAAGAAGAGAATTAAATCTTCTCAGAGGTCGATGTCAGGAAGCTTGGCTTAGCGAAGTCAAAGAAAAAACCAAAATCAACATCCTTTCTCTAGTCATGGATACATTCGATGATCTGGATTTGCCCGATGATGATTTTGACCGAATGGAGGATTACTATGAATCTCAAGCAGATTATTCTGAGGATAATCCTCAGAATTACGAAGATGAAATCTTCTGAAAATCAAGCGGATGAACTTCAAAGTAAAGAACTTCGGCAGCTTTACGAAAACTACTGCTACGCATATAACTGCGTTGGTTGTGATCTTCGTTGCCAAGAAATTTTAAACAAATATAATAAGGAGTAAACCTATGTTAGACTCGACCGTTCACACCATGGTTGAGGTTCTCGACAACCTTAAAAGCGAGATCATCACCACACATGAAATATCGGAAAAAGCGAAACTCTGTGAGTATTACAACAGAATTCTGGAAATGATTCCTGTAAATTTCAAATCCCCGTCGGCCTATTTTGGACCGGCGTGGAAAGATCCTCACAATCCTCTTTTGACGTTAGAGCAGAAGGTGATAGAACACCAAATCACTTATATGCTCTTTTACGCAGAAGGCTATGCAAACAAAATCAGAACCACAATGGATCCAACAGCCAGTCAGGACTATGTCTCAACTTTGAAAGATCTCGTTGCAAGGATTCCGGATCTCAAATGTTCCGGTCGTTACTTCGACGGAAAACCTCTTCAGGAGAAGATCAATCTGCTGAAAGAGTTTACAAATTCAATGATCGTACTCTAACAAAGGAGAAATCATGTATACTCAAGCCTATGAAAACAGAAATATTGATCAGGCCGAAATCAATCGAAACGGTAAACTGATCACGTCCTTCGACTTTGTCGATTGCAAATCTGCAGAAAAAATTGAAATAAATCGCAGAGATGCTACGATTTTCCGTGGCGAATTCGAAGAAATCGAATTCTCCCAGGAAGCTTGGCTTATGGACACCAACGAAATCGAAGGAAACGAAAAAGACGAATGGCGCTCTGTTCAACTCATTCGGCTATATGGAACTCATATCAAAAAGCTGAAAACTCCTCGTTTCAGCAATGTTATCGCGAACTGGTTTCACGATGATGCTGAAGACGGCAAAGCATTCGTCCACAGCGATCTGCTCCTTGATGAGGTCGAAATCAGTGGAGTGGCAAATGTTCACAATGCAGAAATCGAAAAGTTGACCGTCCAAGCTTCAGGGGAGATCACCATTGATGGAACACATGGAAGCAAGCTCGATATGTGCCGAGTCTTCGGCACTCTTCATCTCAACGGATTAATACCGTTCAGACATATCGAACTCTATCCAGGAGGTCGAATCAGGGTATGGAATATCGAAAAAGACGATGATATTCCCCGCTTTGTCGGAATGAGAGGAAATGTTTTGATTCAGAAAGCCAGAGATGGTGGCTTCTGGTATTTCGGTTAAGCCATCTTGTAACCTGCTCTCCATATGGAGAGCAGGTTATTTTTTTCAATATATCTTTAACTATATATTCCTAAAATGTAGTTGTGACTTTGTTGATTTTGGCCACAACTGCGCCTTTTTCTATGGTATCTTTACTATATTTAAGTGCTTTCAAAGGTCACAGTCATTACCTTAAAAGCACTATGCTACTTTTTGTTAACCCAGTTAATGCTGCTGAGGAAATCTCAACCGCTGTCCGTATTCTGCAGCGATAAAGAATATGGAACAAGCTTGATCGTTTAAACCTTTCGATGACGTTGCGATGCAAAATTTAGTTGCTAAACTTTTATTGCTTTTATCACTTAGCAGTATAGTAAAGATGCCTCTTTGCCTTTTATTTTAACTTTATATAAGGAGAATTCATTATGGTCCTCGACGACATCCCCACTTTCATCTATTCGTATGAAGACATGCGTCGTATTTTTCCTGAGTATCTTAAACTGAAAAAGTTTGATCTCAGAAACGAACGAGTTATTCAACATATTTGTATGACTCGTGTAGCAGGAAATATCATTACTACTAATGCTGTATTTCCTAACTATGTTCCAAAAATGCAGATCATGCATCATGTAGCTGTTATCAAAGGTTTCATGGAAGCATATCCTCGTTTTTCTGAACGATTCCACATGCAAGAAATTCTCGACAATTTTGTTGAGAAGATGCATCTCTCACAAGAAGAAGTTGATGCTGTGAAAGGTAATTTTCCTGAACCAAAAACCCAAGCTTATTATGATGGATTTGAATATCATGTTGATTTGAATTCTTTGCATAGAAAAATTCAGGAAACTGAACTAACTAAAGAAAATCTCATGCAATTATGCACTGGTTTAAAACGTCAACTTGATTCGAAAGATAGTCAAATTCTTTCTCTTCAATTTGAACTTACAAAATGTAAGAATACCGATGCAGAATATGAAAGCATTATACTCAAGAGAGAAAATAAGAAACTTTTAAATCTTATTAAGACACGTGAAATCACAATTAACTCGCTTCAAACCGATTTATCAAAAACTAAAGATTTGGCTCTTGAAAGGAAAATGGAATTACATAAGTTAAAGATAGATCCTATTCGTAAAAAAATATCAGAATTGGAAAAAGAAAACAAAGCGCTTATTAAGAAAAATAACGAACTTCAAGCAATAAAAAGACTTCCTGCAGATGTCCGTAAAGAAAATAATTGGTTACGTGGATATCTTAATACATGGAAGGATAAATTCGCATCTCTTTATAACGAACATACTGAGTTAAAACATAAGTTTGAAGATACTTATGATGAACTTAGTGATCTTAGAAAAGAGAATGCTAAACTCAAACAATCACAACAACTTTTTAGAATTGTTGTGAACAAATAAGGAGAACAATATGGGATTAGAACGTACTCTTCCTGCCGTGCCATGGGATAAATATTTTCTCAACATTGCTGCAGTTGTAGCGACACGTAGCAGTTGTTCCAGACGTCAGGTAGGTGCAGTCATTGCTAAAGACAATCATCTTCTTGCCACTGGGTACAATGGTACCCCAAGTGGTATCAAAAATTGTAATGAAGGTGGTTGTCCTCGGTGTGCAGGTAATGCACCTTCTGGAACTTCTTTGAACGAATGTATCTGCTCACATGCAGAAGAAAACGCCATCGTGCAGGCAGCACGACATGGCGTTACAATCGAAGGTGGTACTATCTACTGTACTATTTCACCTTGTATTCACTGCGCTAAGATGATTATCAACGCAGGACTCAAGAAAGTCTTCTTTAGTAATTGGTACAATGAACCTGTTGTTTCACTTGATACTATTCCTGAAGGAGAAGATCCTATCATCTACAAATACAGATTGAAATATAAGGCAGATGTTGCAACCAATCTCCTTTTAATGGCTCACGTACAAGTTCATCATTTTGATGAAATTCTTGAACAATGGGAGAATTAAAATGGGATACACACAATTTACGTATTCAGGTCCTGCTGATAAAGCGCCGAGTGAAGAAAACATCATGAGAATTATGATGCATTCTAATCCTGATGGATCCTCAGGTCCTGTTAAGGAAAATCTTGAACCACTCATCAAACCTATCAAAAGAAAAGCTGAGTCAAAAGATTCAATAGAATCAGAGCCATTTGATCCCCTTAATGAGATGAATCGACTCTTTGATTTCTTAATAAGTTTCATAACTTGCATCATAATCGTATTACTCGCATGTAAATATATGTGTGTAGTATTAGCTCCAAACAACACGTTAGATGATTGTCATCCTAGTATCTATGATCTTTATGTAGGTATAGGTGCACTCATCACTTTTATAACAATTCGTCTTATTAAAATTTTTAAGGAGAAAAAACATGGAACTAAAAGGTAAACTCAATATCACTCACATGGAAAATGATGATGTGATTTCAGTCAAACATGAATCTTGTTTAACTGTGAATACAAAGACCAATTTACTTATTTCACTTGATGGTGATGGCTCTGTGAATATTAGAGAGGAAGGAGATGTCGTTTCTATTATTCAGAATAATGGTCAATGCTATGTGGAAGGTAAAGTAAAAGTCATAGATCTGTTCCAAGGTATTCTTCACATCTATCCTGGTTCTGAAATTGGTCGTATCAACAAACATGTCAACCAGAAAGAAAAGCAAATCATCTTTGAAGGTGATGTTGATACCACGAAATACACCATTGTTCAGATTGATCACGAACATTCTGAAGCAAAGGAGACCAATAATGGCTAATTGGTGTTATATTGATGTGAAATTCAAAGCACCTTCCAATGAAAAAGCTAAATGGCTTCAGAAAGGATTAGAATCCGTTGTTGATGCCCATAATCAATTAAATGAAATGGCTTGTATTGGTGGCGTTTGGATTAGAGACTGCCATATCGCTATCGAAGATGAAATCGATAAAGATAAAGGTAGTTGTGACATGCTAATCAGTGGCGAAGTCAAATGGAGTATTTCTGATTTTGACGCAAGAGCATTAGCTGAATATCTTCATGGCCATGGTGTTGATACAGCAATCACTATTGATTATGAAGAATGCGGATGCTGCCTTAAAGGAACACTCACAGTCAATGCTAGTAAAGGTATTATGAAATGCAAATACCTTAAACAAGAAGATTGGCCATGGGCGAATAATCCTCTTGAAACTCAAGAAGACTGGGATAAGTTCTATGAAGAACTTAACAAAGCTCTTGAAGAAAAAGGCGTTGAAGTCGAAAGACAGACTGGAGATATTCTTCCTGAAAAAGATATTATGCGGGCTGAAATCTGGAAGCAACACCACATAGAAAAACAAACAAAAAAATCTAAATCTTAATTTATCGCACCTGCTTCATATGAAGCAGGTGTGTTTCTTTTTTGATTTAAAATGAAAGTATATATGACTTTAATAGAAATCCAAAACCAATACAAGGAGAATAACAATGGACAAGTTTATGCAAACTAAATTGGAAAAAACTGCACGAGAAGCTTTTCGTTTGATAGGTTGCAGTATACACACTCGTCATTATAGTGCTGCAGGAACATACGCTTGTCGTACAAATTCTGAAATTCGAAAAAAAATGTATATCAAGAGTAGATGTTGGGCTCTCAAAAATCCAACTAAAGTAAAACAATACCAGGATAGATATCTTGCTAAGCAAAAAGAAAAGATGAATGCATTAAAACAAACTAATTTTGAAGAATTTAAAGAATTACAAAATAAAAAGAAGCAAATCAGAAGATTATCAGAAGATAGGAAAAGAGAGAGAAATTTCAGAAAAGAAAATCCACAATCTGAAAATTATTCTAAAGATGTATTCAAAGCAATAATTGCAATTAATAAAAAATCAGTCCTTAGCAATACAGATATTCTTAAGATATGCTCTTAATTGTATCACAGGATAAATTTTCTTATGCTTACCAAAATGCAAGAATATTCCAGACGATACTATTTATCCCATCGAGAAAAAATTCTCGAAAAGAGAAAAAAGTATTATCAGGAACATAGAGAAGAGCGTATTGCATATGCTAAACTCTATCAAATCAAAAACCCGCCTGATCCAGAGGACCGAAAAATTATCAATCGTAAATTTTATCTGAAAAAACATAAGATCTCTTCGCCTTAATAGGCGAAGAGATCTTTTTCTTTTTTACAAAGGACGAACTGGTAATAACTGTTTAATTACAGTAGGTGGTTCATTTCTTCTTTTCATTAACCACTCAAAGAATTCAGTTGCTTCTTGTACAGATAATCTTCTTAAACCTTTATTTTTGAAATAAACAAGATTATCTAAGAAATAACGATATCTTTGTACTTCAGGTTTGTCGTTCCAACACATAAGAGAAGAATTACCAACACGTGCTAATTCTCCAAATGGTTGAGGAACACATCTTCTTAAAATATGATATTTAGCAGTATACTGTCTTTGAGACATCTTACCATGATAGTGATGTACTAGGACAGTAGGAGCAAATCCTACCTTAGCATCCTTAATTCTATAATTTTGTAAAATATGTTTATAGAACGGAATAGCGTGATAATTTCTCAAGTTACGATAACCTGCTAGCATATACCATAAAAATATGTCACCTAAACCAGCGCAAGAACAAGGAAGCTCATTATTAAAATATTTCTTTAATGCTTCTGTAGTCATCGCTACACCAAAACCAAACCATCCAGGTAATCCGTTTTGTAATGTAAACTGATAACCAGTCGAATGCATAATTCCATAATTAATATCATCTTCTTTTCTTGTTTCGTAATACGTTATTTGGAACGGTGATATAACTTCATATTTATCTAATGCTTCACTGATTACTTTAAAACTATACATGTCTACAAAGGAACAATCAGCATCCAGATAACATATTTTTTTGGTTTCTGGTGCTATCTCCAGAATATAAGAAACTCCATAATTCCAGAGGATTTCTTTCATGAATAAATTATGGAACATAGGTGCTGTTAAATCTACTGGAAGATAATTAACATGCTTATATTCTTTTACATATTCAAAATAAAATTTACCATCTGTACTTCCTTCCACAAACATAATCTCAGGAAGTGGATTCATACGAATAATACGATCGAATGCATTCTTTGTTGCTCTGATTCTATAAAGATCATTACCCCAAGAACACACAACTAATTGCATCTCTGGAAGAAAAGTTTGGTCTTCTAAAGGTGAGTCATATTCCATGACTTCATTTGGTCCTTTTTCACTAACCATAACTCTTACTTTCATCATGATATCTGTACCACGTTTTGGATACGTTTTAGACACTCGAATTGGAATACCCATCTGTTGATCCATGAGACGCTTTAAATGAAAACGAACATGAGGATCGTCAGTATGAATAGAATATCTTTGTTCTATAATCGGATCATCACCCATAATAAAACTCCTTGTTAATTAAGCATAAAATGCAAAAACAAACAAAAAAGTAGAGTCCCAATTAAGGGACTCTACTAACATAGTAAAATTATTCTTTTGGTAAACCTTGGAATATAACTGCCTCAGGTAAACTGTATAAGACTCTAGTTGCTTCAGCACTTCCGTGCTGATAATATGAAGCAGCCACAGCTTGGAATATAATTTGTGAATCAGTATATCCCATAACAAAATGTAATCGGTGACAATAATTATCATGATCTGTATAATACCAATGTATGACAGCTCCAGTAGGTGGATTATTCTTTGCACCGCCCCATTCAGATAGATTCCAAGAAGTAAAATCAGGAGAACCATCACCATAGGTTAATGCTGTACCTGGAACAAACTTAGTTAATGTACTATTGTTAATATTGTACTTTATAACATCCCCGTATGTTTGTGTATATCTATCAAAATTATCAATATACACTATATCACTTCTAAGAGGATCAATAACTAAATTACCATTTTCATCTTTAGTGATATATAATTCGTTGAACACAATACCGAATGCTGTACCTTTACTAATCTGACATACAAAAGCTAGATTTTGAATATAGTATTCATATGTGTCTTCATAACTCACTTGTCGATTAAATGTATATCTTACTGATAATTGTGATCTAGGATGATCTCCAACACCTCTAAGGAATCTATCTCTATATTTTACAGGTAATGCTATATTCATTGTTGGTACCCAATTAGAATTAGCATCCGGTTCATTAATTGTATACGCTACAGGATATGATACATCATCACCCGAATAATAATCAGTTGAACTATCATTATCTCTGTATTTATATGTTATTTCTCGTATTAAATTTGCATCATAATAAGTACCAGCTGTAAAATTCATAGGATATAAAATAGGAGTAGATTGTTCAACTGCAGTCCAACAATCATCTTCAATACTTGTTAAACCTAATAAGAACCATGTAATTGTATACGAACCTGATGCTGTTTCATCATCACAGTTCATGTAATATGTAAATGATTCTATTGGAGCATAATCATCTACGTCTGATACACTTTCACCTATATTTTTTACATGATTTGCTCGTACATAATGAACCCAATTATCATGAGTATTGAGTACATCATGTGCTGTACCGGTAGTTGCTGCTTGTAATATATTTAGAGGAATATAACTAGTATCATATACTGCTGTTCCTACATAATGTAAAACAGGCATTATTACTCGTATCAATTTATAATAACCAGCTATATTGATTTCAATTGTATCATAATGATTTGTTGCTTTACCATAAGTGGATACATGTTGACCCCATATCAAAGCTAAACAATATTCTTTTTTAATATTAGCATTGTTGGGATCTGTATATGTATATTTTAAGAAAGGAAATTTAATATATCCTTTATCCATATACGTTCCCATACAAGCCGTTTTTGTACTATTCTTTGTATATGTTTGTTTCTTAACTGTACAATCAATTAATCCTTTTAACATACCTTCTGCAAAAGTATTAAGGATTGAATCTGTATCAAGTGTACAATTGATTTTATGGGTAGCTTGATCAATTACAATATTTGTTCCATCTTTTAATAAGCAATCAACTTTATCACCATCAACTGTTGAAACAACACTTGTGTGTAAACCTAATGGGAATAATCTGTCTTGTTTGCTTGCTTCTAATGCAGAACTAACATTTACAATTGATGTATTGAGAGTTGTATTAACATTAGTAATAGATGTTTCTAAGCTTGAACTGACATTCACGATACTGGTGTTAATTGTAGAATGTACAGCTGAAACATAAGTTGATACTAAATCTGGTGTAACTGCTGTAGATGTAACTGCAGCAATAATATCATTTGATTGCGCTAATCTAACAACACCAACATTAATTTTATCTGCGTAATTACCAACAGTAACTACAGCATCAGGATCTTCAGTAGGATTAATTGTGTCGGCTTCTGCTGCTAAACGAACAATACCATAGTCAATCGTTGTTGCACGAATTACTTCAGGAGGTAATCCTGAAGATAACACACTGTTTACATAATTAACCATTAAGTTTGGTGTAATAACAGTGGATGCAACTTTTGCAACAACATCAGCTTGCGTGGCAAGTTTCGTAATACCATATCTTTGTGTTGTAGCAGAATCAACTGATACATTGATGTTAAATATTTTACTATCAATGTAATTACGAATATCGTTATCTTCTATCGCTATTCTTGTTGATACGTAAGTATCTAAAAGATAAGGTGTAACTGCTTTAACTCTATTCTTAGATATAATATCATTATAAACTGCTAACTGTATAATGCCACGACTTTGTTCAGTAGCGATTGGAAGTTCAAATCCGCTTAAAGCCTCGTTCATAGTGACAGGGACATAAGCAGCACCTTTAAATTGTAATATTGTTCCTTGTAATGCTGAACTACCTACTACAACATCTTTTAATTCACTTACTGTAATCTGTGTATTTACAGCTGATTTTAAATCAGAAACAAGTAAATAATTTGGATGTGGATTATTTGCTGCTATGTGAGCTTCCATTGTTGTAGTAGGAGGAATAGTCAGATTCGAAGCATTTAAGTTTGTACTAAATACAGGCATAATGCTCTCCTTTATAAATGTTAAAATAAAAAAAGCCCGTTCAATAAAATGCTTTGAAAAACTATCTCTGCCTATTTCTAGGCAGAGATAGTTAGGAATTAATATTAACTAAATTCACCATTAATACACGAATACTCACCACCAGTTACAACACTTGTATCTTCTCCACTTACTTTAATAGCACCAGAAGACATATGTATACTGGCTATATTTGTAGTATCAGAAATGACAAGTGTACCACCACTACGAATACACACATACGCGCCTTCTTCGATTTGTGGATTAATAAGTGCACCACCGGAATAAACCGACATTTCTGCACCATATTCAAGTGTTACATCACTGGCTGAAGTACCTGAATGCACAGTTGCTGATAATCCAGAAGAATAAGTTCCTGTAAATACATTTGATATAAATGTAACAACAGAACTATTTTCTTCAGACACATAGCCACCATTTTCAATAATAGATACATCTGTAGCAGATTCTGCTATCCAAACCTCTCCACCTATATTCACCTTAAGGTTAGAGACAGATGCATTATCGGATACGGTAACATAACCACTAGAGTTGACACTAACACAATTTACACTTGCTGATGATTCTAGTGTCATTGATCCATTAGAACCGACAACAGCACTTGTTAATTGTCCAGATTCAACATATATAGATCCAGATTGTCTGACATCTACATATGTCGCTTGTCCGCCGGAGCAAATTCTCACACCACCACTAAGGATTACACTATCACAACTACCACCTGCCATTTCAGGATATGTATTACCAATGAATAAAGAACCAGATTCATTGACTTCTACATTAGAAATATATCCACCTGTAGATACATAAACATATCCGTATGAATTCATGAGAAGATCAGTAACTGTTCCACCAGTAAATACAATTACAGATCCGTTAGAATTAACAATTGGCCATGTGACAGTACCACCATTAGAAATCTTGAGAAGACCACTATCGTTTACTGTCGGGTAATCGGCAACACAGCCACTCATAACTTCAAGAATACCACTGGATCCTATTGCAACAGCAGCAACACTCTGTTCCATTCCAGGGCGATTACTTAATATAACTGTTTCATTCTTAATTGTACGAGTGGTCGGATTTACACCAGAACTTGACGGATCAGTTTCACCCATGGAATAACCAGGTTCTGTAGCTTTGTATACATTACCACAACCACTCCACATGTCATCACACTGATACCATGTATCGCTTGATATGGCAATTTGATTAGTTGTTGCACCTGTTGCACCTGTTGAATTTGCATGAGCGCTCCAGTACACACCTAGCCCTTGCCAACCCCACATAGTTGAAACAACTTCTGTGAATTTCGCATCAATTCCATTATCAGAACTAGATTTTATTGCTTCTTCTTCTTCAGGAGTTAACGTAACTAAGCGAAGTCCGTCAGTGTCTGAAACAATTGATGTATGAGAAAGAACACCACCACCTGGCCATTCGTAATACTCAGCTGATACATTTTTATTCACGGGTTTTACTTCTGTACCAATCGCTACATATGCGAACTGAATAGGAGCACCAGTTCCAACAGCCCACATTCTTTGTGCCATATAAGAGAAACCTTTTACGTAAGATTGACCTTCAGCTACAATAGAAGTATGTGAATCATAAATTTCACCCATAAGCTGTGGAGCTAAATCATAAGGCTGATTATAGTAATCACTACCATGATTAATCATGGTTAGTCCACAATATAACAGCTTACCAAATGGTTTCATTAAGTAGTGTTCATGGGGAAAATCATCACCAGCCACAATAGGTCTAGTACGTCCAAATTCTATAACAAGTCGATTAATAGAAGATGTAGTTTCAGAGCCTAATGGTAACATAACAGCTGTATTATCCCAAGCAAGAATAGTACTGTGAGGAATTCCACTTGTAAGATAATCTTCAATGTAAGTGTACTGTGAACTAGTAAGCATTTCTCTATATTTAGAGCATAAGCTTGTTGATGGTACAACATAGAAACCACCAGTCGTGCTATGCCTATTAGAAGCTACATGTTCCAGATTACTTTTAGCTGTTGGATCTGCTACCGTTGTAGTTGTCATACCAGTTGTACAAAATACATTAGGTAAACTACAGCAAGTAACACCAATTGATTTTAAGAATGGCTTAATTGCACCAACATTAAAACCCATCATTGTAGCATTAATAAAACTACCAACAATTGCCATAGGAGCAACTGCATGCGTTTTATTAGTAGCATGCATAGCGTACAAATGAGACAATATTGGAACATTACTACTACCACCAGAAATAAGAGCATGAATTTGAGAACTATTTACAATTTCAATTGTACTACCATCACCAGTTAAAATACAATTGATTGTATTATTATTAGTATTAATAGAAGTGTAACTACCATCGAAATAAGTTTTTCCACCACTTCCAGGTTGTACAGTACAATTGATCTTGACACCTTCTGTAGTAGAAGAAATAGAGATACCTGTTCCTGCATTACTTGCTGTCAATACATTCTGTTTTGCTACATTCAGTGCGGAGCTTGCATTTGTAATAGATACATTCAACGCAGAACTTGCATTTGTAATAGATGCATTTAGTGTTGAACTAGCTGCACTAATTGTTCTAGAAATATTGTTACTAACTGATGCTACTAAATCAGGTGTAACAATCATAGATGTTACACTATTTACAATATCAGATGCTACTGCTAATTTAGCAACACCAGCTACAGTGTGTGTAGCAAGAGGAGCAGAAACTATAACAGAAGTTGTAGTACCACTACCACGAGGCAGTGTATCCACATACTGACGTAATAAATAAGGAGTAACAACAGCACTTTGATCACGATTTGTTAGATCTGTATTAGTTGCTAATCTCACAATGCCACTTGTAGTTGTAGTAGCATATGAATAATTAGCAGGTGCTTGATAATCGGATAATGCGTTCGATACATATTCGATTAACAGGTTAGGTGTGACTACAGTAGAAGAGCCACTTACCGCGATATCGCGGTAAGTGGCTAACTTTGCCACACCATATTTCGTAGTTGTTGCAACCGGTAGAGAAATACCATCCAATAAATCATCTACTGAAATTGGTTTCCAACAACCGTCATTATGAATCAAAATAGTTCGATTCAAAGTTGTATCACTGTCAATGACTACATCCTGTAAATCACTTACTGAAATCTGTGTTTTAGCAGCAGCTTTTAGCTGATCAGTAAGCACATACATCGGATGTGGATCACTCGCAGCAATATGTGCCGACATTGTAGTCGTCGGCGGTATTGTTAAATTCGAAATATTAGGCATGATTTATACCTTAAATTAAGTTGTCTTTTTAACTTTTTCAGAATAATAATATTTGAAATTAATATTCTTGGGGTAATCTACAACAACTCGAGCATAATTTGTTTCTTCACCATATGCTTTAGCAGCTCCACGGAATATAATGTAATCTCCAGTGTATGATAAATACAATCCAACGTTTCTACCTTCATAATCAGGACCACTGTTTTGCTGAAAATCTAATGTTGCTTCTCCGTTATATGCATATTCGTTCAATACTGCAGCAGTATTTGATGAATATGCAGCAGTCCAATCGGCAACATCAACATGAAGACCAGCATTTCCGAATGTAAATGTTTTACGAACATTATTAACTAAAACATCGATTAATTGACACGTTGCCATGTCAATTCGCGTATTATCATCAAACACTATAGTAGTTGTCGGTGGAGGATAATAATCTTTTCTAGCATTCGTTTCTGCATATAAATACAAATGGAATCCTGGACATTTATAATAACCACCTAACTTATAATCACCAACAACACGTTTAATAGACCAATATGGTGCTAAGAAAGCAAGTTCATTATAATCACCAGCTTTCTCATTAGTGCATCTATATAGTAACTCAGGATCGTCAGGATTATCAGTAGTTACCCTATTATTAAATACATTAATTAAAACTGATTCATTGAAATTAGCTGCAGCATAAGCTTTAGCAATCAATTCACCAGGTACATGACGAAGAGTTGTTGTAACATCACTCACGTGATCAACATATTCCCAAACATCAGGTAAAGGTACTTCATTTGCATTCCATACACTAGCAGAAACAGTTGTAAATCCAAGCACCCACCAATGTGCGTAAAACCATGTTCGATGTGCGCTAGTGTTAATATGGTTTAAAACTGTTCTAAGATGTGTAACAGGATTACTTATACTTTCAATACCTCTTATGAGATAACCTTTACCATAACTATTTACGCGTGAAGTATGTATTGCACCAGCGTACTGTACGACTACATTATCTAATTCAAAATTTTGTTGATTATTCTTAGATCCGAGTTGATACTCAGCATCACCTCTACCAGTTATATTAATTCTTGTAGAATCAATTGGAGTATAAGGTGATTCAATATCATTTGGATCTACAATAAAGTGTACGCCACTTGCCATGGTATTTACACTACTAGTTGTAGTATCGGCTGTAGCGAAATATGAAGCATCATTACGATCATAATTTACACCGCCATAACTTATAGTACCTGACATATTTCCACTCTTGCTTCTTACATATGCTTCAGGACCACCATATGGCTCAACATTAAAATTCACTGTAATAACATCGTACAATTTATCTTGTCCAACGCTACGAATATCAATGTCATACATGCATGTTTTTTCATTTCGTATCAGATCAGTTCTTCCCCAAACCATAGCTAAGCATAATGATCCGGTACGTAAGAATGGAAATTTCAAACAGCCATCTGTAATAGTAGCATCTCCACGACCTAATTGAAATTTTCCATCACTAACAGGTCTCCATGTTTTGTTAATTACTCCACTTATAGTGCTATCAACTAAAGCGCCAGGAGTAATCGCAGCAGTATGCAAATCAGAATCATTACACGGAAGACTATCAATTAATTTTACAATACCAGCTATAGTCGTAGTAGCATTCGGAGGTACATATGTACAATGAATTGAATCATTGGAATCAATATCAATATTACTTCCTGGATGATATTCTTTTGATGTTATAGTACAATGAATACTATTATTTCCATCAATATCAATACCAGTACCAGGATGATAGGAAACTGTACAATTGATAACCTGAGGATAAACAGGTGTACCATTTGACATAGATACAATTTCAATGCCAGTACCCGCAGAAAGCTTATCCTGCTTTAAAGCGATATTGTTATTAATAACACTTACACTAGTTTGAACATAAGCATCAAGAATAGGTGGAGTAACTACTATCGGATCTTCAATGGTAAGATTTGTATTTGAAACATCGTCTAATGTAGCTAAGCGAACAATACCGTTTTCAGTAGTTGTCGCATTAGCCACTGTAGGAATTTCAAGTGTACCATTAAAATTAATAATAGCAGAAGTCACATATTCTTTTAATAAATTAGGAGTAATAACTGTAGAAGAATTATTACCAGCAATATCAGGATAAACTGCTAATTTCACAACACCACTTGCATCAGTAGTAGCATATGGAGTAGATAAATGATCCACTGCATACTGGATAGAAGAGATTGTAGAATTAACAGGAACTAATGCTTCTGAGACATAGTCCACAAGAAGATTAGGAGTAACAGCAGCAATGCTGTTTTTAACACTGATGTCATTATAAGTGGCTAGTCTTACAATACCTGATTCAACTGTTGTAGCATAACCTACTCTAACACCAGAAAGAAGTGTGGCAACCGGAAGCGGTTGCCACACACCTGCACTATGAAATAGTACAGTACTATCTAACATAGATACATCTTCAACATGAACATCATTCAGACAATCAACAGTGATCTTAGCACTTACTGCATCTACTAGACTTGAAGTTAGCAGATACATTGGATGCGGATTTGCTGCTTCTACATGTGCTGACATGGTTGTAGTTGGAGGTACCATCAAATTAGATATATTGGAAAGATTACTAAAAGGCATAGTAACTAAACCCTTAACTATATGTTAATGTTATCAAATCATTAGGACTATACGAACAGCGATAAGTAACCCCATCATGCTGCGACCATCCTTCAATATACATTTTGAGTTGAATAGCATTGTCTGTATAAGAAGTCGATATATATCCATTGGTTCTTCTAGATTTTGGTTCAATCTGACCAGCTGAAGCATTAATGTTAATCAATTTCTTGCTTTCATTAACGTTACCCATATCTATCGATGTATATGTTTTAGCAACATTAGTATTGCTTTGAGCAACGTTAATAAAACGAACTTGAATACCTGTGATTTTCTTAGTTGCCATATCTATTACAGCACCATTTAGAATAATAGCAACTTTTGTTTGAGCTTTTTTCGAATCTTTATATCTACTTTCTATAGTAGCAATAGCACCAACTTGGATACCGTTTTTACCATTGATTCGATATTTTTTACCGCTTGTAGTATCCTTATCTTTACGCTGTATTGTCCAAGTAACACTTATTTCAATTTGCCAATGATCACCGACATCTCGATATGCTTGCATCCAACCTTTTGGAGCAATATAATCAATGTCATCTGAACTGAACATTTTGTAATTAGATGTTAATGCTTTCTCCCACCAATAATTACCATTGTTACCGCTACAATCACGATTGCATTTTACTGCTACAGTCGGAGTAATGTCCCAAACTTCATCAGCAAATGCAGATGTATATCCAATGATCATCCAACGAAGTCTAAACAAACGTTTTTTATTAGTATCATCTTGCATATAAAGTAAGATTTTTGTTATAGCAGAAACATCTGGATTCTTATCTGAATCAGTAGAAGCTACTTTACCATATATACCATCGTCAGGGTAATGGATATGCATATCCACATCGCTCCATTTGTAAGCACTAGTAAATTCTTCTTCAGTTCCGTCAAATTTTTTGGCAATAAGCTTATTACCACTTTTGTTAGTTAGCGGAACGAAGTCAAATATAGGATAAATAAGGCGATAGAATTTGCAGCATCCATCAAGTTCTAAGCTAAACTGAAGTGGACTATTTAATTCTGAATCATAATAAATTGGAGAAATACCCCAGGCAACAGCAAGACACTTACCAGGATAAATACGACTTGACATAGATGGAAATTTAACCCAACCAGACGAATCTATAGTTCTTAAACCATTTGCGTCCTTGGCTCCAAAACGTTCACTGATATGCTCATAAAGAGAGAATAAATTTGTTAAAGCGCCAGGAGTCACTGCTGAATCAAAATTATCTTTATTTGAATCATCAATTGCAGTAACTAACTGTGTTACACCTTTTTGTGTAGCTGATGCTTCTGTAACCGTAATTTTGTAAGTTGCGTCCGGACCAACCTGATCGTAAATAGGATCACCGTCTTCATCAAACGCTGGTGCGATAATAACATACTTTCCTGCAACTAAAGAGCTATTGATCACATTATCATTTGTAATGTTAATGTAAGTTCCAGCAGAATAAGTTGTATCTTTATCTGGTTCGGATGGAGCAGTTGGAATAACAGTACAACTAATAGTAACTTTATTACCAACAGTATTGATCTGTATTCCTTCACCTTGAACAAATGTTAATACATCTTGCTTTTTAGCAAATAAAGCAGTATGCGCGTTTTCACTATCATTGTGTACATTTACAGCAAGATTTGCTTGCTCTTGTTCTGATGGGATGTGATTATGATTTAAATCTGCTTTTGTAGCAAATAAATCATAATGAGCAAGTGGATCTGTAAGGTGATATGACATATCACCTGCATCATGTGCAATTTGAGTTAAGGAATTCCATCTGTTTTTATCATCCAATGTCACATGAATATCAGTGTTATTGATATGATCATCTAAATCAACACGAAGAATATTGAATTTATTATCCACATATTCTTTCCATAAATCGGAATCAACTGTAAGAACTTGAGATACGTATTGCGTTAACAGATAAGGAGTGATAGCTTTTGTATTATTATCACCGCCAAGATCTGTTTCAACAGCTAAACGAATATAGCCAGGAATTTCAGGAGTAGCAGCTGTGATATATTTACCAAGCTCTACTCTTCTTAAATACTGGTTATGAGGATTTGGATCTAACAAGTGATCAGTATATTCTTTATGGAGCTCTTGAGCCATATCGCAAGCTTGATCACCAGTTGTAATTAAAGACCAATAACGAAGTCCATCATCATCTTCTGTGCAGATTAAATGAAAAACATAAGCATGCCCATTTAATAACAGAGAATGCTCGTCATCTCCAAGATCTGTAGCAGTCGCAGGAGCGTAGGTATAAATAACCTGATAGGTTTTACCAGTATCGTTATCAGTAATAATTTCAGCAGTTGTGGTAGTGATATCACCCTCTTCATACGGAATAATGATAGCACCATATCCACTATATTGCTCTAAAACTATTTCTTCTCCCAGTTCGACACCTTTGGTCGAAGCAGGAGGAATAATAAGTTTAAAATTATCAAATGAATAATATGTAGTTCTAAGTTCTGCTACTGTATCTTCAACCAGTTTCTTACGATTGTGAGTTACACCACCAACCCATGGTGGAACATTGAGGATATAATTCCATTCAATGTAAGTAGGAACTGCAAGAGATTTCTCTGTATAGAGAAGTACCCAAGTATTGGTGACAAAATCTCTTTGATAAAGAACACCACCGATGTGTTCTTCTGGTACCGTATAAACTTCAGGATCATCATGAGATCCGTTTGCAACTGTAGCTAAACGAGCTGGTGCTGGATCACTTACCATTTCTTGGTAAGTAAGATAACGTTTAATTTCACCAGTTATTGTTGCTCCAGACGCAGTTTGGATAAATGATACTCCAAAAGGATTTCTTGTAGGACCATTAATTGATGTTCTATTAGCCATAAAAATCGTCCTTTACATTAATATTAAAAGCGTTCAAAGCATAAAATGCTAGCCAAACAATAAGGAATTTTGCTCAAATGACAGTTAAGAAAAAACTTATGCAACTCATGAAAAGGCAAGAAAGATTGCCTCTCCAAAAAGATTACAAAGCATTATTACAAAAGTATACGAAATTGGTTTATACATGGATTGAACCAATTAACAATATTATTTATTTTCAAAAGAACGGTGATCCGAATGGAAAAATGACAGCAGCTGGTATGAAAAAGCTGCATGAAATGAATACATATTTAACCGATATTTGTGAAGTAAGAGAATACATTGTAGCTACTACTTCCATGTTAGTATTTATCGGTTTTAATTATCCTGTTGATACAGCATTGAAACAATTTAATGATCTTTATGATATCTATGAAGGAGCTTTACTAGATAACATGGTTATCTTACAAGGATACAAAAAAGCTATTATGAATCATAGAGCATTCAATATTAAAAAATATAAAAAACCTATCACTATGAGAGAAGTAGAAAAATTAGATTGTTGGCCATGGAATCCAACAATGTTCTCTTTCTTCCATCATGGTTGTAAAGTTTTGGAAATTCATCTGGAACGTCTTAATCTGGAAAATCAAAAATAAATTATGCATATATAACTATTATATAAATAATAGTTAGAATGATGAAAGAAAAGAAGTTAGAGTTTTAGTTTCTCTAAAAAACATCATTATTGCAAGCGTCATTGATTTTCCATGTTTGTTTCAATGACTCTTTCATTTTTCTTCTAAAGGACCTCACAAAGTGAGGTCCTGTTTTTCTGTTAACAATTTTAAAAAAAGGAGTATATATGGAAACACTTGTTGCAGGTCGTACAATTTTCAGAAAAGGATTCAATGAAGCCGTAGTAGCAGCAGATGCAGAAGTCGAAGTTTGTGGAGGGACATTCTCCGGTTATGTAACTGCTCATGGCACCGTATTTTGCAGAGACGGAGAATCAAACATTTGTGTAGACAACCATGGTCTGGTAAAGGTTTTTGGCGGAATGAATGTTATCGATGCTAAACCAACTAGTCGTATTGAAGTTTGTGGTGGTGCAGCTATCATCCATGAAAATGGAGGATATATCACAATGAACGATCATGCATTAGTTGCGATAGCAGGAGCAGATCCAGTTACAGGAGTGCTTCCAGATAATGCTACATACATTTATAGAAAAGTGCAAGATGCAATTGTAGCAATTAATACAAATGTTTCAGCACGTCAATGTGAAAGAACTAAAATCTATGGAACTGCTCACCTTACTAAAGCAAGGAATATAACCGTTTGTGCAAATGGTGTAGGTATCATAGATTCTGGTGAAAGAATCATGGTTGAACGTGGTGGATTCTGTAAGATCTTAGGACATGTATCTAAGATCTATGTCAAGAGTGGGGGAATTCTTTACATTCCTGTTGCAGGAAACGCAAGAACAATTGTAGTAGAAAAAGATGCACTTGTAATTGTACAAGGTAAAGCATATTTTAAAGATACTAATGCCGTTCATGGAACGATTGTTGTTGGTAATGAAGAAATCAAACCCAAGTTTATTCATTCACCGCAACAGAGACATGAAGTAAATAGTATTAGTCTTATTACATGTGATGAGACACCTGTCGTACAGTTTATCAATTGCCCTAAACGTCCTTCTATTTATAAGAAGAACATTGATTTGACGATTAATGACATCACTGGAGTTTAAACTCCAGTGATGATATCATTTTTTATTTGTACATATATTACTTTTATACACAGTATTTAATGCTGAAAAACTACAAGGAGTTAAACTATGTCAGACCGTATCGATTTTCATAAAAATTTAATCTTATCACCTGAACAACCAATTGTAAACATTACCCATTCTGCTGATGCTGATGGAGCTGTATCAGGTCTTATCTGCAAACGTTTCTTCAGAGACGTTATGACTATTGCAACCAATCATGGTAAGCAAATCAATTACTTCCAAATCCCAAAAGGATCTATTGTATTCATTACAGACTTTTCTCTTCCTGTAGAAGAAATGAGAAAACTGTGTGATTTTAATACAGTAATCTGGATTGACCACCATCAAGTCTACTTAGATCCTGCCTATGCAGAATTTCAAGAGCTTGAGGGATATCGTAGTACAGAAGGAGCTGGTTGTTATCTAACTTGGAAATACTTATTCCCAAATGAACCAGTTCCAAGATTAGTTGAATATGTTTCAGATTACGATATTTGGGAATTCAAGCATGCTGAAACACTTGCATTCAATTATGGATTAGGCTTATACAACATCCTTCCTTCTTATGCAAGTGGACCTTTATGCAAGAAGCTCTTTCAAGACAATGTATTTATTGATTCTCTTATTAATATGGGTAGGAGAATCGAGAGTTACATTGATGTAAGAAATAAACTCTTATGTCAATATAACGGATTCAAAACAAAGATCTTTGACATTCCTGCTGTCGCAATCAATATGAGAAACACATCTTCGAAAGTATTAGATCCTATCAAAGATGAGACTCACAAACTTCTTTGTACTTACGGATATAATACACCTATTCTGAAGTACAGATGTTCTTTCTATACTGACACTGATAGTGACATCGATTGCAACAAGTTAGCAAATAAACTTGGAGGTGCAGGACATACTTCAGCCGCAGGTTGTAGCTGTTCTTTACAAGAACTTCCTGTTATTCTTCCGGAAAGAACTCCAGAGCCACCAGTAGAAGAAGATTATGTAAGTCAAATTGAAGCTATGCATAAATCTGATCCTCTTGTTCAGCGTTATGCATATAGCGGACTTGCATCATTAATTCGTATGTCTGGATGGGCTGGTACTTTTGAAGGTATGTCAGCATTCTTTATCAATAGTCCTTTATGGACAATTGAAGCGTTCTATAGTACCAACATGATAGCAGATTTTGAATTAGCAATTTTCTGGTCTATGTCATCTTCTGGTTGGTATCGTTTTAGAATCTATTCACTGGAAAAGAATCATCTTACTCCAGATGAATTAGCACAAAAATTCAATGGAACTGTTCATGGACTTTCAGCATGGTGTTATCGTAAAGATGCTCCTATTGATCCTAATTCAACAGGACAGCCTGAAACTATGAATGCAAATAGTTCCTATACCTATAATAGAAACTCTGTCTACACTGGAACGAATAGATGGAGAAACAATTGGCGTAATTAAGGAGACCCAATTATGTACGAAGAGTTACCGTTAATCTCTTTGGATCAATTACCTTCTGATCAGGTATACACAAGTCAACATATTCCTCTTAGAAAAATTTCAACATCTCAAGATATGGAAAACATGGATGTGAAGAAAGAAGTTCAAGTAACAGCCATACAAGATCCAATCGATACTTATGATGATTCGGAATTAGCTGAAGATATCGATGATATCGATATTGATAGTTTAAGTGAAAACGATCAATCATTACTTGATGATTCAGACGAAGATGATTCTGATGAATCTGGAGATCTAGAGGAGGATAGTGATGTCGACGAAGACGGATTTGACTACGATCTCGACTCGGATGAATGAATTAACTGACTTTCTAATCGATTGTAGTGAATCGTATTACAAAGATCATGTTTCAAAAATATCCGATCAAGAGTTCGATCAAAAACTACAAGAGCTTGATGCTCTTGAACACGAATATCCTCAATTGAAAAGATTTGATTCTCCGACTATAAGGCCAGGAAATGATCTTGTTAGAGGATTCAAAGAACTCAAGCATTTAAAGCCCATGCTTAGTTTAGAGAATACTTATAACGAAGAAGATGTAATCAAATTCTTCAATAAAGTTATAGGTGAATATCCATATGCTTCATTTATTGTTGAATACAAAATCGATGGTTTATCGATCTCCTGTATTTATAAGAATGGTGAATTATGGAAAGCTGTAACTAGAGGTGATGGACAAGTTGGTGATGAAGTCACAACAAATATCAAATATGTCCATGATATTCCATTCGACTTAAACACATCTAGATATATAAGTGTTCCACCTTATTTAGAACTTCGTGGAGAAGTTTTTATGAGATTTAGTGAGTTTGAAAAAACAAACCAAATCTATGCATCAAAGGGATTACCATTATTGGCTAATCCAAGAAATGCTGCAAGTGGAACATTAAAATCTTTAGATGAAAATGTGTTTAATGATCGAACACTCCATGCATTATTCTATCAAACGGAATTTATTTCATTTGAAACACATCGTCAAATGTTTTCATGGTTAGATGAGTTTGAAATTGCTCATGCTCCTATCTATATCTGTAATGATAGAAATCCAGAAAAAATGTTACAACAAATTCTGGAAGCTATTGCTACTATCGACAGAATGAGACATATGGCAAGTTTTCCAACTGACGGCGCTGTCATTAAAGTTAATGAATATGACGTCAGAGAGAAAATGGGATATACATCCAAATGTCCAAGATGGGCTAAAGCATATAAATTCAATCCGAACCAGATTGAAACTATAATCAAAGGTATTACAATCCAAGTTGGTAGAACTGGTGTTCTAACTCCAGTGGCTGAATTGGAACCTGTCACGCTAGACGGATCTGTTATCAAGCGTGCATCTTTGCACAACGATGATATGATTCGTTTACATGACTTCCGCATTGGTGATACAGTCGTCATTGAAAAAGCGGGTGAAGTAATACCACAAGTTGTTAGAACAGTCCGACATGCACGCAATAGTCAGAAATTCTACATCAATGAATATGTTAATAATAAATGTCCGTGTTGTGGAGGACCAATTGCTCGTGTCGATGGCATGACTGCTTGGAGATGTACAAACGAAGCTTGTCCTGCAAGATTAAGAGAACAGCTTGAATATCTTTCAAGTAAGCATGCTCTTGATATTGATGGAATAGGCAATGTCATTTCTAACGACTTAGTCAGTCAAGGTAAAGTAAAGAACATTTCAGATTTATTTAACCTGAAACAAAATGATTTAAGTTACTTGGGTGTCAATGGACAGAAAATCTATCAGTCTATTCAAGATGCAAGAAATAAAGATCTTGCTGATTGGATTACTGCATTAGGAATTTCTGGAGTTGGACCTATTGTAGCAAAATCGATTGCAACTAAGTATCATGATTTAGCTGACTTCTATGAAAACTATGAAGTTACTAATCCGGATTCTGTTGTGGAAAATAACATTAAAGAATATCTGAAAAACGATACTTTAATTGCAACTTTGCTTGAGCAAGGTATTAATCCTGTTTCACATCAAGTTACTAATACAGCTCTTCGAGGAAAAGTATTTGTCATTACTGGTAAATTAAGTTTACCACGACACGAAATTGAAAAACAAATTACAAACCTTGGTGGAACTGTATCGAACTCAGTGTCATCTAACACTTCATATCTAGTACAAGGCGAAGATGATCGTGTTTCATCCAAAACTAAAAAAGCAGAAAAATTGAAGATTCCTATCATTACTGAACAAGAGCTTCAAAAACTGCTAACCACATGATTATGAGAGACTAGGATATATATCCTAGTCTCTTATTTTTTTATTTTATGATAGAAATACTATGTCGAAACTAAAGCTGATTAAGTTTACTCCTTGAACTATCTTTAGCTTACCTCTCTAAAGATAATCAGTTGGTTTCGACTTTTCCTTGCCACTTCTTGATAGTAAAGCATCTTTTTTGTCATGGTACTTTACTTTTTTAATTCCTCTGAAGGACTTTTTATAAAGTCCTGTTTTCGTCTTTCAAAAACGGTTATAAGAAAAAGAACAAAAGAGCTGTGTGCCATTGGCACACAGCTCTGCTCCCTTTTTAATAAACAAAAATACGTTCATCTTCATCTGTCCATTCTTGGACAACACCTGTCTGTAAAAATTTATCCAAACGCTTTTGTGCTTGATCAACAATATTTTTACAAATTGGAACAATATTGTAACGATAATCTTTATCACCACACCAATGAAAGAAATAACTTTGATCAATTAAATCGTGCATTGATTCAAAATTAGTATCAAACATTGAATTCCAAGTTTTGATATCTTTCATCGGTATATTACCCAAAATAATATCCCAATATGGAATTTGATAAGTTGGACTAAGTGAACAAATATAATCATGTGCAACTTCATTAATTATCACAATATCAGTACCACAACTACGTGTTTTCATTCTGCATTGTTGAGAAAAATGTTTTTCTCTTAACTTAGGAAGATCCATAATAATCACACCGTTTTGGTATGTATTACTAACTGTTAAATAGCTTTTAGGATCAACATATCTGCAGTAAAACCAATCTTTAACCATACCTAATGCTGCACCTTTGATATCAGTTTCATAAATAGGAGTGATATCTCTACGTGCCATCATGTCAAGATCCAAATATAAGACTCTTTCAAAATCTTTAAAGATATCCAATTCTGGAATAATCATATTTAATGATCTAAATTTTCCTAGCCAAGGCATGGGATGTGGGGCATGATAAGGAAACTCGATAGCTGTATCCATCTCTTTAATTGTTACATGAACTTTATCAAGTTTATTAAATTTTTCAAAATCAGGATCAGGTATAGCTTGATTTAGAAGAATATAAATATCTAATTCTGTATCTGGATTCTTACGAATAATAAGATCATAAATCGATCTTTTTAACCAAGGAATGTAATATTTGCTAGTACAATAACAAATAGGAATTTTGCTCATTTTAATTGCCTTATATTAAAATTATAAAGTTACAAGAGGAAGAATGTCTTCTTTCTGGATAATTCCAGTTTCAACAAAATTTTTAAATCTTTGATATCTTGATTCATGTATTGCTTTTAATTTTGGAAAATTTAACTGTGCTTTTTTATCAGTTATAAAGTGTAATAAATAACTAGAACACACCAAATCATTAATAGATGTAAACGAAGTATTATGAAAAGCATTCCAGCAATCGATATCGTTCATATTTTTATGTCTATAAACAATCATTGTGTACGGAATGTTCATAGTAGGATCCATAAACTGTATTTTATTTTTACAAATTTGATTGACAACTATTTCATCATCCATACCACATTCTCTGGTAAAATCAATACATTTTTTTGTAAAGTCAAATTCTCTCAATTTATTTAAATCCATTAAAATTACACCAGCATTAATAACACGGCCTTCTAGAGATCCTACAAAAGAAAGTTTTCCTTTATAAGAGTGTCTGATATAAGTTGAATTTTTTACACCACCAATCAAATTATCATGCAAATCATAATTATAAATATTTGACAAATCCCTTAAAGCTAACATATCAGTATCAAGATAAAGAACTCTATCAACATCTTGTAATTCCGGTAAAGAAGGAATTATGTAACGTAGATATGTGGTTGCTGTAAGCCAATATGCTATACCGTTTATTTTTGCACCCTTTGTAATAAGTTGATATGAACTAGAAAAAATAGGTATAACTTTAATTTGATCTAATTCATTAAATCGATCAAATATCTGCGAATTTTTTACACTATCCAATAATACATAAAACGTAATTTCTGTATCTGGATTTTTTGTCATAATGGTATCATGAATACATTCACAACACAGCTGAACATTATTGAAATCTGTCGCTAAGCATATATGAATCATAATAAATCATCCTTATCTTATTTATATATAACTAACATGAAACCCTCATAGCATAAGGAGAATCATTATGGAAAATCCGAATCTTATCAAGATGCTTGATATCATTGAAATCAGTTTACTCTGGAAATATACTCGTAAAGAGTTAATTGATATTTACAGAAAAGATTTAATTAACCAATTAAAAGATGGAAAAATCTGTGATGTCACAATTGATCCAAAAACTGGTGACATGAGATTCTATTCCAATCAGAAAGTTGTAAACTTTATACCAAAACCAAATAACTCTGATCAAGTTTGGATTAAAGATGCAAGAAAACTTAACCCTAAAATACAAATTGGTGACAATATTGTTAACAAATACAACCCACGTCAAAAATTTATTAAATCTGTAATATCTATAATGTTAGAAACGACAGAAAATTTACTTAATACAAAATTAAACATTAAACCGTTACATCATACAGAGTTTTATAGTAAAACTCTCAAAACACAAACCCCATATAAAGGAGAATTAAAATGTTCACTCCCAACGAACGCGTGATGTCTTCACTGAAAGACCACGTACTCACCACTGACAAAGAAGTCATCAAACGAACAACATTCGATCATGTTGTGTTCGACAAACGAGAAATCTGCATGCTTGGTGGAAGTCTCAATGTTTGTGAACTTGCAGGAAGAACATTCCTTCAGGTAAGAAGCGGCGAGATCAATGATCTCTTTATCGGACCGAATTCTATCGTCGAAATCATTGGTGGTAACAAAAAGCTTTCTATTCACAATCTTTGGCTGCGTGGTGGATGGCTGATTCTCCAGAACGGAGCATCGGTGGAAAATATCATCGGAGAATTCGGATCTGAGATCCGTATGAATGGTGGTAGTTCCATCAAGAATATGTATATCACTGATACCAAGATTCGCATGAAGGGCGGTTCGAAACTCGAAGATGTTGGAATCGGAGACGGATCTTCTTTACTTCCGTGCAAAGGATGCTCAATTATCAATTATGGGAAGTCACTGAATTCTCATGTCAGTCAGAATCACAATGTTGATTTCAGAAATCAGCTTGACGTGAACGGAACGGCATATGCACAGTTGGTTCAGAAGATTCGGAACAGTTTTGTTGTTCTGTCTTCACAGTTCACTGACAAAGATTACAATAGCTGGCGTCCTTGGACGGCTGTCTAATCATACTAACACAAGAGATATGACATGTAAAAATGTCATATCTCTTTTCTCTGACAAAACAAGGAGCAAATTATGTCAGACGATTTCATCATCGATGGAATGGAGTTGGTATGTAAGTCAGATGATTATGAACGTATGTTCGAATTGCTTGATAAGCTACCGTTAGTCGAACAAGAACTGATTAAACTGAGATTCGGATTCTATGGTAAATATTATTCATTACGTGAGACAAAAGAAGCTTTGCGTTTGAAAGTTGCTACTATAGAAAGTGTCAGGCAATACCAGTTTCAAATACTCAAAAAGCTTCGAAAGGAATTCTACGAATGAATACATGTATATATTCACCATGCATTGAAAAAGGAATTGAAAAAGCTGCTAAAATATCTGCACACGATTTTGATCATGCAATTCAAGCAGCTAATGAACTTGCTCCTGAACCAATCAGCTGCGAATCAGCTACAGTAATCATGAGTGAGATCCTATTCCAGAAAATGTTTGGTAAGAATATAAACGATTACATGCGATTCACTACATCAAAATCAAAATGTACAATTCGCATCGGTGGACTTGTATTCGTTGGCTACGGAAAATATAAAACACAAGCTAGGCAGAATGCCTGCAAAAAATTCTTCAATCGATTTGCTCATTACGTTGGTAATGATAGATCGGTTGTAGCATAATTAATATCAGGAGCGTACGGATATAATCCGTACGCTTCTTTTTTATTTCATTGGCTTCAATTATTTTATGCTACTTCTTTTACTATAATTATAATAAGGAACTTAAAAATATGAACCTCATCGGAATCACCGGAAAACTTGAATCAGGAAAATCAACCCTCGCTAATATGATTTGTAAAAAATCAACCGTCGAATGTAAAAAGTATGCATTTGCTGGTGCTCTTAAAAATATGTGTTCTGATTACTTCGGATTTAAATGGGCAGATCTTTATACTATTGATGGTAAAAAGACTATTCATCCTCTTTGGGGCATTACATCACGTGAATTTATGCAACGATTAGGACAAGGCCTACGCGAAGCTATTGCTCCTGATGTATGGGTCAAAGTATTAGAAACACAAATCTTAAGAGAGCAAGAACAGTATGGACTTATTTTAATTGATGACGTTCGTATGCCGAATGAAGTTGAAATGGTCCATCGCTTAGGAGGAATCATGATCCGTGTTATTAGACCTGATCATGTTTCAGAATCAACTGGTATCAAAAATCATCCGTCTGAGCAAGACTTACCTGATGACATCATCGAATATGATTTTGTCAATCATGGTACAGCAGAAGACTTATTTAATATGGCTAGATTCATGATACCAATGCTACAAAAATTAACGGTGTAATTATGTTAGATTTAAATGCAATTAATAACCAATCTATTTATGTAGATGAGGATTTAGTTTATCTAGATAGTTTAATGATTAGATTAGATTGCGTTGCTGATCTTTGTAATAGATTATATTCAAATATTGAGTGTTCTGTAGAAGATTTAAAACAATTTACACAGAAAGCAAAAGATTTTATTATTGATTTGATCAATAAAGCTATTGTTGCAAGTAAATATATATTAACGATTCTTAAAAACGGTATTCCAACAATCTTTCGTAAATTTAAAACGAAAAGAAATGCAAATAAAGCTTTTAAAGCAAGAGCAAGCTTAATGACAAATTGGCTTAAAGAATTAACAACATCAGGAAGTTGGATACTAAAAAGGAAACCTTCAAGTGATTCATTAGAAGCAATAACTAATAAGTATGTAAAAAAATACGAAACCGTCACAGAAGTTCAACAATCTATATCTAAAGCTCCTTCTGAACCACCAGATCCACCATTTGGATTTTTTGTATCTAATGAATTTAAAAATGCTATTACATCAGCAGAAGCTGAAATTCAAGTACTCAATACATGTAAATCAAAAATTAAAGAAATTCTCACAAATAAAGCTGGATCTTTCCAGAATTCATATAACAAATTTTATGCAGAATTAAGTAAAAATATTAATGAAACAATACCATTCACACAAGTTACAAATGCTGCTGAATTTGAAAAAGAAATTCGTAGTCTATTAACTGATGTGCAAAAAAGACAACATGCTATTAATATATGGTTTAAGTATGCAAGAAAAACATTAGATACCGAACAAGTATCTTTAACAGGAAAAGAAAACGAAAAAGGATTCTTATATTTCTATGACATTCCTCAAAATGTTAGAAAATATTTAGCAAATTTTATGCAACAATTTTGGAATAATACAAAAGGTCATGGAGATTTAAGAGTAAATAGATTGTGTGTTTTTTCAGATTCATACTCTAATCATAGTGGGACTGCTGGTGGAAAAAAAGGTGTCGGTTATCTTTGTAGCGTTAATTTAAATGAATTTTTTAATAAAAATCTTAATGAAATTGCTGCCACTATAATTCATGAATTTATGCATGTGTCACAAGCAATGCATGGAAAAGTATTTAACACAGCTAATATGACAAGCATGAAAGAGCATGACGAACATCCGATGGAAAAAATGGCAGATAAAGCAGCTATAGAATTTATAAAACGTATAAAAAGCGGTGAAATATCAAAAGATAATCCATTTTATGAATGGCTTCGTAAAACGCAAGCTGCTATTCTTCAACGTGCAAAATCGATTGGATATACACAATCAAATCGTATAATCAAAAAAATTGCAGATCATAATGCAAATCAAAATTACAAAAAACGTGGATTAATAGATTAATTCATATAACCAAATTAAAGGTGTTAATTTATGTCTGATACAACTATCACACCGGAGACTTCCGGAAAGCTTAGCAAGCAGACTATCTTCAACTATGCATTATTGTTTAGCATGGTAAAGTCTGCCGTTACTCGTGCTGTAAACAATAAGACCACTAGCAAGACGGATAAGATTATTCAAAATAGTCTCCAGAAAGCTATTGACAGGCACATGGAGGAAAAATAATGAATACTCTCAACACAGTTACTACATTACTCAGTGAACGTGCTCGTAAAAACGGTTTACCAGAAGTTGAATTTACTGAGAACGACGGACTTCGCGTCTTATCCAACCATCTTGTTACAGTTAGTGAAGGCACTGAAGTTGATAACACAAACGCTGGCGTTCGTAATGCTTTAATTGAATTTGCTAGTATTGTAAGAGACGAAGATTATAAAGATATCTTTGATAAATTCAGACAGGTATCTGATGCATTTAGTCTTCGTTTCATGAATAGCTATGAAGAACTGAAAAATATCAAAGAAACTGTTAGTCAGTTAGTAGCTAGCTCAGAAGAAATGGCTAAGTCCATTATTAGTGAAAACCCTGTTTTAGCTTCATTAGAAAGCGATCAGAGTACAACCACCAAACTGAAGCCGATTCAGTGGGGTTATCTTGATAATGTAAGTGAACTTGAATTAGAGCAACGCTTACTTAATAAGATTGGTGTTGATCATATTGCTGAAGGTAACGAACGTTACATTCATGGATTAATGATCGCTCACCTTCCTGGTGGTCCTGCTAATAAAAACGTGGACTTTGCTCCTCTTACTTTAACAAAAGGTAAGATGCTTTCTATGATTGATACTCTTTCTTCTCGTATTCCTAATTACAGTAAGGAAGAAGTTCAGTCTATTTTTGCACATATCTTACACTTAGATAAGATTGATTGTAATAAGAATATCAATGCAATTAACAACATGGTTACTGGTACCAGTGCCTCTAAGATCAATTACATTCTTCGTATGACGAATGCTTACAACGCAGTCATGAAACAGATCTCTGAAGAATCACTTGATCTTGCACGTAGTACCATGGAAGGTGTAACACAACGTGTTAATGCTATGCATGATTTCATTGATCTTACAACCTATTTATGCATGTACTATCGCAATACTATTTGGAGAGATGCGATTGTTGTTCCTGGTATGTTAGTGAATACTGACAACTGGGCAGAATTCTGCCAAGCAGATAAGCAGATTATCAAATCGAATCCAACACTTGCGATCTTACAATATAAAAACAAGGTTTATGAAGATCGTGATATTCCTGTTTATGGCATCAATGGTCAAACGATTATTGATCGTTGTGACAACATTGCTAAAGAAGCATATGAAACAGCTTCTGCTAATACTCTCCGCTGCAACCAGAAGAAAAAAGAAATCTATCGTGATTCCTTTATTGCTATAGCTGGTCGTTGGCTGAGACAGCAAAAGAATTTTAGTCTCGAATATCATAATGATAATCCTGAGCATTTTGCTGCTAGTATTTATGATAGCAATCGTGATGATGCTGTAGAAAACATGTACTACAGTGTTATCATGAATAGTTGCTATGTGAATACTTTAACATCAACGATTCATAAACGTTTACGTGATGAGTATAAGAAAGCTATGTCAACAGCCAATACTCTCACAGAACGTGACATTATCAATCTTGACACAAAAGTGTTAGCTGATCTTATGACTGAATATTTAGTTGATCATTTACTGAAATAATTCGCGTTGCTATCATCTCTGCAGCTACATGCTGCAGAGATGACTTATTCTGTTTTCTTTTTTTGTTTTGCTAATTTAAACTTAACTTTTGGTGGACTATATAGTTCAGGAAATCGATACTCTTCCTTATTTGGTTTTAATTTAGGATGATCGATAGGCTTAATTTCTATATAGTACACAAGGGGTGGCTTAGGTTTACCATACCACAACCTTTTGAAAAATTCTTTAATCTTCATATTAAATCCTTTCTATAAGATTTAACATTAGTATTTTATTTATGGTATATACATCACTTTATAGTAGAGTTCATGTATACTACAAATATATATAACTCTAATATAATTGATGCTGGGGTGGCGAAATGGCATACGCAGCAGACTTAAAATCTGCCGGGCAATCCATGCGGGTTCGAGTCCCGCCCTCAGCACCATTTATTTCGGTTGTTTGGTGTAGTGTTGAAGCACGTGGTCGACCTTAGTACGACTTCAGGACAAGATAGCATACCAAGTATGTGAAACACCTTCTTCAAGAAGATTGTAAGATTTAATCGATTAATCCCGTTTAATAGTTTCACGTTTGGAGAAGCAAGTTCGAATCTTGCAACAGCCGATCATATTGGGACGTAGTCTAAAGTATAGGCAGGACTCCGTACGCCAGCTTAGTACTAACGAGGATGCTAGGCAGCAAGAAGGCAATTCTGGTTCAAACCCAGACGTCCCAACCATTTCTTTTTTCTTTTGTCTAACCAAGAACAGGATTTAACAAAATGGCGATTATTACTATTCCTGTTTTAGATATACGATATAAATTAACAGATGATGCTTCACCTTTATGTGTTCCATCACCTTACCTTCGAGATCAATTAGGTATCGTTTATCTAAAAACAAATCAAGAAATTAGTTTAGCATATAACAATTATCTTCAAGTCCATACTGGAATTATTCTTTTAACCTATCCAGAATTAACCCTTAACACAACTCCTAAAATAAGAATTAACACAGTTGCAAAATTTTATTCCATTCCAGAATTACGTGAAGAAGATGGAATAGAAGTCATTAACCCTTACATGATTACGTCGGAACATAATTCAGAAATTATTCTAACAATTAAAAATAATCATAAACCAATTTTCAATGCTGATCGAGGAGATCCGATTGCTATCATGGAACTTAGTTTCATACCAAAAGCAGAGTTCTTCCTCGAGAGTATGTAAGGGCTAGTAACTATGTATACCTCCCATTGTTTCTTACATGTTGAAAAGCAGGTGGTTGTTACAAATAAAATCTATGTAATGCAAAATAACCAACCTGCTGCCACAGTAGACGATGTACTAAACGCACTAACAATGCTATTGTGTAGTGAGCGAAGTACGGTAAATCTATCAAAGTATTTAAATGCTGCTAGATATTTAGTAGCTCTTGGAGTAGTTCAAGAAGTTACTCCAGGTGAATTTACAATGTTGAATCGAAATGCTTGTTTAGAAATTAGTAATAACTTATCGAATTATGTTGATCAATTATTAAGCTCATGCAGTATATAAAGATACAAGGTAGTGGAATGTCCCACTACCTTGTATTCAAATATTTTTATTCTGTTAATACATACCAATCTACAGTAAGATCATGATCCACATGAATCGATCCATCTTCATACTGAACAAGAATCTGTCTTAATTGTGGGTAACAATCTTTCTCAAGAGGTATCATTGTCTGTAAAGTCTTATCACCATTAATACCTAAGACGTCTACGCAAACAATCTCATCACCAAGTTCTTTCATAATAGTCTTAGCAATAGATGCCATGTTAATTGATCCACTTGCTAAAGCTTTCTTAATAAATTTGATAATTTCACCACGTATTACATCTTTCTTTACAATACCACTACTAACGTAAGATGCAATGTGTAATCCATATTCCATAGAGAACTGAACAGGAAGTACACGAGTTTCACCACTACTTCCTCTAAACTTAGCAGTACCAAATGTGCAGATAGGTGCATAGTACAGTTTAGTACGAGCAAGTAACGAAGGAGTGATTGCTTTTAATTCATTCAAATAAGCACGAAGGACATCGCGTATATCATTGAGATAATTTGCATACTCTGCATCTTCCACCAGACGTAGCTTATAATCACAATGTATCATGTCGATACCATACACAATCTCTCTAGCTTCATCAAGAACTGGGAAGCCTTCTTCGTCTATGATTGTATCAGTTACATCATGTAAGATCTTAGCACCTGATAAGTCAGAATTAAAAGATATTTTTAAATCACTGCGAATATTACCTGCAATATCATCAGCTAAAGTTGGAGTTAAACAATACCAAGGAGTTGTATACTCCCAAGGCCATTTATCAATCTCAGCCCAGGATGAAGTTGTAGGATTCACAACAAGTTCTGTTCTTTTATACTTATTACCAGATTCTGTTTCATAAGTACGAGTGATAGAAGATAAGATATTGTAATAATGAATGACATCATTATTGTCATCATCTTTGTAATACAGAATAGCAGCATAGCCAGCATATTGATTATCGAGTTCTTCTAACTTTTGAATAGAATCACAAGTTACAATTTTTTCCCACGGACGATAATAACATGGTTTTGTATCACTAACAATCTTTTCGAGTTCACTCAATGAAACATTATGCCTAGACATAATACCAGCATATCTTACACTATCAGCTTGACCTTCACTTTCACTCCATTCTCTACAAATGTCATATAACTCTTCTTTACTAAGATTTTTGATCTGTAAAGTAGAAGCTTCATAATTACGACGATATAGAGCAAAAGTATTTCCAAGTTCCATGCCTTCATTTGCTTTAGGTGTAGGTATAGTTTTTATATTTGTTGCAACAACAAATTGCTTACCCTCTAAAGGATCTGATAAAACATCACATTCTTCATAAACACCTATAACAAAATCACATTCAGTGTATTCAGCTTTACCAACTCTCATGTAATACTTCTTACCTTCTTGTGCTTCTTCGTCCAATGTAGGAATATAATCTTCCAAAGAACGATGAAGAACGGGAGCATCTTTACAGCCAAGTGGTTTAGCTTGTTCTGTCATAAATTCCAATGCACCAGTAATTCTTAATTCATGTTGTAAATTAGAATTATGTAACTTTGTCACAAGAGGTGCATTTTCTTTTGCACGAACTGGTTTCCAATCAATCTTCCATGGATCTATACGAGGCATGAAGATAGGATTGCCACTACTATCTTCTTTTCCTAGATAATAAGAACCATAGAAACGTACATCATTTTTATTCCAGATAAGATTACCATTGTTATCGCTAACAGCTGTTGTCATAACAATGGAATTTTGATAAGGATTACCTTCTTCATCAGTTTCTTCAAAGAAATTGTTCGGACCTTTTTCATAGAAGATGTAATGATTAATGACATCAATACCTTTTCTATATGTGTCATTTTCAAAAATAGCACATTCTTCTTCTGATAAAGCATCCGTGTCTGAATCAATATCCTCGAGAATATTTTCAAAATCAATTTCTTTTGCACCGGTTGTTACATCTTTTCCAAGATAGTATCTGTTTAGCACCCAACCTTCTTTGTTACCAAAATCTACAGTTTCTGATGGTGCATACTCGATAACTAAACCAGTATAAGAATCAAAGTCGAAACTATTCGGATCATTAGGATATTTTGAAATAAAGAACCATTTTCTATCATAACCTGTTGCTGAAGTATTAATATCCTTTAATGGTTTTGCAGGAATTAAACTTTTCACAGTATCGCTATTGCATGAATAAAAACAATTCTCTTCAGTATCCGGATCTATTACTCTATCAAAAACATCGTTTGTATTAGGTTCTTCAACAGTATAATGGTAGGGATCTAATCCGTGTTCATTTGGAACTGTGATCTTGTAAACAACTTTGTTTAAATGTAAAATAGACTCATCAAAAATCTCTTTTACAACACGATAAGATTGCTTCCAAACGCGTTCTGTATCTCCTCCTGTATTCTCTAATATATAAATACCAGAGAATTCTGGAACTGATTCACATAGAACATATAAATCACCATCAATTGCTTTCCAAATATCATTAGGTGTAGAATATGGTTTATTAAATGCGACTAACCCTAATTCTTCATCATAGGAAGTTTTAGTAGTCTTTCCATCTACTATTTTGTTTTCAGTTAGCTTAATAGATAATACAGCACCAAAATCTAAATCGGCATAATGATTAATAATAACTTCATCAACATCATGTCCAATGACTGGTTTACCTGCATCATCTACTTTTAACATCCCTATCTGCTCAATAGTAGCACTATTGTTCTCAACATCTGCAATGGTATATCTTGCATAAATAGGAGACTGATAAGTAGCAAACTGCATGGAGTTATACGTTTTATAAGCTTCTTCTGTAGTTGAGATTGTAATGTTATTCTGAAGCAAAGGAATAGATTCACCTAATTTAAGTGTAAAGTACTGACGACATAGCATCGTGTACTTTTCTAATGAATCAGGAAGAGAAAATCTATTTACATTATTTTTAGAATTTGCTCTTTCATTTTCATCTGGAATCTTTTCGTCAGCTAAGAAGAACGAAATTGTGTACTTATGTTCTTTAATTGGAACAAATACATCAAAGTTTTTACCTAACTCATGTTGTAATGTAGAAACATGAATTGATCCTTCTGGTTTAATACGGAATGTCGATAACAGATCAAAATCGAAAACGTCATGACCCGTATCATTTGTTCCTGCATAAGTACCAAATAGATGAGCTAATCTACCATCATCCGTTTCTACAGTTAAGAGAACACGAATATTCTGATTATCTTCTTCTACGGATGGAAAGGTAATATCAGCAGTTTTAAAAATGGCAACACGAAGACGATAACCAACGGTTTTATCACCTTCATTAATTGGATGAATTGTTGCGTTGTAAATAGAAGCTGATGTAGTAATACGCTCATTTTCCCAGTCAAGCATAATGCTTCTTAAAGATGGATTAAATAAGTCGTATGTACCGGCAATCGGTTTTCTTCTAGCATTAGAAACAACAACATGGAAAGGACTATACGTATAGAGATTATTGTTGAATGTATCAACTATTTCACTATCACGTAAGAGTTCACTTTTTTGTGTATTAGTACAAATATTGAATTCATGCTTTTCATCATCGTACAAATACAAAGCAGATGGAAGAATAGTAAATGTATCATCATCCAAACGAACAATTGAATCACTATATTCTTCATCATTCGTCATCGATGTACTAATAATGGACTGACCCATACCAGATGCAACAGGAGTTCCTGTACCATCGGTAATAATCTTGTGGGCACAGTACACACGATCTGTAATATTGTCAAGCGGTTTTGTAAATGAATAACCAGAAGTAGCAAAATAATTCTCTAAATCACTTGGAGTAATTTTTACAGTGAAAGAGTTGTTGTATTTCACACGATTCTTTAATTCATTAAATGTAATACCGTTTGTACCTGAAGCGATACGATTAGACAGAGGAATAATGTAAACATTTGGAATACGTTTTAACATATTACTATATCTATCATCTTCCATCAAACTCGTATCACTTAATAAGAACGAAGCTTGGAATTGATCAATCTGGAAATCTGATAAGTCTACACTAACTTCACCAAGAGTTGTATAGATCTTAACGAGAATACGATTACCAATAACTGTGACAGTATCCGGGGAATTGAAATAGATGTGAGGAATTACAACTTCAACTTTACCAAGATCTTGTAAGACTTTGATAATAGCTGTCGGAATATCAACATCATAATTCGTATCAGAGAATGTTTGATTCAGTTCCTGCCAATATCCATTCTTAAAATGGAAAACACGAATAGCATAGAACTTGTTATGATAATCATATCTCTTTGCAAATCCAGTAGAAGCAATCGCATTCTCAGTATGATTTTCAACTTCAAACTGATAAATAGGAACTTCAATAGCCGTGAGCATCATACCGTCTTGAATAAAATCTCTATGCTGAAGAATAGAACCTTTCAGAGGCATAAGAGGATTCTGGTATGTAGTATCCCAAAGAACAGTAATGACACTATTGTTATAGTCTATTTCATCATTGATATCCCCATTCTTAAATGCTTTACGAATATGGATTTCAATCGGATACATCATACCAAATGACATATCGCCAACTGTAAACTTACTGTAAGCAGGAATAACAACTTTACTATATTGACCTGAAACACGTGTAACATCTTGATTTAAATCTGTATCATCTGGTTCGCTTGTAACTGCATGATCGATCAAGAAGTTACGATCAAACACCAGCTCTACCGTAGTAGTAGCTGGTGTAGCAAACATTCCAACATAACCAAAATCTGAAAGATGTTTATATAGTTCTGAAGAAGTCTGTGCATTTTCAGGATAAAGACTATTAAAACATTCACAAGCTTTATTAACAATACCGGCTGTCATGTTAGATGCAAATTCTGTTAAGAATGTAAATGGATTATTTCCATCTGCAACAACATCGCCGTTTAAAACCTTCTCAGACAAATCATCTAACGCTTTTGTCTGAAGGCTTAGTGGACTCGTGTACGCCTGCAATGATTCTTCTGCAGCAGAGTCACTAACAAGAATAGGCATAATTAACTCCTTTTACTTAACGAGTTACATTTGATTAGTTCCAACAAATGTACCATTCTGAATACTTTTAATTACTTCATCAAACGAGAATGGATTAACTCGAATCTGTCCGTCAACATCAGCATATTTCATTGATGTAACATCGTTATTATAAAAATCACCGTAAGTGTATTTTTGATATAACGTAAATGTAGAATTATCCGCTCCTGTAGACCATTCTTTTTCTGATCTGGCCACATCCCAAGCAATTAATCTACGAATAACTGGATTCGAGAATAAATCTTTTTCTGATTGACGATAAATCAAACGATATCCATTTGGATCCGATACAATGAATGGTAATCCACAGAAATTAGCAAATGCTGAATCTGGAATACCAGGACGCTTCATATTAACAGGTTGTCTTCCTGTAATGGAATCTGATTCTGCAGATTTTGCATCTTTCAATCTATTGATATCAGGACAATATCTTACAGCAAGTGTATTGAAATCCAGCAAGCATTCTGGTTTCATAAATTCAACTTTATTGCATTTGAATGTTACACTAACTCTTTGCGCAGCATCAGATGGAGCATAAGAACCTTGGGACTTTGAAAAGATAGATCCAAGGTTCAATGAGGTTGGGAAGCATCCTGTACATTTCGCCCATCTTGTAATATACAACATGGACGGATCCATCATGAAGAAGTAGATACTAACTGTATAGTTAATAATCTGTCCATCAATATCATCAGGATATGCAAGTAAAGTACCACGTGTTACATTGCGAATATAGTTCATCCAGTAGAAGAATAAAGCATGAATAATACCACCAGGGATTTCACGGAATTCACAAGTGATATCGCATCCTTCACTGAAATCAGAACTTCCAACTGCATAACTCTGTGCTTCTTTAAACCATCCTCCAGGTGTTGTTTCAATATCAATATTGAAATCTGGTAATCCAGAGAATGAAGTAATAGCATTCGATAGTGGAACTAACCATGGTGATTCTGAATTAAACAGTGGACAGATATTTGCAGCAGAACTATATCGTTGATAATTGCGTGTTTGCTCGTCTTTAATTAAATTTGTATCTAATAAGCAACGTAATGCAAATGCAATGCTAGTCGGATTACTTGTATCCAATGGCATCATAACAGGTACGTTACGAATATTAGATGATTGTAAACATAGTCTCGGTCTTGAGAAAAAAATCATACCAGGAAATTCAACATTAGGCATAAGTAAAGATTTTCCATACTTATCAAACCCAATCATGAAATTCTGTAATTGATTGTAAAACGTTCCTGACCCAGATGATAAGGAAGCAAGATCGAGTAGCAAATTTCCTATATCATCGCTGTAAGCTGGCGATTGTGCTGAATAATAATCCAACGCGGCATTATAGGCGTCTCCGAGAGCAGAGACGCCTACATTTTCACCATTTTCATTTTCATATTTTGCAATCTCATGAAGAGGCTTTTTCCTTTCCTCTTCAGGAATGCTATCAGGTAAAAACTCGCGTATCACCTGTTCAGCTTGCGGTTTGATTTCTTCTGGTTTACCCCAGCTTCCTGAGGCTCCACCACCGCCGAATGTACCACCACCGCCACCAGAACGTTTACCAAGTAAAGCGTTTTTAATAGCACCAAACATATGAAATACTTTCATTAAAATTGGAGTTTAACGGTGAACATACTATGCTGTTCTACATCTATTAATATTAATGATATAACGTTTTAACATAATTAACTTTTGAAAGGAGAGATATATGGCAGATCCAATTACTTTGGCAGCACTAATCTCTCAAGCAACTGATATTGCTAAAGCTGCAGGTAAAAATGTCAGTAACAATCTGAAGAAAAATTCAGCTACTTCACTGACTGCCTATACAAAAGGTGCAAACATTATGTCACGTTTATATATCGAAGATTCGATTCTTCGTGATGACATTTGTCCGCCTCTTGTTGGTGTATTAAATCAACTCTATGTTAGTTACATCTTAACTGCTCTGAATCTCGATACCATGTGCGCCAATGGACGCACGGTAAGAGAACAGTTTGAAGTTGTATCTACAGAAAATGTGAATGTTGTAAAAGACATTCTTGAAAACTTTGGTAAGTATAAAGTATCTCCTAGTTTTGAATCTGGTCCTGTAGTCGAATCAGAACCTGCTACGCAACGTCTTCCTGTGACTCGTATTATCGAACTCACGATGCAAGGTGCTCAGGTTTTATCAGAATCTACCACTTCAGAACAAGGTGGTCGTACGACAACCACAACTCATGGAAAAACCACGACAACTACGACACGTGGGGAAGTAGAAACTAACACTACTACTCCGAGAACTTCTACAAAAGTTGAATACGATAAAGATGGTAATGTTAGATCAGAAACCACTACTACTGAGACCAAAGGAACAAAAACAACACAGAATAATCCAGATAAAGCTACTACTGATAAGCATGAGGATGTATCGTATACTGGTGGATCTACAAGTTCATCTACAACTAGATCCGAATCAACTTATCAATTTAAAGCTTATCTAATTGTGCAATTAATCCCATATTGCTTAAAACCTGAAGTTGTTGATGGATACATCGGAGCTAACTTCTCCCCACCGGTATCTTCTCGTTGGAGACAGTATAAAGCTGGTGAAATTTCATTCTGGAAAGACTTTGTCTTCTCAATGGATTTAATTAAGAAACAATCCAAAGCCTTAAAGAAAGATAAACATGGAATTCTTTCAGAAATGTTAATGAAGCAGAAATCTGCATTAGCAAAATTCTGGTTAAAGATGTTCGGTAAAGGAACTCCATCACACAACATGGCAAACACTATGCTTATTGTAAACAAAGCAACGTTTGATCGTGCTTGCAGAACAAATCATATCAATTTTGCAGACAATAATCAACGTCAGAAATTCTTCAATAAGACATGGAGTATGATCATCTGTGTTGTGGATCCTCTTTACAATACTGTCGATATGTACTATAATGGCTTAGATGTCAAAGGTACTTATACATTCGCTATGATCAACAAAGTTGGAGCAAAAGGTCAAGATAGCTTTGATCTGAAAGATGTCATGACCTCGTTCGCACAAGGAATGTCTCCTAGATTCTAAAAAGGATAATTTCCATGATTACACCATATGTTCTTGATAAACAAATAGAAGCTGCTACAGAAGCTTTTGGTACTGTTAAAGAACGTACCATCACTGTAGGCAACTTTAAAGATAGTTTATCTGTCTTAATTCAGCGTTACAAAGCTCTGACTACTGCGTTTGACAAATTCACCACCAAAGAAAGACAGAAACTTGCTGATCGTATTTACAATACAAAGAATACATCACAAGCTGCTGATGGTGGTAGAGCTTGTAAAATCTATGCAGATATTGTAGCAGCTGTAAAATCTCGTAATGATTCTAGAGTAGCTTTTGAAGATATCATCAAAACTGCTAAAGCAATCTCAAACGTCCTGAGCAATTTCTATGCTAATGCAAATCTGGTATTTGATCAAGCAGATAGTATTAACATTCACAATACAAAACTGTCCCAAGTGTCAGCTTTGAGTGTTGTTGAAGAAGCAAGAAAATATCTTGATTATGTCATGTGCTTATTCAATACTACTACTTATGAAATTGTTCAACACAACGGCATTCGTGAATTAGCACCTGTTGCACCATATCGTTACAAGTTCATGGATGATTTCAAAAATGATTTCATTGAAACTTATAACAGAATGTCAAATGGTAAGCACACTGCATTCTTAAACGAATTTAAGAAATTAAGAGTTTCCAAAGACAATATCTATATTTCTAATCCTAATACAGGTTCTAATATTCCTATGATGGGTAGAGACAAGAAAAGTTTCTCAGTTGTCAATCTTATTCTTGGTCAATATCCTCTTAACCCTTTCTTATGGCTTGGCGAATTATACAACGTAGCACGTCATAAATACTACGTTAAGCTTCAGGCAGAGAAAGAAAATCTCGAAGCACATGTAGCCATGCTCCAGATGGATCTTGCTGATAAAGATCCAAACTCTGAAGAATATGCAAAGGCTGTTAAAATCATTGATAGTTACAATCAGATGATTGCTGAGTTAGATCAGAAAATCAACGCATACTACAATGAAGATTAAAGGAGGTACTTATGCTCCAACTGGATTATAGTAGATCTCCTTACGGTTGTGAAAGTTTCTTCAGCCCATTTACATTGCTTTGCTCATGGTTTATCTTAAATTGCTTAAAAAGAAATTATCCTATAGTTGATCCCATCTTAGCTGAAATCTATTTTCAAACTTATGGGATCAACACCCAAGGATTATCAAAAGAAGCATATGGTCAGCTCATGACTGAGTACAATGATGCTATTTTGAAATTCTTCTTAAGTTGCCAGAGACAAAGATGCTTGGACATGATCGAAAATGTCAGAGCAAAAAGAAATGGTAAATCACTGAGTGAAACAGTTATGTTAGCTGTTCCATCTCAGTGTAAACCATTCTTTGAAGAAATGTTAGTTCTCAATAGGGAATTAAAAACTTACAACTTATTTACAAAAGAAACGCAAGTCTTAGACAGTCTGAGAGATACGATTGTTGCGAATAGTATCAATTCTCACTATGTTTCTAACATAGCTCGTAGAATTGATATGCCTCTCAATCCTAATCGTTCTAATACGACTGGAAGTATGACTTACATTATAAGTCAAGGAGAATTTGAAGCTTATACCAATATTCTCTACAGTGCTGTAATTGACCTATATCGTCCGCTGTTTAATCTCGATCGAGATAAACAAGTGAAACGTCCTATCTATGCTCTTAATGAGACATATGAAGACAGTGGAACAAAATTCAGCAAAATTGTAGATTATATTAAAACGCTTCTGTTCATACTCTGTATCAGTTATGATGAAGAAATGCTGCTAAAACATCCTAACTTCTTCTGGACATCCTGTATTCCTACCAGTATGACTGACGTCTTCAACAGGATTATAGACATGGCTAAAGAAGCAATACCTGGACCATTAGCAAAAGACATCACCAGAACTGTGGCAAGCTACGGAGACTTAAACCTTAACCACGCGATATGCTTACCTTCCAACACTACAGTGAATCTCTCCGATCGCTTTGTGTTTAGGAAGTCTAATACCTCTATCACGTATCAATTCCTCTGCTGCCAGGAATTCATAACTTGTGTCAACACGTATTTACAACCACGTGAATGTGTTGGCTGTGTAGCCGAGAGATAATTATGAAACAATTACAACACAATGCAGAAGCATATATGGAGCTTAGTGTTGAAGCGCATGAAACGTTTCAAGACATTAAACCGTATATTGTAGATTACAATCTGTTGCAACCTGTTTCAAGTGAAGACCAGAAACGTGTAATATCCTCGATTGAGGCTCTTACAAATGTGACTGCTAGTCTGAACAAATTCTCAAAAGAAATTGTAGCATATGCTTCAACCTTACAGCAAGCTGCACTTCGCTACATTGATGTACTTGAGAAACAATGTAAGTTGTCTCAGGAATCCATTACACCTTTATTAAAATCAAATGAAGTATTCACTGCTATCTACGGAGAAGAAGTGTATAATAATTTGAAGAATACTCGTGTAACGTATTTCCGTAAAAACAAGAAGAATGATTATCCTCTTGCTATCATTGAACAACTTGCTGATGTCGTTGTCAAACATGCTGACGATGATATCAAGTTCTCTTGTGTCAAATTACTGAAGTGTAGTTATAAAGATAGTCAACTCGATTATCCTAGAATTAATGCTTTGCTTAATAGCGAATCAGGATCTCTAGAAGCTTTAGGTCATTCAACTGAAGCATTCCATACAGAATTACAATATTTTGCTGGTCCGTCAGCTGATTACGGAGCACCTTCTTATCTTAAGATCGTTCAACAAAAGCAAGATATCGTAGCTACAATTAACAGCAAGTATACAGCTGTCGCAGAATACGTGAAACAGATCAAGCCAGAATCTTATTCTAAGCAAGACATTCAAAATGCTATGAAGAAAGTTTCAGATCTACAATGCTATACTGTTGCTCTAAGTTCTCTTATGTTCTTACTACAGTCTGCTTCTTATACGGCCTATGAAGCAGGTTATTCCGTACACATGGCCGAAGTCAATTACACTCCATAATCTTTAATATAAAGGATTTTATTATGGCTGATTGGAAAGATATTTTTATGGATGAAGACCCTGTGTCTAATCCTACTGTTGACCTTCCGAAAGATAATGAGAAAGCACCTGAAAAAGAAGCTGCTGGACAGCCTGCTACTGGTGATCTTCCTGAAAATGACGACCCGAAGGGCGTTAAGAATGAACCGGCTGGTGATCATCCTGATTTCACTGGCGACAAACCGTCCGCTGCTTTTGATGAACTTCTGAATATCTTCGACAAGCTCGAAAAAGAAGATGAAGAAGCTGCTGCAGCTGCAGCCAAAGGCGACCAGGGTGGTGCAGATGCCAACACCGAAAAAGCTCTTGATGCTGAAAAGAAAGGCAAAAAGACTGATGACGCAGATGACGATGCTGGCGAAGATGATGATAAAGAAGAAAAGAAAGATCCTGAAAAGGAACTTAATGATCTCTTTAACTTCCTCGATGAAAATCCTGATCCAGTTCCTCCTGTCAAAGTCGATCTCCCGAAAGAGAACGAACAGGCTGGTGAAAAAGAAGCCGCAGGTCAGCCTGCTGCTGGCGCTCTTCCCGAAAAGGATGATCCGAACGGCATGAAGACTGAACCCTTTGGTCAAGATGAAATCTCCAAACAGAAGTCTACCGAGTATGATGATGTTCTGAACTTCTTCGATAAGAAGGATGATGATGACGCTTCCGGTGATGATGAAGGTGAAGATGATGGCAAGGACGAAGGTGAAAAAGCTGAAGATGGCGATAAAGCCGAAAAGCCTGCCGATAAGGGTTCTGATGATGATGGCGCTTCCAAGAGTGCTCCTCTCGAAGGCGATGACAAAGACAAGAAGAAAGAAGATGAGAACGACGAAGTCATTAAGGACCTCGCATCTTTTTTCGATGATGCAAACGTCGCTGAACCAGACGGACTTCCGTCCGGTAGCACTGCAAAGCCTGCAGAGCCCGTAGATGGTAACGGTAACGACGTTTGCCCGATTGGTGAACCTGATCCGAAAGCCAAACTGACCGAGCCGATTAAAGTTCCCGTTGCTTCACCTGCTGGTGGGCATGATGGCGAACTCAAGAACGCAATGAATATGTTTGACGAAGATAACAGCCGTTTCTCCTTTGGCGACTTTAGCTTCTAATCGTATTTACCTATCTGGTGTCCATTTGGACACCAGATAGGCCTTTATGCTGTTCAATTTATCTAAAATATATATTCCTTAAATAGAAAAGAAATACCAAACTGAAAGGAGGTGAACGATATGAGTCCACTTGTAACAATGGTATTTCTTGGTTATGTGAAGTGTGCGCACATTGCAGTGCTAACGCCTGCATCAAAAGTCATGCTTCTAGCATTGATTTGATTTTAATTTCAAAACAAAACAACCAAGAAAGAAGGAGCTTTGAATAACAACAACTTTATATCTGACATGTTGTCTCGTTAGTAATCAAAGCCTAAGGAGATCTTGAAATATAGATCTCCTTCTTTTTTGGGTTCATCCTATGCAATTTACATATATATTGTAATAAAGGATAAGTATTATGTCTCCGAATTTAATACACTCTCAAGAAGAACTGTATGAGATTCACTTCCAAAGTCCACCGAATCTTGGTACAGAACTTACAAAAGTTTTTCAAGACGTAATAGATTTTCGAGATGAGTCAAAAAAGAAAATGCGTGGCTCAAAGCTCGTTAAATTTGTTATTGAAAAATTCAAAACTAAATATGCTAAAGATTTAGCCCAAGTAATTAAAAAATACACAGGTCTTAATGCAGTTATTAAACTTGAAAAACGTCCTGAGTTAAACTGGGGAGCAGTATTCCATCTTGGTGAATATGATCTTGTAACTGGTCGTTTAAAGGAAGGAAGACTTCCTATTACCTGGGCTATTGAAGCTAGAGCATGTGGACAAGTTCCTGCTGCTATTTATGAAAAATGGGCTCAAAACTATGCTGATATTAAAACACAAGAAGAACTTGTTAAATTATCTAAATCCATTGTATTAGATAAAGCAGCCATGAGAGCTGGCTTATTCGAGAAACACGGATTAGAATTTGAACTCTGGTTATGTCCTTATGGTTCTTTCTTTATTCCTGAATTATTAGGTAGTGGATTTCCTAACTTAACAGCAGAAGAACTGGCTTCTATTATTTGCCATGAATGTGGACATGTGATTAGCTTTATTCTTCATGCACAAGATCTTTGTTATAAAAAACAAATTCTTTATGATGGAGCTAAGAAAGCAACAGAGAATTTCTCGAAGCAATCTCAGAATCAGATTAAAGCTGCAGCAATTGCAAAAGCATTCCCGCAACAAGCAAAACGATTTAATGAGAAAACAAAAGAAATTCTTAAAAATTGCTCTGGTTCTAAAAAGAACGATATGGGTGATGTGATCGGATCTTTCCTGTCTATGATTTGGAAAACAATGTGGGTGATTCCATATATTGGACTTCGTGTTATTGGAGAAGCTTTACGTCCTATGTTCTGTGGATTTAAAGAACACGCTAGATCATATGAAAAAGATGGAAAGACTTCAGACTTCTTCAGCGAACTAAGTGCTGGTGGATATTACTGGGAAGAATGTGCTGATGAATATGTATCCAAAATGGGATTTACTCATTATCACGCTGTAGCTGAAAGTAAGATGGCGAAATGGTTTAGATACATAGGTAGTAAAGGATTTAAGAGTGGTAGTAAAGTTGACTTCTTCTTCCGCTTACTTCCATGGATGGCATATAGTTTATTTAAAGGCTATGCCGAAGACTATGTTCACCCAGATCAATATCAACGTGAAATGAATGCCTTAATGGATATTATTAAAGCATTTAAATCCAATAATGTTGATCCTGAACAACTAAATGCTTACTATGAGGCATTCAAGATTGTAAAAGATCTTGTAGAAAATAATGAATTCGAACGTAGATGGGAAAAAGCAAACAAAGCTATTCGTAATAGTTTTGAATACATTATTACTACTCCATACGCTATGTTAATTTCCGGTAGATTCCAAGAAGAATATGAACGTCTTTGGAAACAAGTAAGACAATTAATGCATAACCAACTCTATGCTCTGTCTTACGGATTAAAACAAAAAGCAGAAAGTCAAAACAATGAAACAATCAACCATTGATTTATTAAATCAGGCTATGCATTTCAATACAGAGGTTCAAGAAGATCAATTACATCTTCAAGAACAATGTAGTGATCTTTTACATTCTGCACGTGAACTGAAACGTTATAGTTCTTTAGAAGGATACATCAAAAAGATTGAAGGTACTCGAAAAGCTATTTCTTTTTGTGATGATTGTGCAATCAATTTAAAAGAATCTTGCTTGACTGATGATATACTTCGTCAGAGCATAGAAACCTATGCTACGCTAAATGACGATGATCGTCCAACATATCTGGTGAACCAAATTCATACAGTTAATACAAAAACATCTGACTATCTGAATCGTGAATTACTTAATATGCTGGAGTGTAGTATTGCTGATCTAAATAACAAAAAGCAATACAAAACCTTGGATGAAATTCCTGATAGTAAAACAGTTGTTTATAATTATCATGCGATAGATAATTTAACAACTACTTACAATGAAATTCTTACAAGTATTTGTAAGTTAGGTTGTGAAGATTTATCTTATCAGCAACTTCATGATAAGTTTATGGAAGATAATGAATTAAGCATGGTGTTAGGACATGTAGAAATTCATGAACACGACTATACCTCTATCGATTTACCGTCACCAACTTATCAGTCTAATGAAAGTGCTGAAATAGAGGTGAACCAAATCAATGAAATGAGTGATAGAGTGAATCATGTTGTATTAAATCAACATCTCAAAGATTTATCTTCTATTAAATATGGAATTTCAAAACGCATCCAAAAATATGGATATGAAGATGCAGTAAAATCTATTCACTTCATATCACAAATTGTGATGGCTATTAAGAACTCTGTTCTTACAATGCAGAATTATCATGCTGCTTATTTTAATGAAATAAAGTAAATATAGAACACCTGAGCATATGCTCAGGTGTTCTAACTTTAATACTGCATACTTAAACTACAAGCAATATTTGCTCTACGTAAAATATCAAGAGCAAGTTCAGCTTTTGCTTTAGTACAATTAATAAGTTTGATTGTGTAATTCGATCCTTGAACTACATGTTCAACAACTCCATTCACAATCCAACTCATAGCAACAACCGTAGGTCTTGTTCCACCAGTATCCAAAATGAAGAATGTTTCATCTGTTACTTCATTTGGAACTTCACCAGTTGCAGCAATAATTGATTGAATCTTTGCATGTTTTGCAGCAAGATCAGTATTCATTGATCTAGCAATTGCATAATTAGCAACTGCCTGAACAGTTCCTGTAATCTCTACAGATGAGTCGTATACATAAAAACTAATTCGATCACCTGTCTGTACAGTCTTTACTGAATCTTTACCAACTACATCAGTTACATCAGCCATATCTGTCTTCCTTATGTTCAATATCCCATTGACGACCAGCTGCGATTGTACTGTTAGCTGTCAAGAACTTCAATCCTAATTCACCAAATCTCTTGAGGAATGTGATATCAGTCATAGCAGGTTGAATAATACAGTAATCTTTTCTTTCTTTCAAAGCAGTTTCAAGATCAGCTGGAATTGCATAGGATGGATCATTAAGGCGTGTAATATCAACAGGAGAATCACCATGAAGTACTCCTTTTCTATCAAGGACACCAAGTGATTCGTTTACCTTGTTGATACCAACCATCAATGCATGAAGGAAGATAGTAAATAACTGTTGTTTCTTTTTATCATCCATAGTAAATGTATATGTCATTATTGCATCAATTACATGATTTAATGTTACAAAACGACCTGCAACAAAACCCTGTGTTAATGAGCACTTGGTAGCAAGAAGAGAATCCATAGCAACATCTCTACCTGCCGCATTGTCATATGCAGCGCCACCAATGATAAAAGAAACATCCTTCGTAGAAATAAGCTTATGAAGAATACGAGTAAAAGCAATAATCTGCTTATTGTTCTTTCTCGTAATATCTTCTTTTTCCTTCTTCAAAATAATCTTGATATTCTCGATAAATTTATTATACCCAGGATATTCTTTTTTCTTATAAAGAGGATTGATTCCTGTAAATCTCTTATTGAAAATACCAGAAATAATTCTGCACTTATCATTTTTGCATTCAAGCGTAAGTTTAACAGTATCAGTTAAATGATTTGTTTCTAAACGTTCTCTTGCATTAATGATTTTCTTAGTTTCAACAAGCATAGCTTCAAGTGCTTGAATATCATTAACAGACATATCAGCAAATGGAACTGTAATGAATACAACTTTACAATTCTTATGCTCTGCAAACAGATTGTAGAAATGCGACATTGTAACATTGTCTAAATCATTACAGCACATGACGGCTAATGGTTCAGCATCTGTTGACTTAATTCGCTCATCAATAAAATCAATCAGAGGTTTCTGTGTATCATCACCAAGGTTAAGGTGATACCAAAGCAAGCAGTCAATGTTATCGTATCTATGACGAGTACCAAATTCTTGATTACCTGTACGTGGGAAGATACTAACATTATCTAACGTGTACTCTGCATTATTCACGATAAGATTGTATTTCTTCTCAGATTCATACACAGCACGCTGAGCAGTTAAAGTATCCCAAACTTCTTTAGGTGAACTAGCAAATAATTCTTCAATACATTTAACTAATTCAAGATCACCATGAGAAGATGTGTATGCTTGACAACCAGCAATGTAACGAATCAGTTTTCTATCATTGATCTTCTTAACACGATCAATGTAAGGTTTATAATGAGCAGCAATCCTATCAACTAATTCATTCCAAGTACTAATCAATTCAGCAGCTGAATAATCTGCAACCTCTTTAACAGTGAAGAGATAACGAATCATAGCAGCCATAAGAATCATAGTACTTGTAGTACCATCACCAGCTCCACGATCTACACGAGATCCCATATAAGCAATCTGTTGGCGAATAAAATCATAGACAGGATTCTTGTAACGAATACTATCTACAATATTAATACCATCTTTAGTAAAGACGGGTTCAGCTAAAGGATTTTCAGGATTTGTTAAAATCGCTGTTCCTTTATAAGGACCACAATGATCTGCAAGAACATTAAGTAAATCAGTTAATACTACATCAACTGCTTCCTTAAATTCTTCTCCTGCAATTACATTGTGTTCCAATTTAGGTTTGGTGTTTTGTTTTTCCATTTAAATCTCCGTTATATATCACGATGTTTTGCTTCTTCCTTCTGCATCATGTCTTGTCTTTGTTTATACAATTCAAGTACAGCATTATTGATATACTCTAATGTACTTCCATCTAGCTCAATCAAATCTCTAAATGTTAAACCAAAGATTTCACGAGATTCAGGAATCTTCAAAATATTCATGATACGATCAATTGTAGGATACTGGAGCGGATCTGGTCTCCCATAATGTGAAAAATCATTGACATTGTGAGAAGGTTTATCACCATCAAAAAATGTCTCTGTAACAAGATTTAACTTGACATTACGATTTTCTGCTGGAACCTGAGAGATAGCATCCGCTCCATACATTTCGAATTCACGAATGTACTTATTAATTAAATTTATGCGTTCCTGCCTATCTGTTCCAACTTCAGATAGGACAGACAAAAAAGTACGTATTCCATATCAAGAGGAGCAATATTTTCTTTTAAAAGATCCATCTGCTTACCACACTTCGGGCACTTAGCATTAATGAATCCATAGAACGAAACCTTACTCTCAGTAATGAACTGCTCAATCTGGGCAACAAAATCATCTTGATCTGAAATAACTGTTTCAAGAAGATCAGAAATAGCCTGTTGATCTTCAATAATAGCTTGAACATTACCAGCTTCATCTTTACAAATCACTCTTGCCACCCAAGGAGACAGCATAGTGGAAAGACGATTGGCTGTTTCACGTCTCGACTTATCATCATCAATAGAAGGCTTCTTATCTCCACCACCACCATTGACAGCGGCGATTAATTCACCCATAACTTTCATACCAGTTCTGATGTAATGACCCAGAGAAGGATCTCTTAATTCTAACTGGTCAGTTTTGTTAAAGTTAATTAATCTAACGTTTTTAAGAAGCTTAGTACGATAGTTTTGTAGTGCTTCCTTTGTTCTAATTACTCCAGGTGCACTACCCTCTAGCATAAAGGTAATTGCTTCTTTTGAATAGACAGCTGGATTAATAAAAGAGCAACGAGCAAGATCAACATACTGCTGCTTATTTGTGGTTTGACATTCAGGATTTGTACACACGGTAGAAATCTGAATACCATCACGATGCATAGCAGTAGCATAAGCCCAACAGATTGTTTCATAATCCTGAAGAGAAATAGAATCAACAAGAGTGGATCCGTCTTTCCAGTTCTGAAGATTAGAATCAGTAACAGTAAGTCTAAGAAGATCTGCTAACTTATCTTTCAGATAAACACCAAGACCAAGATAGAAGTGACCACCGATTAAACGGCCAATCTGTTTGTAATTAAAGTCAACTTCCTGCATCCATGCATCCATATTAGATGGACTAAGAGGAACAATCTTGATCCAGAAACCAGAGTTGTGAAGATGTACCTTGTAAATACCACGATAACGATTATTAATCAGCTGAACAGCATCTTCACCTTTGTACAGTTTCGGTTTACCATCAAGCTTCATTGTAACCTTAGAGATATTTAACTTCTCATCGAGTTCTTTCAGATAAACATCATGACGATTCAGAGCATCAATCATACTGAGAAGAAGATGCTTTTGCTGACCAAACATCTCATTATCTTCAAGAGCACCACGTAACTGAGAAGACCACTCGTACAGTTTTTGTACTTCTGGATTCTCAGCAATCTGTTCACGTGTCATACCACTAAGATTAGTACGTTCTTTCTCAATGAACTCAGTTGCTTTTCTGACTGCATCATCTGCACCAAGAATTTCATGGATGTAATTTGATGCATCATTTGATTTATCAGCAGCACATCTCTTTTCACGCTCTAATTCTTTTTCAGAAGGCTGGTAAGGAGGATTTTCAATTGTCTTCATACCAGCTTCTTCACTGAAATAAGATTTAAACGTATCATTATCTTCCGGCTTAGCTTCAGGTTTTTTCTGTTCTGCCTGTTTTGCTTCAAGACGCTTCATCGATGCTTCTACATCTTGTTCAGTTTGATCTACTTGAGCTTTTGTTTGCTCAGCTTCTTGTTTTGCTTTTGCAATTGATTCGTCCCAAGACTTTGTAGTCTTCTTAATATCGGACTTTAATTTTTTCTCTGCCATAGCAGTTCCTTTCATATTTGATTATGATTTCGATTTATTTACAAACCAACGTTGTGCAGGCTGTGTTGTGATACAAGATAATAAATCTGTATCATATCTTGCATTTACAATTACACTATCTTTATCATAGCCTGCACAAACTGTAAATGACTGATTTTGATCTGACATATTCTTTAAGAACATAGATAAACTAGGAAGCATAAACCCATATTGAACTACAACAGTTGCTCTTCTAGGAAGATGCTCATCTGATCCATCCGAATCAGAAACATGTAAAATAGTCCGTCCATCTACTTCTGCAATTTCCATATAGGTATATTCTTTAGAATAAGAATGTTCAGAAGTTATTAAACCTGATCTCCATAATGTCTGATACATATCAACATCAATGTCCATTAAATGAACACCAATTGGTTTTATTACTTCTTCATCATTATCGGTATATACCATTACAATCTCATTATGTCGTCTTTGAACAGAACATTTACTAATATCATCTAACTTTGATAAAGTGGACAACATATCAACAACACGTATTAAACATGCAGTTGATTTTAATACTGGAAAATATTCATAGAACTTATCTAGATATGCTTTGTTCTTGATTATGACATATGAATAAAAATAATCAGGATTAGAATCATACATTAAGATTGTTTCATAACCTACATTAGTAAACAACCATTCATTTGATTTTGATTCATCTCCTGAGAAAACAACAAAGCTTAATTTTCTATTAAATAACTGATAGAAAATTGCTTTTGAAATTGTCATAAACTCTTTAGCTGTAAGATCGTCCATATTACCTCTCCTATATTTATGTATAGAAATGACGAACAAAAAATAATTAAAACCACAGGTGGCAATGCCACCTGTGGTATAATGTTACTTCGAAATGCCTAAGACAAGTTTCTTATTAACTTTTGCTAAGATTGCAGCTGCAACTTTAGCTACTTCCGGTCCTTTTGAAGTACCGATAATTGCTTTTGCTTTTCCAGCAAATGCTTTAATTTTCTGCAGCATCTGAACCATAGGAAGTTGGACTCTCTTAGTGCCATTTCCAAGAACAGCCTTAGAAAGTCCAGCAAGGTCATTAAAGTTTGCATCAGCTACAAATGCCCAAACGTACGGCTTTGCTGTTACATCAATCTGTCTCTTTTTGATCTCAGCAAGAGCACGATCACACTGAGCCATGAGAGCATCCATCTGTGCACCAAACTTTTCACCAGCACCCTTAGATTCTGCATCAAGTGCCTCAAGTGAAGAAGTGATATCAACTGATCTCACATGTGTTCCAACCAGTTCTCTTGCGAATGTCATGCATTCCTGAGAAGCAGTTGCCTTTGCCATACGTGCGATCTCGAGTGCATTGTAAGCATCTTGATAACCATGATCAATATTCATATATTGAATCTGAGTATCCTGCATGGCGATAAGAAGATCATCTGTGAAAACTTCATTGAGAAGGGCGAATACAGGATCTTCAGTTTTCTGATTAATAGTACCAAAGTTCATCATAATAACCTCATGTTGAATTTGTTAAGATTATAGGTAATTAGTATATCATGACTTATTTATTAGGAGACTTGAGCTAAAATAACTTTTAGTTCTGAACAGAAATGATTAAAGTTTCCGAGAATTTCGTGAAATTCTTGACTACTAGATGCAGGATCATGCATATATCCTGCACGAATTACACCATCGACACGATAACCAGTACTATAAGTACCATTGATACTGTCTAATGCTATTTCCATTCTTTTGCATACTTCATCAACGGCAGTATTTATGTCTGATACAGTACTGACTTCTGTTAAGTTCGGAGCAATTTTTCGTTTCAATAAAGCTGTAATACCATGCCAGCTTTTATTATGACTGATTCTTGCAAATGTAGCAGGAACTTTAATTCTCAATCGTGCTTTCTTTTCCTGTGGCATATTTGCGATAGCGTTTTTGATTTTTTGCTTTAATCCATTTAAAACGACTTTAGCCGAATCAGCAGCTTTTTTTACAGTTCTATCAAATTGTCCACTAGAAAATTTCTGTCCTTCTGCTTCCATACTAGAAAGTATCTCCTTTGCAAATTCAATACATTCTTGTGATTCAGCTATCTCACATTGATTTTCGAGTGTTTTATATCTTGCGTATTCTTCAACATAATTTGCTGCTTCTGATAAATCAAGCACAGCCTTGATATATACATTATTAGAAATCATATTTTCAGGCTGTTCTAATTTAAAACCTAAGGAAAGACCCATATTAACTCTCCCATTGTTTTAAGTAACTATCATCCATTGATTTTCCATAACGCTGTGTAAACTGAGAAATAGCATTTTTAATTGAAGGTCCTAATGCATTCATTGTCTCACAGGTAAGACGATCAAATTCAGCTTTACGATTTAAGTAATTCTTAAGAGCAGTAGAATCCTCTTCAGAAGAACAAGTGATATTACAATTGTCAAGAACCTTCAATACTAATTTGTTCTTGAAATTCGGTTCACGATCAGTAAACATAGCAGAGTGACCTTTTACCCAATTCTTGATATGCTCACACTGAGCAAGTGTAAGATCACCATTATCAATCATATCTTTTGTAAAGTTACTAACAAAATCTAATGTCTGTGTAACACTCTTTAATGAACCATTACTTGCTTGAAATGCGATATAACCTTCAATTAAAGACATAGCAACAGAAGAAGAGATGCTATCAGAAACATCAAAATTACTGTTTGCTGTAGATGCTGCATTACCAGCGAAATTTTCTTTAGAATAAATACTCATGTATAGAAATCCTTATATTACGGTTGCATACATTGTAATTTAAGATATGTCATAAATTCCATTTCTTCAAGGGAACAGACAGTCGGTTGTTCAGATTCCGAAGTAGTTTCAGAATCTTTAGTTGAAGTATTTTCTTGCATAAACAATACCCTTATATTTATTAAGGTTTCATAAAATAACAAGTTGATATGATAAACTAAGGGTAGGATTAACCTACCCTTAGTTCAATAACTGAATTAAATGTAGTGTTATTTCACAACACCAATTGCTGTGATTAAAGCACGACCGAGTGTAAGAACACCCTTCATATAAGCGATATCAAGCTCTCTCATAATGCGATAAGCTTTAATATCGTATTTGGATTTATCTTTCTTCGGTAATGGTTCTGTGGTAGCAGTAGCTGCTTCATTAAGAAGTGCAACTATCGTTGCACATGCCGAACCAAGATTCTTAGTCGTCCAGCCACGTTTACCAATAGGATCTCTACGCTGTGACAAAGCAATACCAGCCATTCCGCCAAGTTGTCTCATCACCGCAACAACTGCTGGTAGAAAACCAACATATGTTGCTAAAGCCTTAGGCGGTTTCGGATTACCAACTGTAGAAGCGGCCCATGCAGCAGTATTCATTGCATGACCAACTACTGTTAATCCCAGTGTAAATCCTAATGCTTTCAGCATATCTTTTGCGGACATTTCGCCAGTTCGGTCAGAATTAGCTTGAGCTTCTTCAAAACCAAGTTTATGGTAAATCTGTTTCGCCTGTGCTTCTGTGATATTCGGATTCTTCTTCCATACTGATACTGCTTTACCCATCATGCGTAAATATTTAACTTGTGCATCAAATAACTTGGCAGGAGGTAAAGTAACAGCACGATGTTCCAGTACTGTAGCATCAATATTAGAAGCATTGTAGCGACTGCACATTTCTTTAACTTTCTGTACAGCACTCTTATTGGTAAAAGCTGCAGTTTTGTCATCAGCCTGGTTGTGACGAACAGCATCTCCCCAATAGGTTTCAACAGAAGCCTGGAGATAATTTGCAATATTTTGTAAGCAATCTCCACCATTGTTAAATGCTTTGTGGAAAGCTTTGTCACGATCAAATGCATCGATAACAGCCTGAGGATTCTTGCTGTTAGCGATAGCTTGGCCAATGCCGAATACACGATTGAATACTCCAATTTCATCTAATTCAGATTCAAACTGTTCACAAGCTTCAATCATATCGATAATCTCTTCTACAGTTGTTGCAGGGATTTCTGTGGTTTCTGTAGAAGTCTTAAGGTTTTCAAGTCCTAAATCAAGAGGCATAATAAATTACCTTTATATAAATTGTTAGTAAGTTCTTGTGGCACTAAATCCACAAACGACGCCACGACCAAGTATTTTGATCGTAGAAACATAAACTCGTAAAGCATTAGAATAGAAACGAAGTTTGTTTTTGAAATCTCTATCTTCTAACTCTAACTTCTTTAACATTTCTTTTGCTGGAGTTTTCTTAAGTTCTTTTAATTTTTGAATTTGTACACAAATAGTACGAGCAGCATCGATAAGCTTCTCAGTATCCCAACCACGGTTACTAATAGGACCTTCGTTAGCACTACTATTTTCCATACCAAATCTACGGCCAATTAAATAGTGTCTAACAGAAGCCCAGTCAGTATTAACAAGATCACTAATCTTACCACTATCTTTTACAGATACTCCACTCATAATCAACACTTGTTTGATATTACGAATAGATGCATCTCCATCTTCGAGAAAGTTCTTACATGCATCATAAATCATGTCGAGCTTTTTCATACTAGATTCAAAAACACTATGATGTGGTAAATAAATAGAGTGATTGTCTCCAACCGGTTTATTAAAACCTTTGGTGGAATATTTTTTACAATATTTGTGGACAATAATAAGTGATTCGTAGAATGCACCTTTTAATAATCCTAAAGGTCCATGTGATAAGAAGTCTTGCCAAAGACCTTCATTAGAAGATTCCAAATAAGCAATTAAATTCTCAAGAGCAGGACGCCCATTTGAATTAAAGTTATCATGAAAATCTTTATCACGGTCAAAAGCAGTTACCACGGCTTCAGGATCTTTACTGGTGTAAATTGAAGCAGCTAGATTTAATACTGTATTCCACGAATCGTCTTCTTCAAATGAAGAAAATAAATCTAGCATTTCATTAATACTATCATCCATGATAATATTCTTTCATATTTGCTGTTATTGAAAAATTTTCAAGTATATATGGCTATAGTGATAAAACCACAAACCCTTTATAAGGAGAATTGAAAATGGGTAAGAAAGTCAAAAACAAAAGCGTCGAAAAGAACGAAACCCCGATCGTTGACAGCAAGACCACTCAGGTTGATCAGAACCTGAATGAGCTTCCTGGTGGAACGGCCACTGTGCTTCCGCCGCAGCCTGTCGTCGAAGAGGAAAAGAAACCTTCCGATCCCGTTCCTGAGGTCGGAGAAATCACCATCAACGTCGGTCCGGTTGTTGAAGCTACCGGAACTACCATTCACATTCCCATCAACCCCGAATCCTTCAAGGAGACCCAGAACATGACTGAGAACAAAGAAACCACCACCAACGAAACCGCCAATCCCGCCATCGAAAACACCAAGAGTGCTGAAGCTCCCACGACTGCGAACCAGGCCGCTCCTGCGCCGGGCGAAGAGAAGAAGCCCGGATTCTTCCGCCGCCATATCAAGGCGATCGGAATCACTGCTGGTGTGATCGTTGTCGCCGGTCTTGCTGTCGGCGGCATCATCATCGCGAAGCGGTGATACGTTCTAAAGCATTCGAGGATAGGATCTGAAAAGATCCTATCCTCGTTTGTTTTTTGATCAAATACTTTCACTAGCTTTAACAGTAGCTTCGCCACCACGCTTGAGAGCCCACTTAACAGCATTCATAATGCCGTTTTTAAGTTTCTCACAGAATGATTTCAAAATAGCCATACAAGCTTTAAACTGTGCAGATTCACCAATTTTTTTAAGAGCACCACCAACCCAATTAGCAGCTGTAGAGAACATATCTTTTGCAATACGAAGATAATTCATCGCTCCAGCTTTATCGGTAATCTCTTCAGTTCCATTTTCACGTAAGCATGCGACTAATTTTGACATTTCTTGCGGTCTACTAAAGCTATTATTCCTCATTGCCTGCATGATATCTGTTGCCGCTTCCATCGTAGCAACTTTTGGCTTCGTATGGAAGATAGCTCTTGCTTTTGCAATGTTTTCCTCATCCTGAGCATTGCGTTTGGCTTCAGCTTTTTCATGAATGGCATCTCTGACTTTCTTGATAAGTTCACTACACCATGCTATTAATGTATGAAGCCAATCTTTCAAAGCTTTACCAGCCACTACTGCAGCCTGTGCAATCTTTGCACCAGCAGTACTGATAGCATTCTTTACGATTGCTTTTGCATCTTCTGTAGAAGAAATACTCTGATTCAGAAGTTCAGATGCATAAGCTAAGCATTCGTTGGATGAATGTTTCTGTAGACTATTCAGAATTTCTGTGTAGTTAGCAGCATTACGGAGTAATTCATGTAAATCACGAAACGCTTTATCCATGTGATTCTGTGCGACAGAAGCAGATAAAGTGGAACGAAGTAATTCTTCGTTTGAAAATTTAACTTCAGCCTCAGGAACAACGAGGCCTTCAAGACCAAGATTAAGACCCATAATAAAAGTCCCTTATATTGATTGTTATTTTAAATTATGGTAAATGACCAGCATGCATACAATGATTATAACTATATATAATCAAAGAAGAAAGTGCCTAAGGACATGTCCCTAGGCACAGTAAGTTATTCAGAGTTTTTTGAAGATTTTCTCATCTCTTCAAATTCTTTCTTGACATTTTTAAGTATCACTTTGATATTCTGAAATACTTCTATTCCAGACATATCAGGTGGAGAATCTGTCATATGATCATACCAGAATATGTATTTCAACGTAGGATCATCTTTTACGTAACTGTAAAAACTTTCATCAAATTTACTTTGAAAATGAAATGCAATGTCGTCTATAACGCCGGATGCTTTTGCATAACTATCCCATGCAAATTTATCAATTGAGAAAGTCTTTTTAACTAAATTTGCATCAAGATAACCTGCTTCTTTATAAGTTAATGAAGAAGTTTCATGTTTACGAGCAAGATCAGATATATCAAATTCTCTAAACATTGCTTGAAGTTTTTTGATATATTCTTTAGTATCCTCGTTGTCATTTGGCATAGGTACTTGAGAAACTTTGTCATATAACTTTTTGAATTTCTCCATTAATTTAGCAATATCGTTGATTTTGTGCAAATCTCTTTTTTCTGTAAAAAAGAATGGATCATCTTTTCTTGCTTTATTGATAAACTCACAAATTTTATCATAATGCAAATTAATATATTCTCTTATTTTTTTATCACGATGATCTTTTATTAAGCATACAGTAACCCATGATAATAGAGCAGCATACACAGCACCAGCTGCAACACCAGCTATGACAATACTCTCCGATGAATCATTTACATTTAATTTACCAAAGTTCATAATTAAAACATCCCATTGTGATATGCTGGACCAAATTCTTTACTACCGAACGCACGATGACGTGGCTCTGGAGCAGAACTGTATTTAGAAGTACCTTTTCTCGGAGGAGGAACAATCTTTTCATTCTCTCCACCTGGACCTCTGCTACTTTCAATGTATCTCTTAATTAAGAAGAGCGCTGCTAAAAGTTGGCGCAGTTGTGTTAAAACTTTTTTCATTCCATCCAAAGATGCATCTTTATTAGCATACTCCTTTTTGAAAGACTGTATGCATTTTTTATCAATAGCACTAGCTAAGCTATTTAATCTGGATGATAGTGCTTTAACATCTATGGATGAATTTTCGATTTCAGTAAAATCAAGTTTCATAGCTTTAATTTTTGAAGCAACAGTATCAGGAAGATTTACTTTACTTACAATTTTTGATTTTGCTGCAAAGTACTTAGCTAATTCATCTAACTTATTTTTAACTGTTTCTGCTTCGCTGATAAATGAATTAGTGATACCATTGAAAGCCTCATCGGAAATTTCAATCTTAACTTCATCAATTTTGCATCCGAGCATATTCTCAGCAAATTTCATGCATTCTTCTGAATGATACTTCTCAGTAAGTTTCACAACATCTTGCTTGAAATTCTGATCTTTATATTGCTTCGCAAATTGAGAAACCTTAAACTCAAGTTTCAAAAGATCTGCGAGAAGTTTATCTTCTAATTCTTCATTAGATTTTTTCCACTTCTCATATTTCTTAAGAACATGTTTTACAATCTCTCTTACAACATAGAACACAACGTCGCAATCATAAACAATTGCTTGTCCACCGATGCCATCAGTGAAACGTTTGATTCTACCCATGAGCTTATAATAAATCTCATTCGGATCTGCATCTAAGTCATAAGCACAGTTGCAAGCAAATGACCAGAATTTATTCAGATTAAAACAGATGTCTCTTTCAGTATCAAATACTTTCTTGACAAGAGCATAATCAAGATAACCTGCATCATTCAGAGTCATTTCAGATGAAAGATAATCTTTTATTTTTGGAAGAGATTTCTTTGAAAGGAATTGTTCAAACTCTTCCATATACTCTCTACTATCCTGATAGGATTTTGGTCTTGGTGCAGTTAATGCAACTGAAAGAACCTTTAAGAATGCTACTGCTGTATCAGCAACATCTTTCACTTTGTAGAGATGCTTTGTGTTTTCAAAGTAATAAGGATCATCTTGCTGATGATCTTTGATGAAGTTACAAATCTTTAAATAATGATGTGTAACAAAGTCCCAAACTTTTCTATCTTTACTTTCCTGAATCTTAGCAAAGAGTGTCATAGCACCGACAATAGCAGCCAGAATACCAAAAGCTACAAGACCTGAAGCATCTTCCTGACTCTGTTCAACATTACCGTTGCTGTTGATATTATTTAATTGCATCATAATTAATCAAGCCTTCTGAAATTTTTTAAATGCTGATAAACGAGAACCGATAGCTTTAGTAACACTTAAAAATTGCCTCATAATACTTAAGCCAGCAATTTTTGTGTCAGCTTTCATTTCACGACCTTTTGTCTGACTATTTCCAAATAAACGTAAAAATTCAGATACTTTGTTAGCATCTAAAAATCCTGCTTCTGCATAAGTATATTTTCCAGTTGGTGATAACTGTGTACCTTGTTTTAATGCAGCAATATAGTCATCAACTTTATTAGTTACAGTTTCTGGAAATACTTTTTTCATTTTGTCAGAACCAAGCTTACTACAAGCATCTCTATGTGCTCTAGCTAATTTATAAATATGCACTAAAATTTCTTTTTTATTCTTAACCATTTGCTCTTGCTTTGCTGCATTATCAGCAGCTTTATCAAGAACTTTATTAAGTAATCTTCCGATTATTCCGGATTCAGAAATCATGAAGTATCCTGCAGCTCCAATTATGGCAGCACTGGCAGGTAATAATGTTACAGCAATCTGCTGTACAATTGACAAATCTTCTTGACTTACTTCATATTGCTCAAAAGAATTTACAATACCAAGATTAATCATTTTCAGTATCCTTATTTTGTTTTTGATATTTTTGAAAATCTTTTTTAACACGTTTTAAAATTTTTTTCACAATATGTGAATGTACCCACCACACATAACGATTTACTTCCATAGCAGGACCGTTATTATCACGAATAACCCAAGTATTTCCTGCAAATATAACCAAGTCATCTGCTCGTAACTCTCGAAGTATTTTCGCTATGTAATAGGTATTTTTAAATTTAAATGGTAAGCTTTTAATAACTTTAACAGCTTTGCGCCAAGAATCTATAACTTTATCAATGTTCTCATACAACTCAGTAATATCACGACCATTTAAATAACCTGCATTTTTATAACTATCAACAGCAGGTTTAAGCTTATATTCTAGCTCTATATCTTTCATAAAATCAGTAAATCTTACTTCATATGAATCTATAGTGTCATTAGGAGTTGGCTTGGGTAATTGCGTAAGTTTTTCACATACTTTGATATATTCTTTTTGCATTTTAAGAATATCTTTTACGTAAAGTACTGCATGATCTTCTGTGTAAAAGTCATCATCTGATTCTTGCTTCTCAATATAGGAACAAATTTTTGTCCAATATTTTTTAATAAATTCAATCGTTTGTTTACGAATATAGAGATAAGAAAGAACAGACGCAATACCAGCTATTGCAAATGTCAATTGAGTACCTAATGCAATAGTCATCATAGCTGCATCTGATAAATCTTCTTGACTATTATTTAAACCTTTAAAATTTAGCATAACGCTTTTCCTATAGGTTATTTTATTTACATGCATAAAATGGAACAATTCATTCTCGGAAACTCTATATATTACTAAAATATATGACGATAAAATCTTATACTTAACTAGGAGAAAGTATGAGTCATACACAAGTAAAACGTCCTGATCTTTTCATGTCATATTTAAAGACAATGAAAAGTTATCTGATTACTCGATATGGTTATAAACCAGAAAAAGCCGAAGCTATTGTTCGACAACGAGTAAAAGAAACCTATCAACCAAAATCTGTCATTTATGTCAAAGCAGTAGGTAGAGGTCAAACTGAAGTTAAAAAATCTGATCTCTATAAATTCTTGCGAGAGCTTAATGATAAAGTCGTTGCTCCAAATGGTGGAGTTTATTATTCAACAACAGATTGTCCTTCCCCAGTATCTGAATTCTTGAACTATAAAAAGAAAGAAAGAGGTACTGTCAAGAAGAAACAGTTAAAAGCATTAGCAGCTGGAGAATATACAGAAGCCAATCGATATTGGTATATTCAGGCATCTATTAAGATCCTGATGAATTCTCTTCCAGGTGCTTATGCAAGTGCATATTCAATCTTCTTTGATAAATGCGCTTATAATACTATCACTAGCACAGGAAGAGCTATGGTTCGTAGATCTTCTACAACCACTGAACAATTCTTAGGTGGTCAATTTGCTTGGTGGAGTGAACAAGAATTACTTAATTATATTCTTGTTAATTTAGCACATGCTCCTGAAGATAGTCAAATTGAATCTGTGATTAATAAATATCACATGAAACAAATTGACGCTGAAACGCTTTATCAATATTACAAATATCATTTCTCGAAATATACAAAAGAAGAGAATTATCTGAGAGTAAAAGATCTGGTTATGAAAATCAGACCTGCTCAAGTAAGTTTCTTGTTCTATTATTGTAATTTCAGAAATATCATTCAGTATAACGAAGAATTTTTCAAGCCACATATTCAACATCTACTTGATGCTAGTTCCTATCCACCAATTGAAGGAACTGTTGATGATGTGAAAGCGATACCAGATTCTATCAAAATTCTTGTTGCTGTTGCATTCACTGAAGCATTGGGAGAACATTCCATTGATGATATTGTAAAATCTCATCAAAATTATATTCCGATTCTTCTCGGTATTTGTAAAGGTATTAAAGAACGACTCGATGATATGGAAGATATCTTTGACACATTCTGTAACACAGATTGTGATATTCCAAATATCAAAATTCGTGGTCAGTTCTCTAAGAGAAATACTGTGGTTCTCCAAGATACCGATAGTTCTATGTTTACAACTAAGCAATGGGCTGACTGGTATCATGGATCTGAAAAGTTCTATGTCGACAATGAATCTCTTGGTATCAATGCACTTTGTGTGTATTGGCTTAGTAATATCGTTAGTTATGTGATGCATCGATTCTCTATTAAGCTTGGTGTTACAGATCCGTATATGAAAACACTGATGTTTAAGAATGAATTCCTGTATCCAATCTTCTTGTTAACCAATGCAAAGAAGACATATGCCTCTATTGTTAAAGTTCAAGAAGGTTCTATTTTAAATCCACCAAAAGTTGATATCAAAGGTCAAGCTTTACGTGGATCTTCCAAGGCTGACGATGTTAACAAATTCATTGAAGACTTGCTCGTAGAAAAGATTATGAAACCAGCAATGACTGGTCAAGTATCTGCCTATGAGTTAATCGAAGCTATGGTTCGATTTGAAAATGGAATGAGAGAATCTCTCTTATCTGGAGAGATCAAATATCTGAATACTGAATCTATCAAAATGGATAAGGATTATAAGAATCCAAATCAACCCATTCTGATTGGATTTAGATTTTGGGAAAACTTACTTGCCAAGAAATATGGTAATATCACAAGACCTGTGAAAGTAATTGCATTCCCATCCATATATCCAACAAAGGAGTATATGGAACAGATACAGAAAACTCATCCAGCGTTCTATAAGAATCTTAGTATTTGGTTGAAAACAAATCCAAAATATCCTTCCAAGTTGATCATTAATCCAGCACTAGAAAAAGTTCCAGAAGAAATCATTGGACTCATTGATGTAAAGCATCTCATTGAGTTAAATGTGAAACCAGCTTATTCTATTCTGAATCAGATGAATATCAACTGTGGAAGTAGTACAGCAGGGATGTTATTCTCTGAACTGTATGAACAAGTTGAAAAATAAAAAGAAAGGTACCGGAGCGGGATGGCCATCCCGCTCCGGTATGAAACAAACTACACGCATTAATCACCATTTTCACACGAGCTACGTTCGCTTTGGTAGTGGTTGCTTCCTAGCACGAATTTCAACACACATGAAAATTAGTAACGTCCGAACTACGCACACCATCACTGTGCACCGTTCCGGCCTGTCTAGTTCTTAAATTGACCTGCGCCCAATTTGCATAAAATTAATATACATGATTTATTTTTTTATTTTGCTGCTCGTATTGCATAAGCAACAGCAGCATTATCACACAATTCATTTCCTAAACTTAGATCATCTGTGTAACCTGTATGACTCTTCACCCATAAAGCTTCTACAGAATGCATTCTTGAAATATGAAACTGGAGAGCTGACAAAATATCTTGATTTGATACAGATGATCCATCTTGTTTTGTAAAGTTATTTTGAATCCATCCAGATAACCATTTATTTACAACATTACAAGCATACTGACTATCTGAAATAAAAACAACATCACATCCATCTTGAAGATAAGAAATACCTGCTAACATAGCAGATAATTCCATTCTTGAAATTGTAGTGTTAGGCATTCCATCACCAACCAACATGTAGTGTCCGTATTGATCTGTAATGAATGCTGCATATCCGCCGGTTCGTAGTTTTCCTCGATAACTACCATCGGTGTAAATTGTAATTTTCGGTCTCATTTTTACCTCTCTTATCTCGTTATAAAATTAAGCATAAACATAAAAATAAAACAGGACTACGGGTTTACCCCGTAGTCCTTCAGAACCTCAATAAGGAACTAACAAATGGAGAGAAATCACCATGTCAGTCACAAACCCGTCGTCGTTTGTTATCCATTTTGTTTTATATTTTGTGCCGTTGAAGCCAATAGCTTCATCGAATTTCTGAAGATAAAACGAACAATATAATTTGCACAATTGATTGCAGCGGTCATTCGGTCTTGATACAATTTGATCTTGGCCTGATCTTTTTCATTTTGTGCATTCTGAATCGTTGATTGATAAAAACGGGAAGCAGTTGTTCGTTCAGAACTTATTCGTTTGTTTGCTTCAGAATATCCACGAAGAAGATTAACCATATCTTCTTTCGATAATTCCTTTGTATCTTTAACTACTCTTGACTCTAAATTGTTTCTCATTTCAGCATACATCTTAGCTAAGTCTTCACGAGAATTTAATCCAGTAATACGACCAAGCCAAGGAGTCAAGGTAGCATTATTTACTTCGAGATAAATGTTACGCACTTTATAATTCAGATTATTGTTTTTATTCTGAATATCTAAGATACGTTGTGTGAGTTGGTTCGATATGTTGATACCGGTTGCTGCAGCTTTTGTAAAGAAAGTATTAAACCAATTTCCGGCTGTTCTCATAAACTCTCTTAACTTACCCATAATAGATTGAGCTTTCATAACAGCATTAGATAAAGCTGATTTTTTATTTCCTTTACTAGCTGTTACTCTACCTTCAGTCATGGCAGTAGCATTTATATCTGCTTCAAGACTGATAAGAGAATTAAGAAGCATAATACCTTCATTGCTAACTTCTCGTTCAATGCAATGATATACAACTTTCAAATTATCTAACATGTTGCTTAATTTTTCACCATAAGCAACAAATTGATCAGTTAATGCGAACAGATCTTCACACTCTTCATATTCTTGTAATAGAGTCATCATCTTAAGATCCTTGCATAATTGTTTTTAAGATTTATGTATAGAATAACCAAGCATGGTATGCTTACCCTCTTTTAAAAGGAGTTTATTTATGAACGAATCTTTTGAACAGGAAATCATTAGTAAAGCGAGATTTTTATCTCCGGTCATTAATGATTATTTTGAAAACCAACAATATAAAAGTTCTACTGATGAATATCAACAAGAAGAAATTACAGATCGTTATCTTCTCCATGTTGCCCTTGAATTAGTTTTTGCTGAAGTCAAAGAATTTGGTATTGAAGCTGATTATGTAGTTGATGATTTTGTTGACGACAGTTATGAACTTGATACTTTATTTGCACTACGTGATAAATTCGATGAGAATCATTTATACGAAATGCTGAAGAATTTATCAGATGAATCTTTCTCAGAATTTAGAAACGTTTACGAATCAACAGATCTTGCTGAAGATCTTTTCTTAGAACTTGCACCATGGCTAGCAAAGTTAGCACCAAACGATAGACAATGGGATCTCATTGATCGTGCTCCTTTACATTGGTACTCAACACAAGATTTTGCTACTTACATTGGTGGGATTATTAACAAATTAGTTGAACAAACTGATCGTAATAAAGCACCAGTTAATGATACGAATGTTGATTCTATCAAGAGATTTTTAGACAAGATGAAGCAAAGAAACGAAACAGTTTCAGTTTATATAAGAGAACTCTGTGATATCTATTCTGATTTAAATCGAAAAGTTCTTGACAAATATGTTAAGAACTATGACATCCAAAAATTAAACAATGATCAACTTCCTTTATTCGCTGCTTACAACGATATTCAGCCAAAGGAAGAACCGGTGTTTTTAAAAGAACATCATCTCAAGGTCAATCATCATGTTGAATATTGGGAAGATCATTTCAAGAAATTTAAAGAATATAAAGTTCCTATGCCAGTGTACACAAAAGAAATAGCAGTTATGCTTGTTGTGTCACTTGTGCTCGATAATCTAACATCACGACAAATGTTAAATCGTATCAAACCACTTGAAGAGATTGTTGCAAAAGATCTTTATATTTTTACACAAGAACTTTGTAAACAAGATTACCGAACTATGCTCGGTTTAAATAAAGATTAAACTATAACACCTAATGAGGATAACAATAATGAGTAGTGATGAAGGATTTTTTGATGATGACGAACAGGAATCTCAAGGTCAATCTAAAAAAGAGAAAAAAGCGATTGAAAAGAGAACTCCAAATCATCAATTACAAAAATTAACAGAACCAGTATTACGTGTAATTAGATATTATCACGATAATCAAAACATTAAAAACTTAACAGTTAAAATGTTAGTTTGTGTTTATAAGCACAAAATCTATACTTCACGTTGTATTGTAACTGGTATCAGTATGAAAACGAATGAAGAGATCAAATTAAACAAAGGGGTAAATCCTCTTATTATTTACACTTTAGCTAAGTGGAGATTTGATCATATTCGTGCTGAAAAAATCAAATGGAATGTTATTCGATTCACAGCTGTACAACCAAATGAGTTTGATACAAGCGCTACAGCTCAAGCTGGATTCTCTACACAAGAAACATTTGATGAAGGTTTAGAGAGTCGTGCTTTATCAGACGCTAAAGATGGTATTATTACAAAAGCTGGACGTAAATTATTCACATGGATGAATCGTGGATTAATTGGTTCCAGAAAAGTGAAATCGAAAAACGAAGAAGAATACAGAGCCGATGATGAAATGCGTAATGATCCTAATGGTCAATACGAACGTGCACATCGTAATAATTATCACCATGCGAACGATGAAGATAATCGTAGCATGGGTAGTTTCTTCAAAGAAGTTAATTAATTCTATCACAAGAGGTGCTCAGCACCTCTTGTGTTTATCTTTATTTTTTGAGAAAGACATAGAATAAGAAACAAGAAGAAAAGAAAGTAATACAAAGAAAAGAAGAATAAAGAACAAGACAAAGAAAGAATTGAGGAACACTATATATGGCGATATATAAAGAATACTCATCGTATCCTTTATATATCTTACAAAACAAAAGAAAAGAATATAGAAAAGAAAATAAAGAAAAATTTGTTTTTAAAAAATATGATCATTTATATGTCTATCCTATAGATTGTGAATTTAAACCTTTCAAAGAGAGATGAATCCATATGAGTAAATTGAATCCTGTTCTCAAAGATTTTCTTTTACGAAATACATCTCATTTCAAGTTTCGTAAATTTCTCATTCATGCATTGACCAGAAGCATCAAGCCAGGAATGGAATTAAAGAAAAGCGTGATTGAGGGCGCGCGCACGCACGCGCAACCCACATATATAGAGCTGAAAAATAGTTTAGCAAATCCTGTACGATTACAAAATCCTGATGATCAACCTATTCAACCACAAGATTATCAGAAACTCGATACAGTAACCAAATGGATGTATGAAAAGAATATTCCTTTGATTACTGAAAATCAGGATATTCATAGACTTGTTCTTCAATATCAGAATTTCACAAGTCTGCCTATGGAAGATCAAGAAACTGCTGATATCTTTTCCAGACAAGTTCGTAAGTGTACCAATGAAGAATATTTTGATTATGTACTAAGTCGTTATTTCAGAGATCAAGAGTATTATGAAATTGTTCAACTGAATGATGAAGATGGAGTAAGCTATGTTGCTGAAGTTTGTTCTTCTCTTGATGATCTGATAAAAAAGAAAACAATTTCACTTACAATTCTGAGTGATAATGTTGATACACGTCTTATGACTGAAGTTGACACATTAGATCTTGAACCAGGTGGACCTATTCCTAATATCAAAGAACCAGTTGAAACAACAGTTGGAAGAGTTATCTTCAATCAACTTGTTTTTGTTGAACCATTCGGTGTTAGTTTCCCATTTGAGAATAAAGCAATGTTAGTTGACAAGGGAGATGTAGTCAATACGATTAATAAAGCATTACTTGCTAAAAAGATTACAGTTCAATCTTATCGTATGTGCTTAGATCGCTTGTTCTATCTTGGTCACTTTACAGAACTTTGTACTCCTGGTATTACGGAAAGAGCATTATCCACTTCTGATGAAGTTGCTCGTAGGAAGAAAGAACTTTATGAAAAATATAAAGACACTTTAAATGATCCTGAAACAATTGCAAAAATTGAAAATGAATTAATTGCACTTGATAAGGCTTATTTAAAGGGTGATAACTCTATGCGTTTCTACACACCTCAAGGTGGTAAATCATTCGACCTTTATCGTAAGAAACTTTATATTGCTGTTGGTGGTATTGAAGCATTCTCCAATGACTCCTCTAAATATGAATTCTTACGTAATAGTCTTGAAGATGGATTACGTGTAGAAGACTTACCAGTCTATGGTAATGAATCTCGTAAAGGTTCTTATCAGCGTGGTCATGAAACCCGTAAAGGTGGTGCTTTAACTAAAGATGTGATTCGTGCATTCCATGATAGTCGTATTACATTAGACGATTGTCATACCAAACGTGGAATACCAATTGACTTTGAAAAAGTACCTATTGAAAAATTTATGGGTAGATATATTTTATTAGATAACAAATGGGTTGAGATTACAAAAGACCTAGCTAAAATGTTACCAGCAAAAACTTATACGATGAGAAGTCCGTTATATTGCCAGTGTCAGAATGGATTCTGCTATAAGTGTGTTGGTAGATTATTCGCTGAATTAGATGTGAAGCAGTTATCTTTAATGATTGTTGATATTTCAACAACCTTCATGCTTGCATCTATGAAAAATATGCATGGTACGAAACTAGAACTCATTGAACTTCAACCTAACACACTGGATCAGTTTGTCTTATGAAGAAAAATAAATATAAATTAAATGAAGGTTTAACTATGCCTGATGAAACCCCAACTGAAACAAGTGATGTGACCCTTGCATCATCTTCCTCAATTAGTAGCTCCGTCTCATTTGCGAGACCTGCGCAAACTCCAACTCCTACAGTCAAAGTGAATCAAATGAAAGAACCACCTAAGAAAGCACCTACGAATGTAGATAAATTAACAAAGCTGATTACAGCTTATACAACTGCATATCAGAAAAAAGAATCAACCATGATTCATTGGATTAATCTCTGTAACTATTTGAATCGTATCAATGATCCGAAAGTTTATCAGGAATTCTATGCATGGTTCGCACGTAATCTTGAAGAGCTCACAAATCCTGCTGTTGCTCTTCTTGGTGTGCACAATATTCAGGATGCTAGAACGAAAACTATGGTAAGTTCCATTCATCAATCATTTGAAGAACTTGCTCGTGTGATTCGTACTCGTTCTAAGCATTATCGTTTTACATTAAAATCTATGCGGGCCATGTGTTTAAGTGAATCACTTGGTCGCTGGATTTTACGTAAAGCTGAACAAGTTTAAACGTTTTGAATGACATAAGTGTTTCCCTAGTTCTAAAGGACGTTTACACGTCCTGCCTTTTACCTCTCTCAATTCAATCCTTTCTTTTCATGAATTTGAGTTTGTTCATTGGAAACGAAAAAACGCAAGTTTGACCTAAAGGACTACGGGCTTAGCCCGTAGTCCTGTTTTCATTTTGTATCTGGTATTTCTAATTCTGAATCTTTAATCGATTTATCTGGGTCATCATTGACCATCTCATCAAATGCTTTCTTTAAGTTTTCTTCATCATTAGTTGTTGTAGAAACAGGAGCATTGGCATGTTGATTCATATTGATATTTCTAAGAATTTCAACAGCCATTTTCTTAATACCTTCATTTGTTTCTTCAGACTTCTTTTGAAGATTAATTTTAACTTTACCAGTGTAAAGAGATTCTTGAGATTTCAGTAGATCATCTACTGTTTTCATAAGAGATAATTTCATCTCTGTTTTTCTTGGAGCATCGTTTTCAAAATCAATTTTTGTTGTACGTGCTGTTTCTAATAATTGATCGATCAGTACTGATCGTTTATCTTTGATACTCTCAAGAGCAGTATTCATCTCATCGAATGCTAATTCTTCTGGAGATTTTGGAATAGTGTTCTCGTCCATATACCACCTCGACTATATAAAAATGAAAATATACGACATCAAAACTAACCTAAAATAATAAGGTTATTATCATAACATGGACTAAATACGTTAGTTTAAAAATTTGGAGAAATGGTAATATATTGCATATCTTCTTATAGCCATTGTTCCTTGAGCTATATATTACTACTATAGAGACGAAATTTCACAAACCCAACATAAAAGGAGCAAATATGGGTACGATACCGAAATATGATAGTTCTAATATTAGAACTCTTACAGCTCTTGAAGACTATCGTATTAATTCAAGTCAATATGTAGGATCAGGTGGTATTGATACAGATGTTCAGTTATTTCTTGAAATCTGTTTGAATGCTACTGATGAAGCAATTGACCCGAATATCATTTATCATATCAAAATGATCTTCTTCACGGATGGTCAAAATTATCAGGTTGCAGTACAAGATCATGGACGTGGTATTCCTCTGGATAAATTAGAGGATGTTTATACAAAGCGTTCTACTTCTGGTAAGTACGACGCTTCAGCATATTACGGATTAAGTTCCGGATGCTGGGGTTGTGGTAGTAAACTTACCAATGCTCTTAGTAATCACTTTATTTCTATTTCGAAACGTCCTGATGGATTTGCTGGTGTTCGATTTGAACAAGGTGTTACAAAAGAGTATAAGCAGTATAAACCGCTTGATAAGAACGATGCCACAAACGGTACTACTGTTATCTATGAAACCGATCCTTCTATCGTAAAAGAAACCAAACTTTATATGACAGATGAGAGAGGTTTGATGACAACTATTAAACAGCTTGAGTTCATGTCGGTCTTTAGACCAAATGTGAAGTTCACTGTTTATCGTGCTGACTTCCTGCTTCCACAAGACTGGTTTAACCAGCCGTTTAAAGATCAGTGGAAATATATCACTGAGTTTAATGGACCTGTTATTTATCAGAGTCCTGATCATGTTAGTATGTTTGACTATTCTCGTCAGGAATGTAAGATCAATGATCCTACAGTTTGGAAGTATAACTTCCACAAAGACATCAGTTTAGTCGATCCGAACGATGTGATTGGATATGATATTGGTCTTGGTTTAACAGCTCATCCTGAACGTGAATCAGGTATTTTAGGTATTGTAAATGGAAACATTATTTCTGTAGCTACTGCATCTCATATCGCAGTTTTGCAGAATGTAATTAAATCTAGATTAGTTCAATATCTGGATGAAGATAATAGTGATCTTAGATCGTTCTTTGAACAGCAGTATAACTTACCATTCCATGGTTATGTGAATGCTCAGTACAAGAATGCCAAGTTCATTTCTCAGACTAAGTCTTCATTTGTATCGTTAGACTTCTCTAGAATTTACAGTACTGCACTAGCACATGAATTAGATCGTGTTGATGATTCTGTATTTGAACGTTTGTTTGAGTTGATTCAAGAAGATCTGACAAAGAAATTTAGTCAGAGTTTGAACAGAGCACTGAATACAGGTAAGTCTCTGAAGAATGTTGCATTTGAATTGTCACGTCCTGACTGCTATTTTGCATGTGAGACTCGTGATAAATCAGTTGCAACTTTGAACATTGTTGAAGGATTGTCTTCAGGTAACTGGGTTATTCAGCTTCGTGATCCATCCTATCAAGCAGTGTATGAATTAAGAGGTAAGTGTATTAACACATTCGTCAAATCTCCAGATGCCTGTAGAAAAGACGATGTGTTTACAGACTTGGTTCGTTTGATTGGAGTTCATCCGAGAGATACAAATCTTGACAATATGAACTTCAAAGAAATCGTAATCATGGCTGATGCTGACCCTGATGGTCTCAGTATCATTGACCTCTTGATCGGAATGTTCTACAAAATCAATCCTTTGATCCTTGATCAGGGGAGAGTGAAAGTCGCCATGCCACCTCTCTATGTTCTTCGTAGTAAAGAATCGAAGAATAAGAAAGATGATGATACGAATTGTAAGTATCTTCGTGATCAGAAAGCATTAGACGACTTCAGAGTCGAAATGTATCAACAGCAAATTGCATTATTTGTTATGACAGATGGACAACCTCTTATTGAAGTAACAGGTAGTGCTTATCGTGATCTGGTGTACTTTATTAAGTATGTCGCATCTATGCTGGAAGATACAAGTAGAAAGTTAGCCGTTGATCCGTTCATTGTGGAAGAAATGTGTCATTGTACAGATTTCATCTACTATAACACAACTGGACAGTTATGTGTCAATACTGAAGGTATCAAAGATCGTTTGAAACTCAGTGATTGTATCTTTACTGCTTCTAGTAATGTGTTAACTTTAATCACAGGATCAGTGGAGTATTCAGTACCTGTTGATCGTTTAATCAATGAAATTGGCTATCACATTCTTCCGTTCCTTGAACAGTATAACTGGAGATCTTATACTATCTTTGTATCAACCAAATTGACAGATAAGATTAAAACTGAACCGAAGATGTTCTGGCAAATAAAACAGATCTTCGAAGTTCTTGATAGTGAATTCAATGTAACACGCTTAAAGGGATTAGGCGAATGTAGCCGTGATGAACTGAAGCGTACTTGCTTGGATGCTAATACAAGAACAGTCATGACTATCAATGGCGTAGGTAATGTACAGACATTATACGACATGTTAGGACAAGAGACAACTGCTCGTAAGAAGTTAGTTGCCTCTGACTTTGGTTATACTTGGACCAGGGGTGACTTATGAAGCAATCTGAAATAAACGATTACAAAAAGAACTTGGAGTCGGTTATGACGCAATATCTTGCGTCTAACCCCGACCCAAGCGAAAACATCAGTGTCTATGCAAATGAGCTGCCACCTTCAGATCGAAACATCTTCCCAATCGAGATGTTCGATGTTGGAGCTATGACAGCTCTTTTAAGAAATCATAAAGACACTAAAGATTTATACGACGTGCATGCCTGCACAATTGAATTACTTGTTACTATGTTCCGTTTAGCCAACTATAAGTTGCACTGGATGGAAGATGATGATGCGTATCAATTGGCAGGCTACTTGTCGTATGATACACCGATTAATCGAAAATACATTCATTTACTACATGAATTTATCTTTTGTATCACACGTTTTCCTTACAATCATGAAAACCCAGGATGGTATGCTTGCTTAATGCCGATCTTTGCTTATTCAAAGCAACGTGATTTTAAATATACGTACTATATTGCACGTTATTTATTATCAACTATTGATCGATACAGTATGCTGGCAAATCGTGGTGGACATGAAAGAGATATAGAGTTTGATATTACGAGATGTATACCGAACTTTGCACCTCTTATGAAAATGTGTAAAGAAGATACAAGAATATACACAGAAGAATCTAGATATAATTTCTACAAGAATGTTATATCTGAATATGCGACCGTTTTCTTAGCTTGCTTGTTTGAAAGATCTGCAGTTGCAGAATCTTTTGGAACAATAGCGAAAGAAATTGTTGCTTTAAAACATATTGAATATCAATTAACTGCTCAAGAATATTTCAAACAAAAATCCAAGGAGAGTTTAAAATTATGAGCATGGCAACTCCTGAATCATCAAATATATTTCAGGAATTTGAGGATATGTCAGGTACTCTACTTCCGATTGATAAAGTAGAGCAGCTGAGACAAGAAGGAACTCCTTTGTTTACGGAAAAAGATGTTGGTGCTACGAGTGATATTATCCTCAGTATGTTTCGACGTCTTTGTGTACAAGAGCATATTACGAAGGAGTACTTCGACGAAAAGTACAAGCAATATGCTATCCTTGTGTTAGGAAAAACACCTCAATCAGCTATGAACAATAAAGCAAATATTGTGAAAGAGTTGAAGAAAGGTGAGAAACTCTCATCAAGACGTTTTATGGAATTAACACAATTGGTGTTAGGATTGAAACCTACTCTTGCTACTTTTGTATTTGTAACAGAGGACAATCAAGAAATACCAATAACTGTTAGAACTGAAGATGGATTGATGACAGGTACTTCAGAGGGAAACAATTTTAAACAAGTAGTTATACCTGATAATTCAGGTATTGGAACAATGAAAATAGGGTATCAAGAATGATTAAGGATCCCAAGCTATTTGATAAATTGTATGATGCCGCTGAAACTGTATATAAATACATGACACCTGGTTATGGATTTTATGCAGGTACAGTTCGTAATGAACGTACAGGTGAAAAGACTCACAAGTACAACATTATGAATGGTAGCAAACAACAAATAGAAAAGAAGTTAGGTCGTAAGTTAAACAAGTACGAAGAATCAATACTAGCAATTGCTATTTGTGATTTAGCAAATAAAACATTGAATCAAGTATTGTCTTCTCAAGAAGTTATGGAAATTCATCAAGATTTATGGAATGGTGAATTTAACCGTGAACATGATTGTTTAACGTTTGATCGGCTTGTAACTGTAATGTGATGTTACTACACCAGGATTCATGTCCTGGTGTAGTTTTCTTTTTAAGTCAAATTCGATTATTCTATGATTAGAAATAAACATTTTATTTCATTAACCTTATACTGAAAGGTATACCAAATGAAGAATTTAAAAATTATAGTTGCTTATGATAAGTCTTCCGAAGACTATCGTGGTAGATTAACCGCCTTTGAAGAAGGCCAAAAATATCAACCAGGTGATGTTTATGTGCCGGTTATGGGTGGCCACGTGTTAGGGGAAATTCCTGACGAATTAGCAGATATGCAGGGCGATGATGATGGAGAAAATATCTCTAACTTAAATCGTTATCTGTGTGAATTAACTCATGCTTACTGGGCATGGAAAAATCAAGATAAGATCGGTAATCCAGATTATATCGGACTTTGTCACTATCGCCGTATTCTTGCGCCACCTTCTTGGCTCGGTGCAGAAGATCCAGAAACACATATGCCAACAGAAATTGGTCTTTTACCGAACTATGTTGTAATGTGCAATGCAACAGGATATGGCTTGAACGGATTATATCTAAAGAAAACATGCACTCCTTCTCTTAAAGATGAAGGTGAAAATTTGATCGCACAGCTTTTCCCAAATATGACAGAAGCTGATCAAGCATTCTACACAAAATGGAAGAATTGGGTACTGCTTGCAAAGCATAATGCGTTTATTATGCCAAAAGAAGTGTTCAATGATTACATGACTAAGGTTGAACAAGCTATTACAGTTTTACAACCGATTTTTGAAGGTATTGATAATGGATTCTATCAGAGTCGTGCAGCTGAAAAACTCATGGAATATTTCACTGCTTTCTATCTTGATAGATTAGTCAATGTTGGTGATTATCATTGTCAGCATGGAACAATTACTTATTTAGCATAACTTTAAATAAGAGGAAATTTTTATGAGTGCTTTAAAAATTATCGTTGCTTACGACAAAAATGCAAGAGACTATCGTAGCTATTTTCCGGAATATGATCCTGAAGGAGAGATCTATGTGCCTGTGATGGGTGGACATGCTCTTGGTAATATTCCTGAACAGTATGCAGATATGCAAGGTGATGATGATGGTGCGGATAACATCTCCAATCTGAATCCTTACATTTATGAAATTTCTCAGCTGTATTGGGCATGGAAGAATCTGGATAAGCTTGATAATCCTGATTTTATTGGTCTTAATCATTTCCGTCGTTTCTATACCGCTAATACCTGGAACCAGGGTGGTGTTTTAACTCCTGATACCATCATTTCACCAACTCGTGCTGGTTTTGGTGTTCCTAATGTGGATGCTATGGGTGAAGCTCGTTTCAATCCTTCTCTGAAGCAGATTACACTTGACCTGATTGATACTCTGTATCCAAATCGTTCAACTGAAGAACAGCAGATGCATGATGACTTCATGGCTCATGATTATCTCCCGACATCCAACCTGTTCATCATGCCTACTACAAAGCTTGATGATTTCATGTCTAAAGTGATGCAGGCTATCGACCAGCTTCAGCCGGTCATTGCTGATAGTGGTGATGGTAAGACCTATCCTATCTGCGCAGCTGCTAAGATTCTTGAATTTGTTGATGGCTATTACTTCGCAAGAATGATGAACCTTGAAGGGTTCCGTTGCGTCCAGCCCCATATTCTTCTCTTCTCATAATCGTATATCTTGTCTGGAGATGGAAACATCTCCAGACATTTTCAAATATTTTTTATGTATATATGTCTCCATTGTATACTAGAGTGCTGATGCAGGCTCAGATAGGCCATGAGGATGTAGTCGATGGCGCCAAGAAGATATCTCGTCTGGACAAGAATTCTAGTTACGTTGAGGATCGAGAGAGTCCACCTTGATCCTCATTTCTTTGCCATGGACGGCTAGCATGATAGTCGTATTTGAACGCAGACGTCGGTCACTGCATCATGTACTACGCGTGGATAACCTAGATCAACACCACGTGTTAGAGATGAAAAGGTCTTATAGTCGAAAAGCGGTTCCCTGAGCTCCATGTACATCCGATGTGACGAGTTTTTGAAACGTGTAAGAGTGAGATCCAATTAGTCTAACTGGTACTAGCCAGGACAATCCGATACTAGAATTCACACATGCTGAGCTGCTTCGGTACAGCCCTTGAGATACTGAAAATGCCACTTTCAGTTGGTCTCAAAATCTATCCAGCTTACTAGGACGTAAACTATTTACTCTGATGAGTGAATAACTTTGGTTTAGTGAGTTACGCATTGGCAATAAGTCGTACGCAAGTGAGGTAGGTAACATGGATGATAAGGGATTTTGTTGACCGGGTCCCTGGAACAATTAATGGCTCGTAGGCGTGTGGCAACGCCTACGAGCTGTTCTTTTATTTTTTTTGATAATAGGTTAAAATATATATAACTTAAATGTAACCAATTTAAGCAAGGAGGTTTATTGTGGATCTTTTCAATCGTAAGAAAATCAAAGAGCTTCAGCAGCAAATCAATATGCTCAAGCAGGATAAGTTATTTTTGTTAGGAGCAATTCAAACTTTCAAAAATGACATCGATGGTATTTGGTGTGCTGTTAATGCTAATGCAAAATTTATCTACAGTATTCCACAAATCAAAAAATGTACAAGTTGTGCAAATTTCAAAACAGATAAGAAGCAATTTCCTATCTGTGATCTTTGTTCAAAGAATATTTTCGAAGTTACAACAGAATGTCAATATACACCTCGATAAGGAGACTCAAATGCAATTAACGGAATTACTCACACGTCGTCTTGTACTTGAAAGAGGAGACAAGGTAGGTAAGGTTCTTGTAACCAATTCTATCAATGACGTTGTAAGTTCAATGGATAATGTTACAATGTCGTGTACTGAACTTGCAATGTATGATGGTGCAATCGTTGATACTCTTGTTCTTTGTAAAGGTTTAAATTTAACAGCAAAGATTGGATATCATTGTGTTGCTAACACAATTCATATTGGTGCATTAGCATCGGTATATATTGCAGGAACTCCTGAAATTCATTCAATCCATATTCAAGAAAACGGTCGTTTACATGTAGGCTTAGCATTTCTTTCTAAGACAAAAGATATTGTCTTGAATTTTGAAGAGAATGCTGTTCTTTATGTTGACGACAAGTATTACGAATATAGAGGATATAAAAATCCTCATGAATTCATTGACAACATTATACATCCTAAACTTTCAATTATAAAAGATTCTGTTATCAGAATCTTCCAGCCTAAGGTGGAAGAAAATGCAAATTAAAAAGCATGCACTTTGTACGATTGCTGTTGGTCCTGGAGATTTTATCTCAAATGTCGTTGTCATGAACGACAAAGGATTTCATGAAGATCAGTGCGGATGCTTGATCGATGATCAAGGTAATCCTCACTTTGTTTGTACCGAGCTTATTGTTAACGGTGGTAAAGTTTCCACAGTGACAGTTAAGCAGGGTGGTAAAGTACAAGCCATTGAAGGTGAGATTGAAAAGATCAGTCTTTGGCAAAGAGGTGAACTGTTCGTTAAGAACGCCACTGTTCGAGATATTTCGGAAGAAGGTGGTTCCGTATTTCTCAAAGATGCTGATTATACACCCGAACTCACATTCCATTTTAATGGCTATATTGCCATCATTGATGGTGTATGCACGATCCATAATGGTACACATATCAATCATACATCTCTTCTTGCCAATTCAAATTGCATGATTTACGATGGTGGAATTTTATCCGGATCTAAGATCTGTGAAAGAGCCATGGTTTACCTTCGTGGTGGTTCCATCAAAACATGTGAATCTAACGGTGAGTTGAGAGTGTATAAAGGTGTTATGGAAGACGTATCTGTTAACACCGGTACACTTAGCATCTACGGTGGAGATGATATCACATTTAAAAATGTGAAAGTTCTCAATACGGTTAAAATCTATCGCAAAGCTTTTGATGGAGCAAAGTTATCATCTCTTGATGGACTCTTGATTGAGGACGGTACACAGATCATCAATGAAATTGATGAAGGTGACAATGGAATCTTTACAGAGACCATTGTCTGGAGTAACAAAATTAACAAGTCTAAGAAGAAGGGTTAATCCCTTCTTCTATTTTTAACCTTAATAAGGAGAAATTATTTATGAAATGCAGTAGTACATGCATTACAATCGAACCAGATGATATTAAACGTGAAACTTTTACACTCGTTAATTCATCTGATCTTACGAACTACAAAGATGACCATTACACTTGGTCTATGAAAGTTAGTGGTTCGGTCGAACATATTAATATGTTAGGCGATGGTGGAGTAATCTGCTATGGTGGAAACATCGGTAGTATTGATGTGAGAAACGGAAGATTGAATATCAGCCATAATGCCACAGTTTCTAATATTAGAGAACTTGGTGGTTGGGTTTCTTTCGATGATACTTCCACTATTCATTTCATGACTAGTGCTCTGCAGGGTAGTATTGTTGCCACCCCTTTTACTATCCATCATGTGACAACTTTCAAAGATTGTGAAATTCTTAACGAAGGAACAGTTTACGAATATGGTATCTTAAAAGATTCACATATTGGTAAAAATGGTTATGTTCTGGCAAAAGCACATAGCATCATTGATTCTGTTGTTGTGTTAGATGGTGGACATTTGTTTGCTGAGGATAGAGCACATCTTAAAAATATTTATATTGCTAAGGGTGGCTCTATTTCGATTTGCCCAAGAACACATACTCATCATGTAACTGCTTGTACAGGATCAACTGTTTATGTGAATCCTAAAGTTAAGGAAGAATCACTTAAACTTATCAAAATGGAAGAAGGTGTTGAAGTGAAAGCATCTGATGATAAAATTAAATCAACTGATGATAAAACTTACGACCTGAATGATCAGTCTGATGTGTATTTGACGTTATACACAACTACGGATAAAGTTGAAGATTTTGAATTTGAATATCTTCTTGTTCACATTCTGAATCACAATTATAAACTTTATTGCAAAATGGATTCCTGGAATTGCTGTAGTAAGCCATGTAAGCTTGAGGAACCTTACAAGTTTATGAATCCTCTTGATCCGAGAGATAAAGCTACTTTCGAGTATAGAGGATTACTGCATTTGAAAGATTGTTATCTTGTTGATGCAGAAACGGATATGTCCGCAGGAGATCTTGACTTCCTTGCTAAGGCTGATATTCTTGGAATGACTTATAGATCTACCAAAGATTTCAGATGTCTCATTGATAAGAAAGGTGCTCTCTTTAGACAGAAGAACCTTTACGTTTGTGATGAGCCTCTGTGCTATGAATGTCTTGGTGATCCTGAATGCAAACCCGTAGACGATTCAAGATATGATTGGCAGAAAGAAGCCAAGGAATTATCTTCGCAGTATCCCAGTAATTTAGTTATTGGTGGTTATTCTGCTAACAACGTTTGTACTTTAAGAGAAATTTACTTAGAATACAATCGTTTTGGTGAAGATAAACCAGTCAAATGTACTATCAGTTTTAAAAATGGGATTGTTCTCTTCAATCCTGAAACAAATCATATGACAGTTCGTTTGGCTGATTGGTGTCTTTGGGTTCCTGATGACCAAACTATTTTCGAACGTGATTGTATTCTTGATAGTATCAAGATCACTGGTTGGGGATATGATCATGACACGAAAGGTTTCTATGTACCTCACTTTACCGAAGCTTGGTATAATGGAAAACAGGTTAATATGGCTGAAAAAACAGAAAACATCCGTATTACCAATTTCCAAGCTTATGTGCCTTTGCTCTCAACTTCCAATAAGCTTATCGAAGCTTCGAAGAAAATATCTGAAAACAATAAGCAGAGAATGGCTCGAGCTATTGAAACTAAACTTGAAGAATTAGATGGTAAGACATCAGATGGATATCTGACTCTTCATTGTAGGACTAATTATCCGAACTCTTCTTTCATTTCATGGCTTGAATTGGAATTCCCAACGGATGATTACAAATCAGACAAATCGATCTATACTTCGTTCTGGGATAAACCTGAAATCAGTTACAATCCTGAGGTAAATATCTATACTTTCATTTATAAGAAGTGGACTCTGCGGCAGATCAATATTGCAGGAAACAAAATGATTAAAGAGCTTTCTAAAGATCTTATCAAGAAAGCAAGAATCACACATGTATCCTTCCATAATGAGTTGCCTAAGAATTTCCAGTTTGATCTTTTAGATGTCATGTATGATTGTAAAAAGATCGATGGTCCTCCGTTTGTCAACTACGGTATTTGGGATGTCATGGACAACCCGAGAACAACTCCGTCCAAAGGATCTATTCAGATCTATGATCCAAACATTGATGAAAATCTTCCTTCGTCAAAAAAGCAGGATGTGGTTTATTCTGATACTGCCAACTGGCATACAGAACCTGCTGAACCTGCCGTAGTAAAAGATCCTGAACACAAAGAAACAGTTTATAAGAAGATAGTCACTTGTGACATCTATCCTTATAAGAATCTTCAGGTGAGAGGTGTTTCTGAAAAAGAAATTCAGACTGGAGTTTTTGAAGATAAATCTCCTAAGAAGGATTATCTTCCTGTCAATTTCTGTACGGATCTTATAATTGATGGTTCAACAGCATCTAGAGTCACTGTTCTCGATGGTGGATTTGTTCATCTGAAATCAGGATATATCGATGATGCATGGGTGTATCCTGGTGGAATGCTTCGTATCGATTCGAAAGAATGCTACGGAAATGTTTATGAATGTGGTGGCTATCTTGATTTTGACGGAGATGAGCTAAACACAGTTAATAGTAACGAATGTTTTGACTTAACTCTGGATAATATATATGTCACTGTTCATAAAGGAACGGAGTTCTATAACGTTGTCATTAAAAACGGTACAGTTCTCTATATCCGTGGTAAAGTTAAAGGTCTTCAGTCATTCCGTGAACCAACAGATGGTAACAGAATTGAAGTAATGAACGAAGGTGTTTTGGAAGGTGCTTCAGTTGAAGCAGGCACGACAATCACGGCTTACGGTGGTAGCATCTTAGAGAATGTTACTGTCGTGAGAGGTGGTGTACTTGAACTCTTCAATGGAGTAAAAGTAAAACATCTGAATATCTGCTATGGTGGTATTCTTCGCATTGCTTCTAATGTAAGCCAGGAACAGAAAGACAAATGGTTCGATACGAAAGAAATCTTCAGACATATGGGTTCAAGATTAGAAACACTTGAACTTGGAGAAGAAGATCTTCTCGAGTAACAACAAATTATTTCACCACTAGGTATTGTATGCTCACGCATCTTGCCTAGTGGTGAGTCCTTTTTGAAATAGAGGCAAGGGCCTTTATCTGATATCATGCATCTTTAGATTGTTTCAACCATGGTATCTGTATATTGTAAACGATCAATCCTAACAGCAAGGGGAAAATATGCTGAAATTCCAATTTGTAGAACACCTGGATGATTCATCTTTGGTGAAACCCGACGTCAAAGCTCAGAATCCTGAGTTTTGGACACAGCCGTATAAACTTACGGTAACACGTGGTGTATCTGGGCCTGGTGCAGGTTACCTTTACACACATCAGGATGGATGTATTAAATTGATGTTTAATACATACAGAATGTCAGATCGTGTGAACACGATTGATGATTATTCTCCATCAGAAGAGCATAAATCTCTGTACGAGTATTTCAAGGGATGTCTGTTTTATCATACGACAGAATATAATCTTGATTTTCTCAACGGAAGATATGCTCAGGATCTGAATGAAATTATGGATGCTTTTACTGCATTTGATCAAGGTGCTATTTGGCAGTTCCTGAGAGCAGTTAATCTCCATATCAACAAGTATCTTCTTCCGAATGTACTTAACGGAGATAAAACACTTCATAAGTTTGCTAACTCCATTCGTGGTTTTTACAATGCTCTTGATAAGGGTATTGGATTAACTTCTAAGATGATGATGTTTATTCATGATGACATGGAAAGACGTATTCGTGATGGAGAAGTTTTAAAATGTTCTCTCGATGATTACACAGTTGGTAGAACATTCATTCTGCAAACTTATCTTGTTCTGCTTCCTATTAAAGAAGCAATTACCGGACTTAACTGCGGATTCTCTGATAAATACACTATGACAGATTTCTTACACGATTGCATTGGTAGTACTCCGAAGTCTATGAAATGTGATTATGAAGATCTGTATGGAGCATATAAAACTTCTGACTTTATTTCATCTTTAGTTGGTAAGAATAAGAATCAGAAACTTAATCTTGCAGAAAAAGCTATTCTGATGTACAAAAAGCAAACAAATCCTGCTTGGAAACTTATCAGCACTGAAGAAACTTACATTAAAGGATCAGAAACGGATAATGCTTGCTGCAAAGTTCTTAGAGGCGGTAAATTAATCCTTATGCCGCATACTGAACTTCAAGAAGTGATTGTTGAAGATCATGGTGTGTTATGCCTTCATGAACTTGCTTTTGTAAAGAATATCACGGTTAAGAAAGGTGGCTGGCTTTATATATGGAATGGAGCTGGTTTAGCTGGTAGTTACATCTATGTGGAGAAAGGTGGTATTGTAAGTTGTGATACTCATAATCTCCATTTTCTTGTCCTTGATGATGGTGTGATTATTAATCCTCCATTCGGATATGATCCTGATAAGCATTACATTGTCAACCTTGAGCATGAAACATATAAGACTACTCCTATTAATGATTTAGTCAATAGACAGAAGGATACGGAAATCAACAAGTTTGATTATCAAGAACCAGGTCCTTTAAGTAAGATCATTAAAGATTTTAATGAAGGAAAAGAAATTCCTTCTACTGATAAAATCGGAGTAGGTAGTATTGCTATCGTTGATGAGAAAGAAGCACGTGAATATCTTAACAAGCATGCTAAGAAGCCTGCTGATATGTCATATGCTGAAAAAGCTGCTGAAGCTGTTCAACATAGAAAGAGATAAAAGTTATGATCCTGGAGCATAAATGCTCCAGGATCTTTTAAAAGTGTTGTTCAAAATTTATCGATTATATATGACTATAATGATAAAAATAAACTCTAATCTTTAACCAATCTCCGCCATCTGTATGGAAAAGCAGGTGGTCCAGTGTGGAGGGGAAGAGACACGGTGCTTCTACCAAGCATATTAACGTGTAGCTCCGGTGGGGTTCTTGATCGCGACAAGACCCTGATCACGATATACGTCCCTCGCTCCTGATACTGTGATGAGCAGTAGACCGAAGACAGCGATGCTATTGTTCGGTCACAGGCGTGAAAAAGGAGACAGTCAGTAATGACTGGGTTAACCCGGAACACAAAGATCTGGATAGTGTTCCACCTGAGAAAGGAGTTTATCTTTCAAATGGGGCTATGACATGGTGTCGATTGCGGTTAAAGCCAAAGTGCCGCCGCAAGACGTGGGTTCGATCCCCACTAGCTCCACCATTTTCTTTCTTTGTTTAGGTATATATTACTAAATAAATAATCCATAATTAATAAAGGAGATTAATATGGAAACTAAATCGTTTTCACAGAAAATCGGAAAAACTATCAGAGGCATTGTGATTGATTTCATTTTGTATACTCTGTTCGGGTATGCTGTTGTTCTTTTTAATAGAGCTGAACAAGATAAAGACGAAGAGGAAATTGAAGAGTTCAAAGCTAAAGTTAAGAAATGCAAAACGTGGGATGAAAAAATGGAAGCCGCAAGAATCAATGTGACGAAGGATTGTTCGAAAGGAAGACTAGATGTAGAGAAAGTAAAAAAATATATTCTTCTTCATTGGGGACTTCTTATCATTCTTTATATTACATTTATTACCTATCTTAAGCATTGAGAAGATTCATCATATACGAAATTTAAATAACACAAGGCTCTAAGAGCCTTGTGTTTCTTTTTTGGAAACATCCTATGCGCCAATATTACTTTAATATATAGAAGGAGAGCTCTATGCTAACAACTGCTACTGCAGTAAGCGAATCAGCTTATCATGTCTATATGGTAATGGCAAATGAAGTAGCTAGACACATCTTACAAGAATTAGGAATCTTAGAGATGCTAGATAACAGAATCTATATCAATTCTAATATCTATAATCCTTCTAAGTCTTCTGATCAAAATAAGAATGCTATTCTAGTCGAAGATAAGTTTGTCTGTACGTACGATATGAAACATCCTGCTACAGGGTTAACATATGACACGACGGATATTGGGATGCATATGGATGCAGTTCGACATCGTAGGGATTGGAGAACTCGTTATCCTATCTTACGTGTAGCTCAACACAATATCACAATGTATGATAGTTTAATTCCGTTTAACATTACGTTAAACTGTGAGTTACACTTTAGAGATTACATTCGTGCTCACGATATTGCTGATCGTTTTCTTTTACGATTCAATCGTGGTGAACTTATCTCATTACCAAATTTGTCTTATAATTATCCAATACCGTATCAGATTATGCAGACTTTATGGGCACTGGCTTCAACAGTCGGTGTCGAAAAAGAGTGCTTTAAGCATTGGTTGGAAGAATATTCTAATCATCAAATTAAAACGCTTGTTTCTACTGCTGCAAAAAATAAACGATATGAATGGGTAATCGATCGTAGAGTATTTGAAACGTTATGTAAGATTGAATATGATTTTGGCGAGCCAGACAAAACTGGTATGGATAATGCTGAAGCTCATACATTACGTTTCACTGTCACATTACACAGTTCTAGACCATCTGTAATCTATGTTGATTATCCTATCATTATTAATAATACACTAGTTCCTGGTGATATTGTTAATGTTGATACTTCTTATCAAAAAGGTCTTTATGAATTCTTAGAGAATCCAAATCGATTCTTAGATCCTGTTTATCAATATCAAAAATTCTTAACATATCAACCTGTACGTAATCCTTGGTATGACGATTGGTTACCGAGTATTTATTACAGTCAGTATAAAGCGTTTGGTAGTATTCCAATTTTTATTGGTGCTCTTACATTAGACGAGGTTGATTGTAAAGATTGTCCATGTGACTCGGAGAGTAAATATGCTGGACATACTAAGACCTGTGGACCTAATTGTAGATGTAACGCTGATTGTTCTTGTAATTGTCATCATCATTCAGATCCATATGACGAAGTAGATCCTTACGCAGATCCGTATGCTGATCCTTATCAAGACCCTTATGAGGATCCGTATGCTGACCCGTATGCAGATCTTTCTAGATTACCGAATTGTCATGAATGTCCGTATCATAAAGCTCAATATGACATTTTAAATCCTCGTCAGAGACCGGAACCTAATCCGTATGAAGAACCATGTCCTTGTTATTGCTGGAAGCATGCTACAACAAATATTGATATTACCAAAGATTTAGATATGTATCGGTTAAAGCCTCGTTTATTAAACTATTTTAAAGATAGAAAAGAAACGGCTTTATTCACTGAGTCTGTTTATCATATTTCTGTGTTCCAAGATGATAGACAAGTAAATCCTGAATTGTTAGAATTTGATGGTACTACTTTAAAGATCCCAAATCGTTTGGGAAGTAATCATATCTATCGCTTGGTAATTGGTTATACACCGCCTAGAAAAGTTGACCAATCAGCAGCATGGAGACAGGGTTATGATCCAGACAATCCAAATCATATTGAAGTATATTCTCATCCTTTCTTTTTCTTCCTTGACTTTTTAATTATTGCTGAACGCGAAGGAGTAACAAAAGATGCCAATGGCCAAAAGCAGGGGGTCGTTACCACCCCCAGTACGCAACACGGCAAAACGATGCTTTGATGTTCCGCCTATCGATCCGAAGCAAGTCCAGTATAGTACAGTTCCAGTTAATACAGAACCAACGAATGCAGTGAATGCAGAACAGTATGTGGCTAGATCTGTTTCAGATTTAGGTACAGTAAGTACTGAAGATAAAAAGAATGCTTTGCTTGCTGCATATGCTGAAGGTAGTGTGATTACTGTTACGTTCTATCACCAACTGACTTCTGATACTTATGGAAGATCAACTTATAATACTTTCTCTGAAACTCTGGATTCTATTCATCAGAATTTCTTAAAGATTAATAATTTCCAGATGAAGCTGAAAGAAGCCGTTGCATTTAATTATAATTTAGAAGGTACACAATCTCAGGTTAATGGTGAAGCTCTTCTTTATCCATATTTCTGTCCGTATCAGGGTGATATGTTTATTTATCAAACCAATGCGAACAAACTTGGATTATTTAAGATTACTGAACCCCCTCAGAGATTATCTCTTTCTAATACAACGAGTCATTCCATTAAGTTTATCTTACTTACTTGGGTGACTGACGAAATATTAACTAAACTCAATGCGTGTGTTGTTGATGAAGCGTACTTTGATTTACAGACTTTCTTGAATGGTCAAGGTACTCTATTAAATTCTGATGAAGAAACTTTAGCAAATCAAACTAAGAAAGCAATTGATGTTTTAACACATCGCTATATTGCTGACTTCCTGGAACAACAGATCTATCGTTCATTCATTGAAGATGCATGTTTGTATGATCCTTATCTTGTTGAATTTTGCTTAAAACTATTTGATTGTAAAGATTTACCTATTTATCCACAGCAACTCGTTCCTAATCCATTACACTGGAATGAGTGTTTCTGGAGTGCTCTGCTGGATCCTGATTATACTCCACCTGAGATTGTAATCAAACGAGCAGTGAAGTTAAATAAAGCAATCAATTATAGAACAACAACAGTGAATGCATTGTCTAATCGATGCTTCATTCAAATTGATAATTGCTTGATTGCTACTTATAATTATCCACCATTCACAATTCCAAAAGAATGGGATAAAGATGAAGTAACAGTTCCAATGCAAGTTCGCCTTTACTTTGATCAACGAAAAGTCTTTCCATCTGCTCTATTAACTTTATCGAAGCAACTCTTAACTGTTAGACGTATTGCTGCGTTCTACTTTATCCCGATTGTAATTTTCTTATTAAAGAAATTACTTGCAGCATTACAATCTGGTAATGGAAATATTATCTACAAAGATCCTAAAGAGGAAGAAGAACAACCTTCGACCTGTATCTGTGATTGTAGCGATTGTATTTTCAATTGTAATCCTCCTCATCTGAAGAACATGCCAAGATGTCCTGGTCATCAACATCATAGCTGCTCTTTCGATAAGAGATGCAATACAATCTTCATTCCACCTTGTGGTGGATGCAGTTCAGATCCTAATAGTTATCCGATGCTATTCCGTAAAGACTCTAGATTCTTCTTAGAAGAAGATTATAGACGTTATCATAAAGACTTAGCAAGAATACCACCTAAGAGGATTCCTATGTACGGTCCTGGAAAAACACCTATTCCTTGTGATCATCCGCCTCTTCCACCTAAGGATAATAGGCCTGGATGTAATCATGTAGACGATATGTTCTACTATGATGAAGAAGATGGAACCATCAAGAGTATCGATGGTATCGATGGTCTGCAGTTTGTAGACCTTCCTGATGATTCCTATGACCCTGAAGGATATTAATCATGCCTGATGATATTGAAATTGTAAATCAAAATCAACTTCATGCTGTAGAATTAGATGATGATGGGAATGAAATGGATCACACTATTCCTATTAGCATTAATGCTTCAGAAGGAGGTAGTGCTCAGATTGAAGAACAAACTTCTGATGAGCAAGTTAAGCCGAAATGGTGGCAAACTGTTTGGTTAAAGATAATTGAAATTATTCAATTCATTTTATCTGCAATTTAAAAGCTTACACAGAGCCAGGATATCCTGGCTCTGTGTTTCTTCATTTTTGCCGGCCATGATATGAATTTTAGAACGTTAACAACTAACACCGGAGGTTAAAATGGCTGGTGCTTTACTTGGAGCTGACAGATCAGCATCTAATTGGCAGCTTTTATTAGAAGGTGGCGGTATTCTTCTTACAGAAGATACTGCTGCTAAAACCTTAGTTGAAGGTTTAAACGAAAAAGAAACAGAAGCAGGTATTACGTTATCAATTGATCCTAGTACAGCTTATGCAACTATTTTTGCTCCTATGGATAAAAATTTTTGCACTAAATTTGACCAGGCTATTGCTGAACTTGCTCCTAATTTTTTAGATTCAAATGATGAACCGTTTGCAGGAGACCTTGAGGTCTTAGCTAATCTGGTTGGTGATGAACAAGTTGTTACTTATCAATCCGATGGTAGTCCATTAGCGGATTATAGTGTAGCAATTTCTTCTGCTTATATTACTCAAAGATTAGCTATGCTGAATCTTTTTGTAACCCCTGCGATGGATATTTACACTATGCCTTGTATCGTAAAATCTGCTAAAGTGATTTTACCGACAGAAGCATATGCAGAAGATCAAACAGGAACTTGGGCATCGCAGGATGTTACAGTAGCTACGATGTCAAATGACGTTGTTACTGTTGTATCTGATGGTGCCTGTAGTTTTACATTTACTGGTTCTGATCCTACGAATAGTGGTTCAATAACAGCTTATTGTTTATTAGAACCTGATGTTAATGTTGTGAAAAATTGTGCTGTTGCTAAACCATATTCATCAACAGACACAACCTATGGTGTTACCATTCAGATGAGTAATCAAGGTGTTCTCACACTGAATGGAACAATGACTCAAAATGCTGAGTTTACTGTATCACCATTAGCCAATAACGCTCAAGTTCCAACCTATTTTGATTGTTCTGATATAGAAGGAAATCTTCTTTTATGGTGTGAAGAATTAGGTGGTTCATGTACTGTGTCATCAGGTCGTGTGTATATTGATTTTTGTTCTAAACATCCTTCTTCTTCGAATATAACAGTATCCGAATATCAGCTTGAATTGTATAATACATTACAGATTGCTCAGCATACACATGCTAAGTTAATTCATAATGATACTAAAAATATTTATGGTATCCGTATCTTTGCATCATCTGGAACTGTATTTAACAATTATCAAATTCGAATTGGTATTAAAAAATATCCGACTAATGGTCAGGTGTATAACTTTGGGTTATTAGAACCTTATATGCTTGCACCTAATACATTTGCTCAGTATATGGGAAATGGTCCACACACAAGAATATGCGACGGGTCATTTTCAATTTTTGGACTTAATACTGCTGCTGCTGTTTATCGTTATAGCCGTTCTTACACAAGTACAAATTCTGGTCCTGCTACAATTGTAACAGGTGATCGTATTACAGAAATAGGAAAAGCATATCGATTCACTGTTCAGATTGTTGAAAAGCCTGAAAATACAACAACAATATTTAAAAATGCTCCTGCTTATTTCAATCTGTATTATAGCGATGGAACAATAGCAACAACTATTAATTTAACATCTGAGGATCAGTTCCGTAACGATATAGCTAGTACTTCTTTTATATCGGAAAAAGTTGTTGACTTTTTAGGATTAGCTACAATTATAAACGCTACGATGCAAGGTAGATTTAGAGTAGCGTTTAATCTTGAAGAAATCAGCATTGATGATTTAGATTTAGAAAACTTAACGTTATATGCAGATAGTAAGATTGTAAATCAGCAAGATATTAAAGTTGTGTATGAACCTGCTGCTATTATAGGTAGTCCTACAGCTTCTGCATTAACTTGGTCAAGTTCTAATGATGAAATCGCTACAGTAGATGAGAATGGACATATCACTATTCATTCAGATGGTGAATGTACATTTACAGCAACGTCTGTTAAAACTCCTTCAATTAGTGCAAGTGTTACTGCTATGTGCTATTATGCACAAGACGATAACATGGTAGCTAATCTTGTTAAAATAAGTCAAAAGACATATTCTCAAGGTGGTATTACTATTAAGCATAACGCTGATGGAACTATTACTTTTAATGGTACAACAACAAATAATGATACTTCGTATTATCGCAACGTTATTTGGCCATTAGGTAATAGTAAAACCGTGTGGAATGTGTTCTTCCCTAGACAAGGTATTTCTGGTACTTGGCTGCTTTGGTGGGAATATGTTTCTGGATCAATAGAAGGTACTAGTACATTTACTGGTGGTTCTGTTTCACACGAGCTTTATGTTATTAACCATAACGGTACAGAAATTCTAAAGATCCAAGCGAAATATACATCTCCTGATGATACTGATAGAGAAAAGTATTGCAAATCGATGACGAATACTGATGGTATTCGTTTGGTATCATGGGGATTTCAGATGAAGAAAGGTACCAAGTTTAACAATTATACAGTTAGAGTTGGTATTAAGAAATTTGCTAATTTGGATTATCATGGTGGCGTATTAGAGGAGTTCTTATGTGCATTAACAGGCTATAAGAAATTTGCCGCAAATAAGAATACAATCTGGACAAGATTCCCTGATGGATCAATTGGTGGATATCTCGATGAAAGTATAACAGCATTTCCATCAGCATCTGGATATGTTCGTCTGACTGAAGAACTTAGTTATGCAAACAATGTAAGTAGTATTTTAACCGGTGATAACATCGGTATAGCTGGTCATAACTACAAACTTGATGTAAATTTAATCAAATTTAAATATGATCGAATTGCAGCCACTGAGCTTAAATTTGGTGTTGCTTATGCTGATGGTACACCTGCCGGTGAAATTACTATTATAGATCCTGCTACATTTGTATCAAGTGGAACCAATATTAATTTAAGTGGAACTACTTATAGTACAATGTTCCAAGCAGCAGAACCATTAGATTGCGCTTATCAGTATTTTAATCAGTTAAAGGTGAAAGGTAAAGAAGAATACTTTGCTATTTCTTTATCTGATTTAGATACCATGATAATTGCTTATGGTCAAGTTATTACCGTTACAGGAAATAGTACTAGCCCTGATGATATTACTGTTAATTATGGCGGTAGATTAAATGTTAGTAGTGGTGCTGTATTACCGAAAGTTACAGAAAATGGTGGTTATGTTTATATAAGTGATGCTACTGTTACATTTGCACCTAACACGATTACTGATTTAGAAATCACTGGTAAGAATTCAGCTACATTACATTCAGGTACTGTATTAGAAAGTAGTATTATCAATGGTAATTCTGCTTTTGTAGACGTAAGTAGTGGAGGATCATGTGTAGATACAACTATCACTTCTGGTGGTAGAATGTATGTTTACGGTGACGGTATTGCTTCTAATATTGAGGTAAATGAAGGATCTCTCCTTATAAATGCTCGTGCCGATGTGTTTGATATTACTTTAAATTCAGGTGCTGCACTGGTAGTATCTAATTATGGTACAGTATCTAATGTGATTGTTAATCCTGGTGCATCTCTTACTGGTGATCATGGAAGTTACTACAACATTACTGAAAATGGCGGATATTTTAGTTTATTAGATAACCAAAATATTTCCACATCTGTTATTGCTCCTAATCATGTATCTGGTGTTTCAACAAATAAGTATACTGTACATTCTGGAACAACATTAATAGATATTACAGGAAATTCTGGATATGTTTATAATTCTGGTATTGTAAATAGTGTAACTTTACATTATAGAAACGAATTAACTGTTTCTTCTGGTGGTACTGCTTTGAACATTGTAGAAAATGGTGGATCATTCAGACCTGAAGAAGGAGCTGTTTACGCAATAGCATCGAATACAATAACTGGATCAATAGGTTCAGGATATTGGAATGGTATCACCGTTCATTCTAACACTATAGTCAGTGATGCTACCATTGTTGATGATAAATTAGATGTTTATTCTAGCGGAATAGTTGATAATGTATCATTAATATCTAGTGCGAAATTACTTATCAATTCTGGTGCTATTGCTAATAATGTTTCAGCGCAAGATGGTACTGGTGAAATCTTTGTTGGATTAGATGGATATGTTAACAACGTAAGACTTAGTTCAGGTGGGTATATTGAAGTATCTTCCGGAGGAACAGCTCTTAATGTTGAAAACACACCATTTACCGCATTGGTATTTTCACATGCTGGTGCTTCAGTTACTTATACTAGTAACCTTTCTGGTGTTTATTATGGCTATGAAGGTCAAATAGCTGATCAGATAGCTGGTGTTAGCGATTATGATTTACCAGTAAGTAAAAGATTAGAAATCTATTCTGGTGGAAGTGTAGATATCGCTAATATCGGTGATGGTGGGTATGTCCAAGTTAATTCTGGAGGAAGTATCAGACGTCTTAAATTCACCAAGGATCGTGTAGCTAACATTATGGCTGGTGGTTCAGCATATGACACAACTATTGCTACAGGTATGGTGTATGTTAGAGATGGAGCTGTAGCTGATTCGGTTACTATAACTAAATCAAGTGGCTATGGGTTAGTTGTATCATCAGGTGGTACATTAAAAGGATTCGTCAGTGTTGGATCTGGTGCAAGTGCATTAGTTAGATCTGGTGCTATTCTTGATTATAATTTAGTAGGTTTAACGCCTGTTAATACTACTTCTACTAGATATAGTAATAATGGTACTATTGATATTGATGATAGTCCTATCTGTACTCTTCATTTTACAAGTGCTAATTCACAAGGTTCGTATAGACTTGCTTGGCCTGGATCTCAGTTTTCACAATATCCTGTTACTGTCTATAAAGACGGAGTAAGTGCTTGTGTTCTTACTCTCGGAAATCCAGTTGTTTGTGAAGATAGAGAGATTACATTAGAAATCGATAATACTACTAGTCGTTTAATGTTTATATTAGATAACTACAGTATTCCTATTTCTGGTACAATTATTAATAATGGTCAGACTATTACAGTATTACCAGATGAAAGATATACAGATACAACTATTAATAGTGGTGGTTCTATGTATGTGTCATCAATGGGTAGAATTACAAGTACTGTAGTTAACTATGGAGGTTCGCTTACACTTGGTTCTAACGCTCATAGCCATGCAAAATTGATTGTAGAAAACGGAGGTTATGTTAATACCGGTTTCGATAATAACAATCATGCAGGTAATGCAACTTTTGTTCCAAATGCGTTTTCCGAACTTACAATAGAAAGTAATTATGCTACCGTACATTCTGGTACAACAGCTACTGATATCATAGTAAATAATTCTGGAAAGCTTGGGGTTAAATACTCTGGTATAGCTAGTAATGTTGTTGTTAATCCATATGGTCATTTAAGCGTTTTTATAGGTGGTTCTGCTATTAATGTTACAGAGAATGGTGGTAATGTTTCAGCGCACGAATCAGCATTAGTTAATTATATCCCTAATACATTTTCTGGTTTGAGTGTTGGTAATTGCACAATGCACTCAGGTACAACAGGTATTGATATTGGTGGTTCTAATATAGATATTAGGGTTCATTCAGGTGGTGTCCTTAGTGCCGGAAGAATAAATCACGGAGGCATCCTTATACTTAGTGGTGGTTATGGCTATGACTTAAATGCGACTAACTATGGTGGTGCAATTATATCATCTGGTGGTTCAGCAGTTAATGTCAGTGCAACTGGTACGGCTGCTAATGTACGTGTATATGGATATGCTAGTAATGTTGCATTGAGAACTGGATACGACTGGGGTGTTGGAATACTTGTTTTAGGTGGTACAATAACAGGTAGTATGGTTTGTACCAATCAGTATAAGGGATTTGACGTACAATCTGGTGGTGTTATTAACTTTGATTTAACAAGTTTAGTACCAGATAATAGTAGGTTACTTTCTCCTATATCTATGGTTAGTGGTACACCTATTTATACATTAACAATGCCAGATGAAGAATTATCTTCAGGAGTTTACAATCTTGCTGATGGTGTAACATCAGAAGGATTCCATGATTATATTCATTTACAGGATACATCTGGGGTTGAATTTAATCATATGGCTGTAGGTGTTGATTATGCATCAGCTTCAGCTAGATATGCACTTGATGTTATTGATGATACTTCTCTTGTTTTTAGTAAAGGAGAATGGGATTTAATTATCGACAATAATAGTAAAGTAAGTATATCTGATTGTTCTTATGGTAATGTATTGGTTAGATTAGGTGATTTGTCATGTTTCAATGGTACGACTATTGATAATCTTCAGGTACTGTATGGCGGCTATGTTACTGGCGGCAATGGCAATACAACTATCAGTAATTGTACAGAACATGGTGGGAATATAGAACCGGGTGTAGTATCTAAGGTTAAGCATTTTACACCTAATTATATTTCTGGTCTCCAGATGATAAGTGGAAAAAATATTCAATTACATTCTGGTACAACACTATTTGGTATTACAGGTGTGAATAGTAATTACGTACGAGTTTTCTCGGGTGCTTCTGTTGTTAATCCTGTTATTCAGAATTTCAGAGAATTTACTGTTAATCCTAGTGGCGTTATAATTAATCCAACTGTACCGCAAGGTAATGCGTTTGCAATAGCTTCTGGTGGTACTGCACTACATGTTAGTACTGCATACCTTGAAAGAGTTACCATCACCAACGGTGCTTATATTGAGTGGATTAATGAAGAAGGCAATTTAATAGTAGTTAGTTCTGGTGTGTCTAATGTTGATACTGATATGACTAGTGCAGAATATCTGGTCATGCAGTCTGGTACTTTAAATGCAACAAGTGGTGCTATTCTTTCTAATGTATCAGTATTTGGTGCAAATAACGTTGTAAATGTTCTTTCCAATGCTTCTGCATCACACATAGATCTTAACAAAGGTACAGCAACTATATCACAAGGTGTTGTAGATTTAATAACACTTTATAGTGGCGTAGTCAATATAGCTGATAGTGCTACTATTTCTAAGATTGGTAATTCGGATTATAACAATAATGGACGTGTTAATATTTCATCAGGTGCTATTTACGATGGTGGAAATAGCTGTGTTGGCAAATACAACACTGTTACAGTTTATAGCGGTGGTTCTTTTGTTAACGCTTCTGGAATCGCACTATCAATTGATGGTAAATCTGGATGCTATATTTCTCACGTTATGCCACAAGTTGGTCGCATTAGAGTTACAGTTGCTCCGAATACATACATCAACGCTTACTACACTTATGGTTGGAGGACCATGGAAAATGCTTATTTCTCTGGTCATGTCTTAAGTAATGTTGGAGGTGGATTAGATAGTGTAACCATTTTATCTGGTGGCAGTGCTGAAGATATCACTATGACAGGTGGTGCTATAACTGTCAGTGCAGGTGGAATATTAACCTATCCTATAATGAGTGGTGGTACTTTAACAGTCATGTCTGGTGGTTCTGCTGTTGATATAGATAGTCAAGGTGGTGTTGTTGATTCTCGTGCAGGAGCTACTGTATTGTATCTCAACTATACGTATATTTCTAGTGGTGGTGTTGCTATAGTAACAGAGCCAACAGATTCACGTTATCAGGTTGAAGGTGTACTGCATGTAAAAGAAAATGGTGTGGTATCAGGCAATAAAGTTTATGGTACTCTAGTTGTCAGTTCTGGTGGTATAGCTAGTGATACTGAACTTATAGCCGGTGGTTTAGTCATTAGTGGTGGTGAAGCTACTGGTGTTTCAGCCGTATGTGTATCAAGTCCTGGTGTAGTATACAACTATGGAATAAATGTTAGAGATGGTGGTATACTTAATGATACTACTGCATCTGGTGGTTCTTTGTACATATCTTCTGGTGGTACAATGAACTCGGCATCACTTTATTCTAGTGCTAATGCAACCATATATTCTGATGGATTAGCGAATGATATATACCTGGTTGGAGGTAATGTATATGTTCTTTCCGGTGGGATAGCGAGTAATACTGTGGTTAGCTCCGGTGGATATCTCTGTGTTTCATCTGGAGGAACTGCATTAAATATTTCACGTACACCAACTGAAGGTAGAGTTGTTTCGCAAGCTGGTGCATATGTAACATATGCTACTGATATTCTGTTCACTGGAGTTTATTATGGATCAAATGGTACACTATTATCACATACTGATTCAATGACTGGTAAAACTTTAGGTTCAACTGTAGTCATGGAAGTATTTGATTCTGGTATCGCTACTAATACTAATATTAGTAGAGGTGGATCTGCTTATATAAATTCTAATGGTATATTAAGTAATACTACACTTAACGTCGGCGGAGATATATTTATTTCTAGTGGTGGTGTTGCTAATAGCACAACTATCAACTCTGGCGGTTATTTCTATGTTTATAGCGGTGGTACAGCTACTGGTATTAACGCAAAAGCAGGTGCTGCGTTAAAATTAACTATTGCATCTGATACTTGTGTTGCAGGAACATATGCTGGCTCTGCTATTGAATTTAGAAATGGTAGTGGTTCTAATTTTAAACTTACTCAGTGGGATTACTTAGACGTATTAGAAGGCTGTGTTGTAGACAATATTACTGTAGCAAATCTCTGTAGTATGAGTGTTAAGAATGGTGGTATTGCTAACAATGTCACAGTCTCTGGAGGACAAGTTTTCCTCTATATTAGCTCCGGTGGTACAGCCAGTAATGTAAATGTAAGCGGTGATCTTCATGTTAATTCTGGCGGTGTTGTGTACAATACTACCGTTTGTACATGGAGTACTGGTATTCATGCAGGTGGTATTGCTAGTACTATCACTGTAGTTAATGGTGGATATCTTGTGGTATCTGAAGGTGCTGTAGCAAATGATATCATCGAAAATGGTGGTTATGTTGGTATTGTATCTGGTGCAACTGCTACATTTGCTTCACATGTATTTAGTGGAGTATTATCAAGTGGCTCAGCCACAATTCATTCTAACACAGTTGCAAGTAATCTTACTATTTCTAGTGGATATCTGCATGTTCTTTCTAGTGGAATTGCTGATAACGTTATAGTTAAAGCAAAAGGTGGTATATTTATCTCTAGCGGTGGTATTGTTACTAATATTCGTGAAAATGGTGGTTATGTCTCCGCTGATGAAAATGCAAATGTTACTTTTGCTTCTACATTAACTTCTGGGCTGGTTCTCAGTTCAGGTGTTAGAATGACAGTTCATGAATTAACAACTGCAACAGATATCACATTAAGTGCAGGTAATCTTTACGTATACTCTAATGGTATATGCTCGAATGTTATGGTAAATACAGGAATGCTAGAAGTATCTTCTGGCGGTACTGCTGTTAACGTTGATTATCCTCCAACAGGCACAGGTATGATTATATCTCGTACGGGTGCATATATTACTTATACAAGTCAGTATAGTGGTGTACTTTATAATTCAGAAGATTCGCAATATATAGTTGACTCCTTAAGTAATGTGTCAGTCGCATGGTCTACAATTTATATTGTTTGTGCTATGGATAATGGTGTTGTTGAAAATGTTAGCATGACAGGAGGAAGATTATTTGCTAGATCAGGTGGTGTTGTAAGCAATGCTTCAGTTAGTGTTAGTAATGATGCTGCATATTTGTATGGATTTGCCCATGGATTGTTTGAAAGTGTTTCAATGACAAACAATATAACGGGATATTGTTGTATGACTTTATATCCATTAGCTTCGGCCTCTAATGTTGTTGTAGGTGAGTGTACAAGACTTATTGTATCTTCGGGTGCAACAGCTACGGATATTGTTGAAGATGGTGGATATGTTGAGATAGCAACTGGTGCAAGTGTTACATTTGCGTCTCATGTAATCGATCATACAACAAGTAATCTGAGTATAGTAACAATACATTCGAATACTACACTAAGTGGTGCGAATTTAACACCTACTCCTGGTTGGACAATATCTTGCTATGTGACGGGTGGTACTATTCTTGATGCGACATTAAGAATTGATTATGCTGTTCTTACTAGTGGATATTTGAGTAATGTGACATTCTCTGGTGCTCCGTATAGATTAATGTTAAACGGTAATGTAGCAAGCAATGTTGCTATATTAGGAGGTAATGTTTATCTAAATGGAGGATCTTTTACGAGTGCTCGTATAGCAACATGGACTATGGCTTCTGATAATGTCCATATGGATCATGTTAAATGCGAAGGGTATTTACAACTTGTTAACGGTACGATTAATGGTTTAGATATTGATAGTGCATGCACTGCTAGAATTACTAGTAGTATAGTGTCAAATGTCAATATCTATACTGGAGCTATGTTCTGCAATCCTGGTTGTACAATAGATAGTGTTACTATTCACGATCATGGTGAACTTCATATTTCTGCAAATGCTTCAGTAACTAATATTGTTGTAAGTTCTGATGGTACACTTTATGTTGCCAGTGATGGTTCTGCATTGAATGTAACAAGTAATGCAGGAGCAATCATATCGGCTGATGAAGGTGCTGTTATTGAATTCAATGCTTAATTAATTGTTAACCTACCTGGGAATTTCCCAGGTAGGTTTTTTTGGCCATTTTATGCGTTTAAACGGTGTTAGTCATCACTCTTATATAAGGTTTGGACTATGAAATACAAAAGAATTATACTAGTCGATAAGTCGGGGAATTTCGTATTCCCGCAGGCTACATTGGACAATCTGGTTCTTTCTGTAAGTAACAGAAAACCTGTTGTTGTCCCGTATCTTGCTCCTGGCGGTAGACTAAGTGAAAACTTCTTACCTGACAATGTTGTTTACACCGACAGCGAAGGTAAAATAACAGTTGATGTTCTTCCGGAGGAACTGAATACTGCTATGATAGAAGTTGATCAAAAACAAGATAAGCTTTTTGAAGGAGCTGGTATTTCTATTTCAGAAAACATTATTAGTGTTACTTCTGATATAGCTCGTACCAGTGATGTCATAGCTTATGTGAATGATCAAACAACATCACTTACGCTTGCTATTAACCAGGTTGATACGAAACAGACTGAGGCAGTTCAATCTGCCGTCAGTGCAATGAATAGTAGATTAGATGCTGATTCTGAAAGTACTACTATTCTTATTAATGAGACGAAAACTTCATTAGTTAATGATTACACAGCCAAATTTGCTAATGTCTCAACTTACATTGATTCAACAGTAGCTGCTGCTGTAGCAGACCATGATGTTGATGTTAGTTCTATCTATGACTCGGCGGTTGAGTTTGCTAGAGTAGCGGTATCTAGTGCTGTGTTTGAACATGACATTGATGTAAGTACAGTTTTCAGTATGGCAAAAGACTATACTGACGATCAAATTACGTCTACGGATTTCAGAACATCACAAGCTATTGACAGTACACGTTCTGCTATTTTTACTGTTGTAAATTCCGCTAATTTTAATCTCTCATCTACGATTACAACTTCTTACAATGCTGCGATTTCTTCTGCTTTAGGTGAGATTGAAACATATGTGCTTCCTGTAGCAACTGATTCTGAACTTGGTGGTATTACTTTAAATACCATCCAGAGTATGGTTGATTCTACAGTTAACACAAATCTAAATACTCTTTCTAGCACTTTAACACTTGGGTATTCTTCAGCGGACTTTGCTCTTTCTACTGCTTTAACAAGTGGAATTGCTTCAGCACGTAATGCAATACTGACTATTGCAAATACATCAATTACACTTGCAAATCAGAGTGTTTCTCTTGGTCTTACAAGCAATTTCAATTCAGCATTAACTGCTGTTTCAAATACAATTTCTGATGAGTATACTGCTGCTATTGTTTCAGCTAATGACGCAGTTATGAGTAACTGTATTTCTGAACTGAATCAACAGGCAGTTGATCTTACTCTTAATTACACCAATGCTGATATTGCACTATCAAATACTTTAACAGCTTCTTTTAATTCAGCTGACACTGCTCTTAGTAGTGGTATTATGATAGATTGCATGTCTGCCGTAAATAGTGCTTTATTAGCAAATACAGAAGATATCACAGAAGCATACACATATGCAATTAGTGGTATGTCTGACTCTATTATGACGAAGACATCTTCGGCTATTAGTGCAATCTCCGGATCTTTAAGAACTGCTTTTGAATCTGCTGATCAAAGTGCATACACAGTACTTACTTCCAAGATTAATTATTGTGTTTCTTCGGGAGTAACTGGAGTTACTTCTGCTTACATTTCTGCTGATAATGTTTTATCTACTGATTTAGCAAGTCAGATTACAGTGTTATCGAATGAAGTTGATTCTAGTCTTTTAGCACAGGGACAGTTAGAGTATGGTCACTATACTACTTTATCAACTTCTATTCATTGGGTAGAAAATAAACTCAATCTTTTAGGTTCAGGTGTTGATGAGCTTTTCTCAGATATCAATACAAGTATTGCTAATACTTCACTTGTACTTACTTCTGATATTACAGCTAATACAACTAGTCTGAATCTCATTGCTTCTGATATCTCAGCAACGACAGCTACACTTGAACTTGTTACATCTAATCTTAGTGCTCATACAGCAACATTAGAATTAGTTCAAACAAGTGTTACAGCGAATGCAAGTGCTATTGAAGCAACTACTTCAGTTGCTACTGACGCTCTTTCTACGGCGGTTGAAGTAAGTGCATCTCTTGCTGATTATGCAAGTACATCTGATCTTGATAATATCAGTTCAACTCTTGCAGCATCAATTACAACTGTATCTGAAGATCTATCTGCTTCTATTGATGAACAATTTACTTCAGCTGCAAATCAAACTTCTAGCGCATATGCGGCGGTTAGTACTTACATTGATGAACAAGTTAGTACTGCTGTTGAAAATCACATTACAGATATTTCCAATATCTATAATTCTGCAAAGGCTTATGCAAATGAAGCGATTACAAGTGCTGTGATTGATCATGACATTGATGTGAGTGCTGTATTCTCTATGGGTAAAAATTATACCGATAGTGAAGTAGCAAAGATCACATCTCAGATCGATGATATTAATACTCATGTTTCTGATGCAGTAATTCATATTACTTCTGAAGAACGTGATACGTGGAATTCTAAAGCTACGACTGCATCGGTTAGTGCTATTGCTGATGTTTTAGGTAGTCATCTCGAAACTATGACAAGTACTGTATCTGATCTTTTAGCTGATGATATTGTTCTTGGTTCTAGAATCGATAGTGTAGTCAGTATGGTGAACGATGATATTGCGATCGTTACATCTGAATATACTGAAGCAATTGCTACGACTTCTACAAATATTACATCTGAATATAAAGCAGCTGATACAGCTTTATCTTCCACAATTACTGGCGCATATACAACTGCTATTAATACTCTTTCTACGACATTAGTAGATCAGTACACAAGTGCCATTAATGATATTCCTGAATATGTATTACCAGAAGCTACTGCACTCACACTTGGTGGTGTAACACTAAATACAGTTCTTGATATTGCAACAAGTACTGTTACAGTAGCAAATGAAGGTATTACAAGTTCTTATATTCTTGCAGATGAAACAGTTGTGTCTACCTTGACTGCTTCTGTAAATGCTCTGTCTACCAATCTCAATAATAAGATTGAGCTTGAGACATCAAATCGTATTGGAGCAATTGATACTCTATCGGCCAATCTTACAGAAGCTTATACAAGTGCTATTGAAGACATTCCTGTTTATGTTCTTCCCGAAGCTACAGCCGATTCTTTAGGCGGAATTACTCTTACAACTGTAAGCAGTATTGCACAAGCTTATACTGCTGATCTCAGTACTTCTCTCACTGAAGATTATACATCTGCTGTTGCAGATGAAGCTGAAGCAAGAAGTTCCGCTATCACTCAGTTAACATCGTTTATTGTAAATGATTATACAAGTGAAATAGCTGATCTGGTTGTAGAAAATATCACAAGCATTACAAGTGCTTATACATTAGCTGATACGAATCTTCATTCAACTATTACAGAAGAATATACGTCTGCTATCAATGCAATTCCTTCCTATACATTACCAGCTGCAACAGCTGATAGTCTTGGTGGAATTACATTAAACACTGTAAGCAATATCGCTCAGGGTTACACAGAGAGTCTTAGTGAAACTATTACAACAGCATATATCGCTGCTGATGAAACTCTTGCTTCCAGCATTGCTGAATTAGATGATAAGGTTACATCTGAAGTAGGTATTGTAGCTGATAATGTGTTAGGCTTGGATACTCGTGTTTCTGCTAATTCTACTGCAATTCAAGCAGTTAGTAATAGCCTTTCTGGATTTGCTACAGTGAGTGATTATAATACTTTAGTAACTTCTGTTACTGAAGGATTCACTTCAAGAGATAATAATCTTACTTCAGCAATCAGTAATGTAAATGCTTCTATTGAAACAGTATCTGATACTTTAGTTTCTACTGTGAATGAGAAGTTTACATCTGCTACAAATCAGACATCTGAAGTTTATTCTACTGTAAGTACTTACATTGATAGTAAAGTAGAAGAAGCTGTTAGTCAGCATATCACTGATATTTCTAATATTTATGATTCTGCTGTTGCTTATGCTTCTGCTGCTGTAAGTGAAGCTATCATTGATCACGATATTGATGTAAGTGCTGTTCTCGGTATGGCTCATGCTTATACTGATAGTCACACAAGTGATGAAGTTGTTCATATTACTTCAGAAGAAAGAGCAGCTTGGAATGCTAAAACAGATGCAGCTTCTGTTAGCTCAATTGCTACAGCTATTGCAACTAACTTAGATACAGAAGCTACTGCTTCTATTACATCTGCTTATACTGATGCTATTACTGAACAAGTTACTTCTGTAACGACAGCATACACAAGTGCTATTGCTACTACAAAAGAAGAAACTGTTACAAGTGTTACATCTGCTTATACAACAGCCGACACGAATTTGAGTATTGCTCTTACGAGTGCATATACAGCTGCTGATGAAGCTTTAACACTCAGTATTACGAGTGCTTATACTTCTGCTATTGATTCAGCATTTAACAGTATTGAAGAATATGTACTTGAACCTGCTACTAGTGATAAGATGGGTGGCGTTACTTTAACCACCATTAGTAATATTGCTAGTACATATGCTACTACAACTGAAGAAGCAGTGACATCTGCGTATACTACTGCGGATGAAACACTTTCTGCTGATATTACAACTTCTTATACAAATCTTGTTGATAGCACAAGTTCTGCTATTATAGATGAAGCTGTGTCAGCTATTGCTGAAGTCATTAGTTCGAGTACTACATTAATCACAACAAGCTACACAACTGCTGATACTACACTTAGTGAAACGCTTGTTTCAGGATATACTGCTGCTGATACAGAATTAGAAACTTCTATTACTGCAGCATATACTTCTGCTGATAATACACTTTCTGCTTCTATCACAGAAGCATATACAAGTGCTATTGCTGATATTCCTGAGTATGTTTTACCAGAAGCAACGACCTCTACAATTGGTGGAATTACACTTTCTACTGTTAGTAGTATTGCTCAAGGTTTCACAGCTACTCTCGATGATGTAATCACAAGTGCATATACACTTGCTGATGAAGAATTAGTCAGTACGTTTACTACATCTATTAATACAGTATCTGCTGGTCTTGTTGAAGATTATACTTCTAAGATCGTTGCAGTTACATCTGCTTATATTGCTGCTGATACTGCTCTGTCTGCTTCTTTAGTTGATCAGTTTACTTCTGCTATTGAAGATGCAACTTATGTACTTCCTGCAGCAACCGTAGATAGTCTCGGTGGAGTAACACTTACGACAATTAGTACGATAGCAACTTCTATTGTAGATGCTTCTGTTGAAACTGTTACATCAGCTTACACAGATGCAATTTCTGTAGAAACTGCAGCTAGAACTTCAGCAATTTCTGATCTGTCTGATGAAGTTACTTCTCAGATTACTGCTGAAACTACAGCTCGTACATCTTCTATTAATACACTTTCTTCAGCTTTAATTGATCAATTCACTTCAGCAATTACAGTTGAAGATGAAACATTTACATCCGCACTGAATGCAGCATCTGCTACAATTACAGATGAATATACATCTGCTATTAATGCAGCAGTTGATGCTATTCCAGAATACACATTACCTGAAGCTACTTCAGATACACTCGGTGGTATCACTCTGAATACTGTTAGTACAATAGCTCAGAGCTATACAACTACATTAAGTACTGGTTTAACAAGTGCTTATATCGCAGCTGATGGTGAGTTAACATCTGATTTCACAACTTCAGTTAATACGATTTCTTCTGTACTTGCTGGTGCATTTGTTTCTGCTGATAATCTGTTATCAGCTAACCTTACTACCAGTTATATTGCAGCTGATACAACTTTAAGTGCAGCTTTAGTAGAAGATTATACATCAGCAGATAGTGAGCTTAGTGCAACACTTACAAGTGCTTATACAAGTGCAATTGCTTCTGCTATTAGTAGTATTGATGAATATGTTCTTCCTGAAGCAACTGATGATACTTTAGGTGGTGTAACTTTAACTACGGTTAAGGATATTGCTACTGAAGAAGCGACTTCAGCTACTACAACTATGTCTACTACATTAGTAGATGGATATACTTCTGCAATCGCGGAAGAAGCAGTGGCACGTACATCTGCTATCACAGATGCAACTACATCTATCACGAACGCTTATGTGTCAGCTGATAGCGAGCTGAGTGAATTAATCGATACTATTAGTTCACAACTTCCTGAAGATTTCACATCTCAGCTGAACGATATGTCAGATCTCTTAACATCTGACTATACAGAAAAATATGATAAGCTTCTTACAAGTCTTACAACTTCGTATGTTGATACGACTACACTGAATACAACTTCAAGTAATATTACATCTGAGTACTTAGCTGCTATTAGCACATCTGCATATGTGCTTCCGACTGCTACAGCATCTACGCTTGGTGGAATTACACTTACAACAGTCAGTAGTGTTGCTAATGATCTTAGTACTTCTAATATTGCTGTGGTTAGAGAAGAAATTACAGAAGATTATACATCTGAGTTTACGATTGATCGCGAGTCGATGACATCTCTGGCAGCAGAATTAGCTGAAGTTTCTGCAAGTATTGCTACTGCTAGTACTTCTGACATTGCTGAAGCAGTGACGAGTGCAAGTACAATTGCTCAGAACTTAATGGATTCTGTTACAAGCGATTATCTCGATGCTATTGATACGTTATCCACGACAGTTACAGATGCATATACTTCGGCGGATACTTCTCTCAGTGGATTTGTCACTTCTAAGACTTCTCAATTAACTGAAAGCATTACATCTGGTATTGCTGATGCGGTGACAAGTGCAGAAGCTCTTGATCAGAACTTATTAGAAGTTATGACAAGTGCCTATGTTGATGCAGATGAAACGCTGTCAGCTACGATTACAGAAGAATATACAAGTGCAATAGAATCGATACCTGCTTATACACTTCCAGCAGCTACGGCTGATTCACTTGGTGGTGTTACACTGACTACAGTCAGCAACATTGCAAGTACTTATACTGATATTGCGATTACTTCTGTTACAGCAGCTTCTACAAGTTTAGCTGCTTCGATAGCCGATACTAAGACCTCAACTATTACAGATGCTTTAACAAGTGCTATTACTTTTGATAGTGCATTAGAAGTACAGTTAACAAGTGATTATACTGCTGCAGACACTACATTATCTGCTACTATCACTGAAGCATATGTTTCAGCTGATGCAGAATTAATGGAATCTGTAACAAGTATGATTGACGCAATTCCTGAATATGAACTTCCTGTTGCAACATCAACAACTTTAGGTGGTGTTACATTAACAACAGTTAGTACTATTGCTGCAGGATACGCATCTACTTCAGCATTAGCAGTTTCAAGTACTTTAGTTGCTGATTACACTTCTAAGTTTGCAGACGAAGAAGAAAATCGTACTTCAGCTCTGAATACACTTTCTGCTACAATTACAGAGGAGTACACAAGTGCTATTAACGAAATACCTGAATACACTCTACCGGAAGCTACAACTTCTGTGCTGGGTGGTATTACGTTAAATACTGTAAGCAATATTGCAAGTGGATACACTGATACTGCTCTTACTGCTGCTTCGAATGCTTCTTCAGCATTGAGTGTTTCTATTGCTGATATGAAGACATCGGCAGTTACAGAAGCTGTAACTAGTGCATTCAATTTAGATCATGGTTTAACAGAAACATTAGTTAGCAACTACACAGAAGCTGATACTTCTATGTACAACAAGATTACGAGTGAATATACTGAAGCAATCGGTGATATTCCTGCGTATACTCTCCCTGCTGCAACTACATCTGATCTTGGTGGAGTTACACTTACCACGGTTAGTACAATAGCTGCATCTCTTGCTACAACTTCTGTTAATGCTCTCTCTTCTACTTTAGTTGAGGATTATACAAGTAAGATTGCTGATGAAGAAGATGCTCGTACTTCTGCAGATACAGATCTGTCAGCTTCTATTACAGAAGCTTATATTTCTGCTGATACTGCACTTAGTGCAACATTAGTTTCTCAGATTAATCTTGCTGGTACAAATGCTACTACTTCAATTGAAACACTGTCTACAGAGTTAACATCTCTCGTTGATGAAAAGTTTACATCTGCTGATACCTTCACCTCTGAAGTTTATGCTGATGTGAGTACATACATCGATGATCAGATTGGCTCAGCTATTACTCTGCATGTAAGCGATGTTTCAAATATTTATAATTCCGCAATTGCATTCGCTAATGAAGCAGTCACAAGTGCAGTGATAGATCACGATATTGATGTTAGTGCAGTGATTAGCATGGCTAAGAATTACACTGATAGTCAGGTCACATCTACTGTAAGTGATTTAACTGATTTAGTTGAAGTACATACTTCTGATGTTGTTATTCATATTACAGCTGATGAACGTACATCCTGGAATGCTAAACCTGAGTTTACGAATGTAAGTACAATTGCTTCTACAGTTGCTCAGAGTTTTGTAGATACAGCTACAAGCAATATTACAGATGCATATACATCTGCTGATCTTGTTCTGTCTTCTACAATTACGTTAGCATATACGAGCGCTATTAACGATATTCCTGAATTCACGTTATCTGCAGCTACATCTGATACATTGGGTGGAGTTACATTAACGACAGTCAGTAATATCGCAAGTGGTTATGTTGCGGATAATTATGATACAGTGACAAGTGAATATACAGAAGCTGATAAGACTCTGTTTGGTTTACTTGCTACATCTATCACAAATGCTACCAGTGACATTCCTACATTAATCGCTAATGCTCAAACTTCTGCTGTAAGTACAGCTGTTGCAAGTGCATTTGCCCTTGATAGTGGATTAACTGAAGCAATTACAAGTGGTTACATTGATGCAGATGATACATTATCTACTGCATTAGTGAATCAGTTTACATCTGCTATTTCTGATTCTCTGTACACATTACCTGAAGCTACTACAAGCACTTTAGGTGGTGTTACATTAGATCAGGTTACAAGCATTGCAAACACTCAAGCATCTACTTCTGCTCTTAGTGTATCCGATACGGTAACATCTGCATATAAAGCAGCTATTACTTCTATGACTGATGCTATTACTTCAGACTATTCTGATGCTGATGCAACATTATCGGCTGACTTAGTTGAAGGTTATACCTCAGCTATTAATGATATTCCTGAATACGTACTACCTGAAGCTACAATGGATTCTTTAGGTGGTGTCACGCTATCAACAGTGAGTGGATTAGCGACTGGTGTAGCTACATCATTAGACGGTGCTCTGGAAAGTAGATTAAATTCTGCAATGGGATCAAACATTAATGGATTACAATCTGTGATGGCAAACAATTATGCTACCATGGGTTCTAATTTAACAAATGTTGCAACTACCATTACGAGTAATTATAAAGATGCTGATTCTGCGCTGTATACTTCCATAACAAGTGAATATACAGAAGCGATAACATCGTCGATATATGTTCTCCCAGAAGCCACTACGACAAGTTTAGGTGGAGTTACACTTAGTACAATTAGTAGTATTGCAGATGCTTATACTGTAACTGCTATTACATCTATTACAAATGCCTCTTCTACTCTGAATACTGCTATTGAAACTGCTAAAACATCTGCAGTAATTGATGCAGTAACGAGTGCTGGAGTTCTTGACGATACTTTATCTGAAGTGCTCACTAGTGCGTATGAAGATGCGGATGATACATTATCTGCAACTATTACAGAAGAATACACGAGTGCTATTGCAGCAATTCCGAGTTATACACTTCCTTCAGCTACTGCTGATACAATTGGTGGTATAACTCTTACTACAGTTAGTACGATTGCATCTGGTTATGCTGGAGCAGTTGAGGAATCTGTTACAAGCGCCTATGTGGATGCAGATACTGAATTAGACACTTCACTTACGAATAAGTTTACATCAGCGGATGCTGTACTTTCTAGTAATATCACACTTGCTTACACAAGTGCAATTAACAATATTCCTACTTATACACTTCCTGCTGCTACAAATGATTCGTTAGGTGGAATCACATTGACAACTGTAAGTAGTATCGCAACTGATCGCGCTACATCTCTTGTTAATGCAATGTCTACAACGATTACGAATGAATATACTTCAGCCATTGATGAAGCAATTAATAGTATTGAACCTTATACATTACCTACTGCAACTGTAGACAGTTTAGGCGGTATTACACTCACAACTGTTAGTACAATTGCAAGTAGTATTGCTGATGGTCTTGATACAACTCTTACTTCTGATCTTACTGTTGAAATCGCTACACAGAAGACATCTGCTATCACCGTTGCTGTAGCAAGTGCAACGTCTCTCGACGCCGCACTGTCCAGTACATTAGTGGAAGATTATACTTCTAAGATTGCAGATGCTGTTAGTGGATTATCTAATTATACATTACCTGAAGCTACCACAAGTACGCTGGGTGGTGTTACATTAGAAACCATCAGTACGATTGCTACAAGTAAAGCAAATGCTATGTCTGTCTCAATTACGTCTGAATATACAGATGCAATTAGTGCAGAACATACATCGATGGTGAATTATGTTACTTCTGAAATTAATGCAATACCTGTCTATACTTTACCTGCTGCTACTTCTGATTCTCTCGGCGGTGTTTCACTTACGACCATAAGTTCGATCGCAAGTTCTATCGCTACGAGTGCAGATACTACTTTAAGTGCAACAATCACTGAAGCTTATACATCAGCTATTAGTGATGCGTCTTATACCTTACCTGCCGCTACAAGTGATACTCTTGGTGGAGTCACTCTTACTACAATTTCTACAATTGCAGATGAGATGGCAACTTCCCATGATTACACACTTGTTGCTGCAACATCGGATAGCTTAGGTGGAGTAACATTAACTCAGATTAGTACAATTGCAAATGCTTATGCATCTGCTTCGGCTGCTACAGTTGCTGAGGCTTATGTATCTGCAGATACAGCTTTATCTGGATTGATGAATACATCAATTGTTGCATTATCGTCTAATTTGAATGAAGCAATCACAGCAGGTGATACTTCAACAATAACAGTGGCAGTAACAAGTGCTACATCGTTAGATAATGCCTTGTCTGTACTTCTGACAACAAGCTATGCTTCTGCTGATACAGTATTGTCTGCTGCGATAGTTGAAGATTATACATCTAAGATTACTTCTGTTATTAATAACCTGCCAGATCCTGGAGTCACTGAAGTTAGAGTAAGTGAAATTGCTATATCTGCTGATAATACTTTATCAGCAACGATTACAGAAGCATACACTTCTGCAATTGCTGATGCAGCGTATACACTTCCGACAGCTACAGCTGATAGTTTAGGTGGTATTACATTAACGACTGTAAGTACGATTGCTTCTGCACAAGCTTCTGCTCAAGTTAGTACAGCTACTGCTACAATTACTGAAGCTTATACGAGTGCTATTTCTAGTGCTTTGGATGCATTTGAAGTTCCTGAAACTTATGTGTTACCTTCTGCTACAGCAGACAGTCTTGGTGGTGTAACATTAACTACGATTAGCAATATTGCTAGTAGTTATGCTGCCGATGCTGTTACAAGTACTGGTGTTCTCGATACATCGTTATCAATTGAAATTACTAGTGCTTATACTGATGCAGATAATACACTGTCTTCAGCGTTGGTTGATGATTATACTTCCAAGATTGCAAGTGCAGTGGATGGACTGTCGAATTACACACTTCCAGCTGCTACATCTGACACACTTGGTGGTGTAACTCTTGACTCTGTTACTTCGATAGCATCTGATCAAGCAACATCAGTAGTAGCTAGTGTTTCAACTACTATTACATCTGAATATATGTCAGCTATTGCTGCTATTGATTATACTACTACATCTGTGGCTTATGCGACGAGTGCTGGTAATGTAACAGTTCCTGCAGCAACAAGTGATACAGCTGGTATTGTAACGTTAACACAAATTAGTGATATTGTAACATCTGAGAATAGTACACTTTCTGCAACGATCACAAGTGAATATGAAGCTTATGTGACTTCAGAACTTGATACTCAATCGACTGATATTACAACATCTCTCACTTCCTATGTAAGTGCACAGATTAGTAGTGCATCTATTGGTGGAGGTGGCATCACTGAATCTCAAGTCAGTGATATTGTCATTTCGACAATGGAGTCGAATATGACATCTTATAGTGTAGAATTAACTTATAATGGACCATTCAAAGTGTTCTATGATGTAGATTCTTCTACACTATCTTGTATTGGGGGACGTGTCCAATTAGGTACGTCTATGATGACTATTGCTGGTTCTGATGTTTCTGGTACTATTACAGAAAACGACAGAAGTATTTGTTTCTATCTTTATTACGAATCGTCTGCTTTCTCAAGCGGATATTGCTTACACAATGTTCTTCCTGCTCAGGCAACTTCAGCTCAAGGATATTACAAAGTTCTTGGCGTAGTACATGAAGATTCCGAGACGAATTCGGTTGTCGTTACACAGTATCATTATGGTGATATCGATATTAACGGACGTGTCACTCCCTAATACGAAATGTAAGTTGGGAACTGCACGCCTCTAACAGGGCGTGCAGTTCATTTTATACCTAATAATTATTGTTGCTAGTACAAGTTTAACCTAATTATCATAACAAAGGATGGTTTATTATGGCAACTTCTCAAAGAAAAATTCAAATTAAGAATGCAAACAGCGATCTTCTTTTCCCGCGCGTAAGAACGATTGACCTTGTTGCATCCAAGGCTGGTACTGATGCTGCAACCGCGTATGCATCCAATGTTACGCAGGTTTTCGATAGTGCAACTCAGACAGTTAAACCTGAGTTCCTTCCTGGCTACTTAGCTCAGATCGAAGTGAAGGATATTATCGAACTCAGTGGTAAAGGCACTTCTCTTCCTGGAATTCAGGAAGGCAAGTACTTTGCTAACACCAATACAAAGAAGATCTTCTTCTGCTCTGGTGGTTCATGGGTTGAGTATGCTGATTTCTCTAAGGATAAGCTCTATCTTATCGAAGAAAACGGCACTCCTAAAGCCTATAAGTACAATGGTGCTTCTCTGAATCAGATTGGTACAGATATTGTATCTACCACATCTGTTCGTACAACAGGTGCAGATGACAATGCTGTTCCTACTGAAGCTGCAGTCGCAGCTGCTGTTAATGCAGCATCTGCTGCAGCAGTTCTTGAAGCCAAATCTGCATTCAATTCTGCAATGGGTGCTTCTGCTGGTGTTCAGACGATCACAGCTCAAGCTGGTATTACCGGTGGTGGTGCTGGTATTGTAACAATCGGTCTTGATACTGCTAGTACAGGTAAACTCGGTGGTGTTGAAACTGTTGCTTCTGTGAGTGCAAGTGTTGCTACTGCTAAGGCTGCTTACACCGTTCCTACCGCTGGTGCAGTTGCTGCTGCTATTTCTGCAGTAGATGCTAAGATTCCTGCCAACATTGTTAATGCAGTTAATGGTGATGGTGTTATCAGTGCAGGTACCGATGCTGGTCTTGTTACCGTTTCTCTGAAATATGGTACGACACCTGCTAATGGTGTTGCTCTCAAGAGTACTGCTAGTGGCCTGATCGCTTCTGGTATTGTTGCTGATGGTACTGCTGGTACTATTGGTACGGTTGCTGCTGTCAACAGTATTTCTTCTGGTCTGGCTAATGGTTCAACTTATGTTGTCCCGACCATGCAAGCGGTTGCAAATCTGTCTTCTACTCTTGCAGCTTCTATTACTGCTGCTGGTAATACGACTGCTCTCAAGACTGAACTTCAGACATCAATCACCAAGGTTTCTAGTGCTCTGAATGGCAGTGTTACTACACTTACCGGTACAGTTACTGCTAACTCCTCAGCTCTGAATACTGCAATCGGTACAGCTTCCGGTGCTCTTGATACTAAGATTACTGCTGAACATACTTCTCTGATCACCAGTTACTTAGCATTTAGCTACATTGACTAATTCTTAATTTATGCCCACGAGATTCTTGGAATCTCGTGGGTAACTTAATTTAACAAAATAAGGTAGATTTTTTATGGCTAATGGAAAAATCCAAATTAGGGATGGCGCAGCGAATGCGTTATACCCACGCGTAAGAACAACTGATATCATGAATGGTGATGTTAATATCTCCATTTTTGATGAAAACGATGTGATTCGTCCGCAGTTTATCCCTGGTTCTGTGGATGAAATTCTTCCGTTTACTTCTACGGTGACGGGTACTACAGTCCCGACTCCTGAACAAGATTCTGCTGCTCACTACATTAATACGACAAGTAAGACGATCTATGGTACCATGTATAATGGTACGTCGTATGTTTGGGCTCCTGCACAGAATCTTACTGGTGCTGCTCTCTATACATCCGGTGGTAAACTTTATCGCTGGACAGGAACAGCTATGGCTGTTATCGATCAGGCTATTGCTTCAACGACTACAGTTCGTGCTGCGGGTACAGCTGTAAATACATTAGTTCCTACTGAAGCTGCTGTTCGTACTGCTATTGATTCTGCAGTTACTGCTGGCAACACCAATCTTGTATCCTCTGTTAAGGGTGCAAATGGCCTTACTCAGAATGGTTCACAAGGAACTGTAATTATTTCTGGTATTGATGCTAAGGGCGACAGTTCTACGAAGGGTGTTGTTATCACGACTAGTGTGATCACATCCAATGCTGGTGGTAATAGTAATGTAGTACCGACAATGAATGCAATTTACACAGCACTCGCTGGTAAGCAAGCTGCTGGAACATATGCTACATCTGCACAGCTTTCCGCTGCAAGTTCTACACTTAACGCAGCTATCGGTACAAAGGCTGCTGCAAATCATAATCACGATACTGTATATGCAGCAATATCTCACAACCATGCTATTTCTGACGTAACTGGTCTTCAAACAGCACTTGATGGTAAGGCAGCTACTGGTCATACACATGATTTTGGTGTAACCAAGATTGTAGCTGGTAAGAATATTACACTTAATCCTAACACTGGCGTTGGTGAAGTTACAATTTCTGCAACCGACACTAATACTAATCTTGTGTCTAGTGTCAAGGGTGCAAATGGACTTACACAAAACGGTTCAACTGGTAATATCATTATTTCTGGTGTCAATGCTAAAGGTGATGGTACCACGGTTGGTGTAATTGTAACGAGTAATGCTATTGTTTCTACGACTTCAACTAATGCTGCTACTGGTACTGTTAATGCTGCTGAAACATCATACATCGTTCCTACGATGCGTGCTGTCTGGAACATGAGTTCTACGCTTAATGCTGCTATTGGTACGAAACAAGCAGCAGGCAATTACGCAACATCGGCACAGTTAAGTACTGCAAGTTCTACATTACAAGCGGCTATTGATGGTAAACAGACATCTGGTAATTATGCAACGTCTGCACAGCTTTCAACTGTTAGCTCCGCTCTTAACGCAGCTATTGGTGGCAAAGCCAATACAAATCATAGTCACACTATCGCTAATATCAGTGGTCTTCAGACTGCACTTGATGGCAAAGCTGCTGCAAATCACAATCATGATACTATATATGCTGCTATCGCTCATAGTCACGCGGTTACAGATATAACTGATTTTGCTGAAAATGTTATCTCGGCTCAACAGTCTACAGTGGTTGCAGCAGGTGCATATGTTACAGTTACATCTTCAGTTGCTGGTAATGTTATTACTTACGCTGTTTCTGGACAGAAAAATACTAACTTAGTGTCCAGTGTATCTGGTACAAATGGTCTTATTCAGAATGCTACTACAGGTAAGGTTATTATCAGTGGTGTTAATGCTACTGGTACTAGTACCGGCGTTGGTGTTGTCGCAACTCTTAATGCTATTACATCTGGTGTTACTGGTGGTACTTCTTTTGTTGTTCCGACAATGCAGGCAGTTTGGAACATGAGTTCCACACTGAATGCTAAAGCTGACAACGATCATATTACTTCTGTTGTTTCTGGTAATGCTGGTATCAAAGTTACTTCTACAGTCAACGGTACGACAGTAATTTATCAAGTCAGTAACACAGTTACAAATACTAACTTAGTATCCAGTGTAACGGGTTATAATGGTCTTAGTGCTAACCCAACAACGGGTGTTGTAAAAGTAAGTGGCGTTGATACTACAGGTAACGGTACCACGAAGGGTGTTGTTGCTACAACAAAGACAATCACATCTGTAGCTACATCCGGTGATACTTTTGTCACTCCTACCGTAAATGCAGTTTGGGTTTCTTGCCTGTTCTATACTGCTATTGATTAATAACTCAGTCTGAGTTATATATTCAAATTGATAATCAGGCTATCCTATGTAGGATAGCCTGACTTTTTAATATTTAAATAAGGATATAACTTATGGCTAATGGTAAAATTCAAATAAAGGACGGTGCGGGTAATAATCTTTTCCCGAAAGTCCGTACCATCGATATGACAGATTCCGCAGGGAATGTCAAACTATTCGATGGTGAAAAAATTCGTCCTCAGTTTATCCCAAACGCTGTGGATGATATTGTTCCTTATGCAGCCGTGACGTCTAATGCAGGTGTTGCAACAGTTTCTCAGCAAGCTGATTATCACTACATTAACGTTACGTCTAAGAAGATTTATGCAACTGTGCATAATGGAACTTCTTTCGTTTGGGACGGTGGTTCTGCTCTTAATACGACCACTCTGTATACTTCTAATGGTAAGTCCTTCCGTTGGGATGGTACCAACCTTGTGGAGATTGTTCTGCCTAAAGCTATGGCATCTGCAATCAATACCAATACGAATACAAATGAGTTTGTTCCTACTGTAGCAGCTACTACTGCATATTTCCAGCCAAAGGGAAATTATGCAGCTACTGGTCACAATCATAATGGAACATATGTCTCCAAGATTGTAGCTGGTACTAACATTACACTGAGTCCTACTACAGGAGTAGGTGGTGAAATCACAATTAATGCAACTGATACCAATACTTGGGCTGTTTCTTCTGTTAAAGGCGCTAATGGTTTAACCCAAAATGCATCTACTGGTAATGTCATTATTAGCGGCATAGATACTAAAGGTGATAGTTCTACCAAGGGTGTGGTTATTACAACTAGTGTTATTACTTCTAATGCAGGTGGTAATACTTCTGTAGTTCCTACAATGAACGCTATTTATACAGCTCTTGCAGGCAAAGCTGCAACTAATCATACACACAATTATGCAGCATCAGATCATATTACTGTTGTATCTAAAGGTAATAATAATGTTACAGTTGGTTCAGCAGTTAATGGTAGTACAACTACTTACTATGTAAGTACTACTGATACTAATACTTGGGCAGTTTCGGCTGTTTCGGCTACCAACGGTGTTGGTATGTCAAATGCTGTCAAAACAGGAACCCCAGTTGTATCTGGTATTGATTGTACTGGTGATGGTACTACTGTTGGTGTAATTATCACAAGTAATGGTATTACTTCTACTACTTCTAATGCGACAAATGGGCCGCAATCTCTGAAAGAGACGAAGAACATTGTTCCTACCATGAGAGCAGTGTACAATGCTCTTGCAGGTAAAGCAGATACTGGTCATACTCACAACTATGCTGCTCAAGATCATGTGACTGTTGTGTCTAAAGGTAATGACAATGTTACAGTTGGTTCTTCTGTCAACGGTACTACTACTACTTATTATGTAAGTACAGTTAATTCTACGTACACTGCTGCAACATCTGCTGATGTTGCTCTTGCTGAAAATACTACGAAATACATAACACCTAAAGCTTTAGGTCTTGCTCCAGTAGTTAGAGCTTTTGGAGGTACATTTGGATACGCAACTTCTGCCGCATTGAGTTCCGGAGTAACTACAGGTGATCAAGCAGGTATCATATTTGCTACAGTTGCAAATAACCACAAGCTAGATGGTTTTTATCAGCGTGGTACTGGCTCCAGGCTTACTTTTAAAAATGGTCAGCTTTGGATAGAACCTATGGGTTTGATATATTCAACCATATATTCAACAATTACCAGTGGAAATACTTCCTGGACAGATTGTTATGCACTCAGAAATGTCCATTATGTTAGACCTGCTACAGAGACTGAACAAGGTGGTGTTTATTGGACTAGTACAGTTGTTTCAAAGTTACCAGGAGATAATTCTGTTCCTAATAACTTTGCTGTCTATAATGCACTTGCAGGCAAAGCAGCTACTGGTCACAACCATGATACTGCATATGCTGCTAAGACACATACTCACAACTATGCTGCTACATCACATCAACATGCTATCTCTGATGTAACTGGTCTTCAAACTGCACTTGATGGTAAGCAAGCTACTATCGCAGCTAATACATATGCTGCTTATAACCATACGCACAACTATGCCGCTGCTACACATAGTCACAAAATTGCACAAATTAGCAATTTACAAACTACTCTTGACGGTAAAGCAGCTGTTGCACATAGTCACACTAATTATATATCCAGAAATGCTGGTATTGCAGTTAATGCATACTACTTCTCTGGATTATCTAATTGTCCTGCTATGAGATCAAGATATGAAAATGCATCTTGGTTTGATAGTAATACCAACTCTACTGGTCTATATCCTGGATGGCTTGCTCCTATTACCGCTGATGGTATGACCGAAGTGTTAAATACTTTCAGTCTTGGTAGAGGTTATACCATTTCTGGTGGTTCTGGTTCATACAGTATTGCTAATTTCGGTTCATTCCTGAGTGGTTGTGCTGTTCCTACATTCATGACTTTTGCAACAACTGTTTCTGATCTTAGTACAGCAGTTTCAGGCAAAGCAGATATTGGTCATACTCACAACTATGCTACTAGTAATACTTCTTATACGGCTGCACAACTTAGTACAAACCATACGCACAACTATGCTGCTGCTACACATACTCACAACTATGCTCCTACTTCGCATCAACATGCTATCTCTGATGTAACTAATCTTCAGACTGCTCTTGATGGCAAGCAGACATCTGGTAATTATGCTACATCTTTACAACTAACTAATGTAGCTAATAAGCTTGATGGAGTATCGTCAAGTGTTGCTAATGCTAACATTGGTAATTGTGGTATTGAAGATGTCATATTACATACTGAGAGCGCAAAGTATGTTAGAGCTGATCATATTAAAGGTGATTTGTTTGTACAGCAGTTCTATAAAACAAGTGTATGTGCGACATCAGCAAATGTATCTGCTATTGCGCAAAATAACGCGACAGTCTTTATTTCTTGTACTGGAAGTTCAGCCCTGAATGGTTTCTATTACACGGGTAAGAAAGTAAGTGCAAAGAATTCTGCAATATGGGCATGCATGGAAAATGGTAAGCTGTACAGATTTGATTCTGCTCATGGTACTTTATCCGAAGTATATGCAGATACGTATGCTGTGTCTAACCATACTCACAATTATGCAACTAGTAATACTTCGTATACTGCTGCAAATCTTAGCACCAACCATAGTCATGCAATTGCTAAGGTTGTAGGTCTTCAGACTGCACTTGATAGTAAAGCAGATACTGGTCATACACATAGCGGTTATATACGTAATCAGGCAGCTTATGCTGTTGATGGATATTTCTTCTCTGGCTTGAGTGAATGCTCTGCTATGAGAAGTAAGTATGAATCTACACTTTGGACACATAGTGGTGGTTCAGGAACTTATCCTGGCTGGGTTGCTCCTATTACGGCTACAGGCGTTACTGAGATTACTAACCTTTTCAATTATTGTAAAGGATATGCTTCAAATGCTAGTGTGAACATTAATGTTCAATCCTTCTTCTCAGCATGTGCTGTTCCTACATTTATGGGATTTGCGCATGCAATTGTTGAACTTAATAATTCACTTGAAGGTAAGCAAGCTACAATCCCAGCTAATACATATGCTCCATATACTCATACACATACTGGTTATGCTACTAGTAATACTTCTTACACAGCAGCACAGCTGAGTACTAACCATAGTCACGTTCTTGCTAATGGTAACTACGGTAGTGGTGCTGTTAAAACTTATAGTGGTATAACTTCTGTTGCAACAAGTGGTAACACATGTGTTGTGCCTACCATGAATGCAGTTTGGAGTAGGTTCCAGGATGAGGGTCCGATCAATATCAACAAAATTGTTGACACAACATATGCAAAACGTGTCAGTTTTGGTGGATCAGGAGACCGTGTATTCTTCCATTTTACAGATACATCTGCTAGTAACGGAATTTATTATTTCACAGCCGATAGCGTCTGTTCATCAGAATATCATGATAGGTGGAAGCAGCAGTTAATATTTAACAGAGACGATACGGGTGTTTACTATACGAAATATCCTTCAGTCTATGAAGGAAATAATTCTAATATAGTTTATGACTATCGTGCTGAAAGAATAGCTGGATCTTGCTTTGTTCTTAAATGCATCTTCTCTGATTTAACTCCGCCAAATAGTCTTGTATCTTCAGGATGTTGGTACTTTGACGCAACAAACAAGAAGTTCCAGTATTGTACCGACACATCACAGAATCCAAATGGAACAGTAGCAGCTGGTTATAGAGGAGTTACTCTTCCGTTTGCATTAGCATTTAATATGCAAGATTTAACATTATATTGCTGGAATGGTACAGATCTTGTTGATGCAACACCACAGTTTGAAATCAGTGCTGGTGTAACTGCAAGTACTGCAATCGCTGCAGCGTTATCAAATGGTGGAAAGTCTGTGATAAATGTCACCGCTGCTGCTACGGCGTTTGTTAGCTTTAAATCTACTAGAAAATTATAATAAAGGACACTTAGATTATGGCTGGTGAAATTAATTTAACTCAACTTACAGAGTGGGTTAGTTCTGCTACCGGTTGGGTGCAGAATCTTGTGTACCCTGAGCTTCATCCAAGGCAGTTTGATACAAGGTATTTTACCGCTCAGACTGCTGCAGCAAGTTCAGGACGTATTACTCCGATTGTACAAAGTTCTAGCATTGCATCTGCATCGTATTGGCCTATAAAGGCTTCTTGGTGTGCATATGCTGATAAGCTCGGAGGTGCTACTAAAGCTGAAATTATCTCTTCTGCACAATCTGGCATGAGCGGTGGTGGCAGCGTAGGTTATGCACAGTATTGCGGGTCTCTTGGCGGCACCGGTTCCGGTGGTGGCGGAGGATCAGCAGGTGTTGTTAAAACAATGTGTGCCAATGATTTACACAATGTATGGGCATCGTATCGTAACAATCTGAACTATGCAGAAGCAAGTTGTGCAGATTGTTCGTATGTTGTTCCTACAGCTGCTGCTGTTGTTGGATTACTGTACAACGTTTTGAGTAATGCTGGTATATTTACTGGTTATTGATGTTATTCGATACTCCTACGACCTTTCGGTCGTAGGAGTATCTCTTTATTTATATCGATTCTAAATGCTTTGTTTTTTCCACTTCGAGTGAAGCTGTTACACGAGCTTTGCAGAAATAATTTGTTATAGGACCAATAAATTTGGTTACTGTAAAAGTATAATCAACTTCATCAATTACACCAGATCTAGTCATGTATTGTAAACTATCACCAGTTTTAGATGAAAGATCACGTTTTGTTTCATCTTCACCATCATAGTGACAACAGATACGATAACCAGGTCTAAAGGTAAACGGTATTGCTGCATTCCAAGAGAAGATAGCAATACTTCTTCTGTAAGAATTTAAAGCTGATTGAATTGTAAACGGATTACTTTTTGTATCCATATATTGTAAATTGGACTTAGTACTTGTAATGCCAATTTGTGTATTTTGCTGATCTTGAGTGAGATATGCATTATTAGGCGTTTCGTGAATATTGATCGGCCACACTCCGTATTTAGCACTTTCAGGATCATCAGCTTCAAGTACTGTACGACCTACATCAATATCACGATCAGAATGATGTATGACATAACCATAACCTGTATTCTCTAATCCAGTATCTGCTAAATCCTGGAATGTTGCTTCATCGTTACTGACAATATGAATAGTTTGATTTTCAAATCCATGATAACATTGCATACCAGTGTAGTTATTTTCACCAGCTATATAGATGTGTACCATACCACCATCACCAAGAGTATTTAAAGTAACTTCACCACGTACAGTAGAAGTACTTGAGATAGAACGAGATGCTAAGACTGCAGAATCTTTTTCAGATTTCCAATCGTTTTGTTCCGTTTTATCTTTGGGCATAATCGGATTAGTTTCGAATTTAGGATAAATATATAACGCTTTTCTCTGGAAGAAGAATCCTAAACCTTTGTTATAAACACCATAATGTTCTTGTAAAAATTCAAGAGCATCAGGAATAGACAAAACAGGTGGAATGATTAAATTATTATAAACTGTTTTATTATCTGGATCAATAAGCATGATAGCATCAACACATCCAGCTACTTTAGCAATACCCCAGATAGCATCTGCTACTGTACTCTTTGTAAAAATAGCATTACAGTCTTCAATTCTGAAAAGATAATCTTCTTCAGGAATTAACTGAAAACTAATGTTGTCTAATAATTGTCCCTGATGTGAAATATTCATTCCTTCTTCTGTAGGAATAATACTTCCACGTGGATTTTTCTTAAGAAGATCTACTTTATCTTTGAAAATACAATATGCATTTTCAATAAACAAGATAGGTTCTCCAGGAGCAGTCTTTCCATAAATAGCACCAGTATTGATATCCATGGAATAAAGGATAACATTACAACGAAGATCTTTATAGTTGTAGAATAGCAATTGATATTGATCAACTGTTAATTTACAATTGATTTCATAATGATTTAAATAATTTGTAGTAAAGTTTTGTTGAATACGAAATCCATTCATACGAATAGGCGTAAATTCAAAATAATCACGTTCTTCTTTTGTATTAGGATCAGTATACTTTAAACCATCTTTAAGTTGGTTATGAAATGTAACTTCAATGTAATAACTAATAGGTTTAGGTGCTTCAGTAATTTTGATATTTGTAGAAACACCATTAACAGAATTATAGTTATCACTTAGAACAGGATTTAAAATTGCTTCAATATTAGCTCGAAGCTGAGGTGATATATTAGTTAAATTTTGCATAGTCGATTACCTTATACGAAGTTGCGAGCTATCATGCCATATTTGTTGTCAAAGTCAGGATCTGGTTCACCAGTAGCACGATAAGAGTAATGGTTTTTATATCTTTCATAACTATCATGAAATAGAAGTCCTGCTGCTTCTGCTTTTTTCAAATAGACTTCTAGTTCTGGATGACCCGGAGCAACACGTTGTAATTCGTAAATATAGGTATCTAATATTTCGATTACCTTTGGATAATTTTCTCTTGGTTTAAATAAACAAAATGTAGTATTGTTATCGATCATATCTACCATGTCGGCAACTGAATCGAAAGCTGTAGCTACATTTTGTTCTGGGGGATTGTACACCATGTCTGGAATGAATCCTTCTTCGAATTGATAGTCCGGGAATTTCTCGTTGAATTCTTCAACCGAAACAGGTCTTCCATTTAATCTCGGTAAATCTGGTTTTGATTTTTGTAAAAAATATTTAGGTATAACTTTAGTATAAACTTCAGGAATAGAAACATAAAACATTTTCTTATTCATTAAATCAGAAATGTCTTCCATATGAACCTCCTTAATTGGCTATAGGATGAGTTGTTATATTTATTGTGTATAGTAGTATATCTTATACATCGATTGCCTGTGTAGCCCAACGGCAGAGGCAACAGAATTAGAATCTGTGTAGTGTACGTTCGAATCGTATCACAGGCACCACTTGATTCATTGGTAGGGTTGCAGAGTGTTCAAATGCAGCGGACTGTAAATCCGCCGGCTCAGCCTTCGATGGTTAGAATCCATCCCCTACCACCATTTGCTCTGGTAACTCAGTCGGTAGAGTAACGCCCTTTTAAGGCGTGAGTCCTGGGTTCGAGTCCCAGCCAGAGCACCAAATTAATAAATAACACAAGCTACTCCGACTTGGAGTAGCTTGTGATACAAATTTTTTTGTATTGATATTAGTATATATTATGCGAGTTAAGTGAGAAATCACTTAGCTTAGCGACGGGGAGAATTCGTCCGGTCTGCAAAGATCGATCAATTCTCTAATATCGTGATGAAGTTTACTTTTCAACTTTCTATTATTGCACAGCGATAAAACACCTGAGCGATTTAAGTTGTAAAGTTTAAAGTAAAGTGCACGTTTAATAATCTTATCATTCGGTTTGTCTGATAAGTTATACAATTTAACCAGAATATACAGAAGTGGATATTGAGTTAAGAACTTTAAATATCTTGCTTGTGCAAAATCTGGTAAAGTGATATGACGATCAAACCACTTCATATATTTATATATGGAGATAGGACCAGATAAGTCAGGAATCCATTTGGTGTAAATGAAGTCATTGACTGAGTAATTCTTTTTCTTAAGTTGGTGATAAAAAAGATCTAGATTTTCTTGTGCAGATTTGACTGCAGCAAAATCTACAATTAAAGAAGATGTGGGTTCTAAATCTTCATTATCAAAGAAGTTCTTGATTAATGTAAAGATATAACAACGTACACAATCATTGTAAAAATTATTCATCAGATATTCTTTTATGAAGGACGATGCGTTATAAGACTTTCCAGTCTGTTGCATTTCATCCACATAGACACAATACTTCATAGCTAATGCTGGTAAATCTATTGCCGCAATTATCATCTTCGGAGCGGAACGTTTGTATTGATATTGCATCTTTAGAATATAACTACATAATTCTGTGGAGTCGTTATAAATGATATTGATTGGATTTACATCCTTCCATTGATCAAGTCTTTTTCCTAATGGTAAATCCATTAAAGGAAATTCGCTTCTGCATGGTATCATGTATTCCTGAACTACTTCTCCTGTAACAGGATTAGCAAAACAGTTTTGTAAACTTGATACACTATAATTAGGAGCTAATTGGTTGATCAATCGGATGTCACAATCCATGAGTATCTTAGCGTATCTTTGTGCTGGTGGAAGTTTATTAAGTGACTCAGCATCAATCGCGTTTAGAATTTTTAAGATCTTATTGACCCAGGGTGTTATAACAGTAGTTCCGTGAATTACGGCATCTGTATACATGTTAGTTTTTAACGAAATGTATGATAACATCCTAAGCCAAGCAACAATAGGCTTTTCATTTCCTGTTGTTGTAAGGTTTAAGATTGTACTAAGCATGGTGCTTATCCTTATAAATAATATATCGTACTTGTCCGGTATAAAATGCCAAAAAGATTCGATTCATTTTTTTAACAAATATATATTACTATATTAGAGGAATGAACTTCCTCTAAATGTGATATCACAAAACCAAAGAAAGGACCCTTACAATGGGTAAAGTCGTCAAGACGAAGTCTGCAGCTACAGCTGCAACGAGCAAGAAAGGTCTCTCTGTCCAGATCGAGACGTCCGATGAAACCGTGAACACTGCACCGGTAGTTCCTCCTGCACCGCCTGCACCTCCGGTAATGCCACCTCCTCCGCCGATCCAGGAAACTGCAAATGTGGAATCTACCGCAACTCGTAAAGATGTTATCGGTTTCTTCCATCAGATCAGTTCTCTGAGTCCTGAAGGAACGAAGTACATTGAAGATATCATCAATACGATTGACAGTATCAAGATGCATCCTCGCAAAGTTGATGTCATGCCTGGTACCGACAGCATCGCGGGTGAATATCGTGTGCTTATCGACAAGAGTACAGGAAATGCTATCCTGCTCCTCTTCACGGAATCTTACAATCCGTGCCTTGTTCCTCTGATCGACCGTGTTCCGGCTATCCAGACTAGCAACAAGCTTAATCTGGTCCAGTCCATTGTCGTTGACAAGGAAGCTGGTGACTATACTCGTGCAGATCGCATGGGTGCTCACATCTACAATACGTTCGTGGCTTATGATCCGAGCATCAAGATCAACGCTTCTGTCTATCGTGACATGAAGATTTCCGCTAATACGAACGTCAACGCTGTTAAGGCTTACATCGATCGTAAGTCTCCTCATGTCATCCAGGATCGTGTTGACTGGGGCGTTCTCCTGGAGTTCGATGATACTTCTCGCAACTTCCAGGGTTATCAGTATACGCAGGATTATCTCCGTACTCCTATGCTGGCAGTCGGTGGTTATACTCGCTTCATTAAGACGAATATCGACAATGTTGCGAAGTTCTATCCAGTTCTTGTGATAACCAATATCACGGCTGAAGTTCCGGTTCTTGCAGCACTCAATATCGCTCTGCCGATCGTTGCAAATCATATTGCTTCTATGAACCTTTGGAAGAAGCCGTATTCAACGTTCGCCAAGGATCAGCCGAACCTCGGTTATCTGTTCCAGGATGTCCAGAACAAGACTCTCAAGTTCTTCAGTTCTCCTGAAGAAATGAATATTGAGATGACTCCTCATGTTCTGCCTGCTGGTATCATGATCGATATTCCGGAAGGTCGTGCACACCTTCCGAAGCTCGAACTTCTCTATGATGTTCGTAAGTCGAATATTGGTACTGAAGCGAATCCGGTTTGGGTTGCTAACAATCAGATCACGATGTGCGAATGCACTGCTGATTATTATGGACTCACTACTCCTGGTCTCGGATTTAACTACAACGTTATCAATACCGAGTACATCTTCACGAATTATGAAGGCAATATGCTCTTCGAAGGTAAGCGTCTCGATACTCGCTTCGGCGATTATCTCAACTTTGTCACTGCGACTAAGACGCAGACTCCGGTCATCAACTCCTTCCTCGAGCAGTATGCTCAGTCTGATTATCGCATGAAGGCCATTGCTTCGCTGCTCGGCGAAGATTCCGCTAAGATCACGTATCGTTCCACTGGCGTGTTCTTCAACAATGGCTATATCAATTATCTGACTCAGCTCCTTGCCAGTGTCGTGAAGTATGTCACTCCGACTTCTCTCGATACTCCGATCACTCTTCCGTCTCTCATTAGCCAGATGACGAATGTGCCGCTGACCAACGGTCTCATGAGCCAGGGCTATAACAACGGAATCTACATGGCTTATCATTGATTGAATTCTGTAACATCAGGTATGGTTGAATAAACTGTACCTGATGTTCTTTTTCCAATAATCCTAAGCACATGTGGAGGTGACAAGTGGACGAAAGATGCAGTCTACAAGAATTTTTTGAATTAGCATCCTTATCCTTAGTGAACTATGATCAATTGTTTGCTGAAGATGAAGGTGCACTTGTGATTCAATATACCGAAGATTCGGTTCTTGTTAAAGATCAGATGGCTAAGAATAAGCAACTGTTCTTCCAAGATGGATCACGAGATTTGACCAATATTGCATCTTGTGATTGCGGTCATTTGTCAGGAAACTACATGGAAGGGATCTGTTGTCCTAAGTGTGGTACAATAGTCAAGACAAACTTTGCTGAAGAATTGAAGTTTAAAAGATGGTTAGAGATCCCTGATTTCCTTCCACCTGTTCTTCATCCTGGAGCATATCGAGTCTTGGAAAATTGGCTACATCCAAAACAAGGACTTCTGCCTGCGTTAATGAATGTTAACCAGCCTCTTCCTGCAGAGTACCAAGGCATTCTTAGTCAAGGCTTCTGGTATTTCTACAATAACTTTGATAACATCATTCAGTATTTTGCATCTCTGAAGAAGTATAATACTCCAACAGAGAAACCACGAACTGAAGCAGCTCTTCAGTTTGTTGCAAAGTATCGTGATAGGATGTTTACCAGACATATTCCAGCATTAAACAGTAGCTTACACTTAGGAACAAAGAGTGGAACTATTTCGTATAACGATGGAGTTGTAGGATATATCATCCAAGCCAAGTTGGAAATGTGTCATCTGATTTATGTGTATCATAATAGCACATATAGCAAATCGTATATTGACGAACGCATGTGGGTTATCTATAATGCATTCCTTGATTATACTTTAGCAATTCTGAATAAGAAGCTGTTGAAGAAGATAGGATTCATTCGTAAGCAACTCTTAGGTGCTCGTCTGTATTGTAGTGCTCGTGCTGTGATTGTGCCGATTTCAGATATACACAATTACGACGAAATTTATATTCCGTGGCTTATGGCAGTTGCGGAATTGAAATTGGAAATTGTTAATGTGCTCATGAATCGTAAAGGTTATACTGGTCCACAAGCTCTGGAATTACATGAAAGAGCTCTGGCCCAATTTGATCCTATGATCTATGAAATCATTAATATCCTTATAGCAGAATGTCCGTATAAAGGATTACCAATCCTGATGGGTCGAAATCCGTCATTAAGACTTGGTGCAATCTTCCTTCTTTATGCGACACGTGTGAAACCTGAGTATGAAGATGCAACTGTATCTATCAGTGCTCTTGCTTCAGCAGCACCGAACTATGATTTTGATGGTGATGCAATGCACATGTTGTTCTTGAAAGAAATGGCTGAAGCACCTAAGTTTATGGGTATTCATCCGACTAACGTTCTGCTCGCATCATCCGAATCATTGATATCTTCGGATATTCAGATCACTGATCAGGCTTCATTAGCTATGAATGCTTGGTTACTTGATCAGACTCAAGCCAAACCCGATCCAGATTACATTTACAATTCATAACAAGGACGCGTTATGTCAAAACAAATCTTCGATCTCATTAAATCGATTATTCAGGAGTTCTATCAAGCAAACGATAAACTCTTGAACGATTCGATTACCATGGACTCAAATTTAGTTGATGATCTGAAACTTGATGTGTATGAAATTCAGGAACTCATCATGTCGTGTGAAGAAAACTATTTCATCGATATTGATGATCCGACAATTGAATCGATCCATACAATCAAAGATCTTGTCAACGCAGTTAAGGCAGAGATTGATAAGAAGAAAGCAGCAGAGAAAGCGGCTGCTGAAACTAAGATCTCTGTTGAAACAACAGAAGAATCAGCTTCTGCTACTGAAGGTGAAACACAACCTGAGGAACAGACGACGGTTGCTGAAACTGTAACCATGGAAGAAATTGAGTAAGAGGGCAACGTACAAGGAGATCTACCATGTTCGTAGCACCCTTACAACAAATAGATAACGTACCTACACTTTATGGATTGATTGGTGGAGTACAAAGCCAAGTTGTGCTTGATAACATCAATTCTAAATGGGGTGGTACGGCTTCTGTGGCCTTTGGCCAAATTTCAAATCCTATGAATGAGCATTATCGCAATTTCATGGGATTGATCCAAGGACAAATTGCTCGAACTGATAATCTGATACGTGAAGTTACACAAAGTGTTCTGTATCCTGAACATTGGCGTGTGATAGATAGTGAAGAAGCACTAGCTGCAGCGCCAGCTTGTATGCAACCTGCACTCCTGATGACACCAGGCGTATTTGAATTATTCAAAGAAGGTAAACTGTCTGCTTGGAACTGGGATCCAGCAACATTCCCAGATGAGGATGTCTATGGCAAACAGCTTGAGAATGGTAGAATTACAATTCATCCAGACGATGCTGACAATCTTCCTGAAGCTATCGTCTCTACCTATGATACGGCAGAGATAGATTTCCAGATGACGGAAGAGCAAATGGATATTCTCGAACAATCTCGTAAGTTCTTAATGGAAGAATTAGCCAGAGAACTTGGCGAGGATGGACAAAGAAGAGATATTACTGATTTAAGTAATACCATTTCTGTCTGAACTTCACTGTGCTGCATGGAATTTCCATGCAGCACAGCTTTGTTTTTTCATTTTATGAATCTTATTGAAGGAGATAGAATTATGGCAAAAGCAGTTGTACCTCAACTTGATATTAATCATCCACTTGCTGAGAATAAATCAGACAAGATGATTAGTTTATTAAAATTTCTTATGTTTAATCCAGGATGGATCTCATCTTGGTATGATGATAGTTTACTGAGTATGAGAAAGAGCATGGCAAAATATACTGAAGATAGCTCTAAGCTCGTGCCAGGTATTCAGCAATTATTGAACGAGGCTATTCATCATTATTATCCTGAATATACTTGTGATATCAAGGTAATTCCTGATGAAAACGACCCAACATGTTACACTATGGATCTTCGTATTATTGATAGTATCGGAAATCCAGTTATTCAAATGGAACGTATTAAAAAAGATCATAGTGGTTTATTTGTGCTTGCTCATTAATTTTGTAGGATGTGCTCATCTGAGCACATCCTATTAAAAATTTTAAATAATTTTTATTATATACTTTATACACACAAGGAGGTACACATGAACTTAAAGAACAACGATAATTGTACAGTCGATTTTGATCGATTAGATGACCCAGAAGAATCGAAGAAGCTGGCACATTTGTTCAATCTTCAAGTATATCGTAAGAACATTATGAGTACAGAAGATTTTGAACAGTACAAGAGATTGTTTGAAACATCTGGCGATATCAATGCAGAGGAATTAAGAGGTTTGTCTCTTGAATACATGAATAGGATTGATCCTTATCATCCTGTCTATATTGTAAAAGATATGAGTTTCTCTACAGTAGAGGAATTATTGAAACCTGATAATGTTGTTTTAACTCTACCTGCCATTTATAACAAGATTGGTGTTGTGAACAATCTTGGAAAAGATGGTGTGAATATCATGCAAGCATTCAACAATCTTGCGGCAACAGACATTGATGATAGATTTGATCGTAAGAAACAAACTTATAGCAAAAGTTTACAGACTGCGATTAATCTCATGACTGATCAGAATAAGCTTGATACAAATAAGAAACAAGCTCAAGAGATGGCAGCTCAAGCATTAGCTCAGTCAGGTAAAACTGTTCAGCAGAATGAAGATTCAGGAGAAGAATTATCTGAAGAAATCATTAGGCAATATCAAGGAAATAATACTCCAGTAAATCCAGGTTCGGAAGAGGTAGAAGAATTCTTATGAAAATTGTATTCTTGACAGATATTCATATTGGTGCTCCAAAAGTTTATCTTGATCGAATACATGAAAGTTTACGCAAGTATGCGTATCCAGAAATTGAAACTGCACAATTACTATTGTTGGGTGGAGATTTCTTTGATTGTCTTCTGAACCTCAATTCTGATGCTGGCATCATTGCACTCTTTATCATCGATGAATTAATTGAATTAGCAGTCAAGAATCATATTTACGTTAGAGTATTGCGTGGTACATTCTCCCATGATCGATATCAAAATCGTTTATTTATTGATCGTGCAAGAGAAATACCTATGTACAAAGATATTCCACTTATTCGGATTATTGAAAAGATTGAAGTAGAGAGATTTACACCGTATAATCTTGACATTTTGTATTGTCCAGATGATCAACCACATGAAGATGTGACACAAGCTATCTTAGATGTATTAGATGCAAATCATCTTGATGCTGTAGATTATTTCTGTTGTCATGGTTTTTGGGATCATTTACTTCCTTCTACGATACCGACTAGACCACATGATTGTTTGGACTACAATAAGTTAGAATCAAAAGTACGTTGTCATATTTTTAATGGTCATGTACATAGTCCTAGCATTTGGAATAAAGTAATCTCTGGTGGAAGCTTTGAACGATTCAGACACGCTGAAGAAGAAGATAAAGGGTTTTGGACAGCAGAGTACGATCCTGATAAACATACATCAATTGTTAGATTTATAAGGAATAAAGAGGCAGTTCCTTTTATTACAATTGATCTAAGTTTACATCCGTCGACAGAAGAGGTAATGTCGTATTTAGATAGACGCGTTGAACAAGCATTCATTTACGAGAATGCTTTAAATCGCGTCATGCATATCCGGTTAATCGGAGATGGTAGTGCTGTAATGCCTGCAATGAAGGATAAATATCCTTATGCAGTTTTCACAGAAAAACATATTACTGAAGCTAAGAAAGAAGACATGATGTATCAAACTGATATTACGCATGATCTTCCTTTAATAACAGTAAGTAATCTACCTGATCTGATTTATGACAACGTCCATCAAAAATATCCCGAGCTCACTAGGGATAGAATCAAGGAGATTTTAGATGGAACAGGAACTGATTAATACCATGAGTCTAGATGGTAGTACATTAGACTTAGGTAGTCAACCCGTTAGTGAAACAATTCAAAATATTTTATTATCACCCAATTGTGATATTGATACTATTTTAATTAATGCTTCCACAATTTGTCGAAATGTCTGTAGTACAGTTTACTCAACTGAACTGAAAAAAGATATGGTTGCTAAAAATACATTAGAAGCAGTAGCTGATAATGTCATGCGAACACTTCAGATTCTAGTTTCAAATATTGAAGCAGATTTTGCATGTATGCCAACTACACCTATGGTTCGATATATTCGAGTATACATAGCAGATTATTCTACAATCATACCTTCTACTTATTATAGATTTCCTACTGATCAGTTTGTTGCTCGAGTGGAACAGATTGTAAGAGATCGTATTAAGTATTCTCAGAATGGACATGGTAATTGGAAATTAAATTTTGCTCAGCTTTATTTCGAAGGCAAAATTCCACCATACATCCATTTACAAGAGGATATTCTTAGTGCAGAAAATCTTCATAATGTTTTGATGGTGAGTCATCATCCTATTGATTATCACCTTCACTCTAATATGAATAAGTGGATTTTAGTCTCTTCCTTCACTGGAGCTAAACATACTGCAGAAGCATTAAGTGAGATGGTATTCAACAAACCCTTATTGCCGTTTAATCAATCTACTCATATCTTGCTTGGGGATAAAGTAGATATGAAAGCTGCTCTGCAAAGAGGAGCTAAAAGAAAACTAATAGAGACTATGACAAAAGAGACTTGGTATCTGTTAGCAGAAAAAGATATAGAAACCAAACTTCATCAAAACCAAATTTTATTACCTTATCATATTTAACCCGTAAAGGAGAACCCACGAATGGGAAAATACAACATTGATGACCTTAGACTTAAAGGTCCGAGCTATCGTTCGAAAGATGGCACGTTACAATTCCGCGTCTGGATGGGACATCTGATGATGTCGGTTTATGGTCCGGATCGTAATCAGAAACCTCTGTTCAACAAGTCGTTGAAAGAGGATGAAACCTTCTTGGTTAGTCGTTACATGACAAATCTTCTGAAAGCAGATCCTGGCAAAGAGTATTCTCTGGTTTATAATACGTATGATTATAAAGAGAAGCAGAGAAAGCTTGATTACATTCTAGTCCTGAAGAAAGATGAGAAGAAAGTTTATCACATCATTCTGAAGGCAAATGGTCAGAACTATGATTTCCCGATTGTCAATATCAATGCAATCGCTTTTGGTACGGGTGAGATTCCGCCCGATGAGAAGAGTGAAACTACTTTCAGTCATTTAATTCATCATCTTCGAAATGTTGTTCCGGTGCAGGTTCAGCTTTCGTCCTTCCCGATGGAAAATCAGGGTGGTGGATATAGTGGCGGTAATAGAGGTGGTGGATCGTCTTATAACAGCCAGAGTGATTTTGGCAATAAATCAGGTGGAAGAAGTAACCTCCCACCTGATGACGACATTTTCGCTCAAGCGTAACATAGATAGAGATAGGGATTCTCCCCTATCTCTATTTCTTTTTTAAAGGATTTTTATTATGGCTTCTAAAAAAAGTAAAAAGAGTTCTAAATCAAAGGTTATTAAACCTGTAGAACCTGTAGAAACAAAAGTAGATGTCGACGCAACGCCAACTCCTCCTAAAGAGAAGAAGGCTAAGAAGATTGAGAAGATTAAAGAAGAGCTTGGTATTAAAGATACTTCTAAGCCGGAATTAACTAAAGAAGACTATATCAATATGGCAGATCAGTGTGAACGTTTCAGAGATGCTGTTGCGATTGGTTCGGTTAATTTCTCAATCACAAAATTCGCAATCTATTATAAAGATAATTGGTATCTTGCTTCTTATAATAGAGATACAAAACACATTAGTAAAGTATATGGTTCTGCTTATCTGACAACAGATGAGAAGAGAGCATTTGCTAGTGCAAGAAATCGTCGTAGATTAAGAGAGCGTAACAAAGCTCTATTATCAAAACCAGGTGCGATTGCAAACCTGCGTCCTGCAATTATTAATAGTGTTGATGAAATTTAATTATGTTATTGTTCCAAGCTGATTATCAGACACAGGGAGGAATGCTCCAGACGAATACAAAGAATAGATCTTTTATTCGTATGGTATTCCTCCTGGAACGTATGGGAATTAAAAATAACAAATTCTTTCTGCATTTAAGTCAGCCTGAACTGGCAAAGTACGATCCTCATAATTTAACCGATCCAAGTAGTGAGCTCGTTGCGCGAATAGCGCACGAGTGTAAAATCAATATTTGGTATTATTTAAGAGAAGTGATACGAATCAGTGCTCCTGGTTCTGCACCAATTCCTTATCAGTTAAATCGTGCTAATTTAGCACTATCTTGGTGCTTTGCAAATAGTGTCAATACGTTTATCACAATGCCTCGTCAGAAAGGTAAAACGATTGGTACTATATCCTTAGACTCATGGGCTATGTACTTTGGTTATACCAATGCTACAATAGCAATGTTCGCAAAAGACGATACCCTGATTCAGGATAACGTTAAACGTATGAAAGATATGAGAAATAATCTCCCTGATTTTCTTGTGTCCAGATCTGTACGTGATACAGATAATAAAGAGGGTTTGAGCTACGCTGCTCTTAATAATGAATATAAAACTTATGTAGCTCAAGGCGATAGATTGGCAGCTGCTAAGCAGGCTCGTGGTGCTACAATTCCATTACAGCACTGGGACGAGTTCGCTTACTATCGTAACATTGATTTGAGTTATCCATCAGCAGCAGCTTCTATGGATATGGCAAGTAAGATTGCACATGAAATGGGATTACCTACTTGTAAGATTATTACTACAACTGCAGGTCAGTTAGCTTCACCAGCTGGTGCATATGCCTATCGCATTAAATCACATGCTGCTAGATTTAAAGAAACTTTGTATGATCTTCCTGATAGACAAGCATTACAAGCATTCTTGGATAGGGAATCTACAAACAATATGTTCTACTTAGAGTATTCTTACCAGCAACTCGGTGAAACCGATGAATGGTTAAAGAGAGTTACTGCAGATAAGACTCAGGTAGAAATTGAAACAGACTATTTGAATATTTGGCAGGTTGGTACCGGATCCAGTGTTGTTCCTGCAGCGTTGTTGAAGAGAGTTGCTGCTTCTGTTATCGAGCCAATTGATTACAGTACTTATGGAACATTAACGGTGAACTGGTATGTATCCAAGTCCATTATTTTAAATGAAGATAATAGAAATAAGCATTACATTATTGGTTGTGATACTTCAGATAATGTGGGTGAAGACTTTACAACACTTTGCGTTCTTGATCCTACTGATCTTGGTGTCATTGCAACTTGTCGTGTTAATACACCATCCTTTACTCATGTTGCACAATGTGTAATCGATTTAATGGAAGAATTACCAAACTCTGTTATTATTCCTGAACGTAATAAGAATGGTGCAGTTCTTGTTGATGTTCTGATTGATAAGATGATTTCTCATCATGAATCTCCTTATAGACGTATCTACAATACATTTATACAGGATTGGTCAACTACATCAAAAGACTTAGATAGAATTGACCTGTCATCGGGTATTAATCGCAAGCATTTTGGTTATAATACAACTGCTGCATCTCGTGATGATTTATATGGAAAGGTCTTGATCAATCAACTTAACATTATGGCTGATCGTGTTTTTGACTATAACCTTTCAGAAGAAATCAAAGCTCTTTCAGTTCGTAACGGACGTATCGATCACATCATTGGTCAACACGATGACTTAACTATGTCTATGATGTTAGCAGGATGGTTTGCTTTGTATGGCAAGAATCATCACATGTATGGTATTCCTAATAATCTGATTTTACAAGGTGTAACAAACACCGGTGAATCAGTTGATCCTTCTGTTAAAGCAAGACATCAACAAATTGATAAACGAATTAAAGAGTTAAGAGGCATTTTACAACTGGAAGCAAATCCAATTCGTAAAGCCACATATGAACGTGAATTAAAATCACTTCAAGATATCTTTAATCCGAATATGATCCAGGAAGATCACGTCTCTGTTTCAGCTATTCAACAAGAAACGGAATCTCAAAATGTAGTCGATACAGACTTCTTAACAAAGTTGAGATTCATGTTAAAGAGATAAAAGTTTTGACTGGATATTTTATACGCGATTCACCTCAAAATCACAAAGGAGTACATGTATGTATCAAGTGCAAAAGCGTGACGGACGTACCGTTGATTTCGACATTACAAAAATCACAAATGCAATCAAATCGGCGTTCGATGCGCAGGAGAAAAATTATCATCCTGATGTTATTGATTTCTTAGCTTTGAAGGTGACAGCAAGCTTTGATTCTAAAATCAAGGATGGTATTATCACAGTAGAAGATATTCAGGATTGCGTGGAACAAGTGCTGATCCAAGCAGGATATGCTGATATAGCAAAAGCATATATTCTGTATCGTCGTCAGCGTACCAAATTACGTGATACGAAGTCAACTATCATTGATTTCAAAACCACGATTGATAGCTACCTGAAAAATGTTGACTGGAGAGTAAAGGAAAATTCGACTGTAACTTACTCAGTTGGTGGTTTAATTTTATCTAACTCTGGTGCATTAACAGCAAATTATTGGCTATCAGAAATTTATGATGATGAAATTGCAAACGCTCATAGAAACGTTGATATTCATCTTCATGATTTATCAATGCTCACTGGTTATTGTGCAGGTTGGTCATTAAAGCAATTGATTCAAGAAGGACTTGGTGGAGTACCTGGAAAGATCACAAGTGCTCCCGCATCTCACCTTGTTTCAATCTGTAATCAGATGGTTAACTTCTTAGGTATCATGCAGAATGAATGGGCTGGAGCTCAAGCGTTCTCATCATTCGATACTTATCTTGCACCATTCGTGAAAGTTGATAATCTCAGTTACAATCAAGTTAAGAAATGTATTGAGTCATTTATTTTTGGTGTGAATACACCGTCACGTTGGGGAACACAAGCTCCGTTCACCAACATCACTCTTGACTGGACTGTGCCAAATGACTTAGCAGAGCTTCCTGCTATTGTTGGTGGTAAGGAACAGGATTTCAAGTATAAAGATTGTAAGAAAGAAATGGATATGATTAACAAAGCCTTCATTGAAATCATGATTGAAGGTGATGCAAATGGACGTGGTTTCCAGTATCCAATTCCTACTTACTCAATCACAAAAGACTTCGATTGGAGTGACACTGAAAATAATAGACTCCTGTTTGAAATGACTTCGAAGTATGGTACTCCATATTTCTCTAACTATGTAAATAGTGATATGGAGCCGAGTGATATTCGTAGCATGTGCTGCAGACTTCGTCTTGATCTTCGTGAGCTTAGAAAGAAATCTGGTGGATTCTTTGGTAGTGGTGAAAGTACTGGTAGTATTGGTGTTGTTACAATCAATATGCCTCGTATTGCTTATCAGGCTACTGATGAAAAAGATTTTTATAAGCGCTTAGATAGACTGATGGATATTGCAGCTCGTTCGTTGCATATCAAACGTAAAACAATTACTCGTTTCCTTGATGCAGGTCTTTATCCTTATACCAAACGTTATCTTGGTAAGTTAGATAACCACTTCTCCACAATTGGATTAGTTGGTATGAATGAAGCTTGCTTAAATGCTAACTGGATTAGAAGAGATTTGACAGATCCTGTTTCTCAAGATTTTACTGTAGCTGTTCTGAATCACATGAGAGAACGCCTCTCTGATTATCAGGAAAAATATGGTGATCTGTATAACCTTGAAGCAACTCCTGCTGAATCTACTTCTTATCGTTTAGCAAAACACGATAAAGAGCAATTCCCTGATATTATCACAGCTGTGAGCGGAGATAATGATACACCTTATTATACAAATAGTTCGCATCTTCCTGTTGGCTATACTGATGATGTGTTTGCTGCGCTGGATATTCAAGATAAGTTCCAGACACTCTACACTTCAGGAACAGTATTCCATGCTTTCTTAGGTGAAAAGCTTCCTAGCTGGAAGAGTGCAGCAATGCTTGTTCGCAAGATTGCTGAAAATTATAAACTTCCGTACTATACACTTTCCCCGACTTATTCAGTTTGTAAGAACCATGGTTACATAGCTGGTGAAAAACCGAAATGTGACAAGTGTGGTGAAAATACTGAAGTTTATAGTCGTATTACTGGTTATTATCGTCCTGTACAAAACTGGAACGATGGTAAGCTGCAGGAATATAAAGACCGTCAGACTTACAATGTTGATAAGTCTTTAGAGAATAAAGGTGTAAAAGTTGAAGAAGAAAAGAAGTGTGCTGCTTGCGAAATTAAGCCACAAGAAGTAGGCGAAGACAAGGTTCTTCTTTTCTCAACTCGTACGTGTCCCAATTGCAAGATGGCAATTCGTTTCTTAGATCGTGCAAACATCAAATATGAAATTGTAATTGCTAATGAAGAACAAGAAATGACAAAGAAGTATGGTGTTCAGCAAGCTCCTACTTTAGTTGTCATTCATAATGGTAAAATTGAAAAGCATGTGAATGTTTCTAACATTCGCCGCTATATTGAAGAATCTGAAACCGTACCTGTTTAAGGTATAGATTGTGATTGATGTATGGCCACTTTGAAAGAATTATTTTCAGAGGCTTGTGCACCAACAATAACGAGACAGGTCTTAATGGAGCTGTCTCGTTTTACAGCAATGTATGAAGTTCGTGACAAGAATCCTCTAGCGTTTAATACGCCGATGTTAGGGGTAGTAAAAGCATACTGGTATCCCAAAGATGCAGATGCTATCTTCTCTATCTTCAGTGTAGATAAACGTACATTTATGCAGTGTATTAAAAGCAGTCCTGCTGTTGATAAGAATTTCAATGTGACTTCCAATGAATTTAATCTTCTTGTTATCTGGTTGATCTATCATCTCCATAACGAAGGTGTAGTTCATGCGATGACAAAACAACTCTGTTATCAAGCTTGCTTAGACTTATTGAAACTGTTGAATTATAAATTCTTCTGTGGGAAAGTAGCAATGCAATTTCCATATGGAGCTAAAGAAGCAGTTATGCAATACACAATTGATAATTTAACAGCAAAGTCTGATATCAAGAATAGTGAAACAGATACTTGGAAGAAACTAATTTATAAACATGCAAATGCTGCTTTAATACCAAACAGTATTTATGCGAATGTATTCAAAAACTTTGGACCTGATGCTGCTATTGTAAAATCAATCTCAGATATTCATACAAGACTTTGTCGTAAAATTGTATTAGTGTCTGAATCATATTACGAGAATAACGCAAAAGGTAATGCTTATGTAGCAACTAGTTTAGTTACAGAAGATCAAGAAAAAGGTAAGATGCTTGGGAACTTACAAGGTACGATTGATGTTATGATCTCTCGTATTACTTCGATTGTTCTCAATACAAATGAATTCCTTGATCCAAAGTTTGTAAAGCTAGCAGCTAAGTTAGCAGCGAATACAAGACCAGACATGATTAATACGCTTTTAATTGCGTTCTCTGCTATGGCAACACAGCAGGTTCGTGATAAGACGTCTTATGAAATTGTAAAAGATAAAACTAATAATACTCTGTACATAGGTTATGCTAAACTTCTAGAAGAACTAATTCAGAAGATCTATAGACGTGCAGCATTATCCGGTATTGATATGAAGAACAACCTTGCTATTCTACAATTAGCTAAGAACACATTTACAGCATCTCGTGTTATTGATGCTGATATTCTTTGTATCAAGAACAGTGTTGATAACTTTGTTACAACTCATACTAAATATACTAGAGCTGGAACGTTAGTAGGACTACGTTTAGGTTTTATCTTATATGTAATTCTCTTATCTTTTAAATCTCGCTAATTCTCATAGTGCCCTGACATCAGGGCACTATGATTTTATCATCATTTAGTTAAGCATATATTACTTAATAAATAAAACATAAGGAGAAACAACCACAATGACTATTATTCCATTTCGTTTTACGAACAAGGTTATTATTGTTCACCATTCCATTAAAGAAACACTTGAAAAATATGCTAATTGTGAATCTTTTCAGCATGGCATGTTTGGACTTGGTGTAGACCTCCAAGGTCTCACTGTAGATCATGCTGATTTTCGCAACATTGCTGCGATGAATGCGGATTTCAGAAATGCAAAAGTTACCTATACCGATTTATATAAAGCTAAACTTGATGGAGCAGATTTTACCGGAGCAGATTTAACTGGTACCGATTTTAGTTTTGCTGATATTCGTTCTGCTAACTTCACAAATGCGATTCTGAAAGATTGTGATTTCAGTTATGCAAATATAACTGATGCTATGTTTGCAGGAGCTGATCTTACAAATTGTAAGTTCAAAGATGTTGTCTTTGATCGTTCAACAATTTTTCATAAAGATTAAGGAGAATAATCATGTTTGGAATTGTCAAGCGTGAAAGCTATCTGAAAAAGTTGGAAGAGGAATATAAAAACTCTGGTTCAACTGATACTTATCTCGAATGGCTTGAGAAGGAGTATCATAAAACTGATGCTTATTTGGAACATTTGAAAGAGAAGGAAGCTGAACTAGAGAAAGAAGATTTTAAACAGGAAGTTACACTTGTTTGCTTTATTTTATTTAGTATGATTCTTTTGGTTGCAATGGTGTTTGCAGGTTTCTATTTTACTAAGTAAGTTGTAGTACAATTTACTAAACTACTAGCAGAGGAGAACCAAAATGAAAAAATTAAATCCTAGAACTGTTAAGCCTGGTGACTATCTTTTTGTTAAAGGCGAAGGTAGTACGTCAGACTATGTTGTTCTTGTTAAGGAAATTGAAATATTAAAAGATATTATCGGAATTTATGATGAATGTATTTTTCGTAGACCTGGTACTTATGATCCTCGTTGGAAAAAATCTCATTATGATGAACCGATAGATATGCTGAAAAGTACATTTACAGAAAGGGTTTCTAAAGCCAATTCTGAAATACTTGAGGAATTTGGAATAACGAATTAAAACTAAATTTAAGGAGAAACAAATTATGAAACTGTCCGAAATCAACAAACTCGAAATTCCTGGCACGTTTATTACTGTCAGGTCAAAAGATGCGACATACTACATTGTCGTTGAAAGCGTTATAAACAATAAAGAAGAGAAGACTATTGAAATCTTTGATAGAGAAGTTCATAACTTTGGTAGAGATGGTTCTTATTATGGGCCAGTTCACTACGACGAATCTTATGAATTTACTTATGAGAGATTCAAGAAAGAAGTTTCTTTAACCGATCAAGCTACTGTTGATAAGATTACAAAAATTAAAGAGGCTTATCTGAGAGCAAAACCAGATCATTACAAAAGATTAAAGGAGATGAAGGACGCTGTAGTCAAAGATCCGATTAGTGAAATGTTTGATCAGCTTACAACTTTCGAACAAATATTTGGTGGAGAGATTAGTAATGCTGATAATAAGACAATGAAAGACGCAGTTAAGATTATGCAGTTCCAGGCTTCCATGGAAGGTAAGACAATAAATCCTTTCCTAAAGGTTCTTATTGATAGATACACTAAGGAAACGTTAGCCAAGCTCGAACACCCAGTTGGCGTAGACAATAGTCATGAGGAATTTAGTTGGTAGCCTTGAATCCCTGATACTTCTCACTCCATGAGGTACATATGAACTTTCAAACAGTTAAAAAAGCTATTCTATCAGGAGAGAAAAAATATGCTTTTCTAAATATATCTGATAAATTAATTCGTATTGAACAAGATCCGTTTAATTCGAAAGATATACGTTGGAAATCATTAATCACTAATTTTGAGCGTAAGGAATGGTTTCCTACAATAGAATCAGATGATTATAGGAAGAGTAACAAATGGGAATGGAATTCTGGTGTTGATGGTTTATCGTGGAAAGATGTACGATATGATCTTCAAAATGGTATTCATGATTGCGCTTACATTACTGTTCTTGAAAACAATAATGTTCATGAATATTGTGTGAATATTCATCCTCAGAAAAAGGATCGATATGTTTGGCAAGAGAAACATGCCTTTCGGTTTGGATCTTTTATCTGGACACCTATTCCTCGTCCTAAAGGAATTCTTAAACTTACAGGTTGGAGATGGTATAAATGAAAACATTACCACGGGATTTCATACATGATACTTATTATTTAAATCTGAGAGAAAAACTTGTTTCAGATTTAATTGGTGTGGTTACTGCAAATCATGTTATCCAAATTCTTCCAATCTTTGGGACATTTCTTGATGGGATTTTCCGAGATGAAAATGGAAAAACACGTATTCCTGTTTGCTACAATATTGAAACAGAAATTGCAGTAGGTAAGTTTACGAACAACAAAGATGTTCTTCCTAAGAATATCGAAATTAATATCGATATTTTTACTATTTACAACAGATATAAGGTTGTTGAAATAGAGGAGAATAAGAAACTGTTTATTTACTATACTGGTCGTGTTGAAGAAGCGATCGAAAGCTTCCGTCGAGCTGAAGCTAAGAAGGAAGCTGAAAATTATTAAACCACAATAAGGAGAAATTATCATGCCGCTTTACGAAAAAAACAACTATCCGATCGAAGAATACGATCAGAATAAAAATCCTTTGAAAATCACAATTCATAATACGCACATCGAAACAGATGAAGCGTTCTATGATTTGACTGAAAAGTTCAATAAAATCAAACTTGTAAATTGTACTTCACCTGCAAGGTTGATGTCACATGTTGATGTTGAAATCATGGATTCTCAACTCAATGTGTTTGATATTGAGCCGAAGGATCTTGACATTCCGGCCAGAGTTCGTAATGAATGTATTATCACGAACACAAAGCTCAATAATTTCATCACCCGTGAAGACACTATCTCATGGGTGGGCGACAATTCAGAACTTGAAAACGTGATGTGCCATGGTTACATTACGTTTGGTCCTGGATCTAGAACCAAAAATGCGGTCATTGATGAAACAGGTGAAGCATATATCAAGGACGGTGCAGTGATTGAGATGCTGCATGTTCGTGGTACGGTTACTCTGGATAATTGTGATGTTAAAACATGCAAGATTTATCCGGGTGGACGTGTGAAAAAGCTTCACAATTGTAAAGTCGAATTTGTTCGTGCTGAAGCTGGAAGAAACTTCTGGTCTGAAGTTCACACAATTCGTCGGAAAACGGACAATCAACCGATCCGTCAGGATTACATCGTTGGCTAAATAATTTAAGAACCACTGGAGCATTATGCTCCAGTGGTTTCTTTTTTTCATCAAAGCATGTAAGGAAGAATAGAATTGAGTCTTGCAGGATCTAAGAACATAGCTCCAGCAAGTTCCTTATATTTTTCATCATATTTGTCATTTGCATCGGCATAACTATCTATGATTGTTTTGAACTGTCCGATCTGATAACCATTTTGAATATATGCTTTATCGAGTTGTACAGTCATTTGAATATAGATGTATGCTTTAACTGCCAATACACATAAATCAGCAAATGGAATAATGGCTGAAGTGTTAAGATTTGTTAAACGATCATCGTAACATAATCTACAATTCATTGCCCACATAGTTCCGTGGTGCTGAGAAGGCCAGAGCCTAACAAGATCTCCAGCTAGTAATTCAATATTAGGAGTAGGCGGAGCAGATTGGAATGTATGTGCATCTAGTACACCTTGAGCCAATGTAGTAAGATTAGCACCACCAACATACCCAGGACTATAAGGTTGATATCCTGCATATGCTCCTCTAAATTTTAAACTCATAACTTCAGCAATTGGTAATCCATCACGTGCTTGTGGTGGAATACGATAGATACTCCATCTTCCTGTATGAAGATGAACATCATCTTTATTGCGAGTCATTTTTTCCATGTATTCACGACGGAGTAAAATCTCTTTAAATTTACCACCATCAATATTCATATCTTTCATAACACGATAATGAATTACTTTCTTGTAAATCATTTCGTCTATTGATACAACTTCATCTCTCGTGTCTCGATCTGAGAATCCATATTCCAGAATTTCAGGAGGTATTGATGAATGTATTTTAACAAATGCAACTTCTAATGCAGAGTTCATACACACCTCATTTGTTAGTTTATTTAAGCGCATAAAATGCTAAAATCATGATTATCAAATTTATAAAAATATATATAACTAACATAGAAACAATTAACTAAATTTATAAGGAGAATTTGCCATGAAGAAAAAGAACAAATCCCTTTGCTACCTTTGGAGCCAGAGTGTCATGTTCTATGTGAAGAGTTTGACGAAGACTCTTCCGGAACTTGAAAGGCTGTACAAAGAATCAGATAATTTGTACGCCAAAGGTGACGTCAAGGCCTACGAGGAACTGCGAAGCAAAGCTTTTGCACTTGACCAGAAATGGTATCGTTCGTATGCCAAGTACACGGATCATGTGAAACATCTGTCTATGAAGGCAGAAAAGACACATCGTACTCGTCCTCAGAAACGTCATGAAGCCATCTGGCTTAATTTCAGTTTGGCTGTGACTTTCAAGTACGAGATGATCCATAACAAATACGTCGCATCAAACACCAACGATTTTGAATAAGGAGAAACACCATGAGCGCAATCGTTACACTGAACAATGAACTCGACAACCTCGAAGAACAGATGGGAGAACTCAGCGAAAAGATCGAAGCAGTCGATGAATTCGACGAAGCGTCGACTCCTGTTCTTGACCAGCTCACTGATGAAATGTGGGATCTCAAAAAGAGATACTCCGCTATCAGTGGGCAACTTTACGAAATTGAAAAGAAGGATCGTAATGCTCACAAGAAAGGCGATCAGCCTGTGAGTGGGCAGACGAGACGTCTTCTTCGTTTTCTTGGATTCGCCGATCCGAAATCCAAACGTTATCGTCGGCAGGAGAATCGCCGTCGTCGTAGGATTAAACGGTTCGAGCGAGATCACCGGACCGTCCACATTCGTCAAACTCAGCTTCCGGCAACGTTGGACACATGCTTCTACCATTCCCTTTACCTTCACAAAGGATCAACCACTATCATCACTGGTGGTTCCAGAATTCCAAACATCTATGTCGAAAAAGGAGCGAAGCTCATTGTTCGCGCCGACATGAGATATCGGAAATTCAATCCTTGGATTGGAACGGTGTGGTACGAAACTGGAGCAGACGTGCAAGCGTCTTATCCGACGATCGAAGATCTCCATTGTGCTGATCAGATGCAAATGCCTGCTGTCATCAAGAAGCAGTATATGCGTGAGCATTTCGACAGAAAACCTCTGCGCGGAAAAGCTCTCAGTCGTCACATGAAGATCGCGAAAGCCCTCGAATCTGAGTTGGACAAATTCAAACTTAACCTCTCGGAAGCTTAATGCTTCCGAGATTTTTTTTTGATTATTTTTTTATTTATATATTACATCATTGATATAGATCTTTGTATAAAGATCAAGCAAACCCTAATTTAACCAAGGAGATAGCTATGAAAGCTAAACTTACAGTAACCGATTTACACACTAACAAACAGCAGACACTTCACATTCATTTTAATGATGAAGGAAAGGCAATAATCGGAAAACACACTCCAGAGGAATCAGAACAGATTATTAGAAATTTTGCGGAATCAAATAATATTGATTTCACGAAAGTGAACTTTAAACCAGCTCAGGGAAAAATTCTCAGTTGCGTTAAACCTGTTTCTGATCAGAAAGAAGATGTTAAGACCATCACTGTTACTGGTATGGATGAATCTACTTTCGGTGAAAATAATTGGCATGGAGAAAAATTCATCGTTGATGATGGAACTCTGAAGCTCCGCAATGACATTAATCCGGTCATTGAAATTAAGAGCAATAGTCTGATCATTTATGATGGATTTACTGTTGATCTTCCAAAACAGCAGTATGAAAACATCAAAAATGCTATATCGGAAGGTACACAGATCGCATTCGATATGTGCTACATGAACGAAGATATTTCTCTTGGTCGTGTCTCCGTTGGTATTAATGGCGGTGCATATAACAAAGTTACCTTTGATGATGGTATCAATACTGATGAATGTATTGAAAATCGTACTACGATTGAAGTGATCAATGGTGCTCATCTCGATGCAATTGTCATTGGTAAAGCTAACCATCTCAATGTAAATTGCAGAATGGTTGATGAGAATGATCTTCCGGTCGATATCGATCGTGCTGAGATTCATGGCACTGCTAGTTTATACAGATGCAACATTGGTGTTTTGGTTGTTGATAAAACAGCAGTTGCAGAAGTTTGCTGCGATGTTAATCACATGTGCTGCAGTGGAACAGTATACATCAGTAAAGGATCTTCTGTTTGTACAATCCATCTCCACGCTGGTGGAAGAATCTACGGTGAAGATTTGGATGGTATTGATATCACCACTGACAGATCTTTCCGCACGTATATCGAAGACGGCAAAACCTGGATTGTCGCATAACAAATCTGATTTAAGTATCACCTGGAGTCGTAAGCGACTCCAGGTGATTTTTCTTTTTGGTTCTATTCAATAGTTCCAATACGTTTCCACTCTTGACCTATATCAAAGTCTCTAGATAAGCAAACCATTTCAGCAATGCTTGCAAAAGAACTACAAACATCGATACAATGGTCTACGATAAAGACTTGAGATAAATCGTTTTGGGAGAACAATTCATTTAAGAATTGAATTAAACTATTCTGATGATTTAATGACATGTTAACTGTAACTTCGTCAAGAATAATAGGATAAGTTTTTCCGTAATCTCTGAAGATACAAACAGCTAACATGACACAAAGATTAATAATTGCTTTTTGTCCAGCTGATGCAATATTAATATCTTTGATACTAGATGTTTCGTTAATAATCAATTTAAATTGATAATCAAAAGATTCATCATCTTCATTGATATAATCAAGTTGCATCGGATAAGACCAAACACGAGCAATGAATTGATTAGCTAAACTAAAAACTGCATTGATGTAACGAACCACATATCTGTGACTGATCCCTTTTGTGGGATTTAATTGCCCTTCTACAATGGAGAGTTCCTCTTGTAGTTTTTGTAATTTAGCAAGTTCTGGTAATATCTCTTCCCTAAGCCTAATTAAGTATTTGTCTTGATCTTGAATGATAACATCAAGCTCTCTAATTTTCTCATCAATCTTGATTTTGCTAGCAGCAAGTTGCTCAGCTAAATCTTTAAAGTAAGAAATTTCTGCTTGAGAGAAATGATATTTTTTCCAAATCTCATATTGTCTTCCTAATGTATCCAACTCTTGCTTAATATCAATATATTTGGTTAATTGATATTTTTGCTTATCTAAAGAAAGTAATTTTTCTCTTGATTCTGTTACAGATTGGATAAATGCATTAAGTTGAATTTCTTTTTTCAATACTGATTCTTTGATAAGTTGACGAGCAGGATTATCTCCTTCTTGAAGATTCTTTAATTTCGTTTCAAGAAGTTGTTTTGTATTTTTTGCTTCATTAACTATTTTCTCATTCTCAGCATTGACTAATAATTGACTAATCTTGTTGTAAACTTGAGTTATGTTTTTGTTTAAAGCTTCTATAAAGGACAGGCTGTCTAAAACAAATGGGCTCCAGTTTACACCATTGAAGAATTTAGCAAGTTCTCTTAAAGTAACACGAATTGTATTTTTACTTTTCAATACATCTTCTTGATTTGTAATGAGAGCTTTGTTTTCTTCAATTTCTTTTTCGATTTGTTCTTTTTCTTTTCGAATATGGTTTAATTCGCAATTGAGAGAGTTCTTTGCGTTTTGACAAGTTTCTTTTATATCACAAGGTCTTGCACAATCACTAGGCCAAGAATGTAAGTCATATGACTTAATTCGTCTTAATAAAGCTTCAAGTTCTTTGTCGATCTGCTCTAGATCAAAGTAGAGCTTATTATTACGCTGCTTAAGACTAGCTAATTTCTGTTCTTGTTCTTGATATTCGAATTCAGATAAATACGGTGCACTAGATCCACGAATAAGTTCAAGTTTTTCTAAGATTGATTTGTGATTTGTTCGTAATTCATCAAGTTCAATATTACTAAGAGCAGGAAAGTAATTATTGATTGGCGTGTTACGTATGATCTTATCTTGAACTTGAATCTTATTTGTATATTCACGAATAAGAGCTTCTGTATCGGTAGCAAGAACTTTTTGACACTGGTCGATTTCTTCTTTTAAAGCTCTAGCGGCATCTTCTTGTTCTTTGACTGTATTTTGAATTACTTTTTCTTGATTTGTAATTCGATCAACCATAAGTTCACTATCTTTGAAACTCTCAGTTGATTTATTATCTTGGAGTAGTTTTAAAAATCTAGTATTAATATTTTTTATTTTAGATAAGAAAGAATCCTGATTCAAAGAAGTAATAGCTGGGTCGAATTTATTTAACAGATCTTGCACATGTTCAATGGAGTGTGTAATCGTGTAAATGTCTGTTTCAATTTTTGCTTTAGCTTCTTCTAAGTCTCTTTTTTCTTTCTTATAATCCTCTAAGATTGCACCCGATATCATCTGTTGTTCAAGCTGAGTTTTTCTTGAAAGCAACATTTTGATATTGTTTGTAGCAGCACGTAATCTAGAAGAAACTACTTTGTAGTAATCTAATACAAAAGCCATCGATGATGGATAAGTTGACATGAATAATGCTTTACGTTCAGGCCTACCTGCATCACAGATTTTGTATTTGCCTGATGTTAATCTCTCAATGACATTGTCATAGCCAAAATATTCAGCCACTAATGTATTCTGAACATCAGTTGTTCCTGATTCATTTAATTCTATTCCATCACGTTTAAAACTATGTACACCAGATTGTTTTCTAAAATCTGAACTGATGTCATAATAACATCCCATATGTTCATAGACAGCTTTCTTATACCCGCCTTTTTCGAACTCTGTGCTAACAGCTGGATAAGGAGATATAGCTCTTAGTAAACTTGATTTACCACAAGCATTTTCACCTGAGATAACAGTTACATGTGGAATATCATTGATTCCTACATGTTTTGTTTTATGGTGTAAAAATGGTTTGTATAAATATAAATCAATTGATATAAGTCTCATAGCGCTATCCTTTTTTATTAATCAGAGTATGATGATTTTGAAAAATATTTAAGTATATATTTCACAATCGAATTTACCCCATTAACCCACAAAGGAGGTTTGCTATGGATTTCGCCATCACTGTCACTCTCACTGTCGCTCTCATCCTCATCGTTCTCACTGGCATCGGTCTGATTGGTCAGTACATCCAGAAGAAACTTCAGCAGGTGTTCTATCGTCAGCTTGCTGAGAATATGCTGGACGAAGCCCATAAGCTTAACAAGTAAAGAAGGGGGTTATACCCCCTTCTTCTTTTTGTTGTTGAAAACTATTTTCGTATATATTACTACTATAGTTAAACCCATAAATATAAGGAGCACTTATGTTTGAAACCATTATGGTCGGTCTTTTCTCGTTTCTGTTCCCGTTCACGATTGCATTGGGAACTGTGATCAGTGTCGTTTTTCTGGTTTGGATGATTCAAGATGAATTTCGGGATGACCCGTATTCTCTGTGGAATCTTCTGAAAGAAAGAAGAAAAACAAAAACGAAATAAAGTTAACCCCGAGCGATTTCTCGCTCGGGGTTTTCTTTTACTTTAAAATAAAGTCATTAACAGGAGAAGCTTCTCTTTCTTTTTCAAATTTATAATCAGCATGAATAATGAGATTTTTAAATATAACCTCTTTATCATGCCAATTTGCTAGCAGATAAGTAGCAGGGTCAAGATAGATATATTCTGGTTTCAATGTTGTTTTAGCCTCAGATTCTTCTTTATATTGTTCCCAGATTCTTGGAACATTTTTGAAGTACATCATAGAACTACTCCATCTACCAGAATCATGTCTAGCAAAATACATATAACCAGAAGAACAATTTAACATTGTAAAATCATTTATAATCGAAGTAGAAGGATCGATAAATAATACATTATCAGTAGAACGATATTCTTTTTGGAAAATACTCATTCTTCTCCACATATTAGGAGCATCGATATAGTTGAGATTCAATGGATATTGTTCAACACCACTCATTTGTAAATCAGTATCTGTAAAAACAACAAAAGTAAATAAATTCTTACAATGTAATTTTAAATCATTGTATAAATTTTTGATGATTAAAGGTGATTTATCGTAACCACTACGATATACAGTAGTGATGATTAAACGATTTAATGCACCATCTATTACACCGTAATATCTTCCAGCAATGAGTTTGGTCATTGCTTTTGTATCTTTGATTGTAAATAGTCTGTTAACAGAAAGATAGTTTTTTGTTTGAGCCTTTAACATGGTAAAAGATTCTTGAAAAATCTGACCATCTGTTGTATCAGACCATGATAATAATCCTTGCTTATCAATGAATGTTGTTTCAGGATTATTATATTTCTTAGCAAGATAGTTTCTGGTCCCATACATTCTGTTAACTAAAGGACCATGATAATAGTGATTTAATATTAAATTCGCATAGTGTACATGAATATTAGGGCACAGACCTTCATCTAAAATAATACTATCTTCGATATTAGAAGGTTTCTTAGCCGATTCAGTTCTATTACCTAATATAAACGCCCATGTAGCAACATCACCAGCACCTAAAGGACGATATGGCCATTGATTATTAAAAATTTCTTGGAAGAGTTTTTTTGTACATGCAAATGATCCACCAGGTGCAACATTACGCTTACCTTTATATTTTGTAATATAAGCATAAGCTTCGCCAAGTAAGACTTGAGCTGGACCATCTTTTTGCTCACTATAGTTCATTCCGATAAATGGCTGTATGAAATCGTTATACTCTAATGCTTGACTAATTACATAAGCCCAACTATTATCATCAAAAGCACTATCTGCATCAATAGCAACAACTTTCGTGATACTTGGATTCTCAAACGCTTTTCTTGTTCCTATTGTCCATAGAGCTTCTTTTTGGAAGAGCGCTTTATTTTTATCTTTAATTTTGACATTGATAATAGTAACTTGTGGATTATCTTTATACTTGTTTAAATTGGAAATTTGATGATCTTCTAGAGCTTCTACAATAAAGAATCCTGCAGGTTGTGGGTTAGCTTTTAATAATCTTGGTAAAGCTCTATTACATGCAGCTATTCTCTGAGCATCATTTCCGTGATAGCATAGTACAACGCCTAAATCAGTTACTGGTTTTTCATTAGGATGTGATGTGTGTTCTGGTACAACAGGATGGTGATTATTATCTAACCAATCCATCATCTTTTCTATATTTGGATCTTTTACAGGAGCATTAGCTTGAATCTGTTTTAATAAACGTTCAGCAATTGTAATAGTTTTGCTTAATTCAGTTGGCTGTTTTTGAGGTTTCTTTTCTTTAAAAGTAATTACCTGACAAGCAGCTCCGTTTTTGGATAATCGATGTTGAGAACGATATGACATTGTAGTTTCCTTTATTTATTATAGGTGAAATGTAAATTACATAAAATATAATTTTTTGTATAAATGATACAATTTATAGTTTAGACCTATCAAAATAAATTCGTCTATATATTACTATAATAGGGAGAGAAATATCGTAAAACCGCAACGATAAAATCTTCCACTTAAACAAAAAACTATAAATGAAAGGAATCTTATCATGGCTGATAAGAAAACAATCAAAACACCGTTTGGTGAACTTCCCGTCGAAAATAGGACCATCACGATGAGCAATTCTCAGCTTTATGCTGAATATGAAAAGCGTGGTCTTCCGAATGCAAAAGAAACTATCGAAACCTATAATAAAGTTCGTGCTGACATGCAGCATGAAGCAAGCGTCTTTCTGAAGAAGCAGATCCTTAAGGATGAAGATCCTGAGCAGGAATGGAAGCTTCGTGCCGGTATGAAAGAAAGCCGCTTTGATGTAACTGTTAAGCCTGAAGTTACTGTGACGATCCCTGGTCGTGCTGGTGAACCGACCCAGAGTGTTACTCGTCCTGGTGCAACTCAGGTTAAGAACTATTCCAAAGTTCCGGATGCTATCGCTAATGACGCTGAAGAGAAGAAGCTCAGTGATCAGATTGGCGAACTCCTTGCTGCTCGTAAGGCTGGCAAGGGCGTGAAGATCAAAATCTCCGCGTAATTAAATCCTAGTACTTGTGTATAATCATATGTACTAGTGATCTAGCAGCATGGATTGTACACAAGTACTTAACCTAATTTACTTTGATACTTTGCTTTCTTTTTTACAAAGATGAAATATTGAAAGTAGAGTTATTTACAGAATTATAGGTGTTGCTATGGCTGAGAATAAAGTTAAAAAACCGAGAAAGAAGAAGCCTCAAGAAGAAGAGCTTCCTCTGATCACATTAGATAGTTGCGAATCGTTTGATCCATCAAAAGATAAAATAGAAGCAACTCAAGAAGGCTGTGAGCCAGATTACGATTTAGATTCAGATGAAGATTAATTATGGAGTATCATATCTTAAGTTTTGATCCAGGTTTATCGTTTTCAGGATTTGCTTACTCAAAAGTAAATGATGATAAATCTAGCTTCCTTGTAGAAAACTTTGGTATGATTACACCTAACAAGACCGTGGATCATAAATCGCATAGAGAGGATGTATCCCTCTATGGAAAACGTATTATTACACTATCTCTATTACGTGGTATGATTCGAGAACTTATGGATCATTATCAACCTGATATAGTAGTTAGTGAGGATGCATTTTTTAATCCAAGAAGACCTGGTGCTTATGAAGCATTGATTCACTGGATTTTAACTGTATCATTTTTACTTCGTGATGAATATCAAAAACCGCTTTACAAGATACCACCTAAACTTGTTAAGAAATTTATTTCAGGTATAGGTACTTCCAATAAGGAAGGTGTTCAAGCAGCGATTTTTAAACATAAAGATATTACGTTCTCCTCGGATTTACAAAATCTCGAACTAACGGAACATGAAGGAGATGCTATTGCAATAGGTTACACGCAATGGCGTTTGTTCCAATCAACTTCAAACACAAAGGAGTCCACCAAATGAGTGGTCGTAGACAAAAAAAGCTACGCAAACAACAAAATAGAGATGAGATATTCGCACAGAAAATGGAACTGAAGCGAATTGCGTCTCTCCCTGTTATCCCTGTTTCTCATATAGTCGAATACTTAACAAGTATGTTTGTTGGTAAATCAGGCTATCACTATATCTCAATTAGCAAAGTTGGATCTCTGTTCTTACAGAAAGAGTATGAAAACATTGTTCCGATCATGCTGCACAATAGTTTTCCAATTATGTCAGCAACAGGTAGGTTCAACGACAGAAATAAAAAAGATATGGCAATCGGTCTTGTCAAAGTTACTCCAGAGTTTCCTGGTCTTATTATTGATCGTCATTGTCACATATTCTTAAATGGTTGTTCATTAGAAGTTCTTCCGGATATTGCTCTTCCACAATTATGTGATTTAGGTCGTGTTTCATTTGAAGAATGTAGCAACGCTATTAAGTCACAAGAGAAAATCTTCCAGGACAGAATGAAACAGTTTACTGATATGTTGACACAAGGCATTGATAAATTAAGAAATGATCCATATGCAGATCCTTATGGGGATCCATATGCTGAACCAAATCCATATGTCAATGTAATGCAACTTCCATCTCTTGAATCTGAATCTACACAATCACAATAAACTCAAGAGATACCGGTAGGTATCTCTTGTATCGGAGATTTTTAAAATGGCAAAATCGAAGTTGATGATATTCTGTACTTGTGCAGAATTTAAGAAAGAATTTTATTTAAAACGCGTCTCTAGTTGGTTTCATAATTTTGAACAAATCAATAGTCTGAAAGAATTAAATCCAGACTTTTATGTGTTCAATGATGGTGAAATTACAGTAGAAGATATTGCTGCTGTAGATCCTGATCTACTTAAGCATTCCAATCTTTATATTCGTAATCATACTCCTATATTAGGAAGAACAAGTGATTTGTGTTTCCCAGGATGGATTCGTTCCTTCAAGCATGCTCTTGAAATTGGTTTAAATGAATATGAGTATGTTGTACATATGGAAAATGATGTGATTCTTTTCCATCCTGATAAAGTTGTATCTTACTTTACTAAAAAGGGTATGTTCTGTTCTCATTGGCCAGGTAGAACTATTTCAGATAGTACACTTCTTGTCATGAATGATAAAGATCAGTTGAGAACGATCTATAATTATTTCTCATCAATTGATCCTGCCATGTGTGTTCTTGTTGAAGGTGTATTGACCGGATTAGCAAATTGGCAATATGTATTCAAGGGTGGTAGGTTAGAGAATGAATCTGTTAATATTGATCCTACTATTGATTTTCTTGCTCAAATCTATTTAAGTGAAAAAATCAATCCATTAAGTAAAGCAATCACTGATGCTACTGTAAATCACGTTTATGTGGCATTAGAAGAAAAAATTGCTATGCCAAAAGCTCAAAGAAGATTCATTCCAGTTCAATGTACAAAAGCAATGGGTGAGAAATTAGATAATTGTCTTCACGATGACGATATCGAAAATCCTCTTCTTCCTAGATACAATTTGTATGGTCCATTAACTGCGCTTTATGCTGCATGGAAAATGGATAAGAGTGTATCTGATCAGTCTGGTGTTGGATTCCATTGTTCCGATATGTGGTTAATTAATGGATTCTGCTTCACTCCAGATCAGGTACAAGGATATATTTGTTACAATGATCTTGCTTGTGTTGCAAAAAGTCATACAAGAGATGATTTGAATACAATGGAGTATGATTTCATGCAATATGACATTGTAGTTGGTAGACGTCAATTACAGTTTATAAATAAATATACTCGTAACATCATTTCGTTTATGTGTAAAGAATTTGGTAATGCATTCTATCATCATCTTGAAGATATTGTTCGTACGTATCATTACGACTACGGTCACAAGATTTGGAAAGATGCTATGATGGATGAACTTGTACCGATTCCAGTTCGTTGTAACTTTATTGCAAAGAAAGTTTACTTTGATAAATTTTGTGAATTATTCTTTGATGTATGTCAAAGATTGGAAGAGTTGTATAAGTTTGATGAAAAAGCTATTACAGCTGAATACAAATGCACTGGTGCGGGACATCCTAAAATCTTCCAGAGACTTATGCCTTATTTGTTATGGTTATTTATTTATCGTAATAAATTGGTTGTTAAAGAAGCTGGTATTATTTATTACACAGATGAAGGAAGTAATTTTGCACAGCCTTATCAGCTTGAAGATTAAGAGTTATCTCATAAGTTCTAAAACTATATATTACAATATAAGAAAGGAACTTATTTATGTATAACCCTTATCCAGATTACAACATGTTACATGGTGTTTATATAAAACCATCTGAAGAAACAGATTTTGATGATGCAATTGTTGCAGCAATCAAAAACGTTAAAACAGGTGATCACAAACTTCATGTAATACAAAATCCAAAGTTTGAATATTGGATTACAAAACCACAATTTAGACATCAGAACATTCGTCTAGAGCGTGAGTCTTTAGATCGATTAGATACTTATGTTTGTCAATATAAGAATCTGTATCAACATATTGCTCATGCTCTAGGGATGTATCGAGCTCCATTCAACAATGTTCCACAGAAATCAGATCCACATGTGTATGGGATTGATGTTGGTCCATTGATCAGAATGAAAATCGAGTATATGCAGAATGTGAATGAAGTCGTTCCAAGAATTGATATAGGGATGCTGGATATTGAAACGTCTGTTATTGATGATTTCGATAATCAGATTCTCTGTGCGTCTTATACTGATTGGCTTACACGAACTACTTACGAGTTTATCAATAAACCGTGGTGTAGTTTAGATGAGTCTGTCATGCGAGAACGACTGGAAAAAGAAACTGCTCCGTTTGTAGATGGATTGAATGATAAAGCTCGAAAAGTATGGGATGCAAATCCACATAACTTTAAGTTTATCTATTGTGAAGATGAACGTGAACTTATTATCAAACTCATCTCTACTGCAATTTCTTGTAAACCAGATCTATGCGGTGTTTGGAACATCTCTTACGATATTCCGTATATTGAGAAGCGTTCTCAATTCCATCGTATTGATCTGTCTCAATTATTCTGTCATCCTGATGTACCTAAGAAATGGAGATTCTTTAGATGGAAACCTGATTCTAAACAAGTGGAACATTTCACTGATTCTTGGCATCAGGTAGAAGCTCCAGGATATACACGTTGGTACGATCCAATGTGTCTTTATAGTCGCTTGAGAAAAGTCCAAGGTAGAGAGAACTTCTATACGTTGGAATATATTGGACAGAAAATGGTAGGCTCTGGTAAGATCAAATTCGGAGCTAATAATTCTCACACCAATATGCAGTTGCATGATCAAGTTGGCTATTGCATTTACAACTGTTTCGATACGATCCTTCCATGTATTATTGATGCTGTAACACAAGATACAACATCGATGATGATCTTGGTTGGTATTTCAGAATTATCTGAATATAGTAAACAAACAGTTATGCTCAAGAACAATTGGTTTAACTATTGTCGAACCAATATAAATAGTATTTCCGGATCTATTGTAGCACCATGTAATATGAGCCAAGAATGGGATAAGTTCATAGCGAATATTGGTGGTGCTGTATTAAGTCCGAACTTACTAGAAGTCAAAGGTACTCGACATCTCAAAGAGATATCGGCTGAAACTTCAATTGAAATGTTGGTAAATGATATCGATGCTGCGTTAACATAGTGGCGCCACGATCAGGTAACTGAGCGTGAAAAACTTCCTTAACTGCTGGGACTTAGTAATACTTGTTTCACTACAACAAAATCTGAAAAGATAATTGTGAATGTGATCGAAAGATAGAAAAAAGAAACAAGTTGCTTCATGTCGAAAGACTAAAAAGTGTGACAATCTAAAATCAGCATCCAAGCTTCTGAAAAGAAGAAGGTTCAGAGATCATCTCGAAAGAGAGTAGGTTATCCGAAATGGGAAGCTCCTGATATATTCAGGATGGTGATATGATCCAAACAAACTATAAGTATATATGTCTTATATGGTTTGCACTGTATCCATCGATTCAGATGTCAACTAACTTATCCAGAGAATCTCGATATGCATCCGTGTTATGGATTGAAGGAGCACCTCATACGTTGAAAGAACTCAACGATATATGGGATGAACTTCAAAACGAAAAAGATGCTAAACGACACACTATGCTCAAGAACAGCTATGATGAAGCTGTTATGGAGAATACTGTGTTTATTGAGAATTTCTTTGGATCTTATTTCACTCCTGAAGAAAATGCAGTACAAGTCTGTCATGATGAGTTTGGGTTACCAGACTTTGATGAAATGGACAAGTACATTCTTGGTCAGGAGTGAGGAGTCAGATATCACGTTTTCATAATTCTCCTTATGCGTGATATCTGATTTTTTGAATTAGAATAGAGATTTTCACTTTATTCCAACACAGGAGGAATTATGATTAACTTCACAATCAGTTTAGAAGAGTTCAACGGAATCAAAAAGGGGCTTGTGTATGATCTCCCTGTAGATCGTATTACAGCAGTCTATGATTTAAATCCGATTGATCTTGGTACAAACAGAATTCCTCTCTGTCAAGTAATCTGTAATTATGAAACAGGAAGAAGAATGTACACAATGAAAGAAAACATTCGTAATATCAAATCCAAGATTACGAATGCATTTCGTGAATGGTGTCAAAATAATCCTACTGATGGATTATCTACAGAAGATCTTCCTGCTTTTGATTTATCAGTTGATACGAAGCAGCATGCTCGTGTGTTGTTACCATTGAATCGTATTAGACGATTTGAGACTTACAAGCGAGGATTAGCTATTGCAATCATTGATGGGGAGAAATTCTATCTAGATGAGTCACAAAGTGATGTGAATACTCATCGAATCTGGGAAGAACAACAGTGTATGTCGATCGCACGTCAGTTCTTTAACCCAGATGACTTTACGTTAGATGGATATAAGAATCCACCATGTTAAACATGGTGGATCTTTTTTTGATCGAATTAGACATTATAATGTAACGTACAAAATGAGGTTTTATTTAATGCGTTATATTCCACCTAAAATTATAACTTTACAAGAAAAGCGAGAAAGCGAAATGATAGTGAAACATGTTTATTTAAGCGCCTTGTTTGTAGTAACAGCACTTATCCTTGGAATGGCGATTAATCATTCCACCAATTTATCAAAAGCAGTGGCTTCTGATGATATCACCGATTTAACCTTGGAAGATGAACCTAAACCTATGAATGATTATATCACAGATTTTAGTAAACCGGCAGTCCAAGTCAACCCTGGACAGACTGTAAATATTGATATTACAAAGTACGCTAATTCTTATTTTTTAAATTTAAAAGAGAATGGCGGTGTTGTACATGCAACTGGCATTTATGGTATTGATTGGACCACATTGATTCGTCTTACACCTTCTCTCATTACAAATGATTTAAGTCAACCTGCAACTGTACACGATGGTACTGTTGTATATGGATCTAAGATTACATCTACAGTAGATGTGTATAAAGGCGGACGTATTGAATATGCAGTTGTGGAAAAAGGTGGATCTCTTCATCTTTACGAAGGTGCGGTTGTAGAAGGTTTACAGGTTTACGGAACACTTATGATTGATGATGGAGTTGTATTCTTAAAAGATAACAACGTAAATGAAATCATTGTTTATGAAGGTGCTTCTGTAATTTGTACTGGTGGACAAGTTTACGAATATCGTCGACGCTAATTCTTATACTCGTAGGACATAGTCCTACGAGTATATTTCAATATTTCATTTAATTTTTAGGTATATATACCTATCTAGCATGAAAGAGATTGTTTATTATTCCGCCGTAAAATAAACCCAAATCAATTTAAGGAGAATCACTATGAAAACTCTCGAAGAAATCAACGCCAACATCAAGCGGTACGAAGATTATCATGACAATCTGCTCAAAAAGCATCCGGATACTCTATATTCACTGGATCCGGTGGAACGTGAAGAGGAAATGAAAAATGAACCGAAACTGGATGTAGAAGATCTCGAAGTGTTCCTTGCAAGACCTCTTCCTGAAAATTCCAGTCCTGAATATGTCGAACTTCACAAGCAGTGCGTCAAGTTCCTTCATGAAACTCTTATCCCGAATGAAGAGTTCCTCAAGAAGCTTGAGAACGGTGAGATTGATCATATCTGATCAACATAGAGTAGAGACCCTTAATTGGGCCTCTACTTCTTTTTTGTTTTTGAAAAAATAATGCGTATATATTACAAAGGCAATAAACCAAAATTAATTAAGGAGAAATCACTATGGCTACTAAACAAAACATAAATGCTTCTTTTCATAGCATACAAAAAACGATCGATCAGCTGATTAAATCTAATGAAGCAATCGATGGACCGACTAAGGAATATATCACCGTGCTTGAGGATCATATCGAAGATCAAGAGAAACTGATTCAGTGTGATAAAGATTATATTCAGTTTCTTGAGCATCACAATAAAGTTACCATGGTGATTGCTGGTGGTTTGATTCTCAGCGCAGCCGTTCTCAGTGCCGCTATCACTTATCTTGTAACCAAAAATTAAGGAGATTTTCCTATGCCTAACACCACTACCATTCGTCCCGATCTTTATAAAGTCAACCACGGACCTCACAACGATTCTGACTACAATCAAGTCCTCGCGGAAAAGCTGCAGCGTACGATCAATAAAGCTTCCGCCGAACGTCGTGCCATGAATGCTCAGATGGTTCATAATTTTGGAGAGCAGGCAAACAGTATCATGGCTCGTATTCTTCATGAACAGCAGGAAGCTGACAGAAAGGCGCAGAGAACAGCAAATATTATTTCGGCTGCCATTTGCGGCGTTTTGATCGTTGGTCTTGTTATCGTGGGGGTCTGTACTAAGGAGTAACCTTATGTATCAGATTCATCTTGACGCTGAACGTCTTGCGTTCAGCTTCACAAATGGATATGGGCGTATCTTTGGTAATATGCTCGTAGCCTTTCTCGAACGTTATCTTTAATCCAAACAAGGAGTTTGTCGTTATGGAAATCAGAGAAACTGTCGAAACTATGCTTCGTGACAACTATGGTCTTTTCGCCAAGAGCGAAAAAGAAATCGTTGATACTGACCGTCTCATTGATGATTTGGGTGTGGATGGACTCACTGTCATCGGTACGGTGAATGATCTCGAGAACGAATTCGGTATTGTCTTTACGACGGAAGAAATCAATCATTTCAAGAAGGACGGAACTTTCGGCGAACTTGTCAAACTCACGGAAAACAAAGTTCATGAGAAAGAGATCAAGAAGAGATCTGAAGAGATTGGCAAAGAGTTCAATGAGTCTGTCAAAAGGACGTCGGAAGAACTTTCCAAGATCATTGTTGATGCAACAATCAACAGCCCTGAATTTCAGGCTGAGATGAAAAGAATTCGTCGTCGCCAGCGCATCTGCGCCGTTGCCGGATTCGCCATCATTGGACTGGCAGTCTACGGACTTGTCAGTCTGTTCAGATCGTAAGATCGAAAAGAAACCTGGGAGCAATCCTGGGTTTCTTTTTTTGTTAAAATAAAAAAATCTACTACTCTCCCAAACGGGAGAGTAGTAGAAGTATTACTTAACCATGTGGTTATGGATGTGTCAACATCAATCGTAGGGGTAATACGGAGTTTCTTCGTCAGCCTGGATCGTCTTGATTTTGGGACGAAGGACAGCGTACTTAGCAATACCGGAGACGATGTCGAGACCAGTGATATCGATGATAGCACCAATCGGGCAAGTGACAACCATGAGCTCACGAATATTCGCGAACAGACGGTGCCAGACAGCATCAGCAGATGGAGTGTAATGTGCAACCATCTGACCATTGTTCCAAATAGTACCGAAGTTGAGTTCGCATTCAGCGTTGCCAGGAATGACCGGAACCATGATTAATGTGTTGCGGAGATACTTGAACGTTGAGGTGATGAACTCAAGTCTGATACCATTGTCGAGAACGAGAACGTATTCAACGCCATCGCCGAGATCTCTCATGTCATCTTTAACCATGTGGTTATGGATGTGCTGCTGCGAGAAGACGTTAGCAAGAACTTCCATAGAGGTGACAACTTTGAATGTAGCAGTCGTGCTGCCACCGAGTTGCTGCTGGAGGAAGGAAAGCTGCATCAGCTGAGCAGTAACGCCATTGAGATAGCTCTTGGCTTTCTGCTTGATATCGCCGCTTCTGTCAGCATCACGGATGATGTTGAGTTTGCTGAAGTCAAGCGTACCAGTGAAGATGGTCGGGCGAATCTTGTCGCCAGCGACGAAGTCTGCGCCAACGTGATCATAGGGATCTTCCGGATTGACCGTGAAGTTAGCGATACGATCGTTGACATCATCGAGCGTCTTCTTAATAGCAGTAAGCTGGACGTGGTCCTGACCAATGCCGATAATTTTGACGAGGTTTGCAGCGTTTTCTTCTGCATTGACCTGGCCAATAGCATAATCAAAGACATAGTTACGACCAACAGGAATGTCGTATGCAAACGGCACTCTGTGTGTCATCATGGCGATGTTGGTCTTGCGGAGGTTGGCTTCGCTGAATCTTGCATCCAGAGAATAACCAACTAAGCCGTGACCAGCTGCATCATTAAGAGTTTCAGCCAGATCAATTGTGGCCTGTTCGGTCTTGGCATCATCTTCCTTGTTACCAGCGGAGACAGTGAAGCTGCCCTGGCAATCAGTGTTACCACGCTTCAGGTTGATGCTCGGCTTCACGATGATGTGGAGACGAATGAAATCATCTTCTGCGAGACCAGCGAGGATCTCAGACTTTTCATCTGCATCACTTGTTGGATCAGCCTTCCAAGCCTGTGCGATAGGTTCATCAGCATAGAGCTTATAGTCGAAGGTGAAATCGCCCTGACGATCAGCACTATCGTGTGAATTGTAGGAACGGCTGAGACGGTTGAAGCTATCCGGAACAGGAATTTCGAAGACTTCGGTCTTGCTGCCAGAGGTAAGGCTGACATACACGAACTCGAGTTTGACGTTTTCTTCGATGATGTCTGTTCTGTTGATCTTGTCATAACCAGGCTTCGTGTCATCAAGACTGAGCTTGAGAATGTTGGCCTTCGGTCCAAACAGAAGAATACCATCTTTCAGAACATACTTGCCTTCGGTGTCACGAGCCTTAAGAGGAATGATCTTCTTAAGTTCGTTGCGAGCAAAGGTAGGATCTTCATAGAGATCGATAAGTCTCATGGATTCACCATCATGCTGAGAGTTATCATAGATCTCAAGATATTCTTTGGTATATGTGGCGTTTGGCTGATCGGTTGTACGAACCGGGAGCATACGCGGCATAATTCTGCTGTGGAAGTTCATGATAGCAGTCGTGAGCGTAATCTTCAGGTCAGGAATGACCATGTCGATGTTAGCACCGAAAGCTTCCTGAGCAGGCGTAACTGCAGTCAGGTCATGCACAACGTCGATAGGATAGATGGTACTGAGATCTTTGACAGGATTCTGATTACCACTGTGATCAGTCTGCTTGAACTGTTCACCCCATGCACCCTGCGTTCCTTTGAGAGAACGATTGATGATAAGAGCGCATTCTTCCATGCAAGCTTCGCGGCAGGATTCAGGAACTCTGCAACGATCCATAAGCGTTTCGAGCTTATCAGCACCGCAGGAATTGGAGAAGGCTTCAAAACTGACCTGAGCAGGACGTGAATATTCACCCTGTGCACCAGATTTCGTAACAACGTTAGTAGAAGTTAACAGCTCTTCAACAGCCATTGACACTTCTTTCGAGAGACCAGAAAGATCAGTCAGTCTCGGATCATCGTAGGATTTACGAGAAGCGACATGATTCTTGATCTCATTCATGTAACTTTCAAAAGAGTATGTAGCACTCATGATTTTTTACCTTTATGTATGTTGAACATTGCAGGAAGTTTAACGACAGAGTCAATTAAATCATGAAGACATTGAGGTGTTAAAATATTTAACCAGAATGCTTCAATCTTCCTTAATACTTGTATTTTTTGTTGCGATATAGTTTTTGGAGGATTGTCAAGAATACTATCTATCCATGTTTTTAATTCCATGCGATAGAATACCGTATCTGTTGTTTCACTGGAGGTTAATTCGAGTTTGACACCTTCTTTATCACTAACATCGGCTGGAGGTGGGACAGGGCGCATGCTGATTTTATCCCTTTGTTTGTCCGACTTCTCTTCACCTTCTGTATCGGATTTTTCAGTGTCATCTTCTGTTTCGCCATCCGTAGATTCATCTTTACCATTATCTGACTTGGTACCGGGTGTATCGTCATCACCTGTTGCTCCAACGTCACCACGTTCATCTTCACCTAGATCTGATATATCTGGTAAATTATCCCCACCTTGTTCAGTCGAATCATCAGTAGGCATATCATCCAGAGTAAGATCAGGGGTCTTACTAGTGGCTGACTTAGAATCAGATTCCTCTACATCATCATTCTTCGCATCTTTAAAGGGTGCCGGACCTGTTATCACTACGTCATGAATACGTAATGCCTTAAGGCTTTCCTCTAAGGATGCACTTGGTACACTGCGATGATCAGATGAGACTTTTGGATCTGCAATTCTGTTACCTAAACGAAGTTCAGGAAACTCTGCAAATACAGACTGTCTGAATTCTGATAACGCTTCGTTACTAACGCCTTTGGTGTTTGTGGCATTGAGATAACTTGAGATTATCTCACCTTCACCCATGACTGTCGATAACATACCAGTAGAAGACTCGGTGAAAACCAGGTTATACTGGCGACGTAGGGCAATCAGCAGCGAGATAAAGAGTCGTCTAAAGTTAGCTTCAGACGATGTCTCCAGTGCATCAAAAGGCGTCTTGACATACGGATCAAAACGACACATCAACTTATGAAGCATGTTGTAGATCTTCGATTCGTTGGATGTGGATCTTGATATTTCCAATAGACCAATTTTGGTTCTGGGATTATCGAGAATACGATTATTTGTTGATTCATCGTGATCTTTATAAAGCCAAGAATCATCAAGGTCTAAACTATAAGTACTTAAAATACCAACCAAAGTCATAAGTCCATGATCTGGTTTATCATTCCAGCTATAACCACTGATAAAATCAAAGAATGTATTTGGTACAATCTGTGATGCTATCAGAGTATCTCTCAGCTTCTGGTTTCTAGTATAGTTGTTAAAGACGGCGTCATAACAGATGACTAATCTTTGTCCAACTAAACTGATAGAAGGAAGACTGATAAGCTGATTTGTGGAGAAATCAGAAGACACATGACTTAAATACGTTAAGAACGTATCATAGAATGATATTTGTGTTGGTGTATCAGATAAAACGTTTGGATAGTCATGACCACAGCGAATGCAATGAAGTAAAGCTTCCTTTGCTTCTTCTGTTCTTTCAATCACAAATCCAGACGCTAACTCTCTGATAAGATTGACGTAACTTGAGAAAGATCCTTTTTCAAGTTCCTGCTGTTTTGTGTTAGGATCATTCAGTAGAACATTACTTCTCTGGATTAATCCTCTAACTCTTTCCCATGTCACAGAAGCATAGTTTCTGATTAACACAGGAATGCCACCGCCATATACAAGATACAGATATCTCAAGATCAGGCATTGTTGAAAAATAAATCCTGCACGATCAAGATCGCTTAAGCTAAGATAAGCTTTATCAGGATTTACTGCCCAGCTTGTAGGTACACCTTCTTGTGAGGCTGAGATAAATTTTAAATAACTCATAAATAAAATCCTTTGTAGTTAAGGATGTACAATTAAAATAAAGGATGACATCATTTATTGCAGGGAATATTTACCCTATCAGTGACAACATCATAAAATGCACTATTTATGCATAAAAGGAAACTATAATTATGTTGCCAATTACAACAGGTCTATTACTTGATGCATTAGAACTAGCAGCATTTAGTACAGCAGATGAGACAAGATATATTCTTACGAAATTCACTGATTTGTATGATGCTGGTAGAAACAACAAGAAGAGTCAAGCTCCAGTCGATACCGATATGGATGTCTTGATTGAAATTATTAAAGACTTAAATAAAACAGGTGTATTGGATCGAAAAGCTGAAGTTAGAAAAATTGTTTTAAAAGTCAAAGCAAGTCCTTATGCAAAAAGAGATTCCATGTTTGTAGAGCAAGTTGCTGCTATGTTAAATCAAGGAGTTGGAGAAGGACTTAGTTTAAGAAATGAATTAAAGAAACGAAAACGAGTACAGAATTGGTGTCTAATATCTGCATCGAATAATACGTTCTTAGACGGATTAACTCTATGCAGACAGTATAGCAAAGATGATGAAACTGCGAATGATTTGATTATTGAGCGAGTGTTAGATAAAGCACATGATCTAACTCAAGCTCAGAATAATGTAATAGGATTAGCTGAGAGTATCGATGAATTAGATTTTACATCTAAGTCGTCTATGTTAAACAGTGCAGATAAATATGCGCAGAGAAAGAAAACTAACATCATTCGATTAGGTTGGCAAGGACTTAACAGAATGATGGGTGTAAATGGTGGAGTATGTAGAGGTGAATTAGTTGGATTAGCAGCACCATCGTACAATGGTAAATCATATATGCTTATGAACATTGCTATCTGGGCAACAGTTTATAATAAGTATGATTTAAAAGATCCAACAAAAACTCCTACGATTGTATTAGTGTCTTTGGAGAACGAAGTTTCAGACAATTATAACGATATGGTTAGAATGGCTTATGTAAATAAGAATCGTAAACCAGTTCCACCAGATATCAGCCGTGAAGAATTAATTGATGAAGCTTATGAATATTTAAATCAATCAGGGAATCGATTAATCGTAAAAAGATTTGGTGAAGATTTCTGTTATACAGATCTTGTGAAACTTATTTCTCGTCTTGAAATGAAAGACATGGAAGTAGTTTGCTTATTGATCGACTATCCTGCTTTAATGAAAATTGAAACCAATGATAGAGACAATGCACCAAAAGCATTGGAAAAACTTTATCAGAAGTTAATGGATCTTTCTCATGCACGTGATATTGCATTGTTTGCAGGATTACAACTTGATAAAACTGCAGAGCAATTAGTTAGTACAGGAGAGGTTTGTCCTGTTAAAAAATTAACTGGTGCAGCGTTAGCAGATGCAAAAGGTATCAGACGAGCTCTTGATATTTTGATATTCCAAATGATAGAGCATATCGATAATATCGATTATATTACGTTTGCTTGGAATAAGCATCGTAATAATGCACCACCACCAGCAAAAGATAAATTCTGTGCTTATCGATTTATCAGTGATGATCTTGGCATCATGGATGATGTAGGATCTAAAGATGCAAGTATTCAGGATATTTATGCTGATGCAGCATCTATTAATAAACCAAAAGAAGAGCCCAAAGAGGCTGAAGATTTCTTTTCTCAAATTAAGCAAGAATAATGGTAGTAGGGGATTTTCCCCTACTACTATAATTATATAACATTTTATGATGTGAATCGAACTCTTAATCATTAAACATTTAATATTATTAATTGGGTGAATTATGCTGACGTTTGCTGCTGCGTATGATGAGCTAGAAGCATCTAGCATTTACGATGTGTCGGTTATGCGCGACATATGTGCGTCAATTGAAGAATACAAAGCTAAGATAGAATATTCTAATGAAGCTCAGACTCTTCTAACAGTTTTAGATTACTTTGGAAGAATCTTCAATACACTGACAACCTCTATTACAAAATTTACAAAATCGGTAAAGCGAGGGGAACTTAAAAAGTACTGTGATGATCACGCTGCTACAGTACACAAGATTGAAAGTTTAAATATAGATAATGAGATATTTCAAGTAGATATTGATGTTCCTACGGGAATGACAACATCCTACAAGGATGCTGCAACATTTTTAAATACCTTATTTAATGATTTAGACCTGAGGTCCCTTTTAACAAACATTAAATCAACACTTAAACAATTTTGTACAAACGTTCATAGAAACCATGATGTCACAGTGCAGGTCGGAAGCTTTGCCGCTGCGATGAATGGGAAGAAGTCTTTTGTCACCCGTATGGCGACAGAGATGGAGAGCAAATTCTCTGGTAAAGAATCATCTCCGACAAGACCATTTACAAAAGAATTTAAGAGTGTTGGTGAACTCCGTTCGACTAAAGATGTGATCCTTCAAGTTGAGAGATACCTTGAAAGTGTAGCATCTATTAGTAAATTGACTGACGATATAACAGCCATAATCTCTGATATAGAAAGTAATAAAGACGCTACAGTTATTTCATCTGTGGCTAGTTCATTATCAGATTCTGCAGAGACTTTAGCTAAGACTATAGATTTATTCGGCATGGGTATTTTAAATCTCATGTCCTTATCTCATAACTATACGCTTATCTATAATAAGCTCAGACAGAAAGTGTGATTACTATGGCAGAAGAACATGGTTGTACACAGGTCGGTGCTATTTCTGAACTTAGGGCAAAACTCGAATCTCAGGGTGATGCTGATGTAAAGATTGAGGGTAATTTGAAAGAATTAACTGCAGAAGTTAGGAAGAATCATGAACAAACTCAAGAAGAGTTCAAACAAATAGCAACTACTCTTACTAAACTTTCTGATTCTATGGATAGTCAGAAAAAATCTATTAAAGATCTAAGAGCAGAAGTTAAAACATATACTGATTCTCTTAACAAAACACATTCACGTATTACTACAGTTGAGAAAGATATTGCACAAAACAGTTCGGATATTATTGAATTGAAAAAAGAACATGATACAGTAGTAGAACGACTAATGAGAGTTGAAAAATGGGTTGCTTCCATTGCTGCTATTGCTACAGCGTTGTTTCTTGTATTTCAGTTCTTTGAACATCTTGATACTGTAAAAAGAATTCTTCTTCCTGAACTGCAGCAGAATAATACTTACGTTGCTCCACAGCAACACAATACTTATGTAAATACTCCTGATACTACTATTATTGAAGAATGATATAAAGGCTCTAGCACGCGGATATCCGCGTGCTAGAGCCAAGTATTAAAAACTCACTATATTTCATAACCAAGGAGAAATGTCGTCAATTTTAGAAATATAGTGAGTAGGCATTAATCGCCTAAATCATCATATCCGCCACCACTACTACTGCTGTTATTTCCACTAGAAATATTATCGATTCTAGTATTAATAGCATTTAAAGCTGTCCATAAATCGCCGACAGTTACAACTCTATTACTGTCTGTAAATGTTCCGCTGAGTACTTCATCAGTTGTGGCTAATATGACAGTGCCTGCTTCACTTCCACTAGCTGTTTGTACTACTTGCGATATTGGATTTGCTAACAAATAAGCTGAAATAACATCACCAATTCCACTAATATCAGATGCTGAATGTGTATGCTCTTTTGGAGCTACTGCTGCAAATAAAGAAGCATGCGCATTTGCATCATTATTGTGCGCTATAATTTCTTCATTTGTTACAGTGGCTGATGGGATGGTTGACGATTGATTTGTTGTCGCAGCAGTTCCTACAATAGAGGATGTTACGTCTTCCCATTTTGGGAATCTACCAACCTTAGCACCACTATAGCGATAATAATGATATTGTACGTATGATTCAACTGTAGCAGAATCACGTCCGTTTTCACCAACATAAAGAACTAAGAATGGAGCATAAGTAGCACCCATTAACTTAGGCATAACTCTGAAGTCAGTAATATTGCGATAAAGTGTTAAACATCTTAACGAAAGAATAGGATCGTTATATTGCATACAAACCCCAGGATGAGGGTTCAGACTAGTCATGTGCTGAGCTAATACTGATGGATCTACTGAGGTATTAGGAAGTCTTCTTGTAGGTTCAGGCATAATTGCCTCCTTCTATTTAAAAATTGAAAATACTGTTCAATAAAATGCTATATTAAAAACTACCTCTGCCTATTTCTAGGCAGAGGTAGCTAGAATAATTAAACATTACCAGTACGAGAAATCGTACCATTTGCTAATACTTTATAGACACCAGGAGATCCACACACTACACTAGTAGCTTTTGCATAATCTCCATTTTCTCTATAATCATCTGTGTTTGTATCTACCCACCAGATTCCACAAGTACTTGTACAGAGACTTACATTACTAGCAATACCACCTGAGAAGATAAAGATGGCAGCATTATTGGTTAATGTAGCCCTGCTAAGTGTGGTTCCACTGTGAACAGTACAGTAATCCATAGTGTTGGATCTAGGATCACCCGCAAGAGATACACTCATTGTGTTAGGTATAAAATAGCAAGTTGCACCTGCCTGAAGCTCTACATATCCACCGTTTTCAATGATATCATTGGCATAACCACCAGATGCTACAATGAAAGATCCATGTGGATTAATAGCAAAATTGTAGACTGAACCAGATCTTGCATCATCACTCCAATCATCACGAGGTTCAATGCTCACTTGTACTACTACACCACTGTTAATTTGAACAGGCTGATAACCAGAAGCACATCCACCAGAGTAAACCCAAATTTCTCCAGATGTTGGGATAATGGCATCAGTTAGTATAGCTGCAGAAGCATTAGGTCCAATTACACGGAGTGTTTTAATACATCCAGATGCTGCAATAGTTGCTGAACCATATAAATTCATAATGCCTACATAACCACTAGAAAATATACTTGCATTAGCAAATTCGTGTATATTTACACTCTGGAATGTAGTTCCTGAATGGACAGTTGCAGTTGCAGAAACAGTATCTGTTACATATACATTAATACCATCTGAAACTGTTTGTTCAGTAATATTTACTGTCGTGTATTCAGGATCAAATTCTATTTGACCACCACTTTCTTTAACGTCATATGCCGTACCACTTTCGTCTATTTCAACAGTGCCACCAGCATAGATGTTAACATTATCCACAGTACCACTATTCCAGATGCATAATGATCCACCACTTGATACATCTACAAGACTACAAGATCCACCTGAATCAATATACACATATCCACTACTATAAATGATGACACTGTTAGCAGAACCATCATCAACAACGGATAATACTCCGCCAGAATAGGCTTCTACTTCTTCAACAAAGCCACCACTACTAACAACTAACTCACCCATGTAACTTTACTCCTTTCATGTAGGTACCTTCACCCACGTATGCAGATGCACCAGAATTGATTGTAACGTTTACAGCTGATTGATATTTATCCGAAACACCCGACACTAATTCTAGTTCAGTGCCAGAATTCAGAATAATATCACTGAGCGTATCACCAGCGCTGGATGGAGGTCTAGTTGTTTCAACGTCTTCACCTTCTTCAACAGCATCTGTAGCTGTTCTATGATAATCACTACCATATTGATACCAGCAATCAGTACTGGACATAAGAATCTGACTCATATTAGCATGATTACCCCAATATGCGTCAAGGTTCCAGAAACCTGTTTCAGTTGAAACAACAACCTTACCGGCATGAGGTTCAAGTACACCAGTATGACCATCTTCTCCAGTTTCAGGTGTGCTTGTGAAAGAAGTATCATTCAGGATGCCGGCATAAGGCCACTGACAATTTTCAGCAGATACAGTTGTAGAAACAGCTTGATGTTCAATACCAATTGTAACATATGCCATCTGTAATGCTGCATTGCAAGCAGGAACAAGCCAGACACGCTGGAACATATGATTAAATCCTTGAATACAAACACCATTTGCATCACTTGCATAGATGTTATTAATGTATTGAGGAATTAAGTCATACAGTTGATGATCGTCTTTAGTAGGATTAATAATAGTAAGTCCGCAATACAGTAACTCATCAACAGGCTTGAGTAAGTACTGCTTGTGCGGGTAATCGTCACCTGCAACAACAGGCACAGTACGACCAAATTCAACAACGAAACGATGCGTTTTACCACTGATGACTGGACCAAATGGTAATGTAACACATGTATCTTTCCAAACAATCATATTTGGATTAGACACAACGTTAAGTGCTGTAACTTGAGCTTGGAAGCTAGCTGAGGATACTGCATCAGTAACGAGATATTCTTCAATGTATTCAGAACTATTCATAACTGCATCGTGGTATTTAGAAATAGCCTTTCCGTATTTACCATGCGAAGAGTTATTCATCAATCCACTGATATTAGTACTATATGTGCTACAGGATGGCTGTGCATATGGATATGCAAAATATCCACCATTCGTTTTAACTCTTAATCTAGAGTCAATCATACTCATATCAGCTTTGAATTCATCAAGACAATATGCATTGTTCTTTGTATAGAATCCAAAACCAAGTGCATTTAAGAACGGAGTAATAGTTCCTACATTAAAGCCCATCATGCTTGTATTGATGAAACTTCCAATAACAGCAGCAGGTGTTACTGCTTTATTGGTGACAGAAGCATCAGCAGCGGTTAATGATGTTAAAAGATCAACAGATCCACCAGGCCCACCACCTGAAGCAAGACAGCTAACAATGTAAGAAACAATATCACCGTTCGTGGATGAAGCAACACTAACATTATCACCTGCTACAACAGAGACTGTTTTCTTAGCCGCAATTGAACTGTTAAGATTGGAACTCATGTTGTATACAGCTCTCATGGTAGGAACAATGTAACTTGTTTCTGGATTTCCAGCTGTACCAGCAGTAGATATAATCGAATTAGAAGCTTTAACCACACCAGTTATACTAGAACCATTACAGAGATTGTAACTCGTTTTAGTTCCAATAGCACTGTTAAGAGCAGAACTCATACTCCAGACAGCACGCATAGTTGGAACAATATATTTCGTTTCAGCAGTATTTGAAGATCCTGTAGCGGCATTAGTAGATGCTGTAGATACAATAGCATTAGAGGCTCTAACAATACCTACTTGAGTTGTTCCGTCACAGAAGGTTCCACTAACCTTATATACCATAGAACTACCAGCTGCACTGGATTCAACAGTAATACCAGAACCCTGGGATACAACAACCGGTGTTCCACCACCAGTGCCAATACTTGTCTGAAGTTCAGAAATAGCTACAACAAATGTATGGAATGTAGGAACGGCGCAATTTTCAGCAAAGAGATATCTTGTTCCTGAACTTTCTCCACCGTCTTCGCTGATATTACTACCATAATTGCTTGCTGCTACATTTATTTCACTAGCACTTAAATTAGACCATACATTCTTAATTTCTGTAATACCGTGTGCAGCAATAGGCGCAACTGCACCACCATGCTTCCAAGCAAGATATTTATTACGCATAGCTGCGCAAGTACTTGTATCTGAGAAGAATTCATGGTTAACAGCAACTGCCATTTGCTTTGGTAAATAATTCTTGTGAATTAATTTAAGTGATGGTACAAAACTATCTGCACTATCCCAATCAGGATTGTAGGTGGTTTGATTGGAATAACCACGGAAGAATGGATCTGTACCACGCTCATATTCTTTAGCTACCTTTACAACGCCAAATATAGCCGTACCAGGACCACCTGATTCGATATACGTGGTAGCATCGATACCTTGAATATAAGTGCCTTGACTATCTACCCATGCACTAATACCAGAGTTAGAAACACCATTGATCATAGCACTAACATAGAACGTGTTAATACTATTTACATTACTATTAGTAACAGAGATATTACTTACACCAGAAATTGCAACACCAGTTACACCAGTATCAATTTTGGCTAATAGTTCTTCTTCAGTCCAGTGACCTGTTTCACTACCACCATTGATGTGAGATGAAATTTCAGATGATGTATTATAGAAGTCACTACTAACTTCAGATACAAGATTGCTTGTTGCGTCATAAGCAGACTGTAAGCTTGTAGCAGAATCAATAATAACTGATACATCATTACTCACATAATAGAGGTCAGTACTAACTGCTTCAAATGAAGTCTGTAATGAAGTAGCTGATTCAATCACATCACTCATAAGTGTTGAACTGATTTCGCTAACAGTATCACTTACTGTATTGAATGAAGATTGTAGTGAAGTAGCTGAATCTTCGATTGTTGAAATATTACCACTAACCTGATAGAAGTCAGTGCTTACAGCTTCAAATGATGTTTGTAAGGATGTTGCTGAATCTACAATAGTAGAGATATTTCCACTAACTCCATAGAAATCGTTGCTTACAGAATCGAATGAAGTTTGTAAAGATGTAGCAGAATCCGTAATTGTAGAAATACCTCTGCTAACATCATAGAGATCTTCACTCACTGCGTTAAATGAAGATTGTAAACTTGTAGCTGAGTCTACAATTGTTTCAATACTCCCACTAACTCCGTAGAAGTCATTACTTACAGAATCAAACGAAGTCTGTAATGCTGTGGCAGAATTAACAACAGTCGTCAGAGTAGAACTAATTTCACTAACAGTATCACTTGTTGCGTTGTAATGAATTACTAATTCATCAAGTGTATCGTCCATATTAGAGACTACACTACTTGTGTCATAGAAATCTGTACTTACAGCATTTGCAGTTGATGCTGCAGCAGAAGCAGTGTTACTTGCATTCTTAGCAGTTGTACTAACAGTATCTACAGTACCACTTACAGCACTGAGAGTACTATCAACATTAGAAACTGCTCTAGAAACTGCAGTAGCATAACTACTAATAGCTGAACCGTAAGAATATACAGCAGCAACGGTTGGTACTTGATAATTTGACTCATAGTCGCTATCAACTTCGGTTACTGTAGCTACAACACCAAGAGTTGTACTATTGCCAGTAGCACTCCCGTAACTTGTATCAGATGCACTAATGTAATAAGTAGTCTGACTACCATTTACAGAAGAGCTTAATGTAACATTATCACCACTAGAAAGAATAGTGATATGATCAGTTGTTGCATATACACCATTGTGATTATGACCAGTCGCTGCTTTGCCGTTAAGAGCATCTTGCAGACCACTGATATTAGCGATAGTGTGACTATGGTCGGATAGTGCATAATCGCCAGCAGCTTGTTTACCATCCAGTGCTGTTTGTAAGTCACTAATGTTTGCAATTGTGTGACTATGTGTAGCAGATGCATAATTACCAGCTGCTTGCTTTGTACCAATTGCACTATTAAGTGCAGAACTCATGTTGTACACAGCACGCATTGTGGGAACAACATAGCTGGTTTCAGCAGTATTACCATAGGTAGAGATAACATTGTTAGATGCTACAACAATACCCGAAATACTAGAGCCGTTACAGAGACTATAAGTAGTCGGAGATGCACTGATATAATAAGTAGTAATACTAGTATCAGGATCAGTGATAGGATCAATTGTAACATTAGCACCTTCAGAGATAGCAATACCTGCAGAACCTGCTTGAATCATACCCTGAATTTGTCCAGCAGTCCAGTGTCCTGTATCATTACCGCCGTAAATGTGTGCTGAAGTAGGAATATTGATTGTATCAAATGCTTCTTGTAATGCACTAGCAGACGAGATAGCGACATCAAGAGCGGAACTTACTTCATAATGATCACTACTAACCACATCAAAAGCACTTTGTAGTGCTGACACAGAACTAGAAACAGAACTAACTGTACTTGAGACAGTATCTACAGTGTTACTAACTTCATCTACTGTGCCACTTACTGCAGAAACAGTATTACTGACAGTATCAACTGTATCACTGACACCATCTACAATATCAGATAAAGCACTAACTGAATCTGAAGCAGAAGCGGCTAAAGAACTAGCTGTATCTGCAAGATCAGAAGCGGAACTAATTAAATCCGTATGTGAATCTACAGTTGAAGATACAACCGCTAAGCTACTATCAATATTGGATACAGTTGCACTTACATCACTTACAAATGAATCGAGTTCAAGTAGCGAAGAAGAAACTGCACTTGCTTTTGTACTTGCTGTAGCAGCTGCATCACTTACAGAACTCAGAATTACATCATTAGAAGATACTAATTCAGAAACAACTCCAAGTCTACTACTTGTGTTAGAAACAATGTTACTAACATCATTAACGTAACTACTAATATCAGATGCAAATCCATAGATAGGACCATCGTTATAAGAAACCTGACTTCCATCAGAAGTAGTTGACGGCATAGCAGCAGCGATTGTTCTAGCTACAGCTTCAGCAGTAGGAACAGTATAATCATTCAACCAACTTGATTCAAGATTAGTACCGTTCTTAGCTGCAGTGTACAGTTGAGTTAATCTTTGATAATCCAGTGTACCAACAACACCAGCTATATCAGATATGTCGGAATTTCCAGTGCTTACACCTTGAGCTAAAGCTACAGAAGTTGCATTAACAGAAATTGTAAAATCTGTTCCGTTGGAAGAGATTATGACGTTATCTGTTCCACGAGAAAGTGAATGAACACCAGCACTTGACAAAACAGCTTCACTGATATCATTAACAGTTGAATTAATATCAGATATTGCAGCACTTGCGTTTTCACTAACAGAAGATGTATAGCTAAGGATATCAGATCCGTAATTATAAACAGCTCTTACTGTTGGAACTACAGAATTGCTTGCATTATTGGATTCAATATCAGTTAACGTAGCTACGATACCAAGTGTACTTCCGTCACCTGTAGCAGAGTCAGCATTGGTTAACGCACTGATATAATACGTAGTAATTCCGTTAACATCACTTGTACCAATCGATACATTGTCTCCTTCAGAGATAGCAATGCCTGCAGATCCTGCATTAATCATGCCTTGAATTTCTTCTGCAGTCCAGTGGCCAGTACTACTACTACCATTGATGTGTTCAGATACATCAGATATCACACTATCCAGATTAGAAGAGATATCGCTTACATTAGACACTACATCATTTAAACTTGATGATGCATTGCTTACAGCGGATATAGTACTATCTAAGCTAGAAGAAATATCACTTACAGTTGATATTGCTTCATTTAAATTAGAAGATAGGTTACTGACAGTAGAACTGATTTCTTCTACATCACTTTCGATATCAGAAACATTAACAGCGATTGTAATATTACCCTGACCTACTTCATCTTCTGAACCTGAGCTTAATATAACACGATTGTCATTTGTTGTAAGTGTAGCAACACCAGCTAATCCAGGTTGAACTGTAACAGATCTTGATACAACAAGTCGTGCAACAGCTGCCGCAGTAGGAACAGTATAATCATTATCCCATGCAGCTTGCACATTTGTATTACTTTTGTATGCATCATACATGAGATTTAATCTGCTAAAGTTTAATGTTCCAACATCACCAGCAACCTCACTGATTACACAACTTTCTCCACCAGCACTACTAGCTAATTTGACAGGTTGAACAACAGAAATGACAAGATCACCTTTTCCTGTAGCATCGTCCATACCAGATGTAATAATAACATTAGTTGTACCAGCTGTTAATGTATTCACACCAGGTATAGCTGATGATGGCATCATCGAAGATAACTGTTCTGCTGTCCAGTGACCAGTGTTTTTACCACCGTTGATATGAACACTAACAGAAGAACTTACAGATGATAAAGTCGTACTAGTAGTCTTAGCCATTGAACTAGTCGCACTAAGTACAGAACTGACACCAGTAAGATCAGCCATTCCAGCAATTTCAGATGATGTCCAGTGACCCGTATCGTGACCACCATTTACATGTGTACTCACTATAGCACTAAGTACTACAAGTGAAGAACTTGTTGCAGAAACTTTATTACTAGTAACATTAATTCTAGAACTATTGTTTGAAGCAAGAGCACTAACAGGAGAAACCTGACTATCAGTATAAGCTTTAGCTGCAGAATAAACAGAACTAGTGATAGTATCATGATCAATAGCAGCACTTGCAATGATCTCATTTGCATAGTCCATTGCTGCAGAATGTTCAGTGATGTATACCTGTGAAGTAACATTAATGTAATCTACAACAGTGTTTTCAAGAGAACTTACTCTACTGACTAAAGGACCAATATCAAGACTGCTAACTTTATCCCAAAGGTTTTCAATTTCAGTTGTATGTTTTACAACTTTATTTCCAACCATTCTCTGAATAGAAGCTACAACTGTTTCATCATCATTGCTCTTCAGAAGAACCCAAATCTTAGTATTTGGATCTTGATTATATCCATCATACGTAAGCTCGAATTCATAAGAAATACAACCGATAAGATCTGTATCGATTGTAATCAGAACAGGATGAACTTTATGAGCAGCAGAGATACCACGAGTGATATCAGAAATATTGACATTCTCAGGAATTGGATATCCACCAGCCAGAGTTGTAATATTTGCCCACTCAGCTTCTTCAACAAAAGGATATGTTACTTCAGTATAGCAGAGTCTGAGAATAACAGAACTATCAGCTGTTGTTAATACATAACGAACTGCATCATCTAAGAAACTAACTTGTTTGATAACATAAGTTGTATTATTTGCAACAGCAGACCAAGTTAATCCTTCTTCTGTACTGTGATGGAAAATAGTTCCATCAGGAATAATGTTATCACCACTCCAAGTAAAGTCAGCTTGATCAACACCGTTTACACAAGGAGTTGTGGTAACATCAATAGTACCATCGAGATTGATAACTCTACCGGTATTTGCCCATTGATCAAGACGAACTTTATCACCAAGAGAGCAGATAGAAGGATCAGGGAGGGTTAATGTATAATCACCGAAAGAAACGTAAATCGTATTAGGTGTGGCTTCTTTACTATCCTCAAGAAGTTCCATAGACATAGAACCACCTACGGAAGAACCACCACTACCACCGGATGCACCTGTTCCGATACTTTGCCAAGCACCCCATCTAATAGCAGGATGCCATTCAACTAAATCCTGTTTACGATTTGCTGTAATCCAAAGAGCAATATCTTCAACCCAACAAAGAATCTTACTTCCACCAGCAGGGCAAGTATCATACAAAGATTGAATACTTTCAATGTGATGAAGTCCAAGATTACTTGTGGTATTACTGATATCAGCAATATAGCGACCAAAGCGTGTTGTAATAACGTTGGAAGAGCCTTGATTCATATAGAGAATTTCTCTAAACGTCACTCCGGTTGCTTCACGCTTATTCGTTAATACATGACCACCCTTTAGAGATTCATCAGGATCAGGACCTAATAAGTACAGATAGCCGGTATCACTATCTGTAAGAACATAACTGTCATTTTTGGTATGTTCCGTACCTGCTCCTAATAGATATAGTCCTGGTTTAAAGATGTCATTTACATCCTTAATCACAGAACCATTTAATCCATAAGGAGTACGTGCAGCTCTCATCTTACTGACTGCATAAGAGGTAGGTGCAAACTCCTGCAGACCGTTAGATAAGTTGTCATCGAAACCGATGACTGATTTCATGTTAGACATATGTAATATTCCTTTGATAGATTAATTATGATTTAAAATCTTCTCATAGAATTCAATACATTAAGGACCTGCTGGAGCTGGTGTAGCTGCAGCAGCGATTTGTTCCTGTATAGCAGGATGCGCTTGAGCATTAGCATCATGTACAGAAATACTGCTTGTGATAAGATCTATAAGCTCAGCTTTTGTGGAAGTAATACTAGCCGTGATTAAAGCATGAGCTGTTTCAGATTCATCGTGAGCAGAAATACTAGAAGTGGTAAAGTTTGTTACATTGTTACTAACTACATTGATGTAACTTGTTAAAATCTCACTTGTTGTATTAATAAAACTTGTTAAGATTTCACTTGTATGATTTACATAACTAGTAAGTGTATTACTTACTTCAGTAATTCTCACATGGAGATCTGTTACATGATGTAGGAAATGATTAAATGTTTCATCATTATAATTTACAGTATCTGTATTGACATTTCTAGTATCGTTTGAAATAAACAGACACCAGTAATTGTCATTTGGATTACTTATGTTATTATCGTTGAAGATTTCAAATTCATAAGTATTACAGGACCATATATCATTCTCTTCACCTGATGATTCAACTAATTGTAATGTTAATCCTACTTCAGCTCCTACAGGAGATCCTATCTCATAAGTGACTTCATCAATCACTTCTTCAATTAATCTTGTATAAGTTGAAGTATCAGGAGTTGGAGATGTATAAATTGTATTTACGGATCGATATGTCGGGATATTGTTTTTTGATATTGTCCAATAGATGTCATCAGTACCTTCATAGATGCCTGTATCTTCATGAACAATATCTGCATCAATTCGATAAGCTTTATCTTTTGATTCCCATAATGTATTGGAAATACGTTCGAGAGTAATCTGTTCAGTTGATAAACCAGTACAAACCATTTTTGTGGTAAGTCCAGTTGTTACTGGACTTGTACTGATTGAATTATCGCCTTGTTCGACAGTACCATTACCCTTCCATTGATCAAGTCGAATAACATCACCGACCTTACATGAAGCAGGGTGTGGTAATGTTAGTACATGATCAGCAAAGCTAAGATAATTTGTATTTGGTCGAGCAACTGTGTCTTTAAGTATTTCATAGAACGGATTATCATCTGAATATGTCCTCCATTTTCCCCAAGTCACATAGCTATCTTTCCAAATACCTAAACGAGTGATAATAGTTGTTTTACCATCTGCTGCTATTACTTCATACTGACGAATATATTCGCTAGTAAGAGGAATGACATAAAGTAAAGCAATTCCGTTATCAGGTAATTCATCATTTGGATTATTAGAAAAATGTTTCGAATAAGGACTTAATTTATAAAGTCCTTGATCTGTAATCCGATTTACATCCTGAACAATTTGATTCAGCTCATCCACATGATATCGAGCAGCTAGTTTGATATCTAACAGATGTGCTTTTAGAACAGAGATGTGAAGTCGTTGGTTTGACATATCAGAAGATGTGATTTTCTGTTCAAAGTTAGACATCAAAAACCTCATATTAGTTATGTGGTATTATTCTAAACCGCATAAAATGGCCAAAAATTTGTAATATAATTTATGGTATAGAGAAACTCAAATAAAATTTAATAAATGGAGAATTTATTATGGATGATAAAATTTATGTTAGTATTCCTGTAAAACGTGCATTGAATCAGATCACAGATGTAAAAGTTATGTACAAAGAATTTGAAATTGCAAGTGATCGTAAAGCAATTCGTTTCTGTGATACGAAAGATGAAACATTAAAAAAGAATCTTTTTGAAAAAGGATTCTCATTTGAAGATACTGAAATTTTAATTCCAATTAATCGTCCTAGAAAAGAAGTGAATTGGATGCCACCTTATATTCCACTTCGTCTTTGTTTAGTTGGTCCAGACAATTCTTGTTGTTTACCAATTGCAGAAGATAATTATCTTTATCTTCAGTTTGTTGGTGATCTTAATTCGTGCTTGCGTTTAGGTGGATTTCCTGAGAATGAAAGATTTAATTCAACCTATAAAGGATATAAAGCATTGATGGAAGAGAAAGCGGCTCAAGCTAAACTTTCGATTGAAACTGCAGAGGAGAATAAGAAATGAGTACAGTAATTGCATCTGTTATTTCTGCTATTGCGTTAACAAGCACTGCTAGTTGCTGGTTACCTAAAGATAAGACACCAGTGATTGTCAATAGTTTTGAATATGATTATAGCAGAAGACCTGAAACGATTCAAAATCAATTTGTGAAAGAGCAGTGGGAAAATGCTAAAAGTAATGGACAGATTGATTTTACAAATGTAACATTTATTCCTGTAAAATACAAAACGTTTAACGAACTTCTTCCTTCCTACATTCCTGATTTTTTATTAATCAAGCCTGTTCCACAGGAAGGTGTAGATTATGCAAAGATTGAATTAAAAATCAATGATACTACTTTTGTATTAACTCCTTCTATGAAATAAGTAATTACAACACCATGTGGGCATCCACATGGTGTTGATCAAAATTTTGTATTTATATATAACTACAGTGACCTGACATAAAATCAGTGTCTCCTTATCTTCTCTACGGCGTCGTTTTTGGACGAGTTTCTACGCCGTAGAGTTTTTTCGAATTCAATCACAACTTAACATATGAGGTGCACTATGTTCGACACAAACCCGCAACCGTTCGATTCGCTCGCGTTTGATCATGGACGACTTGCTGATATGCAAGCTGATTTCGCTCGGCAAGAACGTGAACAGGCTGAAACGATGCAGCGTTTGGAGCAGCGTCACTTGGAATTTCAGCAGAACCATGAACAATTTGTTCGCGATGCTGATGCTCTCCAGACTCGTTCGAATGCTGCGTTTGATACGCTTGAAGCATCGATCGAAAAACAAGAGCAAGAAAAAGAACATGATCGTAAGGTCATGAAACGAGTACTGATTGGTCTCGGTATTGCTCTTGCTGCTTCGATTCTTATCCCTGTAGGCATTGCTGCTTACACCACTCTCAACGATTAATCCAACTCAAAACTCAAATAAGGAGAATTGCCCTATGAAACACAACGACTACACCGACAACTTCATCAACTTCGCCCTGGACTCTCTCGACAAGGCCAGAAACATTTTCCACCACAACCCGCTCGATCACCACACTTCCGAGTATGACCACAATCAGGATCCTGAAGTCCTCAACGGTTCTTCCGTTTTCGAGGACTATTCTCGCTTCAAAGATCCTGAAGGCATGGTTCCGTATGTCATGGGTGCTGCGAGTGAGGAACTCAAGGACATCGTTCCTGGCTCGAACGGAGCTCTTGTTCTGATCTATGGGCCGAAAGATGATCCGGCTGTGACGGGATCTCATATCGGATGGACCAGCCGTCCGAAGATCAACCCGACGGCGTTCTACAAGGTCGCGAAAATTCACGGATCTCTTCAGCTCACGACCACAGAACCGATGGAAGAAATCATCGAACGAACGAACAGGATTTCCTTCGTGTTCACGCCTGAGAAAGGTGTCGGATTTGTCCTCGCCAGTATCCATCCTGGTGATCCGGATCCGATTCCTGATTTCGACAATCTTTTCGAAGGGGATGAGATCACTGGCGAAGAGGCGATACGCCGTGGTATCGTTCGGGTCAAGAAGGTGGATTGATGGGAAAGCCTCTCCTGCTGTGCGAGTAATCGCACAGCAGGAGAAGGCACGGAGAGGTTTCTTTTTTATTTCTGCTCTTCAATTGTTCCGTTTGCAATGAGCTTACTATTAATATCGCGCATGCATTCAAACATTTGGAGATAAGACTGAAGCGGCATAATGAGACGAGTTGTAATAGCAGGTTCAACTCGATCAGGTCCTGCAGGAACAGTCGTAAAGAAATCAATTTTAACCATGTCGTTAATTACATGGATCTGTGCCATTCCATCAGAATAGCACTGCTGGATAGAACCATCGCCATTGTTACGCATGGTAGGGACATTAGCATTATCAGCCATAATAAGTTTCCTTTGTTATTGAATATTGATACAGGGGTGAACATTAAAATTCTGAGATGGAGCAGAGATAGTTTCAGAAGGCGTAGCTGTAGCTTTTACTTCTTCTTTCTTTTCTTCTGCAGGCATCGGAATTTCAGTTTTAAGATATTTGCTAGTTTCTTTCTCAGGATGTTCTGCATCGTATTTTGCTTTCATCTTCTGATAAGCAGGAATCGTTGCAATCACATTGAGAACATGTTCAGGAGTGATATTCTTTGTGCATTCATAAGCACGAGGAGTTCCCTTATGCTTTGGACACCACATGTAATCGTAGTGGTCAAAGTCACAAGTTTCATCATTCCAGCAACCGTGGCAAACCATCGGATTAATGACACGATAAGGAGTGTAGTATTCGTTGTAGGGATTAGTAAATCCAGAGATGAGTACAACAGGACACTTAGCGCACCATGCAAGCCAAGATACACCAGAACTAAGACCAATAAAGAAGTCACAATCTTTGAGAATGTCAATACGTTCCTGGAACGTCTTATTACCAGTATCGTCTTCACAACCCCAAGGTATATGAGTCAGAACAACTCCACTACCTGCAACTTTATCTTTATCAATACAAATGACACGATAGCCAATCTTTCTCAGATGTGCTACGACTTCTTGCCAACCTGTCGGGTGTGTCCAGGTTTTACAATATGCACTGCCATTGACAGCAATGCATACATAAGGCTCCTTAATCCTACGAGGAGCACTAAGATCCACACGAGGAGCAATATCAGTATCATCGACATCCAAGATCTTAGAGACCGTACGCCCGTTCCCGATATAGCGGAAGTCGTACGGCTGGTTTGTCGTGTTGGCTTTGAAGAACAGCCCCATGTTGTAGCAGGCATAAGGCTTATAGTTTCTTGTGTCTCGAGCTTCAATGAATTTGATGGTTGGGTATTGCTTTTCATAAAGATCATAAATGGCAGGGTTCATTACAGCGAGCAGTTTGCATTGAGTCTTCTTCTGGAAACGCTCCAAGTAACTGAACCATCCGATACTATCACCAATGGTGCTGATCGGGAATTGAACAAAGACCTCTTTGTCTTTGGGGTCAAAACTGTGGTGGAAGGTGTGATTGTCTTGGACATAACGAAGAAGTTCATCAATAGCGTGTGCATAACGAGGTCTTTCAGACTCACGGAGCACAAAACACTTATTAAAGATATCTTCTTCAATCTGTTCTTGTTTAACTAACGGGAATTGACATAATTCGTAAATCTGCTGAACTTCAATGGCGGTAAGACCATAATGTTTCATGACATTATCACGAATAGAATCTGGCAGAGGAACTAAACGAATAATTGTCAGTCCAAAGTGACAATAATACTTTTGAATTGTATTATAGAACTTCTGTTCGTTATTTGTCATAACGTCATGACAGACAATTGTACCGAATTGTTCTTCTTTCATGAAGATACGATACGTAGTGAAATTCCCGTCTTCTGCTTTTGGAACATATACACGTAAACCATCACAATAGTCGAATACAATTTTATCAATTGCAGGAATTGTCGGGAGCATTGGAATTGTTCCGAATATCAACTCACGGCGATCGAGCTTTGCGTTGTATTCTTCAGGTGACATTGATTTATGTCGTTCTGATTCAGGGACGTCCATCATACCAAATGCTGCATTGGTTGATGATGAGGGAGGTTGACTGCTAGCAGGTGGTTGCTGTGATTGTACCATTGCTTGTGCCTGTGACTGCTGAGGTGCTGGACTATTATTTTGTTGTTGTCCCGCATTACCATGCAATACAGGTTTACCTGCTTTCTTTTTAAGTTGTAGTGGCATTCATGAGTCCTTTCATTTAACTCTTGTTAGAATATCAAACACTGATAAGTAAGGTTTATCTTCTTTCTTGTAAGACCAATAGCTTCTACTATTTAAAATCTCCTGTTTGAGATCTTTATTTTTATCTGACATTAACCAGTCAAATAAATTCATAGGATCACGATTTAAATCATAAGGAAGATTATTGTAGAATGAATCTTTAATGAAACAGAAATGAGCAGTAATTTCTAATGCTCTTCTGAGCTGTTCATTTGATTCTGCTAATTGTCTAATTGTACCACGAGATAATGTTACATCTGGAAGCAGTTTTAACTGTTGTTTTTGTTTACTTCCATTACAACCGTAATATTCGTGATTTCTAATGAAGTTGTAATAAGTGGCTGAATTTAATAATCCAGTTGACTGGCTACATATAAATGGCGTACATGTTCCAGCCTGCATACTCTTACAACGATCGATATACATGTCAACTTCGAAGATATCTTTCGGTGAAGTTACTCCATACGGATATAAAGCTTCTTTGTTGGCATCTGTTAAAAGAACAGCTTCTGTTCTAGCATAAATCGATGATAAGAATTTGAACTTACTTCCACATCCTTTTACAACCCAATCTTGTTTACCAAAGACTGTTTCTTTTGGATTTGGATGATACATATCTAAAGCCATTTTCTGATCATAGTGGCCAGTAAGAATTAAAACTAATCCATACTGTTCACAACGTCTTCTCATGACTCTAGTCCATAAAGTCTTTTTATTTCCATCTTTCATGTAGACAGTATTTGCATTACTATCTCCCATTCCAGATCGACCAGACTTCATGTCATTTAACATTTCATCTTCTTTATCGCAATATGCTTCAGTTAAACTGTCAATTAAAATAAAGGTAGGAATAATCTGTTTGATTGGTTTTCCATCTCGATCTAAGAATGGAGTTTCAATCATCAGATCTTTCATATGTTCTTGTTTCTTAATACAATGTTGAAGAATCAATTCATCAAGTTCTTCTAAGCTGTACATGGTAGAAGAAACCCAAAGAATATCTTCTGTATTTAAACGTGATTTTAAATCTTCAGGCATATTCTCAATACGTTCTTTATCCTGACTGATACTATTCTCAGTATCATAGATCATGAGTGCACTATCTTGATAAAGTGCAGTAGAACGTGTGATAAGACCTGCTGCTAAGGTTGATTTAAAATTACCATTCTTCCCGACGATACTGTTGAACTGGCAACCTAATCCACCCGTTAAATAAAATTTCCCATCTTTGCCTTGGTCATAGTAACCTGTGGCCAAGTCAAATAATGTGCCAGTATTAAACGCAACAGATTCATACTGCTGTATCTCTGGCATTGATTCTGTTAAAAGGCTCATTGTTTCTCTCCGTAGTTGTAAGTTTAGTTACATGAGAATGATCATTTCAATATAAAAATAACTAACCATTTTATAGAAAAGTATCATTAAGAGGTAAAAGATGTTTTCGAATGGCGAACTATATTTATCGTATTTAAGACATGGCTTTTTGCACGTTTTTAATGCGGTTCAAGATTTTTATTTTAATAATTGGAACGTAACGTTTTTAGTCTACCATCATAAAGATAGCAAACTTTATTTGGGAGAGTATACAAGATTTCGTAAACAAATCATTCGTAAGCTAGATCAGATATCGGATCTTGATAATCGTGATCGTTCTCAGATTATAGATGAATTAGATTATAAATATATTAAAATTATGTCCACATATTTACGTGAGTATGTTGAACGTATTCGTCGCACAAAACCACGTAATATATCATTGTTTGATTATGGACAACAGATGATAAGTAAGTTTCATCAAATCATTGATACGTTTAAAATTGATGACCTTAGAATTACTACATTAGATCAGAAAAATACTATTTCTTTCTTTTTTATTTGGAATCATGTCATTGTAGCATCTTACTGCTTGTATAAGCAAAACGATAGTGATAAATTTGTAACTGAATTTTGATAAGTAGGGTAGTGGCTTAGCCACTACCCTACATACTGAAAAATTTTTTAAGTATATATTGCAATAAAAATAAGCACCAATGAATGGTGCAGATTAAATTAAGGAGAATTAACTATGAACCTGATCGAAGTGATCAAAAACTTGCCGTTCGATCGTGAGATGCTCCATGATCTGCTGGATGCAATTCTCAATGTCGTCGAAAAGCACCGTGGGAAATCTGAAGAACAGAAAGAAGTTCTTCAGGTGACTCCTACTCCTGCCCCTGTCAATTCGTCGAAACTTCCTGACGAAGTTATCGCTGAAACTGTTGCCAAATGCATTCAGAAACAGATCGATGAACGTCAGCAGGAACTCGATTTCGATGATCAGCTCAATGCTGATCCTTTGGATTTCGAAGAACCTGAGCAGAAACCGGTTGATGTCGAAATCGTTCGTTCGTTCGACAGCGCTTACGTTACTATCGTTCCTAAGCGTGGAGAAAAAGTGGAATGGGCAGAACCGGTCAAATCTCTTAGCAAGCAAGAACAAACTGTTCCCGTCAAGAGAGGTAAAAGGATCAGTTTTGATGATCTTTTTACTGTGGCAGAATCAATCGACGTCACTAACCTGACGACATCGGATTTCAGATACAAACTGTCTCAGAAGTACGGACATATTGTTCCTGCAAATGGAGCATGGGAACAGAAACTGATCAAGAAACTCAAGTACAAGTTTGCTTCGGCTGTTCGTGATCCGTACTTTGTTGAACAGAAAACCAAAGACTATCAGGCTCTGGTGTCTTCTGGAATGAGATCTCAGTATGCGGCTACACTTGCGAAAGTTTCCGCAAATGCTCATGCTAAGCAATACATGGGTAAAGTTGAAGTGGCGAGACGTGTGAGTTCGATTTACAAGGAGAATAAGCCATTGATTGACGATTATATGGCGAAGTATCCTGGTGAATTCGTTCTTCCTGAATCTGCACAAGAAAAGCCAAAAGAACCTGAAAAGAGCAGTCCTGCTGTTTCCAATGTGTTCGATTGTTCTTTCAAGAGGCCTTCCAAGTCGTTGTTCTTCGGTCGTGAGACTGAACTCAAAAATGCTGTCAATGAGATTGCGACGAATCCGAATCTTTCCTATTCTGAGTTTGCACTTGAACTCAGCAGAAAGATGGGTGTGATCATTGGTTACAGCACCTGGTGTCGTCTGTCCAAGTGCATTCACTACAATTTCGTCAAGAAAATTCAGAAAGCAGCAGATCGTCAAGCTGACTTTGCGTCTCTGATTTGCTGCGGAATGAGTAGTGATGCTGCCATGGTTATTTCGAAGACTACGCCTGGTGTTACCAACCATATCGATAATCTTCCGATTTCCGATGAACGTGTTTATCGCCTTTATCAGGAAAACAAAGAGATCATCGACGATTACGCCAAACGTCATCAGAAGTTCAATCTGCCTGATTTCTCGAAATTCACCACAGATTCACATGTCTTCAATAAGCAATCTGAGACAAAAGAAGAAGTTGTGATTGAGCAAAAACCAACTAATGTTCCTGTGACGAGTGGGAGAGAAAGTTTTCCTGAGGATCCTTCACCCGAATTGGTCAAGAAACTTTGTGATACTTACACACGTATCATAACAACTACGACATTAACGGATGAAGATGCTGTTCGAAAGACAGTAAAAGAAGCAGGGTATAACGCATGCGTATCCACTGTGAAGAAATACCTGTTCGGTCACATTTATGTGAATCCGAAATATGCGAATATACCCACTCCTTCGTTTCTCAAGATGAAACAAACTAAGGTTAATCCTGAAGACCGTCGTAACGTACAGGTTATCAAAATGTTCCGCAAGGAAGGAAAGAAGCCTGTGCAGATTGCACGTATCTTAAAGGAATCTCGCAAGCACGTTAGTTCGGAATTTGTTGCAAATGTGTATTATGAAATTAAATACACACAGCAATTCGATGTCAAAGATTTTACCACATCCGAAGCAATTTCGATTGGTACTGAGTACAAAAAGTACCTTAAGAAAATCTGCATCGAAAAAGGTCTTATCGCTTGACGATAGAAGACACACGGGATAATCCCGTGTGTCTTCTTCTTTTTTATTTAAAATACATATCAAGAATATCAGATTCAACTTTTTCTAAGCATCTATTTGCGATACCTGTTAAAAGAGGACTATTAATCAGTCGTTTACAAATACCAACTGTACTAAAGAGAGCATCACACTTGACACTATTATCTTCAGTAATCCATCCTTCAGGGTCTGTACCAGAACAAACTGATTTCAGACTACTATCAAACTCGATTTTATCTCCACCAGACATACTAGCTTGTTGTTGAATATAGAAGCGAATAATTAATGTATCTTCTTCTAATACAATTTTACCAATACGAGTGGATTGATCTATTTTGGTAGTAGGATAGAAATTCTTACCAGTTGTGGTACCTTTAGCTGCTTTGTATTTTAATGTTTTAATATAGTTAATATGATCCACTAGTTTCCTAGCTGATTCGGACATATCAGCTGTAGAACCAATGTAGAATGCATCGAGTTTTACAATCTTACCAGTAAACTTAGCCTTTGGTGTTTGTCTATTGACATCACCAAGTAATACAGCTGTTTCTTCATCTATCTTACCAAACATATCATCTGTTAATTCAGATTGATCAAAGATCATAAGAGGATCTGTATTAGAAACAAGTGTACCAATTTCAGCAAACTTGTGAATGTTTGTTTTTTTGGTAATCACAATATCTCTCGGATGAACTGGCTCAAAAGCAAGACGTTTTGCAAACTCAGCTGATACAATATCAGAGTCTTCTACAGTTGTACTATTATCAATTAATGCAACATTTGCTAAAGTGCCAAACATTAAGTCAACTTGTTTGTTAGTAGGATCTGCGCAGAAGAATTTGTTATTGTAAAGAATAACATCTCCTAATTTCACATTATCACCTTGTACAAAACCATTGACTACAATGTTTTGTGTACACCAGAATCCACCACCACCGTTATTAGTGTAAAGATCACCGTATTCAACTGCTACTCTCTTTTGTTTTTTAGGATAGTACACAGTAAGAATATGTGCATCTTTATCAATGGATTCAATTACACCGTTATCTTCAGCTACATAAGCAAATGGCAATTTACAACGATGTGCTACCACACGTTCATAACCTGTACGAACACGGGGTATTGACATTTCAACAGTTGGAACATAATGCGACATATGGATATTCAAGAAACTGATACGTTTACTATCATCCTGAATAACACATGGTCCGAGTAATGAAGTACAAGTAAGAATTTCACTTGGTTCAAGTTCACTTACTTTTTTACTTACAGTCAATCCTCTTACATTATCAATACTTGGGTTGCTTGACATGTTGCCAGCATAACCAGTTTTACCGTTATCAACTGATGCTTCACCTAAGATACCAACACCATCAGATGGCCACTGACGATCATCGATCATGAATGTATCGGTTGACTGACGTCCACCAGTACCACCATGGCCATATTCTTCTCTATACTTAATATCGTTAATAGGATTAATTTGATCGACGTTTTCCATGAGCTGATCATTTACAATCATATTAGCAATTTCAAAGTCTTTAACAGAGAAACTATTGGAAGAGCCAATTGACTTATAACGATAAGAACTATATAAGTTAGATAATGTACGATAAATTGCTGTGTTAATACGTTCGTAACTACGGAACCTATGGTTCGTAGAAGCTGCAACTGGGGGACAGTCCTCAGTTGTTAAAAGTGTAGTTGCACGTATTAAAAGATCTTTAGCTTCAGTTGGTTCACCCATTCTGAAAAGAACATCACGTGTAATTGGATCTACAAATAAATCGAAGAAGTTATCAATACCTTTTAAATTATGTACTGACATTTTCTTTGAATAGAGTAAATCGTAATACACGTCTTTACTATCCATTTCATCCATTTCAATTTTGGATAAATCATAGTTGTTTAATCCAGCAAAGAGTAAACTAAAGCATAACGGAGCACGAGGTATTACTAAGATCTTATCTTTAAATTTGATAACAACATCAGATTGTCTCTTAGGATAAGCACCGCGTCTCTCGTAAATCGCATACTTGCATTTTGTATAATTAAGCATATAGCTTAATCCATAACGATAGCAAAGTGCAAAGATGGTTGGAATCTTTTTCGAAAGCAGTTTAAATTCAGACCATTCTGATAAATGATTAATACTGATTCCACATAACTCACAAAGTAAATCAATAAATGTTGAACCTTGCTGTGTTACACCAGAACCACTATTGTAAATTGCAATTGATCCATCTAGTTTCATATAAACAAAAGTAAGATCATCTTTCTTGTTCATACCAACTAAATAACCTTTGATATCATTGGCTGTTTCAACTGCATCATGAATTTGTTCTTTGGTGAATCCTTGATTTGTGAAATACTCTACAAGTTTAGAACTATCATCAAAGAAGAAATACCATTTATCATTTTGATTTGTAGAATCACTTACAATCATGGAAATATATTTCTTTCCAATCGCAGTGAATTCATACGGATAAATGAATTGCTGAAGTTTAGCAGAACCAAACTGAATTGTAATAAGTTTATTAGATGCTTCAATTAATTTATCTACATAATTAATAAAGCTATGTGCAACAGTTGTTACACGTTCTACTAAATATTTACCATAGTCAGAAGTTAAAGTTACACGTGTCGGACTTACCTTACAAATAGGTAATGAGATACGTTGCTTCTTCATGACTTTTAAACCACCGTTGATATAGCAATATCCACGTTCATCTACTTTAGGAATGGTGAAGCGAACTGTATGCTCTTTGTGATTGATATCTTCATACTTCGCTCTAATTTCATAAGTATTGTTCATGGAGTCTGATATATCAGTAATCTTGAGATCTTTTAAGAACATACCAACTTTATTAAAAGCTGTAAGTTCCATAACTAAATCTCGTAAGAAGAATTTATCAATGTATTCTTGATCGAAGTTAGCAACCGAAGATTTTAACATTGATTCATCTGGTACCTGACCTTTTAAGAAGGATAAAGAACTAGTTGATACTGTATCTTGAGGAGAAGTATTTAACAGTTCATGAACTGTGATATCTTTTCCTTGATAGTTTATAGTGATATTGTGATAAGCTTGCGCAATTTTTACAGCACGATTGTACTGAGCTTGTGTAAGTTCAGTATGTTGCTCAATAACTGCAAAAGCTTTTGAATCAATATCTTCTGTTGTTTGAGCATCAAACTTTGCTTGTTCTTTTTTATCAGCTCCTTGTACATAGGCAGGAGCATTCGTCATATAGGTACCATTGTTTACCAATCTTGGCTGAATGGTAGTACATTCTTCTTGAATCTCATCTTTGATTTCAGGAATGTTCTCAATGATATCATCTGTTTCTTCTTGCTCTTTAGTTTCTTCTGTCTTTGTAGGAGCAGGAGTTACTTTCACAGGTTGCTGTTTTCTAGCTTGTTGTACAACAGGCTGTTCAACTTTCTTTAGCTCTGGTGTAGGAGTTTTCTTTTCTTCCAGATCTTTAATAGCTTGTCCAGCGATAGTTAGGAATTTGTCACGAGAAATCTGTTCACCTTTAAAAATATCTAAAGCATGATTTTCAGTTAAGATTCTCTTATAGCGTCCAACAAACTGCTCATGGTATCTTGCTTGAGAAGTTGCTTTTAATCTCTTAGCCATTTGAAGATTCTTACCAGTAGAATCTTTTAATTCTGCTTTTGGACGTTCAACAACTTCTTGATTTGTAATTTTACCTTCTAATTTTTCTCTTGGAGTAATAGAAGGCATTGCATTATGGGTAATAGGTGTAACTGTTGTCTCTTCTTCATCTTCTTCTTTATTGATATCAGCTTCAGTTAAACCAGTGATATCAATACTTTCCGTAACAACAGGTTCAGTTACACCAAAATCTGTATAACTAAGTTCTTGACCTTCTTCTGCTAATCTATTTAATAGCTTGACAGTTTTAACAAGAACAGTATCAGTTGTTCCTTTATTAAACGTCATCAACTCATCAAGTTTTAAAACAACAAAATGAGAATGTGTGTAAAGTAAGAACATTGTGTTCTTACGAACTGCTTCAGGAATATTTAAGAATAAAGAAGGTGTATTTGTGTGCATACATCCAAGCAAGTTCATGCAGAACAGATACCAAGGATCAGTTGGAGCTTTGATTGTGGTACGAGTATATGCTTTAAAACTTGGAATATATTTTTCACGAGGATAGATATTTGATCCAACAGGAATAGGAATGATGTGCTTAAAATTAGGTAAAGAAGAAATTACATTAATAACTGTTGTCATGATGTAATTAAATCTTCTCACATCTTTCATTAATCCTACAAATCTTGCACGATACAATGAGTTATAACAAATCATTGCTTGTGTATTGATGTTACCAGGAAGCTTATGAATATCTTCCCAAGGTTTGATGTATCTCATCGTATTACGACGATAATTCATCAAAGTTGCAATTAAACCTTTCGCAGGAAGATATGGATTTTCTGTATAAGCTAAAACACCGTTCACTGGTTGAGTGATATGGTGAATAAATTTCTTTGGTGGATCTTTTAATACAAATACATTATTAGCTTCTGGAACAAATACAATTGGTTTATTCATTAAGAAGTTATCATTGATTAAATGAAGTACGCACTGACGTGGCATTTCATTCAAATCACTCATGTCTCTTAATTTAGAAAAGTCTGGCATACGTCTCAAGACAAACTTTCTATAAAACATGGGATACAGAAGTAATTCTGTAGAGTAGATTTGCTCAGTATCCATGGAGTATACCTCCTTATTTAATTAATGTTAAGCTGAAAATTTCATACAATGCTTTGCTAAATTAATATAATACATACGTATCAGGCACTGCTGTAGCAGTGCCTGATACTTCAATTAAAACTTAAACTTCAAGATTACCAATATCTATTCTAGCGACTTTCATAAGTCTATTGAATTTGGTTATAATTTCTTTGGAACATTCTCTCCAATCCTTGAGAAATCTTGCTATTGCAGTACGTACAGCTTTGTAATCAGATTTAAACTCGTTGTTTTTCATGAAATTTGCACGCATTTGTACTCTAACATCTTTAGCCATATCTGGATCTTGTTTTGAGTTCAAATGTCCACGCATGCGAGTTAAAGATGAATGAGCTGATTTAGCAATAAAGCAAAAACCTTTCAATGCATGTTTTATATATAAAGGCTGTTTTTTAGTAGCTCCATTTTCTACCATTGTGTTTAATTCTTTCTGTGTACCCTTTAACCACTCGATTGTGCCAACGCCTTTTTTCGGATCACAAGTTTTATCAGCATATTCCTCAATATATTTCGGAACAGTAACATCTTCCAGAGATTCTAAATAATCTCTATTTCGTTTATCTAATGATCCACTACGTTTATATTTATCAAAACGTTCTTCACATTTTTTCCAACGAGTTATCATACCTTCAAGGACTTTTATCATTCTTGCTAATTGATTAATCGTTGTATCGATTGAAGCATTCATTTGATTCATCATTGTTCCACTATTGTTGACAACAACTTCACAACTTACACCAAGTAAATCATTAGCAAACTGAATACACTCGTTTGACTGTGATCTTGCTGCTTTTTCAACGATTTCAAAAGCATTGAAAACATTCATAATTACTTGATCAGATTCTAAGAATGATGCATACAGTTCATCAGCTGTAATCATATCTTCAATCGGATCATCTTTTACTGCATTTGTATTACCTAAGTTTAACATAATAAATATCCTTAATTTATTATTAAAGTTAAAGTTGTTAGCATAAAATATTATTTTTTGTAGCTTTCTTCATATTGTACTTGTACTGGCAACTATCCAAACTTTGTTTATTTGAGTAGTTGTTATGAAATCCGTCTGAAGAGCTGTGGCATTTTGTCATGGTGCCACAGCTCTGCTTTACTTTGGAGAACCTTTATGCTTATTAGATTCTTAAATACTGTTACACATGAAGAATATCCGTGTGAACTTCCAGATAGTATGGTCGAGAATATCGACCATACTTTTGCTTATATCAATGATACTATTTATGGATTCTTTAGCACAATTCCTGAAGAATTAAAAGATCAAGAAGAATGTAAAAAAGAAGTAAAAGACAAGCTCTTTCCTGTTTTACGTTTTAGTTATTTCAATTATAAATTACCTATTGATATTCCTAGTAATTTTGATGAAAAATTCGACCAGGTTCTTGATAACTTACTCCAAAAGAAATATCCTGAAATTTATCAACGCATTGAAAAAAATAAAAATAATTTCTACGGTGAATGCCGTGCTTTATTCTTAGCATATGTGTTTGATAATGTGCAAAAAGAAGAAAATGCATTGAAATCACATCGTAAAGATGAATGCTTCTGTAAAGACTATGTTTTGCGTATTATCGATATGTTTAAAAATTTATCATTGGATGAAATTCCTAGTATTGAAATATTCTCTGCGACACTTGGTAAGCTTGATCAAGAGATGCTTATCGATGATAGAAGAAGAGCAGGATATAGATTAATATTAGCAGGTTTGGCAGATACTATAAGTAAACTCACATCTGTGTTCATTACAAATCCAGGTGAGAAACCAATTAATCTAGTCAATGCATTTAGAGAAACACTCTCATCACCAGGAGCAATTGCAGCCGGTCTTGATGATACAGGCAATTCTGATAAAGCTAATTACATAGAAAAAATTAAAGTTATTATAAATGAGTCAATTCAATATTTTGAAAAGATTTTAATTGATATCGATACAGCGATTGAAACGATTAAGAAAGTTGATAGTTGCAAATCGATTGCTTATTTAAAAATGGAACAGCAATTTGTCTCTGCTTTTATTGATGCGACTATGTCTTTCTTAAATAAATATAAAGAAGAATCAGATGAAAAGATTAAAGCAGGAATTATTGCTTCCTATGGAAAAGTATCAACAGAATTTACTTCTGCTATCGATACTTTACTTGTTTCATTTGATTGTACCCCGAATGATGATAATCCTTTACAAGACAATGTTGTTACCGTTTGGAAAATGATTGGAGATGCAATTGAAACTAAATCTCCAACTTGGTATTTTGAATTAACAAAACAGTTCATGGATAATTGGAATAGTTTGTTTGGTTCTCTTGAATCAGAAACGAAATCGGATAAAGAAGAAAAGAAAGAATCTTAATTATTGTAATTCTTTTTGTCTATATATTACAATATATAAGAGATATTCCGTAAACAATTAACCCAAGGAGCAAACATGCAATTCGAATTACAAGTTAACCCAGATAGTTCCAGGTATGCAGTCTTAAATACAGAAGGCGTAGAAATACCGAATAAAGAACTTTGGGAAAGATATTTCTCATTTCCGTTAAAATCTTATTCTAAACTTAAGAATAATAAATCATCTGGTGATTCTGATGATAGTTCTGGCTGGATATCTGTATTTGGATATGTGAATATTCTGTTCAATACATTTACTCCAAAAGAACAAGCTGCAATTGTTATGACATATGGCATGATTCACAAGATTGTGGAAGATGCTAGTAAGAACAAAGAGATGTTTCTTACAAATACTCTCATTAATACAATTTCTGAAAAGATTAACAACCTTGATAGAGAAATTGATCTTGTAAGGAAAACACATCACTTTGTCATGGAATCTGGTTCCATTAAAATTGGAATTATGAAAGATGCAGGATCTCGTCCTCAGGATAGTAAAGAACTTACGTTCCATGATGATGAGGTTATGTTGGTCGCAACTCTTGCAATGCTTTGCAAAATGTTTTGCCCCGTATTCGGATTGCTGATTAGTGTGTATTCTAATATCTTAGGTCCTACTGCTTTAGATATGCATTGCAGTAGTATCTTCACTGCTCTTATTAATACACATAACGGTGAATCTGAGAATGTTCTGAATTTGAAATCTGTAACAGAGAAATTAAAATATTACATCGAACATCAGACTGCACAGATTTGTAGAGGTGACATCGATAGTGGTATTGTAGCTGGTTATGATGTTCATAGCTTAGCATATTCTCTGTATTGCAAACTCTTAGTTCGCAAGCTTGTTGGTATTAGTCTTGCAAAGAGTGAATGTAACATCATGGCATTCATTGTAGTATTTGTAAGAAGCTGTACTCGACAGACAATTTGTGCAACAAAGAGTAAGCAACCTTCTATGCTTCGTGAAGACATGGACTCTGAATCTGAAGATGGTAATACTGCTAGACTTGAAACAGACAGTATGACATCTAAGAAAACTGCTGATATTGAAGCACTTATTTCAGCATTTGTTGGTCCGACAGTTCGAAGAGTTATGACGATTTATGATGTCTCTTCAGAAGAAATTAAAACTTGTTCTGATTGGTATCAAAGTCATCCAATTGTTGCAAATAGTATTAATCAACAGCTGAATAGTCTTCAGTACGGTTCTGACTTCGATGGAAGTATTGGAATTAAAATGCTGAAGTGTCCTCAGTTTAGTTTGATTACTATTTTAACGCAACTGATTCTGATTCATCATGCAGAAAACATGAATGAAGCAGAGAAAGATATCTTTGGTAAACTGATTCATCTGGTAACTGCAGTTCCTGGTGAAAGTCAGAATCTTGCTGGTGTGAATCCGAATAACATTTGGTTGCATACTGCAAGTTCTCCACATTATCAAAAGTGTCTTCAAAGATTCCCGAATACAACAGCTGTCGGAAAGATCAAGGCATGGGAAGAACATGTGCACTCTATGATTTTGGAGATTACTCCAAAACATTACATGTATAATTCCGCTCCTTATATTTGGGAAGCACTTGGTCAAGAAAACAGAAACGGAACAATTATTCCGATTGATTCCAGTGTATTTATTGCATATTGCTATTATTACAACTGGGAACTTCAGAATAAAGAACAACAAAGGAGAGTGTTTGGATGATTATTGCAATTGTCCCTTCACCTCTTAGATTTTCAAAAGGCATAGTTATGTATGGTAGCACGGGTAACACCGTGCTACCAGATTATTTATTAGGTGAGAATGTACAAATGTCCCTTGCGTTAAATAAAACAATAGGAACAGATTTTGCCTTACCTGATGATAATTTCTATAAGGTTTATGCAATTATGGCAGGAGTGTTGCACGAGTACACAATGTATCGTACAACGTCTAACTATATTGTACATAGTGAACCTCTGTATATTCCAATTAGTGTAAAACAATATTATCAGAAAACTTTAGGAGAAACATTCTCTTATAGTAGTCGAACGTATTTGTTTCTAAATGGAATTACTTTGCTTTTGGATCTCTTTGAGTGTAATCGAGATTATACATTAATCACTGCTTCACAATTAATGAAATATGTTAATGCTCTTGTTGTAAATCCAAACGCACCATTAGCAACCACATCCACACCCATCACTGTAGACTATCCGGAATATATTGCTCAATTACTTGAAGATATTGGACAAGCTGGGTTAAATAATCCAGAAGCCACAGCAAGCGTATTGAGGTATATCAATATTGCGGATTCTGCAGAAGTTACTCTTGTTCATCGAGTTCAAGATGATTATATCTCTATCTATGGATGTACTAGTTATCCGTATATTCCAGAAAGTAGATTGATGGCATCGAGAGATCCTGGGCTATTCCCAATGTATGAGAATCTTGCACAGGATTATCTCAATCGACCAATGGAAGATTTAATGAAACTTGATTTATCAACTCAATTCTTTTATGAATTTGAATTTGATCGAATTATTGGTGAATTGTATTGTCTTCCATATAACAATATTTATTTGGAGATTACTCCTAATGGACTTGATGTAGCACACTACATGCTCATGAACTATGAAGAAGAGTTCAGACCGGAAGTACAAGTAAGTATACCACAATTACTGCATCATGCGTTGATCTATCATAATCAAACTCATGAAATTGGAATTGCAAAAGTAACACTTTGTAGAACTTGGTTAGATGAATTGTATTTTACAATCTATTTCCAAGATGGTGTACATATGAACTTTTATCTGAATATGGCAGCGTATCATCTCTATACTCCGTCACTGATACGTCTACATGTCATGAAGTAAAAGTCTATATATTACTAAAATACAAATATCTTTGTACAAGTGATATATCTTTTACAACATGGAGTGTAAATATGGTTCATGATCTCGTACAATTACCAAATCGTATGTATGGAACAAATCCTGTGTTTAGCACACTTCTTACAAAAAGAGAAATTGCTATACATCAACCACCGATATTTGGTAGAGAAGTTTCATTACAACCGTTTTGGTCTAATAAGATCAAACGATATAAATTGATCGAATCCATTGATGATTGTATTATTGAAAGACTCTTCTTAACACAATGTGATGTTGATTTGAGAAATTCGTATGATGCAATCTATCCGTTACAAATTAAGATTATACCTTATCAGAGTGCTCTGGTAGGACATACATTTAAATATGTTCAAGGTATTACAAAATATCTTGTTGAAACGGATCCAGACCCAAAAACACCTTATACACCAAAGCCTGTAATCTTGTGGCAGATTCCTCGTGAGAATCAAGCCATGATGAGTAAAGCAGACTTGAATAAACTCTATTCGATTATCCCATGTCCTGATGATAACTCTATATTTAATCCTGCTGCTTATCAAGAGTTTCATGGACCTTATGACAGATGGTTAGATACGGTAACTACCATCGGTGACATGGGAGATTTAAATATAGATGCGTTTAGAGGAGTTGGTAATTCTATCTTAGGAGAGACAGAAGTACTAACTGAAGATGCATACTTGTATGATAATAACCCAATCGGAGGAAATTGGGAGTTTTATCATTTGATCGAATATCTGAATTGTCTTGCAATTTCTGATGTAACTATCACAGTAACAAGATCTACCACAAATTTCCCAAATGTAGAAACTCTATTTGCAAGTCGATATAGTAACACATCGTATCTAGATGAGGATAAGTTGTTTGCAAACGAACTCATTATGTATTTTGTGTATCACTTAGTTCGATGCAACTTTGAGTTTTATTCATGGACGAAAGTTGTGATTCGAAAGACTTGGGCAGAAGAAATCTTCATTGAGGTCTATTGTTCAGTTGAGGGTAGATCTACTGAAATCGTATATGTCATTTACATCGACTTAATCGCGTTCATCTTAGGAACGATCGGATTATATTAACAATTAATTAAGGAGCAAACGTCAATGCAGTTTACAACAGGTATTGACCCAAACACACTTAATGACTTTACTCGAACAGCAAGCCCATCTGCTGGTCAGTTAGGTCAGGATAGTGTACAACTATTCATCTATTCACCAAAGCCCATGCCATATCAGGTGTTACGATCTCATATGTATCAGTTTACACCGAATTTCATGGATGCAATTTCTGATAAAAAGAATCCATCTTTTGAATATGCAGTTGGGCTACAAAATGCACCAAATATTCCTGACATCAATAAAGTGATTCTGCCTGATGCTGAAGGCAAAATGGTAGATTTGTCCAATTGGAATAATCTTTGGACATTCACTCTGATTCTTGATTTACAGCAAGCTCAGTATGCAGGAATTAGATCACCCAGTACAAGAAAGATTGCATCTGGCTATTTCTATAATTGCGAAGAAGCTGGCACAATTGATGCATTCGGTAACTTCATACCGAATCCGAATGCAATTATGATCTTCACTCATGTAACTGATTTGCAAGTTCGTCAGAAAGCTGGTCCGACTTCAGCACCTGATGGATTATTTGTGAGTCCATCTACCCATGATTATGCAGGAGAATCTGTACCGATTTTCTATAATCAGGATATGTATCTTGGTACTCCAAGTGAATTGTTGAAGTCTGTTGCAACTCAGTCTGATACAGGATTTGCAGATTATAGCGGAATGCTTTTATCCAATGTCAAAGACGGACAAGGGATGAGAACAATTGACAATGATCTGAAATCTCCGAAATGTCAGTTGAGTCGTATCATGAGAGCAATCGATCGTGGTATTGAAACAACTGAAGTCAATAATCCGGTTTATGATAGAATGAGTTCCAATGATGATTTTGTAGATCCGATTACAAGATCCATTAACACCATGGTGAATTCATGTCCGTCCAGTACATTCCCGAATTTGACTAGAGGTCTTGATACTACGAGGCCGATCTCTGTAAGAGAATTGATCGATCAATATCCAAATATCCTGATTGTCCCGAGTCTGTTAAGACAGGATAACAATTATGGTTGGAATGTTGCATCTCAAATTGGTCAAGCTCCTAGTGGTCAGGTTGGTCCGATTGTATCTCCGAAGCAGCAGTTCTCAGCATTAGCTGCATCTTCGATCCAGGCCATATGTGCTGCTCTTGGAATTGCAACTGTTGCATTCAGCTATCGTTGGCTTGATAGTGATGGCTTTATGGTTGGAAAGAGTGAAGCATTCCAGTTAGCCAATTTCGGATTAATGATCCCAAGATCTGATGTAATCACAGAACAGATTGTTCATCGCATGAAAATGTATTTGGACGATCAGTTATTTAATGTAATTCACGACAATGTTGGTGAATTCGAACTCAACTGTATGTGTGATATGGCAAGTACTATTTTGGTAGGACTTTGTCTGTATCAGTTCCCTGATGCACAAGACGGTGCGTATTATCAAACCGATTGTCGCTTAGGCGGTATTGTCAATCCGTTGGTTGGTACGCAAGATGTCATTGTCACAAATGCAAATCAACTTTATTCGACTGCACATAATCTGGCGACAAATACTCTCGCCAGTATCAATTTAACCCCAAACATAGGAAACATCTATGGAGCAAATTACGCATAACGACGTACAAGACTTTATTAAGCTACTTGTAACGTATGGTAATCTGTATTATCTGGACGATGATCTTGTGATCCATCAGGAACTTGATGGTGAAAAAGTCACAGTCCTTGATGAACAGAAACAGAAACCATTACAGATCCTTCATACAGGAATGATCAAGGATGAAAATAACTTCATCTTCAATCCCTTCAAGACAATTGAAGGGAACAATCCTGGTCTGAATTGGTTCTATACATCCAGAATCATGATTGCTAGCGGAATGGTGAAAGAATTGATTCTGAAACTGGTAGAACTCTGCGCATCGAAAGATACGAAGAATTATGATATTCTTCAGTTGATCGATGGAGTAAGTGAGCTGTGTGATAACGATATGCTCACTGAGTTCAAGAAGATTACAGCAAGTGATTATCTGCGCATTTTCTATAATAGGAAAGTGAAAACAGCAGAAGCACAGACTGCAATCTTTGGTGACGAAATTGAACTTCAGCACAAGATGAGAAAGAAATCTTGGACTGTGCTGAGACAGCTGATGAGAAACTTATTCAAGCTCGGCAAGGATGAGTATACTCTCAGTAATTATAAATATCGTGCTACGATTCTGACGATTCCTGAAATCGATGCAAAGTTGCATGTGCTTTACATGATTACGGAACTTCTGTATCCGTGGCAGGATCTTATCGGTCAAACGTTTGATCTGGATGGATTCAAACATCATCTGGAGAATCTGGAAACTTATGCACGTATGTGTGCATGGTTTACTGCAAGAACCACAAACAACCAGACGGTTGTGACTGGTAGTACTCCTCAGAATCTTCCGATCAGACAAGATGTTGGAATTCCTGCATTACCTGGTACACCTGCAGCAGCTTCTGTTGCACCTGTGATTCCTAGCATTGCAGTCTCAACGCCTACTCCGGCACCTGTTGTGAATTCTGGAATTCCTGCACTTCAGCCGACATATCCTCAAGTACCTATGGCTCCTATGGGAGTAATACCTGCAACACCTGTTAGTACAGTTGCACCTGTACTGTCACCTGTTACACCGCCGTTCATTCCACCGGCAAATACAGTGTTACCGACAGCTGGTGCTCCTATCACAACAATGGGTCAGTACATAGCTCCTGCTTATCCGCCTGCTGTACCGACGATGAGTGTTCCTATGCAACCTGTTGCAGCTCCACCTCCGGTGACAGCTTATCCGTCAACTGCAGCACCATCGTTAAGAGGTTATGCTCCGGTTATGCCGGTACAATCGTATGGTACTCCTCAGGTTACACTGCCGTCGCAGTATGATGCGCCGCAGCCACCTGATATGTTTAAGAAATAATAACATATTAAAGTCCTCTGAAGATCCTAGCGAGCATTTAGCTCGCTAGGATCTGTTTATTTTTTTTCTTTTATCACATTGTATACCAAATCGAGAGGTACCTATATGTCAATTCAAGATTCCCTCAATCATTTATCTGAATCTTATTTTCAGAATTTAGATGTTCCAATCCACATGATTTACGTGGATATGGAATTATTACAAGATTTTAAAATAGGTGCATTGCTTAGTACATGTACTGTAAAAGAAGAGATTGAATATATTGAATCTTGCATGGCTGATTATAATCAACGATATGATTTATATACAGCAAAGCATTTTCCTGTCTTAAAAAAGACAGATGAAGAATTGTTACAGATCATGCAAAAAGCACCTATCAAAACTACGTTATTATCTCCATGGACAAAGATTTATGATAATTTAAATCGTATTTTAAAATATCTCTATATGAACATGCATGCTAGAGATCTTAGAATTAAACCAATTACATTAGTTGTTAATTGTGCTGACTTTAGATATCCAATTCAACTGTTTGATGTTTGGGCTACTGAAATGAAAAGAGTTCATGCAGCCTTAGAAATTAAATTCACAGCATTTCCTCGTTATACAGCAGGCGTTGATTTTTACAAAGATTTTGATATGTTCTTTGTTTATGATCAAGAAAAATTCTTTAATACAGACAAGTTAGCAGCTACTTTATCTGATATAAAGAAGAGAGTATTTAAGATCATATTTTCACCACCGTTTATTAGTGAAAAACGTAATTTTACTGAAAATGAATATGGTCAATCTTTGCTCGCTACAAAAGCTGCATTAAATTTAGCATTTGATTTTTACTATATGCCAACTGGTATCGCATTAAATCGAGATATTATTATGAGGTACTCAAATGACAACGAGAGAAAAGTATGACAACGATATGAAACGAGAATTAGGCGGATTATTTTGTGCTATTTTCGGAGTAGCTATAATTGTTATTATTGTTTGTAAATCAATTAACATAACTCATTCATCTTCTGAGGAGACTTCTATTATGCAAGTTACTACAACTGATTCCACAAAAACAAAATTAATTCCTACACCTAGTGCAACTATTGAGAAAGAACTTGACAATCTCGTAGTTGAAAATGATGAGGTTGTAGTAATTAAAAATACAGTAAAAAAATGTACGGTTAATGGTGGAAATATTTACGTCTTAGAAAACGGAGAGATTGATTTTCTTGATCTAAAACGTGGATATGCTTATGTTCAAGATGGTGGCATCGTTTCAAAGAGTAATGTGACAGGTACTCTTAAAGTTGAAGCTGGTGGTACTGCCGATCATATTTTACTTCAGCCATCTGGTGCATTAGTTTCTTATAAAGATTCTGATTGCACAAATATTAAAGCATCTCGCAATAGTGTATTAAAATTTCAGATGGATAACGAAAAAATTCTTTGTCATTATCACGTTCCAACTGATATGGAAATACCAAATATTCCTGACTCTGCTAGATCAGTAACATCTTTCTTTACTAAACTTCCAGTAATTCTTTATACATCTACAAATGATATGAAGAAATTACTTGATCCAAATTCTTCTGAGAAATAAATTCTATCAACACTCCGAGATATCTCGGAGTGTTGATCATGTCTGTTTATTTATATATTACTAACATGAACCATTAACCATAACTTCGGAGGTACATCATGCAGAGAATTAACATGGAAAACATCGACGTCGACATCTACGACCACGACGAATTCACTGAAAACCATGAAAATTCCGAAAACAATCGCGATCTGATGGAACTGCTCGGAATCAATGAATTTGCCGAGCAGCAGCGGAAAGATGCTCAGGATCTCAGCGAACTTCGGAATGTGAAATTCGACAGTCCGGAAGAAGCCAGGATTCTGGAAAGAAAAGCTTTTCAGCAGAAGCTCCACAGAGATCTCTATGGTGATCCGGAATACGACAAAGCGAAAGCAGAATTTGAAGAATGGCTGACTCACCCTCAGGATGTTCGTCCTGGCAAAGTCGTCGGATTCAGAGGCTATTGCTTCATGGTTCCGAAAAATTGGAGATCTCCAGATGGCTTCTGGAATCCCAATTGGGGTCCTTGCTGAGAGGGAGAAACGATGCCTACATGACGAAAGTTATGTAGGTATTTTTTCTTTTTATATTAAGGTAAGAGAATTGACTGCCATTTTATGTGAAATTTAAGTATAACCACTACATGAGGTATTGATATGGCACTCAATAAAAATACCACATTCAACCCGGATGACATGAGTTTTATGGATCCGGGTATGGGTTCTTCTGATCGTAGTTCTTTGTCAAAAGCTATGAAGTTTATTTTTAAACCGATTAAGGGTATGGCAAAGGCTGCATTCAAAGATCTCACAAAAGATATGGATAATCTAGACGATGCCATGCTGTCAGCATCTGATTTTACAGATGCCGCACGTGAAGCGATCGGTGGTTTAAAAGATAGTGCAAATAGTATTGTTGACCAAGTAAAAGAAATTGGCCGCAATAACATTGATTATGCTAGTCCGTTCTTGCCTAAGTTCTTATCACGTAGAATGAAACGCATGTTTGAAAATCAGGAAGCTTATGATAGTTATGGAAGCGATCCTGATAGTGAAATGCGTTCTACGATCACTAGTATCTTTGGTAAGATGGCAGCTCAGCAAGCAGAAAACACAAATCTAATGATGAAGTCTGCTGCTGCAGATAGAGCTATGAATAGCGCTTACTTAAAAGTAAATGCTAATGCACTGTCTCATATAAGCGATAGCGTATCTTCTGTTAATTATTTTCTGAATAATGTTTACACTCGTTATTTAGAAAAAGATATTGAATTGAAGTACCGTAGTTTACATATTACATCTGAGATTAAAAGCTACATTGATGAAGTAGCTACTGCTTTTAGAAAAGAAGGTTTAATGCATCAGATTGCTGAATCTGTTAGTATGCCTGACAATGAAAAGATTACAGCAAGGCGTAAAGTTGAATCTTCTAGAGCTGGTGTTACTCAGTATCGTAATAATCTTCCAAAGGATTTCGTGAATTCTTTGGCAGCTATACCAGGAAATTTCATGGAGAAGATTTCTACATCTTTAATGATGAATTCTAGTATAGATGGATTAGAAGCTATTGGTGCATTTTTAGGAAAGAAATTCTCATCCAAGATACCAAAACCATTGATGGACCTGTTTAATAAAGCTAAGAAATCTGCAGGTATTGTGAATGGTGATCTTGGTTATCTGTTTAAGAACTTTCCTCTTTTATTTAATTCAGCTAAAGATGAATTCGGACTTTTCCCGAAGTTTGAACGCAAAACTACACGAGCAAATCAAGCTGTTAAAGATCCGACTGGAGCAGCTATATTTGATAATCTGACTCGTGAAACAATTATCTCTACAATCCCTGATCATCTTGGTCGTATTAACAATACACTTGATGCAATTGCTAAGAGTATGGGAACTGGTCCAGTATCACCAGATAACGATATGGTTTATGACATGTCTTCTCGTAAGCTCATTAAGAAATCTGAGCAAAAACAGAAGATGATGGATTTTGTCTATGGTGATGAAACGACCAGAAAAGAAAGAGCCGATAAATCTGTTAAAGTTATTCTTGATAATTTAACACAGCTTGGTGCTGATCGAAATGATATTCAGTTAATGAATTCTGTATCTGAAGAAATTCAAACTTTCTTCAATAGAAGTGCAGAATTTATGCTCAATCTCGATCCTATTGCATTACAAGATTATGTTAAGAATGGTACAAAAGCTAGTGATAAGACAATTACTTATATAAAGAAAATATTTGGTAAGTTAACAGATAAAACAAAAATTGCTGCAACAGTTATTTTAAAATCTATTACTACATCTGACAAATATGGTTCTTATTACAGCAATGCTTTACGTAAATCTATCGCTGATCATATCACTGATCTTGGTCACGACATGGACAAAATGGAATCCAGACGTGAGCAGTTAGAAGATAGAAATCTTTTTGATATGGATGAATACGATGTTGATGATGAAGGTAGTACTACTGTAAAATCAGGTGCTAGATTAGTCAACATGCGTGGAGAAGCAAGTGCATTTAAAACAAGTGATGGATCGTTTGATAAATCTGTTGCTAAAAGAATGCAGTTTATTAAATATCAGCGAAGAAAATTCTTCAAGAATAAAGATAGAAATTTCGTTACTAACATGTCTGAAAAGACAGGTCTCGATACTCCTCATCTCTTTACCAAATTAGCTCCTGGTTGGATACGTGAAGCTGCTTATCATGTTAGAAAGTTTGGAAAGAAAACAGGAGCAACTGATCTTCTTAAAGGTGTAATGTCATCTAACAGTCTCGGTAATTGGCTCAATGATATCTTAGATGATATTGTTGCTCCAACTATTCTTCGCATTATACCACAAGAAGGCACTGTTAGTGCTAATAAAGTATATAAATTTAAAGTCGTAATTCGTAACGGCATAGATCTACAAAAACTTGATGTTGTTATAACCGGAAAGCAGCTTGATCTGAAAAAGATGACAGTTGGTGATGATGGACAACCATCAAAAGAATTAAAAGATTTAGTAGATCTTATCAAGAAAGAACTCAAAAATGATGATCTGATAGCTGAATATGCTCCAGAATTATTCAGCGATGTTCCGATTATTTCTGATTTAGAATCAACAGAAGAAGATGCGTATAAAGCATCTATTTCTGGTGGTAATTTATCAGGAAGTGTAAGTAGTGTTAAGAGTGGTTTAAAAACTCCAAAAGTTGCTTCTAGTAAATCTTCTCTTGAAATTATTCAGGAAGATGTTCGTGCTTTACGTGAAAAGTTTGTAGGTAAAGTTGAAGAACCAAAAGAAGAAGTAGAAGAAAAACCAGAAACTTCAAAGAGACCTACTTATTCATATGAACAGCCAAAACTTTCTCTTGAAGGTTATGACCGTATACATTCGACAGAACCAGGTAGGCGTGATTTCATCGGTGCTGCTTATAACGCTAGGGGTGAACGAGTTTCTATCAAAGATTATGGTAATTATCTTTGGCAAAGAGGTAAAGCTACCGCTAAAAATCTTTGGGATAGAAAGGGTGAGATAGCTAGTGCTGCTTGGGATAAAACAAAAGGAATTGCCGGAGCTGCTTGGGAAAAAGCTAAAGGAATTCCTGGAGTTGGAAAAGTGTTAGGATTTGCTGGTGGTGTAGCTGGTGGATTCCTTGGTGCATTAGGTATGGGTGTTCTTGGGCTATTTAATTTTTTCAAAAGAAAAAGAATCAATGAAAAAGATATAGCTAAAGAAGCCATGCGTAAAGGTATTGATCCTGGTACTGCAACCATGATTGGATTACTGTCTAAGATCAAACAATCTACGGAAGAAACTACACAAGCAGTAAAAGAAGGAGAGAAAAAAGAAGGTGGTGGATTAGGTGATACGATAGAAAATCTTTCTAATATGAAAGATGGGTTATCAAACATGATGCCTAATATCAAGAAGTTACGTAGATCTAAACTTTTACGTACTGCTGCTAAACTTGATCCAAAACGTCTTCTAACTAGATCTCTTCCTCGTACTCTCACCAAAGCAAAGCCTTTACTTCAAGGTGCTATGCAATACATGCCGGGTGCTGGTACAGCTGGTGGTTTACTTGCATCTCTTGGTGCTGCTGCAGCATTAGGTGGTATGGGGTTTGGTGGTTCTAGATCTTCCGGTGCTGGTAAGGCTAGTACTGCATTTTCTACAACTACTGGTGCTCTTGCTGGTTTATTAGCATTCAATCCTGCTACTGCTCCTATTGCAGCTGGTCTTGGTTTAGCTATGGCTGGTAACGCTATGCGTGAAGGCTGGAATGATAAAGCAACACAGAAGAAATCTTGGAATTCTGCGCTTGCTGCTACTGATGACCAGAAAGGTGCATCTGCAGCTGGAAATTTATTAAACTATGCTTCTTTCGGATTACTGAATAAGCTTGGTGGAAGAAAATATGTTGATAAATTCCTTGACACTACAGGATTAGCAGGTGGTGTTGCTGGACTTGGCGGAATGATCGGTGGTGTTGGTGATTTATTTAAATCATCAAAACGTGCTGAACTTGGAAACTCTGCACCTATGACTGAACTTGAAGTTAAACGTGCTAGAGCTAAATTACAGACCGATATTAAACGCGGTGTTCCTGATGCTCAACAAAAGCTTGGACAATTTGAAGAAGCTATTAGAACACAAGATTGGCATACAGCTCGTACTATATCAGGTGTTGTAGTTAATGAAGCACGTGAAACTTCAGATGCTTGGAAGCGTGTTGGTATGGGAGCATTGAAATATACAGCAATGGCAATTAATCCTGTTGCTGGTATAGCAATGAGCCATATTTTATCTGCAAATGACCAGACTAGACCTATGACTCCAGAAGAGTTAAAAGAAGCTGAAAAACGTTTTGCTGCTAGAATTAAACGTGATCCTAGTGTTAAGTCTGCTTATCTTGATTTCCAGGAAGCTGTTGCAGGTGAACGTTGGGCAGTCGCTCGTAAACTGTCTGGTGTAGAATACATGAATGCTCTGAATAAAAAATTCGGTAAAAACGCAACATGGTCTGCATATGCTACACTTGGTTTATCTTTGTTATTCTTAAATAATGAAAATGAACCAATGACTAAGCAAGAGATAGTTAAATTCCAAAATGAATGTAAAAAGATATTGGATCAAAATCCAAATAACACACATATTAAACAACTTCTTGAAAATTTCAATGAAGCTGTAGAAACTGGTAATTGGAAAGTTGCTAGAAAGTTATCTGGAAAAGAGACAAAATCGGTTGCTGCAAAATTAGCTTCTAATAAACGTTTAGCTCTTGCCTTATCAGGTCCTGCTGGTATGTTAGTTGCAGGTTTTATGACAGATCAAAATACTCCTATGACACAAAAAGACATAGAAGCGTTTAGAAAGAAAATGATCTATCGTAAAGAAAACGGTGATCCAGAAGCACAATCTGTATTGGATAGATTTGATGAAGCTGTATTAACAAATAAATGGGCTATAGCTCGTAAAATTTCTGGTATTGAACACACTAGTGTAGCACATAAGGTTGGTGCGTTTGCAGTTGACTGGCTATTTTGGGGTGATGATACAAAACCAATGACTCAAGCTGAAATCGATAAGTTCCGTGCATCAATGCAGAGAAAAATCGAAAACGGTGATATGGGTGCATCTAAGATTTTACAGAAGTTTGATGATGCTGTTGGTAACCAGAAGTGGAAAATAGCTCGTGAAATCTCTAACATTAAACAGACTAGTTTACTAGGTTTAACGGGGAAAGCTGCTCTTCAAACATTGAAAGATGTATCTGGCTATAGTTTATTCTTTGATAGTGAATCAGCGCTTAGTGAAACAGACGTTACTAAATTCCGCGAACGTATGCGTAAACTGATTGATCAGGGTAATCCTACGGCAAAACAAATGTTATCAGAATTTAACGATGCAGTTGAAGATGGTAACTGGAAAAAAGCCAGAAAGATTATGGGTAAAAAAGATCTTGGTCATATTGGCAATTTCCTTCGTTGGATGCGTAGTGATAGTACTGTTGTTGAGATTGGTGAAAAAGATAAATCAAATACCAAAACTGCAAAACGTTATCGCTTCATTTTAGCAAAAGTAAAAGAAGCTTTAACGAAGAAAAATCTTAAACCTTACTATGGCGTATTAGTAGACATTCGAGATGACATGCAAAAACTTGATTATCTTGAACTTGATGATGAAACACTTAGTAAGTTTGAAAATAGATTAAAAGCAGTTGATAGATCTGCTGGTTTATTTGATGAAGAATCGATTGAAACATATGACGCTGAGCATCAAGCTAAGATGAAAATAATTGAACGCAAGCAAGCGCTCTTAAGTGAAATCTCAGCTGCTCAAGGTCGTTGTGGATTATTCGAAAGATCAAAACGTAATGAATTAAAACGTTTATTCAATGAAGTTAATTTACTTTCATTAGAAGAACTGGATGATGATATTCTTAACACTTATGATGAAGAACTTCGTTTAATCGATAAACAGGCTATATCTACAAAACAGTATAGTCCTGAAGAACAGAAGAAAATCACAGAAAGTTTAAAGAGATCTACATCACTTCTTTCTGAAATTGAACGTAGTCGTGATAAACTTCATTGGTATGATTTTAGTAAACGTTCTGCATTAACCAAACTTCAAAACGATATCGAAAGTACTCTTCCAGAAGAACGTACAGCTGACATGTTTGAAGATTGGGATGAAATGCTTCGTGAAATTGATCCATCTGCAGCAAGTTCGAAACAGTATTCTTCTGAAGAACTAAAGCGAATGAGAAAGATGGTTACAAAGCGTGATCTTCTTAAAGAAGCTATTGAAAAATATAATAAATCTCTTAGCTGGATTAATCCTAAAAATTGGTCTAGAAAGAGAATGTTATCTCGTCTTGTAAATCAGATGGAAACAATACCTGATGAAGAAATCACAGATGAGATAATATCTGATTGGGAGAATACTTATAAAGAAGAAGCCGGTGATGATGCTAAGACAGCCGATGAGTTAGTTAAAGAAGATACAGAACATAAAGAAGCTTTAAAGACTGCTAAGAATCTTCGTGCTACTATGAATAATACTGCACGCAAGATATCTCTTAAGCATGATGATAAACTAGCTTCTAAAGTTCGAGGACTGATTGATAAACTTGATGCAACCGGAGATGAAGATAAAACAAAATCTTTTGTTAACAAGATTCAAAATGATTTTAATGATCTTGTTAAAGGTACTCCTTATGAATCTTCTGCAAAGAGTACATCGGAAGCTCAATCTTCTTATAACGAACAAGCTAAAGCTACTATTGCAGCAGCTAAAGCAACACCTGGAACTGGTGAAGCTACTAGAGTTGTTGAAAGT